CCATGAAGTGTGGTGTACCATTCCAAAGAGGTTTATCCATCACCCACATATTCGCATCGAATATATCATAATTTAAAACTTCTTCAATGTCAAATCCCATTGAACTTAAATCATCGATACCATTTTCAGACATGTGGTTTCTAAGTTTTACAACTTCTTCGTTTGTGAGTTGATGACCGGAAGCGTTCAACTCCCAACCACCGATTACTAAGGTATATTTTGTCATCAGTTTTTTGTTTTAAAGTTCATTTGTTTAATAACTGCGTTTGCCACTTTTCTATGTCCCGTTGGGTGCATGTGACAAGTCCAATCACCGCAATCCGTTCTCACCACCACTCTTGTATCAACAACAGTTGCATCTACGATACTATCCATCAATATTTTTTGATAACGAGTGTACGCCTTTGGATAAAATTCTTGTCCTTTTAACGGTCTAACACATTCTTCTGCATTAAACCCTGTAAGAACAATTGCCTCAACCCCATTCATTGTGCACATCTCAACAATCTTCTGAACGTCTTTAACAACAGAATATGGATTTCGATTTCCATGGATATCATTTGCACCACCGTAGATAAAACAATAATCATAATAGGGTGAAATTGTTTGTCTTGCGACAGATACCATCCATGGTAAGTGTTTACCTATAACTGCGGTGTTATTCATTTTCATCCCCGTTTTCTGACACAGAATAACTTGCCAACCAAAGTCATGATTTGCGGTGTGAGAATCACCAATAAACAAAACATGTTTACCATTCACATCAACAACCGTATCCACATTTAAAGACGGTGATTTAACCACATCTTTTTTTACCTTCACACTTTTCAAGGATTGACTTGAAATTAACATGAGTGACGCAAATAAAATTGTTAGTGTTACCACCACTACTGATATAATCTTAAATCTCTTCATCTGTTTTAGTATCATTTAATGAATCCAATGTGAATTCAATAATTGTAAATCTAATATCCTCATCGTCATAAATTTTTATGTTTTCGATATCGATATTATATGAACACATATCACAATCCCATAGACTTGTTCTTATTCCCTCTTTAAATTGTTTCATGTCGTTGATGTTCAAAACATCCATGTGACATGTTAAAGTATGTGGTAGATATTTTACCTCCAACATTTTATTGTGGTCAAATAAATCATCCCATCTTTCTTTATTACCGTTATCACTTTTACCATCCCATTCTCCACCGTGTTTGGTGGTTGTGAACCATTCCACTTCTAATCGTTTGTTCTCCTCAGAATCCATCTGAGATACCTCAATTACATAATTCGATTGAATCATATCAGTTGATAGTGTTGGTAAGTAACGATGTACAATTTCCAACCCAACATAATACCCCAATTGATATTCGATACTTAAACTTTTTTTATAATTCATTCTTTCCTGTTTCCACTTTTCTTCCATTTCAGGAGTTATGGATTTTAATAAGTCAGATAAAATTTTACTTCTTGCCATAATAATAATTTTTAAGTTGGAAGGGAGGGATTTGAACCCCCGTACCCAATGGGAACAGATTTACAGTCTGTCGGTTTTAACCACTCACCCACCTTCCAATAATGTTTGTAGTCAGGACAGGATTTGAACCTGTACCGAAATCTTGCTTTCGGCCATCGTCTAGAAACAGGGCGTCTACCACGATTATCAAGGCCCCAGTTTTTATCCCAGCGCCGTAATCTTTCCGCCACCTGACTATTTGTACCTTCGGTGGGATTCGAACCCACAAAATCTGCATCCTAAGTGCAGTGGATATACCAGTTCTCCTACGAAGGTATTTATTTGCTCCCCGACCAAGACTCGAACTTGGGACCCTTTGATTAACAGTCAAATGCTCTAACCGACTGAGCTATCGAGGAATTTGTAGGGAATGCCAGATTCGAACTGACGACCTCTTGGTCCCAAACCAAGCGCGATACCGAACTACGCTAATTCCCTATATGTTAAACTCCTTACATTCTTTCAAACTTAAAATGAACTTTAAATTTGGAATTGTGTTTTTTAAAATTTCAATTTTTTCAATTTGATTTTGATATGCCGCTGGATTTTTTGGGTCCAAATACATATCATAATCGTTTAAATAAAAATCAGGATAATATGAACGTTTTAAATTATTTTTATCAATCCACATAATGCGTTCAGGTCGTATCCATTTTATGTTTAATTCATCTAAACGGATTGCTAACGCTAATTCCCAACTACTATCTAATAACACATCTTTATACATTACTTGATGTTTTCTAAGTCTTCGGTAATTTAATAATAGTTGTGCTCTTCTTATTTTTTCTTTCGCTTCTTCGGTGTGTGTTCTTCCTTGGAAGCTATTAAACTTAACATGAGAATACGAACCGTTTTCCCATGCTTTCGATATCGATTTTCCTGCCAATTTTCTGGATTCTTCGGTAATTGATTTTCTATTTTTTGATAGAGTTTTCATGTAATCATTTTTATTTGGGTTTTTTACACACCATCTACTATGATTTGCCATGAAACCTTTTGGTTTATCTTCTACATTAAAGGTTTCCCCACACCATTTACACTCACTGTTTAATTTTTTTTTATATCTCATACTTTTTTCCATATTATATGAATATAAAAGGATAAAGTAAAGGACTCCATTTGTACACCCGACAGGATTCGAACCTGTGACCTACTGCTTAGAAGGCAGTTGCTCTAATCCAGCTGAGCTACGGGTGCGTTAAATAAAAAACAATACCTTCCACGCTCACCGTGGTTTTGAATTTGATTGAACATAGTTTACTGTTCACCTGTTATGAGTGCACCATAGAGCAGGGTCCATCACATAGTACCTTGGGTCATTATTACTTCGGTTACGGTAATTACTCCGATTGAAGCCAAGGTTCCTTTCAACGGTGCTAATCCGTCTTATGTAAGGTATTGTTTTTTGTACTGAGGATGGGAGTCGAACCCACACGAGCATTACTACTCAACAGATTTTAAGTCTGTCATGTCTACCATTCCATCACCTCAGCATTTTTTTCACCAACATGTCAAAGAACTACATCACAAATATACAAAAGAATATCTCTAAAAACAAAAAACCCGAAAATCTTTTTGGGATGTTCGGGTCTCGTGAGTATAGAGTTTAAAATTCTTACATTCATTTGGATTCCGAACTTGGGTGACATAAATACGTACCTCTCCCATTACCACTTATCGGGTTGTTAGACAGTTGTTGTATGTTATCCAAGTTCATCATTGTTTTAATAAGTATATACAAATATACAAAAGTTTATTTATTTTTTGTTTTTAGTAGGTAGTACACATGTATTATGATTATTAAAACATTTGTGCTGATGATTGGATAATCATTTTTTAAACACCCATAAACAATCCAAAACACACATGACGTTGAACTAACAATTCTTAATTTTGTAATATTTTTAAAAGAAAAAGAAAGTAGAGTTAAGAATGTTGCGAAGTAACCTAAATAATTAATCATAATTAAAAAAAATCTTCACACCATATCGGAGTCTTGTCTCCAACGTATGCGCCTTTTACGTTAAATTCAAAGTATTCAATCGCATCAATCATCTCCATATCACGTTCTAAAATGTGGAGACATTTGGCAACCGAATAGATTACTCTCATTGACGATTCATCAATTCCAATTACTGCATCATCGAATCCATCAGCGATAAGTAATCCTTCATCTTCGTAAATTCCTAATATTCTTTCTAACATATTGGTTTAATTTAATTCCATTGTAGCCCCTCCGGGAATCGAACCCGACTTTTCAGGATGAAAACCTGACGACCTAACCGATAGTCGAAAGGGCCATATAAACGATTGTTGTCTTTAACGATTTATTTATTATGCCTTACGGCTCGTTAACTTAGTTTCCAATTTATCTAATCGAGAGTCTAATTGGGAAAAGACTTCTCTTTCTGTGTTATCAATTCTACGATGTAATTCATCATTCACACGATTCATACTATCATGAATATCTTTTGTTCTATTATCAAACTCAACTGTAAAGTTTTGTTTGTATTCATTGAAGTGTTTCTCAACATTTCTGACCTTAAAAAATCCTTTAACAGCAACTACCGCAATTGCGATAACCACCACCGAGGACATTCCTAAAATAAATGATAATGTATCCATATCTTTTAATTTTGTTTTTAATTTGTCAAAGAACAACAATCGTTTGCGGAAGGAGTAGGATTCGAACCCACGGTACCTTTCAGTACTTCGGTTTTCAAGACCGATGCGATAGACCAACTCTGCCATCCTTCCAATTTTCCCACCTGAGATTCCAATGAGTAGATTTTTCTTCTGTTTTCGTATTGAAAACACGAGACGGTCTTACCCGCACATAAACGTCAAACATACTCGGTGGTTTTGTTACGACCATACTCCGACGACCTCCTCTTTAAAGTTGTGGAAGGCGACAACTATAACATCTTGAAAGAACGTTACCAAACTTAGTGAGTATCTCTTACTCAACGCGGTCCCGACGGGATTCGAACCCGTACCTCGCACCGTGACAGGGTGGAATTGTAACCATTCAACCACGGGACCAATGGAGCCTCCTGACGGATTCGAACCGCCGACATCCTCATTACAAGTGAGGCGCTCCGGCCAACTGAGCTAAGGAGGCATTAAATCAAAGAACATTTCAAATATACATAATAAAAGTCACACTTCAAAATGTTTTTAAAAAGTTGCGGGAGTGGGAATCGAACCCACGTGATTCGGCTTATGAGACCGAGCTGGAACCTCTCCAGACCACCCCGCAATGTTTGTTGGAATAGGTGGACTCGAACCACCGACTTTCACCGTATCAGGATGACACTCTAACCAACTGAGTTATATTCCAATATGGGGTGAATAACCGGATTCGAACCGGCGACCTTCTGAACCACAATCAGACGTTCTAACCAACTGAACTATATCCACCATATTGAGGTCAATGTTGGAATCGAACCAACTCCGTTAATTTTGCAGACTAACCGGCCTCCACGACCAAACTGACCTTATCGTACTCTCGGAGAGACTCGAACTCCCAACCCTTTCATCCGTAGTGAAATGTTCTAATCCATTGAACTACGAGAGTAACTTAATTATTTAATTCTTTCATCCCATTCTTCTTGTGTACCCAATCTAATTGGTACAAACAACGCAAATCCATTATCATCCTCAAAGTGATTACATTCATCTTCTCTCCAACCAAACTTATATCTCATGTGTACAAATTTATCTGTTTCTTGATTCCATCTTGCGATGGTTGTGTTTCTATGTTCACCAATATAAATTTGACCATGAATTAAATCATTTTTTGGGATTGCTCCCGCTTCGATTAATTTTGGGACATAAAACTCCCTCCATTGTTTTTCATCAACTCTTGGGAGTGTTGGTACATCTTCAGGATTATTAAGTTTTGGTAAATTTTCCCAATACTGTTTAATTGTTTTTTCCCTTTCTTCCCTTAATTTCATTTTCTCCGCCTCAAATCTCATTTTGACGGCATCGATGTTGTCATCTCTTTCCATGTTATTTGTTTTTAAAGTTTGCACGGGTGGAGAGACTCGAACTCCCATCAAAAGTTTTGGAGACTCTTATGCTAACCATTGCACCACACCCATGTGTATTTGTAGTTCCGACTGGGTTCGAACCAGTGACCCTCTGCATGTAAGGCAGATGCTCTCCCAACTGAGCTACGGAACTAAATAAAGGAAAGTAGAAGATGGTTCAGTGGACATCTACTTTTATGATTGGCATTACTTAGGTGAACACCTCCAAACTCCGATTATGTCAGTCAGTATTCACTCTCGAACTATCGACATAATCATTCCCCAATCAACCTTTGTGTCCCCGACGCGACTCGAACGCGTGACTCCCTCATTAAAAGTGAGGTGCTCTAACCAACTGAGCTACGGAGACAAATGTGGTACCGACCGGATTCGAACCAGTGACGCTCGCCTCTTCAGGGCGACGCTCTACCAACTGAGCTACGGTACCAAATTAAACCAATATGTCAAAGAACACTTTGTGGACCGTCCCGGCTTCGAACCGGGGATTCGACAGTGCAAATGTCGTGTGTTAGCCAACTATACCAACAGCCCTAAAACAAAAAAAACCCCGAGATTTCTCTCGAGGTTCCTTTAATATCGTTTTAAAACTAAACAACTTACAAGACACCTCGAGACATGGCAATATCAATCACTTCCGCCCATTTCGAACAGATAGTAAACGACATTGTATGTGTGTTGCGTGTCATTGAATTTTTTATTTAGTTTTTAAATCTTTTACAAAGATAACAATAAGTATGCAAAAAACAAAGAAAAGTATCAAAAAAGATATAAAATTTTTTTAGACTTGATTTTCTCGAATTTTTTTTCCTTAACACTTTGCCGGGATATTTATTGATAACCAAACATAAAAACAAACACAAACTACAACTATGAAAAAATTTTTCAGCCAGTTATTTAACGATAACAACACAATTAACGAGAAATCAGTAGTGGGATTCATCGCGTTTCTCATGATGGTAATCTCTCTATTCGTTGACCTTATTACAGGTTGGATGGGTAAAGAATTACTAATTAACGAATTTATCTTTGACGGATTTTTAGTAATCACGTTAGGTTCATTCGGTATCGCATCTGTCGATAAGTGGATTAACAACAAGAATAAAAAATCGGAAGACGAAATCTCTGAATAATCTAATTTATTCCACTGTTTAACCATGAGACTTATCAAAAGTATAATTTTTTCTGTGCTATTCCTATGTCCCTTTTTGAGCGTAACTGCTCAGACAGGACCGACTATTTTTGTTGAACCCGTGATTAACAACATCCGTGTTGGTACTCTTGTTGGTAACAAAAATTTGGCGTTTGGAGTAAAAAACATTGTTCAAGAAATAATAAATGAACAAGATAGTTTGGTCTTGATTGGGGTAAAAGAAAAGGCCGAATACTCAATACAGGTTGAATTAATATTCTTTGATATCGTCAATACTAAATCAGGAATTGCTGTATTTCACCAAGATAAAAGTACCACCGTCATTAGAATGAAGGGTGTTCTCTATAAAGGAGATAAAAAAATTAAAACTGAATTTGCGGAAGGTAAATCGACTGAAATATCAACTTCAACAATCATTATTGATGAGGGAGGTAAATTCAATCAAGAATCCGCAAGTTCTGCAATAAAGAAAACAACAATAAACTTACTCGATAAACTACTATGAAAAAACTAATTTTAGCCCTTGTTGTATTAATTACATCATCGTCGGCATTTGCACAAGGTATAGGTAACCCAGTTGCCTATAAAACCATTAAAAGAGGAGACACATTAGATGTGGTGTTCAAATATGACGCATCGTCATCTGTGGACATAAGAACCTTCCAAGTTGATTTTCAATATAGAAAACAACTTTTTACTCACGTATCAACAACTGTTGACGCTACCGTTAGTAGTATGACCCCTTCGTTGTCTATTAAGTTCTTTAATGACTACAAGTATTCGGGTTACAACTCAAGTACAAGTTCGTACACATATGCAACCGATACTAACTACACTGTTGCCAGAAATTACTTAGTATTATCAAGTGGTTCTCAGATTACTGCGGATACTTTCTTAATACATAACAAATTTATCATAAATGATGTTACATCAAACTTCAACGCGGATAGTCTTGAAATTAACTGGGCTCGTATGTTCAAATTTGATGGTACCACAATTGGTGATAACATTGCGACCTTGAACGTACAGGATATGCATCTTGAACTTTTGGGTAACTTGGTTATTAGTGGTAAAGTATGGTTACCACCTACTATGGTAGGTGTTGGAATGAGACCTACAATCATTTGTACTAAATTTAACACAGGTGAATTTGTATCTTCACAACAAGTGGATACTGCAGGTCTTTACTCTCTTAACAACGTAGATAAAAATACAAAATATAAATTAACAGTAAGATTCCCAGCAGATAGTATGACTACTATTAGAGATTATGGTGTTACTATATCTGATGCGGTTAAAACATATGATGAATATTCGGTTACCGATGTTAGTCAAACACCATCACAAAACTACTTGAAACATGGTTTGGCGTATTTGATTGGTGATGTTAACAAAAACGGTAAAATCGATGGTGGTGACCCTTATTTGATTTACGCAAACATAAGTGGTCTTAAAAAGATTGACACAACCACAATGATTCACGCATTCCACAGAAATGTATTTGATTCATTAGTGTTAGGCGCTAACCAATGGACAGAATGGACAAACCACTCAACCGCATACAATTATGTTGTGGATAGTATTGGTACCACTAACTTAACTAACATCGATATTAAGTACTTTGTATTAGGTGACGTTGATAGAACTTATTCATCTCCTGTTTATAACAGTTCAGGTGTATTAGTTGCTAAGGCGGTTTATAAAGGTAAATTAGATGTTGAAATTCCTAATACATCATCACTTGGACAACCAATGTATGTTCCATTTAACATCAACACAAATGGTGACCAAAACTACGGTTTACAGTTTGAGATGAAGTACGATAAAACAAAGGTTAAATTTGATGAAATAGTTTCCAACTTTAATGGTGGTCCTTGGTTACAATACTTAACTCATGATGAGGCCGCGGGAACCATCAGATTCGGTGGTATGAACAACCAACAAAAAGACGGATTGGTTGGTTCACACACTCCATTTAAAATAAAATTTAGTCCAATTGGTAATGTTGATGTTAGTACAAACATTTATGTGAGAAAATTAATGGATGCATCTGATAATAACGGTGACCATTTGGAAATAAACTTAGCAAGTCAAGTGACCACACTTTTCTATAAAATGTCACCAACCACTTTACCCGGTGAATTTAAAGAAATTAGCGCACTTATTAGACCAAATCCAGTAACAGGATGGTTTGAGATTGAGGTTCTTTTCCCCGACCCGAATATTAAGTTAAATGGTAGTATTTATGATATGCAAGGTAGATTGGTGAAACACATTGGTGAAATTTCAGGTCAAGGTTCCACAGTGGGATACAAACAAATTGACATGACATCATCAAGTACGGGTCACTACTATTTAGTATTAAACAATCAAAATAACCAATTAACAAAACAATTTATAAAACTCTAAACTTATGAGCGAAGAAACACAAGAACAAGAAGGAACTTGGACAGGACTTAAAAAAACCATAATCGGTGTATTGTCAACAGCAGTATTAGGCGCCGGTACATGGTTCGCAACAATGTTAGGTGGAGGTGCTGAAGAAGCACAACCAGTTCAACAAGCAGCACCCGTTATTAACATTACTAACAGTAACGCTAACCAACAACAACAATCAGGTGGTACAACCAAAGTGATTGAAAGAGTTGTTGAAAAACCAGCGGCATCAGCACCAGCTGAAAAACCTAAAGAAAAGAAAAAAGACGAATTTGCGGCTGAAGAGCCAAAATGGTAATAATTTAAAGTAAAAAAAAGAAATATGTCAAATACACAACAACCAGACGGATTTAAGCAATTATTATATGCAATGATGCGTAGAAGATGGTACATTACCGCTTTAGTATTAGGTGGGTTCATGTTCATCGTTGGCGGAATGTTTTTTGCGATATTCTCCAAATCACCAATTGAAGGAGAGTGGAAAGAACTTTTACTCCTTTTATTAGGTGCATTTATTGGTTCTTACGGGAAAATCATTGACTATTGGTTTAGTGATACCGATAAGGATAAAATGTTAGTTCAGAAAATGGATGAGGAGGACGGTATTTCGATATCAAACACGTCTGATATACCAAGTGGACCAACATCGTCACCCATAATCGAGGAACTTGAACAACCTGTCCAAGTTGCCAAAAAAGGTGTTGAAATCGATGAAGATGGAGATGGTGTTATGGACGGATTAGACTTTGACAACGACGGAATCATCGATGAGTATTTTGACCACAGACAGTGTGAACACGTTTGGGGTGATGCTGACGGAGATGGTGAAGAAGAATGTTTAAAGTGCGGAAAAATAAAAGAAGAAGGCAGTTTATAATATGAAACTATTAAATAACGATAAAGTAAAACAATATTTGATGCCAATCATGGTTGTTATCTTATGGTTTCTTTTAATGTTTGCGTTTGCCAATAAGGCAACCGCACAAACTATCGGTAAAACACAAACAGAACAATATAAGGCATCTTTTGAAACCAGTGTTAATATCGATTCTTTAATGGATTATGAGGGACCTCAAATTCCAATACAGATATTAAAAATCGGTATTAGTGATGAGGTATATGAACTATACCCTGAACTAAAGGAAAAGAAAGTTGGTTTGGGTGTTGCGAATATGACACTTGAATATCTTGAGAATCTTAATCGTTTTATTTTCACTGAGGATAAAACAGAGATTAAGAATAGAATGGTAAAACAATTCCAAGCATCTCAAGCGGGTATTTCCCAAGATACTTTAAACGGTAGAGGTAAAATACGTTTGGCACATTACTTTGTTACAATTGAACTATATGATTATTCTGTTAGTGAAGATGAAACAGTAAACATGGCAAATGGAGTTAAAAATACTGTAACAACTCGTATTGGTATGCAAGTTCGATTCACAGACGCAGAAACGGGTGCCATTATTGGTGCTAGTGGTTTGGGTGAGGCGACGACGGTAAGAGAATTAAGTTTATTAAACGATGATAATCTAAGTGAAGTAAAATTCAACCAATCAACAATTGGAATCGCAACAAAAAAATCATTGGACATCGCATGTAGTAGAATCCTACTTAGGATGATTAAGAAGGGTGTTTTTCCTAATTAATGTTATTTTTTATTATTGATAATTAAAAATTTGGGGGGTTAATAACCCCCTTTTTAGTATTTATTATTATGTATTGGAAAACAATAAAGACATTATTTTTTATAAGTTTTTTTGTTCTGTTTAGTCAGAATATAAAGGCTCAGGTGTCGGTGCAAACATTTATCGACCCATGTACAAAAGAAGTAACTCTTTTTACCGTACCATTACAAGGTGGTACTACAATATTTTTTTTAAATAAAAGTCAATACTTTACCGCTGCGGATGTTGCCAGTGGAGTATTCTCAAGTTGGGTTAATCAAACATACTCCGAGTATCGTCAAACAAACCCATGTTCACAACAACAAGGTCAAGTAACACAAAATCAAATCACATCCCAAATTATTAGTAGTACCGTACAATCGGTTGTTGGTAGTATTATGTCATCCGCTCAATCATCATCGAGTGGGGGTAATCTTAATGCCGGTGGGAATAATAAAAAAGATGGGAATAAACAATCTAATGGAAATTCAAATGGGTCAGGTAATAACAATAACGGAAGTGGTTCGTCTTCTCAGGGAGGCGAGAATGGAGGTCAATCCCAAGGTTCAGGAGGAACTACTGGGTCGACTGGAGGAACTAATTCTTCTCAGGGAGGTTCAACTGGAACACAGGGAGGAAACAGCACAGGTTCAAGTAACCCACCTCAAGGGGGAAGTGGCTCGTCTCAGCCACCTGTAGGTGGTTCAGGAACAACTGGCGGTAGTACAACAGGAGGAAGTGGAACGGGTGGTTCAGGAACAACTGGCGGTAGTACAACAGGTGGAAGTGGAACCGGTGGTAATGGTAGTTCTACGGGTAGTTCGGGTGGAACCACAGGCGGAAGTACAACAGGTGGTGGAACGGGGTCGGGTAACAATTCAAACAGTCAAAGTAATGAAGAGGTTGGGGCAACCACAACAATGAATAATGACGCTCACAACGATAATGGTAGTGGTGGTGGTAGTTCAGGTGGTGGTAAATCGGGTGGTGGTAAATCAGGTGGTGGTAAATCAGGTGGTGGTAAATCAGGTAGTTCAAATCCATTGATTGTTTCTTCTGATTTAACAACCGCACAAAATTTAAATAAAACATTTACTCCAATTCTTAACTTGAGTGCAAACAGGTCATCAATGACAGGTTTATCGAGTTTCGGGGCGACCGCTATGATTTGGGCAAATCTTAATCAATTTGCGATATCGACAAAATATACTAAGTTACATTACAATAAAAAGAACACAATAAAGTACATACATAACGCTAGTCTAACTGGTGTATACACCTATGGAAATATACTTGGTTTCTTAGGATATAGTGGTATTTTAAACGCAGGTAAATGGGGTGTTACGGGTTTTAACGTAAGTGGTGCGGTATCAATCATTTCAGAAGATAAGAGTGGTTATTATTCACCATCTGTAACTGCGTTTTACACCAGACCGTTTAAGGTCGGTAAAAAATTAATGGTGTCACCCGAATTATATGTAATGTCAACACCGTTGGTTTACTCAACAAAAGAACAAGTAACAATAACCGATAGATTTTTTAGTGGATTCTTGGGTAGTGGATTTGATTATCAAATCTCAAAAAGATTTAAAATAAACATGAATTATAAGGCGAATATAAGTTCGAACCCCGAAATTCCTATTTTATCTTTCTTCTTAATAGGTAGTAAGGTTAATCTATGAGAAAACTACTATACATATTATTTTTATTGTTACCAGTCTTAGGTTTTTCACAGGCAACATCTGTTAGTCTTGGAACATCAAGTACGAGTGCTCTTTCATCGACATATAATACGTGGACTAAAGTTGACCCAAATCTAACTTTAACCGCAAATGGAACGATTACAGGTTTTAGAGTTCAAATATCTCAAACATATACGAGTGGTGACCAATTAAGGTCAACGGCAACACTTCCATCGGGAGTTTCTTCATCATTTAATACCACAACGGGTGTTTTAATTTTTAGTGGTTCAACAACTGCAACAAATTGGGAATCAGTATTAAGGGGTGTTGAATTTAAATCAACCACCTCCACATGTTACGCACTTCAAAGAAGAGTGACTTTCGTTGCAGGTACTGTTTTTTATAATCCATTAACCGAACACTTTTATGAATATGTGTCGGGTAATACAAGTTGGACTAATTCATATACAAACGCAAGTAATAAATCATACTTCGGAAGGGTTGGTTATTTGGCAACAGTTTTATCCGAGGCGGAAAATAACTTTATTTGGAAATTAATGGCAAACGATGCTTGGTTTGGTGCATCGGATGATTACAACTATATCAACACTGCAAAGGGTTCAACTGTTTATGCGAGTCAATCCGCATCAGAAGGAAAGTGGCACTGGGTTACAGGTCCTGAAAAAGGTCAAAACTTTTCAAATGGAAATACCCCAAGTACAACCTTAGTATCGGGTATGTATCATAAATGGGCGGGTGGAGAACCAAATGGTACCTCGGAAGCGTTTGGACAATTCTATTCATCAAATAGTGGTCAATGGAATGACTTAGCAAATAGTACTCTACCGGGTTATATTTGTGAGTATGGTGACATGCCGGGTGATATAACAACGAGTACAACTATATTAACAAGAAATATTGAGGTCAGTAACTCTTCAAGTGGTTACATAAGTGGTGGTGATGTTAACGTATGTTCAGGAAGTAATAGTACGACATTAACATTAAATAATTTATCGGGTAGTGTTGTTAGATGGGAATCATCTTTCGATAACTTTTTTACTGCAGGAACAACTATCACAAGTACATCAACAAGTATAACGGTAACCAATTTAACGAAGACAACATATTACCGAGCAATTGTGAATTCATCAAGTCCTGTTAGTTGTTCGGGATTGGCAACCTCAAGTGTCTATGTTACCGTAAAACCAACTAAATCGGGGTCGGTATTCGCGGCAAATAATTCTATATGTGCCGGTGGTCAAGTTGAATTAACATTATCAGGTCAACAGGGTAATGTAAATAAATGGCAACGCTCAACGGACAACGTGAATTGGACTAATATCTCTAACACAACAACAAGTTTAACAGAAACCATAAGTTCCGCTGGTACATATTATTATCGTGTTGAAGTCCAAACACCGAGTTGTGGTAGTGCGGTATTATCAGGTGCTAAAACTATCAGCGTAACATCGGGAACACCCCCTGTTGGTGGTGGTGTGTCATCAGCAACTCACACGAGTACAACAAACTCAGGTACATTGACATTAAGTAGTTATACTGGAACTATTGTTAAATGGCAGAAGTCTACTAATGACGGTGTCAACTGGACAGACATAACAAACACAACTGCAAGTAATAGTTATACAAACATTACAACCAAAACATTATTTAGAGCACAATTACAAAGTGGTACTTGTGGATTTGCATATAGTAGTAATGGTACGGTTTCAATTATAACTGAAACAATTAGTGGTACAATTACAATTCCATCTGGACTATCCACAAGACCGCAGGTTAAATTATATTTGGTTGTGGGTACTACGGACACATTATTACAAACCGTAACGGTCGCAACAAACGGAACATATACATTGAATCCAACAAAACATAATGCAACTTTCAAAGTTGTACCTTCATTTACGCCAACACTAACTTCATCAGACTTTGATTTGGTGTTTAACGAGTCTCAAAATGAAAATACACCCAACAATACACTTTCAGGAATACATTTGAACAGTGGACCTAAAATGAGGGCTGGTGACATTAATGATGACGGTGTTGTTACCATACCTGATGCGTACTTACTTGGTGCAAATCTTACAGGTATGATTACGTTTGATAAAGTGTGGTGGTATACTGCGTCAGATTTTAATTCGATAACTCCATCAAATTATAAAACAGTAACACCCGTTACGAGTTTTACTATAAATTTTGTGACAAGTTCTGTCACCCTTAACATAAAGTATATTGTTAAAGGTGATTCAAACTTATCTCACTCATCAAACTGATTGTATTTTTTTGTATAGGTCACAGATTTGACCACATGTTTCATAGTCTTCGATTTGCTCGAAGTACGGCATGATATCACGAACTAAAACGATGGACTCTTTTCTTTGAAATTTCAATTCGGTTTCCCAATCTAAATTACTAATCTTTGCCGAAATGATAAGAACTAATTGGTCTTTATCTTGTTTTTTGAAGTTGGTAAAAAGTTTTAAAATGTTTTTGTAAATAACAATTTTGTTAACATCATAAAAGTCTTTAAAACCTTCATACTTTCCTTTTATTAATAATTTTTTGGTCGCAATTGAGTTAGTATTTGTATCCATTTTAATAAATTGTTTGGTTCAGTACAAAGGTGATTAAAAAAATTAAATTATCCAAACGATTTTTACACCGTGTGTTCCCACTGAACTCTAATACAATTTTGTGGTAATTTATTGATGTGTCGGTAATTGTTTATATAACCCATCATATTTCCACTACCGATTGCGTTTGCCGAGTGTACAACAACAGTAACCACGGGTTCACCATCCATCCATTTTTCAACCAACCATTTAACACAATCCATTCCGGTTTTTTCAAGGATATTATCATAATCCAACTCATAGTTGTGATAAACATTACGATGCCATTCGGCCATTGCGGTATCACCTAAATCGTGGTCCAAAGAAATTAATTCTATGTTCTCCAAACCAATCTCGGTTATTTTCTCTACGAATTCCACGTAATTCCTAACAACAGTCCATTCCTCAATACCATCCACCCATTCATTGTTTGGACTAATTGGTGTTCTAACATCGTCTAAATAAATTCTATATTTCATCTTTTTTAAATGGTTTTGAATATGTTGGGTACAGAAGTTTCCATATTTGTTGCGAATAGTCTTTACCATCCAACATATTAAATAATAAGTTGGGGTGTTTGTATTTTTTTGCGTACTCAGCAAAGACTGCACGATTCTCAATACCGTGAACCCTGTTTGTTACTTTGAATATCCATTGATATTCTTTTTCTAATATATTGAATTGTGTAATTAAATCATTTTTGGTGTTCTTAACCCAATCGTAAAATTCATCGGGTACTTTATCTAAGATTTCATCCATAGGTTTACCATCTTTCAAATACTCCCAAATGTCTCTATTAGATATATTGGTTAATATTCGGTGCAAACGGACATATTCATCCCCTTTGATTTTCATACGAAAACCATTTCTAAAACGAATAACGTATCCTTCTCTATCTTTTGATATTTCTTCTTTCAGTACGTCAAATCCTTCACCCCATGTTTTATATAAGGTAACGACTCTGAAACCTAAATTACCAATCATGTTGTTTAATCGGATATCTTCATTATTGAGGTTATGAATATTAACCTCGTTACCACTTTCTGTGTGGATTACACCCAATAAAACTAAATCTTCAAAATCGTAAACACACACAATTCTATTTTCGGGATAGATTATTTCAAATAAATAAGTGTAGTCGGTATGTAACCGATTATAATCATATTTCTCAAGTAACTTACGACCTTTAACTGATTGTTCAGAAATAAACGAACCACGGGTTGCCATTACCCATTCACCATTATAGTTGAATAATATACCTAAAGAACCATCCATTTTTTCATAAACCTCAAAATACTCATTTGGTATTTCTTCTGGTTTATGTTCTTCATAGTTGAAGAACTTTTTGAATGGTTTCGCAACAATTTCACCTTTACTGTTAGTAACAAGACCACGACATTGCACAGTTATCTCATCCCACAGTCTTTCATATTGAACTTTCGGCGAATAATTCCATATGGTCAAATCAAGAGTTGGGTGGGTTTGTTTATGTAACAAACCATCCTTATGATATCTTTCTAAAATGTCTAACATAATGTCTAAAGTTTCACTTGAAATCTTTCTTTCATGATTTCTAATTTGTCCTGAGGTACCCCGTGAACATTTTTTCCGTTATGTCTATTCTCAACGATAACACTAAACACGGTGTACCCGTATTGTTCCGCCAATTTATAGTAATCATCCATTTCCCATTCTTGGGTGAATGTATTCGATATCGCAATTTTTTTGATGTCCACTTCCATGAGTTGTACTAACCTGTCTTTACACCATTGATGGGCCATTTTAATTTTTGACGCATCAAAGTTGTACACCCCATCTTCGTTGATGAAATACATATCTGCCTCGAAACAAGGACAACCCAAAGATTTTGCGAATGTTGATTTACCTGAACCCGGTAAACCCCTTACTAATATTAATTCCATATTTTAAAATTTTTAAATTAAAAAAACGAGCTGTGGTGTCACAATCAATACATTTAACCCACATTTCCACCAACGGTAGTGAGCACTCATTTAATTACTGTTTCACAGTGCTATCCACAGTTTCCTGTGTTGCATCGGAATCAGCAACAACTGTTGTATCAGCAACAGTTGCAGTTGAGTCGGTTGTTTCGGTTGATGTGGTAGACTCGTTACCACATGCAGTCATCGCAACTGTTGCGATAATTGCGAAAATCAAAGTATATTTTCTCATAGTTACAAATATACGAAAAATTACGGAATAAAAAAAGCCCCGACGGGAATCGGGGCTTAAGGTCATTTTTGTGGGTTCAACCCCACGGACTAAAAAACGAAAGGATTTCGGCAAAGATTTCCTTGTTGATATAAATATATATGATTTTTAAAAAAACCCAAATATTTATACCAATTTCTTAAATATTTTTAGTTGACCGTCTTTAAATTTCAATGTTGTAAGTTCGTTTTCCTTAATCGAACCCCTTAAAATCTCTTCACTGAGGAAATCCTCACAAAGATTTTGAATGATTCTCTTAATTGGTCGTGCACCATATTCTTCTTGAATATTTAACTCGGAAATTCGAGATATTACACTTTTATCAAATACTACATTGAAATTCTTTTCTTTTAAACGAATGAGTAATTTACCTAACTCAATTTCGATAATTTTATTAATAGTATCACCATTCAATTTATTAAACAAAATAATATCATCAATACGATTAAGAAACTCGGGATTGAAATGTTGTTTCAAAGATTTTTGAATGATTGATTTCCTAACCTCGTGTTTTTGTTCCTCACTTGAGTTAGTTGTGAATCCAACACCACCTCCGAAATCTGATACTTTTTTTGCACCTACGTTAGAGGTCATAATAATGATGGTATTGGTAAAGTTAACCTTCCTACCAAATGAATCCGTTAAATGTCCTTCATCTAAAATTTGAAGTAGGATGTTAAACACGTCTTTGTGTGCCTTTTCAATCTCATCGAACAATACTACTGAGAATGGATTGTTTTTAATCTTCTCAGTTAATTGACCACCTTCATCATAACCAACATAACCCGGAGGAGAACCGATTAAACGAGATACATTATGTTTTTCCATAAACTCACTCATGTCTACTCTAATCACTTTTTCGGGGTCACCAAATAACAACTCCGCAATAGACTTGGCGAGGTAAGTTTTACCGACACCTGTCGAACCTAAAAAGATAAACGAACCAATTGGTTTGTTTGTGTCTTTAATACCAACCCTATTTCGTCTGATTGATTTGGATATAATTGAAATCGCATCTTCCTGACCAATAACTTTCGCCGATAACCTCTCTTCTAATTTTAATAGGTTTTGAGTTTCTCTATCATCCAATTTGGTAATTGGGACACCTGTCATTTGTGAGATTATTTCATAAACATCGTCAACACAAACAGGGACTTTGTTATCCTTTTGTTTGTCTAACCATAATGTTTTCTCTTCTTCTAACTTGGTTAGAATTTTACGTTCCTCATCTCTGAGTTTCGCCGCCTGCTCGTAGTTTTGGTTTTTTACAACTTGAATCTTTTTTTCTTTAAGTTCGTCAGATTCTTTTTTTAGTTTTTCAATTATTTCGGGAACCTTAGTGTTGATTTTTTTATCTGAACCCAATTCATCTAATACATCAATTGCCTTATCGGGGAATTGTCTATCCGTGATGAAACGACCGCAAAGTTTAACAATTATATTAACAACACCATCTTCGTAGTGTACTTTATGGTAACTTTCATAAGAATCTTTTAGGTTATCCAAAATTTGAATGGTTTCCTCGTGAGTCGGTTCCTTTAAAATAATCTTTTGGAAACGTCTAACTAATGCGGAATCCTTCTCAATATGTTTTTTAAACTCATCAAAAGTTGTGGCACCAATACATTGAATTTCTCCTCTTGCCAATGCGGGTTTAAGAATATTTGCGGCATCCATTGAACCACTTGCATTACCCGCACCAATCATTGTATGTAATTCGTCAATAAAGACAATCACATTTGGTTCGTGTTGTAACTCATTTAAAATTGCCTTGATTCTCTCCTCAAACTGTCCACGGTATTTTGTACCTGCAACTAATGAAGTTAAATCCAACGACATTATTCTTTTTTCCAAAAGATTGGTTGGACATTCACCTTTAACAATTAACAATGCTAATTTCTCAACAAGAGCAGATTTACCAACACCGGCATCACCAACAACAACCACATTGTTTTTCTTCTTTCTTGAAAGAATCTGAGCGATTCTCTTTACCTCTTTGTCTCTACCAATCACAGGGTCGATTTTACCCTCTTCGGCAAGTTTGTTTAAATCCCTTGAAAAGTTATCAAGGATTGGGGTTGTAGAACCCTTTTTACCCCTCTTTGGAGTGGAGGTCTGACCCTCTTCGAAAAAATCTACTGCCATTATATAATGTGTTTTTAATAAAGATAACAAAAATAATTCTAAAAACAAAATGATGACATTTTTTCAGTTAGTATAAAGATATAACTGACATATTGTCTTATTTATTCATTCGGAATATATTTTGATACGAATATATGAAAAAAAATTACTTTAACATATTATTTTGTTGAATTAAGTTAAACCCCGAGGAATCGGGGTTTTTTATTTGGTATTTATTGTGTATATTATCAGATAAAAAAACATTATGGGAATTACATCTGAAAAAATTAATGGTCTTCTGATTGAGGTGTTAATAACATCGTCTAATCTTAAAAGTGCAACATATAACACCGAAGAAAAGACTCTGATGGTGGAATTTAATAATGGTGCTATTTATGAGTATAATGAAGTACCATGGGAAATCTTCACTAAATTCCGAATGGCGGAATCTCAGGGTAAGTTTTTCAATACAAGTATTTCTAAAACATACAAGTATCAAAAAGTAAAATGAGTTTAATTAAAGAACTAATAGAGGATATTGAAAAGGATAATGAGATTGTAAAATCATTCATCCCTAAAGATACGTTGCCCGAAACAATCTTTTCTTTGAAGGGTGACTCTTATGTTTTAAACGAAGAAATTAGAGAAAAATTATTGGAAATTTCAAATGAGTTCTTAGAATTCATTGGTATTGATTTTTTTGTTCACGACATCGTTCTAACAGGTTCTTTAGCAAACTTTAATTGGTCAAAATATTCTGATGTTGATTTACACATCTTAATTGATTTGGATGAATTTGATGGGAATAAAGTTACCCCAACCATATACCACCAAATCGTTAAAGAGTTTTTTGATAGTAAAAAGGTAATTTGGAACACAACCACCGACATTAAAGTAAAGGATTTTGAGGTTGAGTTATATGTACAAGACGTAGATGAAGAACATCTATCAACGGGGGTTTACTCTATTTTAAATAATGAATGGGTTGTTGAACCAAAGAAGTTAGACTCACCTTTTGACTTAGATGAGAAAAAAATTTTAGAAAAGTCGGAAGAATACGCCAAACAAATTGACCTTATGGTTAATAGAGAAGAGATGGGTGAGGATACAACAAAAGAGGTTGATGAATTAAAATCAAAGATAAAAAAGTTCAGACAATGTGGTCTTGAGAGTGGTGGGGAGTATTCTTATGAGAATCTAACCTTCAAATTACTCAGAAGAAATGGGTACATTGAAAAATTGATGAACATAAAAACGAGTGTGAGGAATAAGAAATTGTCCCTTCCACAGTAGTAATCATAATTTTTTTACCTATATGCATGTATTTATAGGATACTAAGAATAACACATTATCAATATTTAAAAAACATGGCAGACTTAAAACCATTAGGAAGTGAGAAACTTCAAGGAGACGACAAATTAAAGAGAATTCTTGAGTTGACTTATTACGGTAATAAAACAAACAACACATCGTCTAAGGCTGAGTATATCTCAGAATCAGTAAACGGTGTATACGGTATCGTCAAAGAAAAAGATGGATATTTCGTAAAGAAAGGTTTAAATGAAAGTTCATTGGATTACATTGGTGGTCTTTTCATGAAAAATAAAAACAAATTTAGTTCATACGCTGAGGCATTGAAAAGACTTGACCTTTTAAATGGTCAAGAACAATTACAGGAAGCCACAAAATATGTATTAAAACAAAACAAAACCACAGAACCTGCAATGCCTGTTGATGCGCCAGCACCGATGCCAACTGATGTTCCATCAGAACCATCTGCAGACGAGACACCGGTAACATCTATGGATGATATGGGTTCAGATGTTCCTTCTGATGATACATCAATGGAACCTGAAATGGGTGATGAAAACACACCCAAACCATCTGATTACATGGCTGAAGTTCAAAAATTCGCAGGTAAATTAGGTCAAGAATTAAGAGACCAAAAAGAAAAAATGGAAAGTGACGATATCAAATACGTACTTAACATGATTATCTCGGCGGTTGACCTTAACAAACTTGAGATTGAGGACATCGAAGACATCGCTAAAAAATTCGACAGAGATGAAGAGGATTTTGGTGATGAGGAAGGGATTCCTGCAGAAGAACCTGAAATGCCGGCAGAAGAACCTGAAGCAGACGAAGATTTGGGTGAAATGTCAATAATGGATAAATTGGAGAGTTTTGTTAATATGCCAGCAGTTCAAGACGAAGAAATTGATTTGAGCAATTATGCTGATTTAGGTTCGGTACAAGAAGATGACGTAATGGAAATCGACTTGGAGGAAATAAAGAAAGAAATTAACAGAAATATCGGGGAAACTTTAGGTAAATATTTCAAGTAAGATGCGTTTAATATACGTCAATGAAATCGGTTCCGATTTTAAAGGTCAAAGACAGTACGAATTCATTTTTAGTGAAAGCGTAGAAATTGACATGGAGGAATGGTTTGACGTTCCAGCATCTTCAACAATGACCTCAAAGTCTCCAAGTATTGAATATATTGACCTTGTAGGTCTTTTACGTGACACCGATGTGGTTTTTGAATTAATACAAAATTCTGACTATTTCGGTGTTATTGATGCTGTGGATGGTATAATTGCCATGGCATGGGAAAAATCTAATTTCGACATGGATGAAGATAGAATGTTTTTCCGTTTTGGTGAATCCATGGAATCAGTAGAGAAAAAACTAAAATCAAGAGGTTATATTTTAGAAACCCAAGAATTAAAATTTAAATCGTTATGAAAAGAAAAGATATAATCGAAAAACTATTATCTGAGGGGTTTTCTGAAAAGACCCTTTCTCGTATGGGAGACAAGGAACTTACCGTTTTAGCCAAAACTGTTTTAAAAGAAGCGGTAATAATTAAGTCAGATAACGTTAAGGACATTGAAAATGCAAAAAAATTAGGTAAGACAATTGAAACTTACGAAGAAAAGAGTGAAGAAGGGGATGAAAATGAAGAATGGTCTCATGTTCAAAAAGAAAATGAGGTTGAATCTTGGGTTTTAAATTTGGCTGAGGAAAAATTTAGTAATTTTACGAAAAAAAGTGAAATTATGGAAATTATTAGTTCTAAAGTTAAAGAAACTTCAACACCAATGCCGGCAACTAAGGCAAACAAAGGACACAACGGTGTTCCTGAATTTATGACTTATGATTCAATCATGTCATCATCAACCAAAGAAAAAGAAACCGAAACACCGGTTAGAGAAAGACCTGTTAGAGAGAAACCAACAGAAAAACCTAAAACTGATGACCCATTTAGTCCTAAACCGGGACCTAATCATGCTCCAAAAGCATTAGCTGAAAAAAAAAGAATTAAAAATGGAATTTAGTAAAAAAAATTTGTTATCTTTAATTAAAGAAAATTTAGAAGAGATGGCAATGGATTTCGATACGGAAGATAGACCTGACCAAGGTATACAAAATAAACTAGCTCAAGGAGATACTCCATTGAAAAAAATTCCATTTCCTAAAACAGGTGATGAACCCAATAAAAATTTCCAAGAACTTTTAGCATCTGAAAGATATAGACAAGTAATTAGTAACCTAAGACAATATACGGGTATTAATACACCTCTTAGGACTATTAATGATATAATGCCATTAGCTCAAATGATGATGACTGCTCATAATCAAATTGTACAAACCGAAAGAGCACATAGAGGAGAATTAGAAAAATTATCAGTTGATTTAGTTGTAAAAGAACTGAATGTTTTTAAACCAAAGGAGATTGAAGAAGGTGCTGGTGTTGAATTTATTGATGGTGTATATATGGCATATAAGTATCAAATAACCGGAACAACTAGAAAAAAAGTAAATATTTTACAATTTGATGTTAAAATTGTTAATACAGGTGAAATTGATTCGAGTGATTTCAATAGAGAACAAGGTCAACAACAAAATGCTCCAGAAGTAAATATTGAGGTTGAGGAGGATTTAATGGGTGATTTGGAAAAACTTGATTTAGAAAAAGCAAAAAGAAGATTTATTAATAGTATGATACAAGGTGCATCAGAAAAGGCTCACTATATGTATCATTATGTTCCTGATAAAATTGAAGAAATTACTGGTTCTGAAAACTTGATAAATCAATACGGTATTTTAATGTCAATTAACGATACACTTTATTGGCAATTAAGTGACGAACAAATGAAAATGATGATGGGTGGAGGCGGAGAAGGTGGGTCAAGTATGGCTGGTAAACAAAAAACAGATAGAAATTCCAACCCCCCTAAAATAACAATAGAAGCTGTTAATTTTCCCGTACTTGTCCATGAATTAGTTAAAGCGGTGATGGATTTAATTTCATACGCCGGTGACCCAGATGATTTAGAAACTTTTAATGCGGTACAACAATCAGAAGATACTTTAGAAAAAGAAGTATGGGATTTGAGATTAGGACCAGCAATATGGGAAAGGATGAGAAGACAATTTCCTGAAGACATCTTAACCGATGTAAATAAGATGCATCTACAGAATAGATTACTAATGACAATTTTCAAATTACCAGCAAAAAATTTATTGGTATTCGCAAAGGAGGTTGTTTCAGGTTCTGCAAATGGTAAAAGATTAATGAATGAATTAATGTTAGGGATTGAACAATTACTTAGAGACCAAGATTACCAAGATGCAATGGAATCATTTAATAATGATTTAGATGATGTTGCGGATGATTTTACTGATGATGATATGAGAAATCTTTTAGGTGATTTAGGTATTAGTTTATCGGATGACGATGATGACGATAATCGATAATATTTAAAAGGGGGTTTTTAACCTCCTTTTTTTGTATTTATATATATGAGTAATAAGATAGAACAATTAAAAGAGTATGCTCGTATAATGAAGGATGCTCCATATGCGTTAAAAACATACTTAACGACATATGACAATACGCAAAAGAAATATGTTCCTTTAGAGTTATTCCCTGACCAAGTTCAGTTAATCAAGGATTACGAAGTATACAACGAAAATATTACGAGGAAATATAGACAGGCCGGTGTTACCACAGTAACTGCCGCATGGATTTCCAGAAGACTACAATTGGCAAAACCAGAAAACCCTGAAAGGGTATTATTAATTGCCAACAAAAAGGATACCGCGGTGGAAATGGCCAATAAGGTTCGTCATTTCTTAGACCAATGGCCAGATTGGTTGAATGTTGGGTTTTCACCCGATAAAAATTCAGAAAGTAGATTTAGGTTAAACAACGGGTGTGAGGTTAAGGCGGTTGCGACATCTGCGGATGCGTTACGTGGTTATACCCCAACAATCCTTGTATTTGACGAGGCGGCATATATCGAAGCCGGTGAAGATTTTTGGGCGGCATCTATGGCATCCCTATCTACAGGTGGTAAGATTATTCTTGTTTCTACTCCGAATGGATATGACCCAATTTACTATGGTGTTTATGACCAAGCGATGAGAGGTATCAATGACTTCCATATAACCGATTTAAGGTGGTTTAAAGACCCTCGTTACACAAAGGACTTACGTTGGGTTAAATGTCAGGATATATGTCATTACATGTTGAATAGAGAACAATATGACGATACTGAAGTGATAATATATGACTTTGACATAGAAAAGTATGCCGAACTTGAAGAATTGGGATATAAACCGTTTTCTTCATGGTTTGAATCAATGTCAAAAAAGTTCAAATATGATAGACGTAAGATTGCGCAAGAGTTAGAGTGTGACTTCTTGGGTTCGGGTGATGGTGTTATTCCGGGTGATATTCAAGATAATATAACTAAGAACATGTTACGCACACCAAAAGAAAAGTACATGCAAGGTACCTTTTGGCAATGGAAAGAACCGGTACAAGGACATAAATACATTATGGGTGTCGATGTGAGTAGAGGGGACAGTGAAGACTTCTCATCTATTAATATAATTGACTTTGATGAGAGGGAACAAGTTGCGGAATATATAGGTAAGATTCCACCCGACGATTTAGCGTCAGTTGCATATAAATGGGGAATTTTATATGAGGCGTTTATTGTAATTGATATCACCGGTGGTATGGGTGTGGCAACATCCAGAAAATTACAGGAGATGAATTATAGGAACCTGTATATTGATGGTGTTAATACAAAGAATATTTGGGAATATAATTCGAAGGCGATGGAAAAAATCCCCGGATTAAATTTTAACAATAAAAGAACTCAGATTGTTGCCGCATTTGAAGAACAATTAAGAAAAGGATTCCAAGTTAGGTCAAGTAGATTAGTAAATGAATTAAACACATTTGTTTATATCAACGGTAGACCTGACCACATGAAAGGACATCATGATGATGCAATTATGAGTATGTCGATGGCACTTTACGCGGCCGATATGTGTTTTAGTCAATTAGAAAAAAACGAGAACGCAAATAAGGCAATGTTGGAGTCGTGGACGGTAACTGAAAGAACCTACGAACCGAACAAATCGTTTTATTCATATGGTACCGCATTTGACCAAATAGGTTCAATGGGTACGGACGCTAATGTGGTTCAACAGATACACGGTAATGCGACTAAGGACCACTATAAAGAATATTCGTGGTTATTTTCCAAAAAGAGGTAACACGACTTTAATATCCCCTTAAAATTATTTATATTATAAAGAAAACTATTTATATACATGGCAGATAATAACATAACTGTATTTCAGAGGTTAACCAAGATGTTTGGTTTCCCGGGACAAGTAAAACCCGAGGATTCACCGTCATTTAATTTCTCGAGAGAAGAAATACTAAAAACCAATAGTAGGGAAGAATACGAAAAGGCGATGTTACAGGCTCAACAGAGTCAATACGTTGCTGACAAGTGGACAAAACTTGAACAATCATTATATAACCAATCGGTTTATTATGAACCAAATAGAATGTCGGCGTATTATGATTATGAATCAATGGAGTTTACTCCTGAGATTTCGGCGGCATTAGACATCTATGCAGAAGAATCTACTACATTATCAGAAAAAGGTGAAATTCTTACTATATTTTCAGAATCTTCAAGAATTAAAACCATACTTGAGGACTTATTCATTAATCGTTTAGATTTGAACACTAACCTACAAATGTGGGCTCGTGGTGTGTGTAAGTACGGTGATGATTTTGTTTATTTAAAAATTGACCCCGAAAAAGGTATTGTTGGTTGTCAACAATTACCGAATATTGAGATTGAAAGAATGGAGGGTGGCTCAACTAAAGCACCTAACCAAAATGATTCTAAGATGCCATCGAGAGAATTAAGGTTCCAATGGAAAAATAAAGATTTAGAATTCCAAGCATGGGAAATTGCCCACTTTAGATTACTGGGTGACGATAGAAAGTTACCATATGGTACATCAATGTTGGATAAGATTAGAAGAATTTGGAAACAATTACTTCTTGCCGAAGATGCGATGTTAATTTATAGAACAACAAGAGCACCCGAAAGACGTGTATTCAAAGTATTCGTTGGTAACATGGATGATAAAGATATCGAGGCGTATGTGCAACGTGTGGCGAACAAATTTAAAAGGGACCAAATAGTTGACAGTAGAAATGGTCAAGTGGATATGAGATATAACCAAATGGCTGTTGACCAAGATTATTTCATTCCTGTACGTGATGCGGCACAAACTAATCCAATTGAAACTCTACCGGGAGCACAAAACTTAGGTGAGATTGCGGATATTGAATACATCCAAAAGAAAATGTTGGCGGCACTTCGTATACCTAAGGCATTCTTAGGTTTTGAAGAGGTGGTTGGTGACGGTAAAACTTTAGCGTTAATGGATATCCGTTTCGCTAGAACCATCAATAGAATTCAAAAGTCTATGATTCAAGAATTAAACAAAATTGCACTTATGCATTTGTATCTTCTTGGATTGGAGGATGAGTTGGATAATTTCACATTATCATTAACTAACCCTTCAGCACAATCAGACTTATTACGTATTGAGCAGTGGAAAGAAAAAATTGTTCTATATAAAGATGCAACGTCTGACACATCACAAGTTGGTATATTACCAGTATCCCACACATGGGCTAAGAAAAATATTCTTGGTATGAGTGATAGTGAGGTTATACTTGATTTACAACAACAACGTCTTGAAAGAGCAATGGGATTTGAATTAACAAACACTCAGAATGTTATTAAACGTTCAGGTGTATTTGATGAAGTAGATACTAAGTACGGTGTTCCTGAGGAAGAAAGAGAACAGGGTGGTGATGCACCGGAAGGTGGTGGAGAACCAGGTGGAATGGATATGGGTGGTGGAGCGCCAGCGGCGGAGGCACCTCCATCGGGTGGAGCCGAACCGTTAGCGGAATCATCAAAAAAACGTAAAATATTAGGAATGTTGGGTGAGAGCGAAGAGTTTACCGATTTATTCGATATGAATAGGGCACAACAGAATATTTATGAAATAGAAAATAAATTAAAAGATATACTAAACGAACAATAAGAATGTCAAACTTTGGTAATGTAAAATCAAAACTGTTAAACAAATTAACAGAATCTTACACTTCTGATAAAAAATCAGACGTAAAAGAATTATTAAAACAAATTAAATCAGATAAGAACTTGTCAGAAATGTACTTGTTCTATGAAGATATCGAAAATAAACACATCTCAAGTACCGATACCGCCAAATTGTTCGTTGAACAAATTGAATCATTGTTGATTGAAAAATCAAACTCGATTAAAGAATCTTGTAAATCTTTGAATAAGATATTGGGTGATGTATCAATTGAAAAGAATGTAATCTATGAATGTTTAGATATTATTTCTGAAAAGAATACCCTTTTAAACATTGAGAAGAAGGTTGAGTCTAAACAAACATTAATCTCACACCTTACTAAAAAGAAATCATCTCAAGTTTCAGAATCAACTCATACCGATAATCAATCTTTATTGAATGCGGTTTTGGTGAATAACTTCAACACCAAGTTTGTTGATTTTATGAATGAGGGTCAAAAAGAAATGTTTAAGAAAATTGTTTCTATGGATGAAACTGAATTAAAATCTGAAATGGAAACATTAAAGGAAAGTCTTAATACTAAGATTGATTCTCTTTTAACCGAATCAGACAATGAACTACGTGATAAATTAACTAACGTTAAAAACGACGTTAATGAATCGGTAGTATCGAAATACAACTATTTTAGATTAACAGAGTTGAAGAATAACTTGGATTAATCCTCGGGATTGTTCTTGTGCTGTTTGTAAATCGCCTTTAACTTTTCACTTCTTTTAACAACCGAAGGTTTCACAAATTGTTGTCTCTCTCTTAGTTGTTCAGTTTGTTTAGTTTTAAGAACCTTGAATTTGTACTTTTTAAGTGCTACTTCAAGGTTTTTTTCTTTTAGTACATTGATGATTATCATATTCTTTTTTACAATTATAATGAAATTATTTTGATTTCTTGACTTTTTTTTGTATATTTTAAATACACCATAAAATAACTAAGTATGAAAATATTAAATGAAAAGAGGAAAATTTATTCCAATTGGTGTCCACAACAATGTTAAAATAGGATACGGTACAGTTGACTACAAAGACCTAAAGACAATCTATATCCAATTAAACTCATGGACACAACCCGATACAGAGGATTGTGACTTCGATAGATTGATTAACAAAACAAGAAGACAAATAAAAGAAAATATTCACAATTTAAACTGCGAATATTTTAAACCACAATCAATTGTGGATTTGGACATAAAGACCAGCGGAGTTAAAATTAATAAACGGTCATTTATGGACCTAGAAATTACATTATACGTTGAAAAATATTTTGATGTAAGGTCAAAAGAGATAAAACAAATCGTTGCAGATTTATCTGAGACACTAATTGATAACGTTTTAACTGACGAAACTCTCTTTAATTTCAACGAAACGAAGAATTAATGTAGGAACGGGGTATTTATTATGAAAAAGATAAATGAAAATACTCGGACCCAATGAAATCGGAAGAGGTATATTAATAGAATACGACGCCGGTCACGTTTCTCCCCAAGACAATAAAAAAATAATATCCGAGATGAAAGATACAGACTTCTCTCAGGATATTATTTTGTATGCTGTTTTACAAAAATATGATACTCCAAATAAGAACGGTAGAATCTACCCTGAAGTATTATTAAAGAGAGAAAACGAGAAATATCAAACCCTTATTAAAAAAGGTGGTGCTCTAAATGAGTTAAATCACCCATCATCATCACTTATCGATTTAGATAGGGTTTCCCATTCAATCCTTGAAACTTGGTGGGATGGTAAAATCCTAATGGGTAAAATTAAACTATTCACTTCACCAGGTTGGAAGAAGATGGGTATCGTTAGTACTAAGGGTGACCAAGCCGCAATGTTACTTATGAACGGGGCAACGTTGGGTATATCATCAAGAGGTGTCGGTTCCTTAAAGAATGTTAGAGGTCAGAATATAGTACAAGAGGACTTTGAACTCGTATGTTACGATTTAGTATCATCTCCATCTACCCCCGGTGCCTATGTATTTAAGGACCCAAGTGAGAGAGAACAATATCAGGAATCAACCCAAGAAAGACCTGAACAGTCTAACAAAATGATAAATCTAATGAATAAGTTGGATAGTTTTTTATCTAAATAACTAATTTATTTAAGATTATAATACCGTAAAAAGTACTTTTTTACATAATCACAATATTTATAATAAACTAATTTTTTAAAATGAGCGAAAAATCAATCTTAGAACAAGCGTTACTTCAGGTGCAGACACTTGAAGAGGCAGTAAGGGCAAATGCAAAAGGTATACTTGCTTCTACCATGAAACAAGAACTAAATGATTTGCTAAAAGAATCTATGGAAGAAGAGGAAGAGGTTGTTGCAGAACAACCCGATTCTGAAGAAGAGACACAAGACGATGTACCAGCTGAAGCTGGAGATGAAGAAGACGGTCTTAATAATGATGAATCAGGTGAAGAATCATCTGACGATGAAGAAATATCAAAAGATATCGATTCAATGGATTTTGAAGATGAAGACGAAATGCCTAATATGGGTATGGGTATGGATTCTGAAGATGAAGAAGATGTTGTTGACATGACTGATGCTGACGAAGACGAAATATTAAAAGTTTTCAAAGCAATGGGTCCTGAAGATGGTATCATCGTTAAGAAAGATAACAATCACATTGAATTATCAGATGGCGATGACGAATACATCATCAAGTTAGAAGATGAATCTACGGAAGAAGAATCATTTGACATGAACGAAGACGATTCTTTCGACCTTTCAGGTGCTGGCCTTGATGGTGCAGATGCTGAAGGAGAAGAAAATGAAGAAGTAGTTTATGAAATCGAACTTGACGAACCAATTGGTGAAGAAGAAGTTTCTGAAGAGGAATTTGCAGAACCAATGGAGGGTGATGTAGAAGAAGCCGCTAGAACTAAGTGGAACGCACACGGTGATAAAGCCGGAGCGAACAGAACAGGTATCAAAGGTAAAAAAGTATTTGCAGCAGGAGCAATCAACGAAGAAGTTGAGACCTTGAAAAAACAAAACTCTGAATACAAAAAGGCCCTTATATTGTTCAAAGAGAAACTTAATGAAGTTGCTGTGTTCAATGCAAACTTAGCGTACGCTACACGTTTGTTCACTGAACATTCAACAACAAAACAAGAAAAGTTAAACATCTTAAAGAGATTCGATTCAATTTCAACCTTGAAAGAATCTAAGAACTTGTATAGTACATTAAAATCTGAATTTGAAGTTAAAAAACCAATTTCAGAATCAGTGGTTGAAAAAATCACGTCAGCACCGAGTAGTTCATCTTCTACTGAAGTTTTATCTGAGTCAAAGGCTTATGAGAATCCTCAATTTAAGAGAATGAAAGATTTGATGACAAAAATAAAATAAACATAAAAATAAAAAACCAAAAAAAATACTAAAATGGGAGCATTATTAGAATCAGGTATGGTAGGTAACATCGGGTTAAAACACCTTAGAGTTATCAAAGAAGATACCATCAAAAAATGGGATGACTTAGGTTTCCTAGAAGGCCTTGAAGGCCATAAAAAAGATAACATCGCGCAATTGTATGAAAACCAAGCGTCTTACTTAATCAACGAAGCAGCAGTTTCTGATGCTAGTGGTTCTTTCGAGACTGTAGTTTTCCCAATTATCCGTCGTGTATTCTCTAAATTATTAGCAAACGACATCGTTTCGGTACAAGCAATGAACTTACCTATTGGTAAATTGTTCTTCTTTATCCCTAAAATTCAGGAAAGAACTTCAGGTGGTTACCATAACCAACCTTATGGTTTCCCTTCGTCTCAAACTAACCCAACTTCAGGTTACACAGGTACTAACTTGTACGACCGTTTCTACGAAGAAGATGACACAGCAACTTCAGGTTTGTTCGATTATTCTAAAGGAGCAGTTACTGCAATCGCAGCAGCACCTTTCGCATTCGTAACATTCAGTAATGGTGCTGCATCTGAAAGTACAGCCGCTTTGAGTGGAGATTCAGTATCAAGTGCAATCGTTGTTCTTAGTGGTTTCACTACAGCAGGTGAAGGTAAAATGGTAGGTGCTAATGGTAACATTATGGACACTGAAGAATTTTTAGCTTCATTAGCAATCACAGTTACTGGTAACACAACAGCACAAAACGGTGTTAAAAACTTTAACGTTGTAACTCAGAAATATGGTAAAGGTATCGTTGAGTACGGACAAAAATCAGGTAGTGGTGTTGCTAAATACAATGACATTTGTGACGAAGAAGGTAAAATTTACTTAAATGTAGATTTCGAATCTTACAGTACAACAAATGGTTTCTCTGCATCTGACTTTAGTTCTAACGACTTAGCACTTGCTAACTTAGTTGTTTCTTACAACACTTATGCTTCTCTTGAATTCGAAGAAGAAATCGGTGAGGTTTCTTTCGACCTTGAGTCAGTAACAGTTTCTGTAACTGAAAGAAAACTAAGAGCTAGCTGGTCTCCAGAATTAGCACAAGACGTTTCTGCATTCCACAACATCGACGCTGAGGCTGAATTAACAGCTTTATTGTCTGAGCAAGTTGCGGCAGAAATTGACCGTGAAATTTTACGTGACATCCGTAAAGGTGCCGCTTGGAGAACTAAGTGGGACTATAACGAATGGAAATACGGAGCAACCGGTAACACTCCTTTCATGGGTTACACTCAGAAAGATTGGAACCAAACTTTGGTTACCAAAATCAACCAAATCTCTGCTCAAATCCACAAGACAACTCTTCGTGGTGGAGCTAACTGGGTTGTTGTTTCTTCTGAAGTATCAGCAGTATTCGATGACTTAGAATATTTCCACGTATCAAGTGCTGGTCCAGAGGCTGACACTTACAACATGGGTATCGAGAAAATCGGTTCATTAGCTGGTCGTTACCAAGTTTACCGTGACCCTTACTTACCAGCAGGTAAAGTAATCATCGGTCACAAAGGAAAATCATTGTTAGACGCAGGTTACATTTACGCACCTTACGTTCCTTTACAATTGACTCCTACAATGTATAACCCGTTCAACTTTACCCCAATTAAGGGTATTATGACAAGATACGCTAAGAAAATGGTTAATAACCGTTACTATGGCTTAATTGACGTACATGGATTGGCTACATTCAGTCTTGACACATTAAGATAATCTAATTATCAGTCATAAAGAAAGGGTCCTCAAAAGGGACCCTTTTTTATTTTATAGAAATTCAGTATATTTGTAAAATATGTCGAAAATAAAAAAAATACCTGAAGAAAGTATTGACCAAGTAGACTACGAAAAATTAAGGGTGGATGTCTTAAAGATGTTAATAGATGGTAGAAATATCGATTGTAAACAAACCAAAGAAGAAATCATCAAACATTTAAAGTTAGACGATGAGGAAAAATACGTTAGACCTATTACGTATGATAAACAACCCGATGGTTCGTTTATTGTTGGCATTGCATTAAATGATACCAAAAATCTAAATGAAATGGGTCAATTAGTTTCTAAAGGTATTGCTAAAAACATAGGTATGTACACGAATGACCGTATACATTATAATTCTAAACAAAAACTTACATGAATTGGACCGAGTATTTCCTGAACATTGCCGAACAAGTAAAATTAAAATCAAAAGATGAATCTACACAGATAGGTGCAGTTATCGTTGGGGAGGATAATGAGGTACTTTCTACGGGTTATAATTCATTTCCGAGGGGAATGGATGATTCTAAACAAGAACGTCAGGAAAGACCTGAAAAGTACTTCTGGTTCGAACATGCTGAACGTAACGCAATCTATAACGCTGCACGTGTCGGAACGGCATTAAAAAACTCCAAGATTTACTTAACATCGGGAGTTCCTTGTATGGATTGTTCCAGAGGGATTGTAAATTCGGGAATTAAAGTTATATGGTGTAAAAGAACATGTACAACTAAGAATAAAGAAAAGTGGGAGGAATCCCAACTTAAAAGTATTCAATTACTTAATGAGTGTGGTGTACAGGTAATGTTTTATTAATTATTTATTGTAGGTTCATATTAATTCATGTGACTAAACACTTTTCTAATATCTTTGGGTAAAGAGTTAATTGGTATTACTTTTGCCCTGATTGTTTTTAACTCTTTTCTTACCGCCTTTTGTGCTCTGTGGTGTCCGTCTATAATTGATATAAACTCACCGTCATCATTAACAAAGATTAGTATGGGGTATTGTAAGTCGGCACCATCTATTTTCTTAACCTCACCTTCATCATCGTCCCAAGTTAATAGGTGTGGTTTTAATTCTTCTACAGATATGTTTTCCACAGGAATATTTTCCGTGGCATTTAATAAATCCATAAGGGTTATTTTATTTCCTTCTTCGTTCTCCCAAGATGTGTCATGTAATCCTTCATTGATTATTCCCATCACCTCTTTAATTCTTTGTATGTTCTCTTGTAAGTTCATATTAATTACCAAGTTTTACAGGCCCAATATCTTGGTTTCCAACGTGGACCCGGATTCTCACAATGGTGCCTCGCTCTAAATGATTTTCTTCTTGCGGGATTATTCTTTTTAATAACCATTCTCTTACCCTTTGCGGATTTACCACCAAAACCAAAGTTTACCTTTACGACTTTTCCTTTGTCATTCTTAACGTAAACTTTAAATTTCTTAATGTCACCTTGCATAATCTTACCAAGTTGTACCTTACGTCCTTGGTATTCGGCCTCGTTTAATAAACCATATGCCTCAAATGAGGTATTTTCCACTGAACCAAATTCATCATCGTAACTTAATACGTGTACATTTTCGTTTGATTCAAACAATTTTTTAAATTGTTCCTCGGTTATTTTGATTACTTGTCTTTTTTTCATTAAAATTGAAAGTTTGTTCCTATCATAAATACAAAAGGATTACTCTTTTTATACCCGACTGATTCACTTAATTTATCCCAAGTTGTGTTATATCTGAAATTAGTATTTAATACATACCTTTTAGTTATTTTCCAATCCATAGATGTCCCATAATACAAGTCTAAATTAAATTTATTTAGATATGATATGTTTAAAGAATCGTCTTGGAATGTTTTATATATGTCACCCATAAAGAATAACTGAGGAGATATGTTAACAATCTTTGTTTTGTACGTATACGTATACATCACCATTCCTCTATAATTCATTTCATTAGATGGAGACATTTGTGGGTATACATTAGACAACCAATTACCGTTTGAATCAACAATATATTCACCTTGCCATTGACCTTGATAACCACCCCAAAAGGTTTTAGATACAACTAAACTGTAACCGAAGGTTCCATATTTTTTAGTTCTAATCACATCTATAAATGATAGTGTGATATCGTTTTGAAAATCAAAATCCGTTGAAAAGAATGTCTGTAATGTGGTGGTTCTTTTTTCTACATTTCTACTAAGACCGTAACCCACACCATAATATTTCCAAATAGGATTTATTGATGATGCGAATGAGTGACCCCATTTATTATTATTAGATGTCCTACTATATCCTAAATTTAAGGTGGTAGATATTTGTTTACCAATTACACCAATTGAAAGATTTGATGTTGAAAGAACGTCTTTTGAGAAATTCACGTAGGATTGTAATACCCCTACTTTATTTAAATTACCACTTTCCCCAAATAGTTCTTTTGGTGATAGTTTTAACGTATCCGGTGTTTGTGCGTTTGATATGAACCCCATACAAAGTAATGATAATGTGAGTATTAACCTTTTCATTAATTTAAATTTAGGGTTTGTGGGCTTATTTTTTTGATTCAAACAATTTTTTAAATTGTTCCTCGGTTATTTTGATTAGTTGTCTTTTTTTTATTTCCTCATCGAATCTTGTCATGGTAGGTTTATTTCCTTTACCAATTTTTGGGTCTTCCTTTTCCGCACGTCTTTTTTGTGTGGTCATGGATTTCTTTTCTTTTTTACTATAAGATGATACAACTTTTGGGGTTTCCTTTGAGACTTTCTTTGAAGGTCTACATTTTGGATACGATTTACCATCGGCATCCTTTCTACCACATGGTGGATGTTTACCATCAACCTTTTTACTGACATCAACCCATTTTTCTTTAAACCAACGCCTAAGGTCTTCTTTTAAAACCTCACCTGATTTAAGACATTCATTGATGTACTCTTTATCTTCTTTAGATACGATGATATTCATAAATTAATTAATATAACAATTTAGTTCATATGTCTCTTTCATACCATAAACTTGTATATGAAGTGATTTTTTTTGTTCCTTATCGTCTTTTTTCAAACTTATTGTGAAACGATTTGTATCCCCATCTTTTGGTTTTCTTGGACCCATCCCAATTTCACGTGCAACTTCTTCCTTGTCATATGTGTAACCTTTTTTCTCGGCATATTCGAGTGCAGTATTAATTGCTGATGTGTATGTCTTGTGATACACGTCATCATTTTTTTTTGACCCATCAATACTTTCATTTGTTTTTTTTCTCCATCCCCCACCGTGTTCTTTATACCATTTTGACGCCCAACCATTTGCCAATGCTGAGGGGTAAACATCAAATTTGGATTTTGCTAAAGATTTTGCACGAGACCACAATTTAGAATTTGTTGGTTTGTTTTTACCCTCATCAATTGATTCTTCTTCATTTAGGTTATCGGGATTGTCACTTTTTTTGGTTTCATTCATGAAAAAGTCAAATACTTGGTCCATATTGTTTTTTGCCTCAGACACATGGTCATCAGCCCAATCGTGCCCATTAATGATAATATTATCAAGAACAGCGTGGTCCATCTCAAGTAACATTTCACATTGTCTTTTAATTTGTTCTAAATTAGAAAAGAACATGTAGTTAGTTTCCGAAGGTTGTTCTGAAATCATCTGTTTAAGATTCTTTCTTATAATTGATTCTAAATTTTTCATAACTATAAATACCTTATTTTTTTGAGTTAATTAGTTCTTCAACATAGTCGTCTCTTTGTTCCATCAAACGTTCATTACGTTCAAGCATTATTTGTCTCTCAGTGGTCATCATTTTTAATATTATATCATCCTTCTCTCTAATCATTAATTTATAACCCTCTAAATTGTTTTTATACGTGTTGTTTTGATACCACAACATCGCAACCAACAATATAATTGTAAACGATTGTTCTTTTAATTTAGTAAAGAAAGTGTCAGTAATACTACTTTGATTTTCGGACATATATTAAACTTGTTTTTATTTTTCTGATAATATTTCAAATTTTACATACTCATCGTAGAAAATCTCCTCAGTATGTGTTTTTGCTTTAAATTCCATAAAGTACTCTCTCGGAATCATATAAGATGTATCTAAGTAGAATGAATTTTCAGTAGTCGTCATGTCAACTTGGGTCCAATCATTAACTATTACATTGGTTCTACCCTCTTTAACGAAGATTCTATAATGTACCTCATCAAATAGTTGAGCGTTTGGTACATCAATTGATTTGAATCCTAAAACAATCTTTTTAAGTTCTCCTCTGATGATTCTTTCGTTTTGTTTAATTCCCGAGAATTGAGTAACGTATTTTTGTATTTCCGTGGGATTTGCCCCAAATGAGTATTGTGCGGTGAATGGTTTTGGTACAAATTTTTGTACAACATCGGCAATTGATACACCGTCGATTGTTAGATTCTTCCATTTATCATAAAAGAATCGTTTTCCGTCACATAGATGACCTGAAATACCAAAAGTAACCTTGTATATACCCTTTCTGATTTTAGTCGTTGTGAGACCCGTTAAACCCGAAATTGGGCTACTTGAACTGTCCAATATATCTACGGTTGGTAAATTATCCAAATCATAGAAGTTGGTTCCCTTTGTTACATACAAATAAAGGTTGTTTTGTCTCTCACCAATGAAACTCTGTCTATGGTCTTGAATTCTATCTTCAAAAACAGTCTCAACAAATGGTTCGTAGAATGTTTGTGTGTATTTTGTGAAAAATGCAACAGATTGGTCGAATTCTGCGGTTAGGTCTTGATATAAGACCGCAAATGCCAAACCTATACCATGGTTAGTGTTACCTGAGACAACGATACCGTTCACATAATTAGTGATATCGACATCAATGTTCTCATCTCCATTATCAAAGTGGATAGTCTCAACAACTGTTGGGTTAATACCATAAACACCGTCCGCTGTCCATTGATTTAATGTGGTTCTATAATACCAGTTAGATGGTCTTTCATCAAAAGTTTCGTTACCCGTGGTGTAGTCGTACCCACCATCTTCATAATCAAAACCAACACCCTCATCCCAATTTTCGGGGATTTTGAATACAATTAAATCGAAAGAAGTTGTTCTTTCTCTACCTGTATTTCTTTTCTGACCAACTAATGTTGCATCACCCGATACGGTGTTAGTCATTTTTAAATAATGTTTGGTATTTGAATCAATTACTAAATCACCATTTGTGACTTTATTGATTAAATCTGTGAAGTCCACTTTAAAAAGGAACTTAGAAAAACCTGAACCATAAAATATCTCAGTAGTAGGGTTTTTGGCCGTATTTACTGACTTATTTTTAAGTATGGTATTGTTCTTCTCAAAATATGAACGGAAGTATGACATCTTTTTATTTAATAAATATCAAATTAGTTGATTCTAACCGATTTATTTAATAACTCAGATTCAAGTTTGTTGTAAAGTTCTGCCATAGTGTTATGTGCCTCGTAATCGGTCCTCGCATATGGTTTATTAATGTTATGGGTATGTGTCAACATTACGTTGAACATTGACCTTAAAAATTCCAATAAAATCTCACCCCTAACGACACCATACGTATTTGGGTCAATAAGGTTTAAATAATTTTCTTGGGTATACTCGTATCCATCCAATTTCTCAAAATCAATACTTTTACCTGTAAAGTTTGTGTCTGTAGATAGTAGGTATAACTTATCTGCAACCACACTACCAAATGTCTGTTCTCTTGATGAACTATCTTTAATTAGTTTTTCAACTTCCTCCTCTTTGGTGAATGACGGAGCCTTAAATTGAATTGCTGACCAAACTAAACCGCTTTGTACCACACCTTTCGCTAATCTAATATTTGAAAGTACCGCATCTTTTCTTTCTAACACGGTTGTGTCACTGGTTTGAGTTGTTCTAAATGAAGTGGTAGGTCTAAAAAAGAACGGATAAATGTTAGTTAATTCTTCGGGATTACTAAATTTTTTATTTACATCCGCATTAAATAAACCAATAAAACCATCCTCTTTAATTTTTAATAACTTAGTCCTAATCTCAGAACAAATTAATGTGATTTTACCATCAACACCAAAATCGTTAAAACCTACCATTGTTGACATATCTACAGTCAACGTCGGTGTGGTCGTGGTGTTATCTGAATTTAATAAGACAACAGGTAATGTTGATGTATCGGTGAATTCGGTAAATGTATTTGTTTTAAATAAATCCCCATATGTACCTTCTTGTATTTTATATACAAAGAAACTAACAATTTGAGGTGAGGTTAGGCTATCTAAATCATATTCAATAATGTATTTTAAGTTCGCATTTTCATATGTTGTTTTTTTAACAATATCAATCTTACTAATTCTTTTTTCGGGGAATTTTTTAAGTTGTAATTTGGCAACCTTTTTAGATGATAATGGAAAATCCGCTAATCGTTCTCTTTCTGGTGCTGACGCACTTTGTTTTGACAATAATTTACCACCCCTTAAAACTAAACCACCTTCTGTCATTAAAACATCCGAACCGTACTTACCTGAAATTGCGTAATCCGTATTTTTTGCTAAGGTATTTGCACAATCAGGTGGTAATGACCCGTTTTTAAATATATCCTTCTTTTTCTTTACCCCAACACCAAAGGTTGTTGGTGCAATTTGTTGTGAAAACGTTTGTGATGAATAATCGTATCTTGTAGTAAATGGACCGGCAATGTATTCTTGGTTCACGGTTGTTTTTTCCGTGTTATATCTTAATACTTTTACTGTTTGGTTAACTTCAGGTATAAAATTAATATTGTTAGGTAAAAACGGTAAGGCAACAAAAGGGTCATTCTCGTCATATGGAGTGTACTTTTTGTAATTCTCTTTACCTGAAACATAATCATCATAACCAATACAACGTATTCTACCCAAAACTTTTGGGTCGTTGTTATCGATACAGACACCTAAATCTATTATTTTCATATTACTTTTCTATTTTCAATTTCTTTAACGACTTTAGAATGTAAATCTGCGATTCCATCTAAATGTCGAGTTAATTCTATGATTAACTCTTTTGTTTTTTCATGTTCCTCAAATAAGAAACCTTCTGCGTCTAATAAATCTTTGTTTGATTTATCTTTTACATTTTCAATTACGTCTAATAATTTTTCTTTTTCCATATTAAAACTTTTTACCAACTCCAGATATTAATGCCGGAGGAATTACCGCACCACCTGTAGGTCCTGGTAATATTCCACCTTTTAGAACAATTTTTATAAATGAATTCGTATCTTCTTCTTCTGTGTGTCCATCAATAACGGATTTAACTAATGTTAACACGTCATTACTTTCACCGTAGATTGGACCTGTTGGTACCCCTGCGGATTCTAACCTTTCTACAATATTCAAAAACGCCCTATCTTGACTATAACCCGGTGCCGAGTCTGCAACAAATAAAAGAAAACTTGGAACAGTAAGGGGTGTTTTCATATTAATGGCCCCTGTTATAGTATCCAAGATTGTCTGAAATATCTCATAACAACTATCCATTTCCGTTTCTGATATTTTTTTAAGTAACGCCAGAAGGGATGTGATAATCAACAGATATCTCTTGTATTTTCTTTTAATAATTTTTTGAACTAATTTAGTCACAAATGCAATTAAATCAATCTTAACTAAGTTCCAAAATGCGCGGATAAAAATCCAAAACAAATCTTTTATAATTAAACTAATCGCCTTATAAAACTTTTTCATTAATTCCTTTATGTTTATCACAACATTTAGGGCCATTTGTTTGAAAATTTTATAAATCATTATTAGTGGTAAAAAAACCTTTGCAGATAAAACCGTCATAATTAATGCCTTTGGTAAACTAAGGATAAAATTATTTAATAAGTTATTTAACAAATCAGATATTGAAAGAGACCCATCAGATTGTTCACTCGCATCCGTGGCAACTTTATTAAGTGCCTCGTTAATCGCCTGTTTAGGGTCTTTATTCTTTACTAAGTAAACAAAGTCCTCAATGTGAGTATCATCTACGTCAATTTCAAAATTGTAACAATCTTTGAATCTTAGTACTCTTCTATATCTTAAATCCTCGTCATCTAAATCAATCCCTTCAACGTCATCAAAATCAAAATAAAACTCAATGTCTTCTTCCGATTCATCAAACATATTAACGGCATTTTGATTTTTTAACTCATCTGTTTTGGTTTCTGAACCACAAATCGAAAGTAATTTTTTTATTAGTCTATCTAAATTATTTAATGATGCATCAAATTTTTTAGATTTACCACATTTACCTCCTCCTTGGATGGTTAGTAACATTGCCGTTTTGGCAATTGCCTCCCCATCGGGTAGTTCGAGAGATGAATAATAATCGTTAATAAAATCTTGTACTTTGGTTACACCGGTCGCTCCCTGTGTTAATCCTGTGATTTGGAATTCTTGATTTGTTTGATTCCATGTTGAGGTAAACAAATCGTTACCGTTATTTGAAGTAAACGTATAGGTACCTCCACTGAAGGAATTATATAGTTCCCTATTTACCTTTTCTTTATTCTTATCGGGACTTTTTGGTTCATAGATGATTTGACCACAAGAAGTTTCGGGGTCAATTGTAAGAATATCCAAAACATCGAATTCTTCTGGTTTGATACTAATTGCATCCACATTGAATACTGATTCGGTACCACAAATTCCATCCCCTAAAAAAAGTGCCTCCGATAATCTTTTAACCACAATTTCTTTTGCCTGACTTAATGTTGTGTCAGATGCTGATAATGCGTGTTGGGTTAATCTTTTTTTATCTTTGTTCTTAACGGGGTTGGTGGTTGTACCACTTTGTACGGTATCGGTTTGATTACCTGAAGACTTCTTTTCGGTACCTAAAAATTGTTCAACAACTTCAAGTAACTCACTAAAAATGTCTTTTTTGTTTTCTTTTTTCTGTGCTCTTTTCTTTTTTAACGCATCAAGTTTTTTACCAACAAAGTCTTCCGCTGACGGAATATTTCCTAAATAGGTATCCGAAGTATTATCTGCTAATGTTTTTGGGTCATCACTTATTTTTTTGATTCCCTCAATCCTCGAAACTAACTTCTTTTTGGTATTTTTTAACTTGCTCATTACGTTCTATAAGTTCCTTGTTTTGGTTCGTCGTCGGGTTCATTCATTAATTTCTCAAGAAGAGTTCTATCTTCGTCTGTTAAACTTAATTTACCACCAGAATTTGCGCCCGTTCCTTGAGTTTGTTTTAATAATGCACTTTGTAACTTAACCAACGAAATCTTCTTCTCGGTACAGTCGTTTAGTATTTTTTGTTGTTCCTTAATAACAGGACCAATTACACTCATATCCTCCGCATCTTTCATGAAGGTTAACATTTTCTTCGTTATCATTGATGCGGTGTTTTTTTGCTCCACAATATCATTGTAGATTTCCTGCATCAACGCTAACGCTGAGTCTGTATCGAGTGCTATGATATTTTTTCTCTCTCTCATACACTATAAATAGGGTTATTTTTAATTTATGAACCCTAACATTACACCTTCGTATAATTTTCTGTATTTTCTAAGAGATATCCTTATTTCCTTAGTTGATAAGGAGGTCATCTCCCTTAAAGATAAGAGTATCAGGTTCTTATTGAATTTGTTTCCATCTCCTATTTGGAAGATTTTATCAAAATTGCCAAAGATTTCTAAAAGGGCATATCCTAACTTTTGTTCATTATCAGTTAATTCTTCCGATTCCATAAATTCCTCCATTTGGATGTTGAACTTTATGATAACGTCCCTATAATCAACATGAGTTTCATCGATGACATAGGAGTGTTCAGGACTCTCTTCTAATGATGATGAAATATCGTCATAGGAAACACTTCTATTTTGTTCCTTAGTGTCTTTTTGGATTGCCCCCATCAAATAGTTCTTACAAATGGTACCAAAGTACGAATACGCCTTATGGTTCTTTGTATGGTCGAACTTATTGATTTTAGTAATCAAAAAGGACATTGTATCAGTGTGGATGTCCACAAATTCTAAATTTTTTCTATATAATTTATAACGTCGAATGATACTTTCAACCATTATAATGAGAGGTTCTCTTAAATATTCATTGAATATCTTATTCTTTTCTGATTCGGATTCTGATTCTAGATATCGTACCACCGCTTGTTCTTGGTCCTCCCCAAAATATATTTTTTGGGTACGTTTGCGTGGCATTTTTAGTTATTTACATAATTTATGTCTCGTTTATTTTTAAAGAAAAACTCTTTCTTTGCGGTCTCTAACCAAAATTTAACCTCATTCTCTGTCATCTTTATTGTTTCATCGTTTTTATATGACCAAAACAAAGAATCCTCTCTGAAGTTAACGTGTTGATATCCGATTTTAGGTACTGTCATAACCACAATGTTATTGTGTGTTAATCTTAATAAGAACTCATACCCAAAAGTTAATTTGATGTTGTCTTTTAACTTACCTTGTTCTTTAATCACAGATGTTTTATACAATCCACCACTGATTTGAAAATTTTGATAGTCTAAAAGTGCCTCATTATCAAGAGTGCCTTGTTTCTCAGTAAAACCATACGCCCAAGTAGACTCATTTGTATAACTCAAGAATTTACCCTCTACGTTGATATCTCTTACGATTGGTAAGAAGACCTCAGCCGTTGGGTTTTCTTTCATGTAGGAGTCCATAGACTTCAACCACGATGATTTATACTCATCATCAACTTCTAAAAGTGAAAACCATTCGGTTTCACAATTATCGATTCCCAAGTTAACTTGACTACAAAAATCTGTTAAACCTTCGTTTACCACAATTTTAGTTTCTAATTTATCCGATGTAAATGTAATTTTTGATGTTACTGTAGATGGTCCCACAACGATTAATTTAACGTCATTGTAAAATTGTTCTACGGACTTAACTGAATTCTCATACATCGTTGAGTATTCTTCGTCCCATTTATGAATTGGTAATATTACTGTTATATTTTTCATGGTTATACTTCCTCGCTGTTTAATTTTTCTAATGCCTTTTCGATGGCTTGAACTCTGTTATTTTTAAATGAATTGAAAATTGAGATTATGTTGGTTTTTGTAATCTCAGAATCGTAAGGTAATAATGACTCTTTCATTTTTTGTTTTACCTCGTCATTAATCTCAACACCTTCTAACCACGCTAAAACGAACTTACCAAGGATTTCAGTTAATTTAGATTCATCGTATGTCCACATACCATTTTCACCAATCCAATCGGGTTCGTTCTTTGGGATTTTACCAATTACTGGTACCTCACATTTCATCGATTCTAATGGAAAAGTTCCGAATGTTGAGTCATCATCAACCCAAACAGAAACCAAACACTCTTTAAGGTTGTCTGAAAACTCTTCATAAGTCATTTGGTTCATGTCTCTGAATGTAATCCACCTTAAATGTGGGTATCTAATGTAGAATTCAGAAATCAATTTCTTATTGATTGAACGGTCTCTACATAAAATGGCAATAATTGGTTTTGCCATTTTTTCCGATGGAGTAAAATTATCACTTATCATAGGTGGAATAATATGAACCAATGCTTCATTGAAGTTCTCCATAATGTATTTTTTAGATAGGTCGGTTGTTGTAATTGCCCTATCAAAACCATAATCGGACCAACGACTACCAATTGGTAATGTTTCGAACAGGTATTCTTTTTGTTGAACCAGCATTACTTTAACACATTTAATATTAGCCAAACTTTCCAACACGTTTGAATAATATTCAGGAACCACAATGGTATCCTCAATTTTGATTTCAACTCTATCGTCTTTAATGGTGACAACCTCTAATGAGTCATATTTGTCACCTAACCAAGCATTGATACCTGTGTATGTTTTATCTTCAACCAAGATTTTCGAGTTATATCCCGATTCTTTTAATGTCAATGCCATATCGTAGATATGTTTAACTGATGCTCTTGCGTTATTTCTTGTGTCATATGTCAAGAAATAGATTGTGTGTTCATTAGAGTTTAATTTACTTAATGAACTTTCTAGTTTTTCTATGTTTTCTTTATTTTTATTCATCATCTTCTTGTAAGATTTGATATTTGATTAGGGTGTTAAATGCAATTTTAAATGATATGGATAGTTCATTTTGTCCAAACAATCCAATACTTCCTTCTCCGGGTTCCTCGTATTCATTTAGAACCCTGTCAAGACACATTTTAATTGTTTCATACTTGAACAAATTTATTTCTAAGGTTTCTGTACCGTCTTCATTTTTGATTGTACTGCCTGTTTGACATTTGTTAGTAATTCCATCAATGTCGATGTAATAGTTTTTTCCGAAAATTTCAACCATTCTTTTTTTATTTCTGATAATTTATTTATTTTTAAGGTATTTGTAAAGTGATTATTGAATGCGGTATTAAATTTTACCACTTTCTTTTTTGGTGGACACGACTCTATAATTCTTCTGTCGTCAGTAATCCATAAGTCACACTTTCTCCAAAGTTCATTCACGTTTTCTATTTTAGAAAATGATATGTTGTCACAGATTACTCCGTTACGTGATAAGAAAAATAATGTTGATGGTTTGGCTTTGGCTTTTTCACTTAAACCAATTAATGTGAATTTAACGTCAGGATTTTCGAAAATCAACGTGTTTAATTCTGTCACCGCCTGATTATAACTCAAACCCGCGTGACCAAAAATTTCAATCGGGAAATCAAGATATAAGAATTTTAAGAATTCTTCATTTGATTGAAATTTGTATGAATTCAATACATCATCATTTAAAACGGGTTCAGAAACTGAATATTCAAATGTTTCTTCAGTTTCTGACTCCGTATCAACAAAGTAATCTTTATAATGATAATCGAATTTTTGTAGCATGTTCCTCAACACACCATCAATACTAACATATACTTCCATAAAGGAAAATATAATTTAAAAAATATTATAAGTAAAGGTTTATTCGTACCTTTTTAATATTTGAGAGATTATAGGGTTACGAACAATATCATCCATATCGAATTCAAAAATGCCGACATTTCTGATATCCCCAAGTCTAACCTTGGCATCGTATAATCCTGTTTTAGTTTTATCTTTAAATTTATCCGATTGGTCTAAATCCCCTGAAATGAAGAATTTGGAGTTAAACCCGATTCTCGTTAAAAGAAGTTTCATTTGTGCTGGAGTTGTGTTTTGTGCCTCTTCAAATACAAGGATAGTGTTATCAACGTTCCATCCCCTCATGTATGCAAGGGCTGCAACTTCAATGAACCCTTCTTCTTTAAGTTTTTCTCTTGCCTCTTTACCTATAATTTTATTTAATAGATAATATGACGGATAAATGTATGGGTCAAGTTTTTCCTCTAAACCACCCGGTAGAGAACCGAGTTTTTCTTCCGCCTCTACTGCTGGTCTTACAATGATAATTTTTTCGTACTTATTGGTGTCATCCCATAACAAGTCAACCGCACGTTTCATTGCGATATAAGATTTACCCACACCTGCAGGACCAAAACATAAAGTGATTTCATTTTCACTTAAAATGTTCCAATATTGTTCTTGGTGTTTAGTTAGAAACTTCTCTTTTGGTTGTTTGATAAGTTGTCTAATTCTTTCTTTTTTAGGTAGATTCTTTTTTTCGTCTACTATTCCGGATTTTACAGTTGATTTTCTCAATTATCTATATTTTAAATTATATTTTTATGCTCCAGTTGAACCGAATCCACCTTCACCTCTATCAGTTGAAGATAAGTCATTAACTTCACTGAAAACTACCTTAGGGTATGGTATAACCATTATCTGAGCAATTCTATCACCAACTTTGTAAACCTCTAAACGGTTATGTACTTTATTAAAGGTTACCTGTATTTCACCTCGGTAACCACTATCAATTACACCAACAGAATTAGTTAATTCTAATTCGTATTTTCTAATTGATGAACGAGGGAAAACTAAACCAACATATCCTTTTGGAATTTCTAATGCAATTCCTGTACCATAGGTTATTTGGTTTAGTGTTTCAGAAATAATTTCAGTACTAACTAAATCCATTCCAGCATCTCCATCTTTTGAATATGATGGAATTACTGTATTTGGGTGTAATTTTTTGATGTTCACTTTTAGTTGATTTACATCAGCCATAACCGCGTTTTGAACATCTTTATTTAATGATGATAATAAACCATCTAATTCACCAAAGATAGAGAGGTCTCCGGGTTCATCCGAAGACAACTCTTTTTCCATCTCTTTTAATTTGGCGATGTAATCGTTAATTTGATTTTTTTCCATTTTTTTCTTCCAAAATTGATAGTTCAAACCCTATTTTTATTACATGAGAAAGAGTGGTTGAACGATATTTTGCCATTTTATCATCGGGTTCTTTATCTGAATTTAAAATTGCTTGAAACTCTTCCTCAGTTAGTACAACACCATGTTTTGTTGCATAATGTACTGACCTCTCACCAACACGAAGGGAAACCATATCCTCAGTAAAATCGTACATTTTACCAAGTGTCTTTTTTTGCCATTCATTTTGGTTTAAACAAAACAAGAACACTTTACCTATTTGAGAAATGAAAACAGTTTTAAGAATTGAATTTACATCTACTCTCATGTTTTCAGGTAACATCTCATTTGTTTTAACTGCGTACTTACATGCCTTAATACAATGACTTAACAGACCACCCGGATAACAACCGTACATATCTAATGTGGTTGTTGCTGGTGCGGTATAAAAATCATCACCTAAAAAGTTTTGAAGTTCTTCGGTAAAAATACCATATTTGAGGTTTGTTTCCTGAAATTTTTTCTTATTGGATTCTAATTGCTCAATAGTCAACATGTTGTTTTTATTAAAAGGTGATTACTTGTAGTATTCGGGTGTGTTGTTTTTGTCGATGATACACTCAATTGTCATTTTAGCGATTGATAAACTTTCACTTGAACGCATATCTCCTGCTTTGTATTTTGAAACAACAATTGTTGCCTCTTCTACTGATTCTGCTTCAACAATGTATTTCACTTTTTGAAGTCTTGGGTTTCCGTTGCGGTCGAGTTGCTCCAACTCGTAACCTACTGTTACTAAATAATGCATGTTTTTTTTGTTTTTAGATTATTGATTTGAAAAATTGTGTTCTGTTTATTGATACATTCACGAGTGAATATTTGTCTTTAACTGTTTCGTAAAGTCTATTACCCAAATCCTCAATCATGTTTGGGTTCTCGATTAATTTCTTCATATTTTGAGCCCATTGTTTGTGGTTCTTACTTGGGGAAACTAGTAATGCGTTACCCTTGTCGGTGAATTTACCTTCGTTAAGTGCGTGTACCAAATCAATTGTATAGGGAAGTGTTTCACTCGCAATCAGGGCCTTCTTATGAAAACCCGCTTCAATTGCTTTAAGTTGTGATTTGTTTGCGTTAAATTCACTTGGAACTAACGGTGCTAAAGATACGTCAAATGAATTGTAATTCATTGCATATTTTCCAACAGGTTGAGTCCAAACCCTTTTATAACGTTTTGTGGAGTCATCATATTCAACTTCATTAAACGTCATTAGGTGGTTTTTATAGTCTTCATCAACCGATTTATAATGGTCAGTGAATATTTTTTCATATCTGTACCAAACGGTCTCTGTTGGTTGGATTGGTCTAACTCGTTTTTCACCCGTCTTTGGGTTCATTTCGGTTACGTTTCCTCTTAGGTCAAATCCACACAATACAAATTGTGTGTTTTTATAGTTGTTCAACGTACTTGAGATTCCGCTTGACATTAATTCAATGTCGTGAAAGTGACTTGAACCCCCTAACCAACCAAAACGAATCATTTCAGATTCCGTTGGATTTGATTTAAATTGTGGTTCTTCGGGATTAACCGCATTTGGGAAAACGATAACGTTCTTTATCCCCAATCTTGTTTTGATTGTGTTAGCAAACACCTCCGTTGTACATGTAACCCAATCAGAAGACCTCATTAATTCAACCTTTTTTCTTGGGATTTCGTTTGCCTTAATTTGGTGATACATAGGGTGTCTATGGTCAACAGACCAAAAGTCATCAATATCCATAATGACTTTAATCCCCATGGATTTTAATTTCTTAATTCTTTCAAGATTGTTTTCGTGAGTGGTTTGATGGATAAAACTGTGAAACACAACAATGTCGTAATTTTTGAAGAAATTATCGTCATCGGTGGGATTCATCGCAATATCCACGTGGAAATCCTCAGCATGATTATCCCCAATATATTTAAACGGGTCTAAGATTCGGTACTTACCGACACCATGAGCGTCTGGTGGTATTGCTAATATTCTAATTTTTGACATCAAATAAAACTTGTATGTCTAAATGATACAGAAAAAAATCGAGAAAAACAAACCTTATTTGGATTTATTTACACCTGTAATTTTACCTTTGAATATAGAATCCCCAACCTTCAAAACTAAATTTTCATTGATTGATAGTGTTTGTTGTGCGGTTAGAAGTTGATTTAATTTCTCGTCCATAACCTTACGGACAGTATTTTCAATTAGAATGGCAATTTCGTTCATGTCAATGTTCGAAGTTGATTTGTTGTTTGATGGTGAACTTTTGGATTTTGTTGAAACTCCTTCGGCTTCCATTAATTTTTTAGTATTTTTTACAAAATCAAAATCTAATGAATCATTTAAACTAATTTGTGGGATGTGATTTTCAATCATTGCTCTTTTAATCGCTTCAGGTAATTTAGATTCCATAATTTTGGCTTGGTTTACTTGGCTTGTTCTTGGTTGTTGTATTTCGTTAACATCCAATTCTTCTGGCATTGACCTTAACATTTCTTCGTTAACGTTACCTCTTTCAAAGTTTCCACCATCAACTTTGTTCATCACTTTTTTGGCTTGTACCAATTTTTGCATCAATCCATTTTCTGATATTACTCCTTTTCCTGACATGATATTTCTTTTTTTTAAGTATAAGTATTTTTAGAAGAAGATTAAAGTCTTCATTCTTTTTATAGATTCTTGTAATTGTGTTTGACCAACAACAATTTTGTCATTTTTCATCAATTGATACAAATCAGATTCCGAGTCTTTCTCGAGTCTTCTTCTTGTACCCTCACCTGCAGTTGTATTACCACCCGCTTGGTTTTGTAATTCTTTCCAATCCTCTAATTTCTTTTTATAAAGAATATCTATCGAATTTTTAAAATCATCAGGAGATATTAGTTTCTGACCCTCAACATCGGTTACTTTTGTTTTTAAATCGTTAAAAACCTCAACATCTCTTTTAACTTCAGGTGTTGGGACCGGTGAAGGTCTCTCATCACTCTTTGGTTGTGGTAATTCGGGTGTTGTTGGTTCGGGTTGTGGTTTAGGTTCAACTGTTGGTATTGGTTTTTCTATTGTTGGAACTTCAGTAGGTTTAGGTTCAACCTTAGTAGGTGTGGTTGTTCCCCAATTACTCTTAGCGTCAATTGTGGTTAAACTACGGTCACCGTCAGGATTATAATCGGGTCTTTTAGTGTCAAACGTCTCATCTTCATAGATTTGAATACCTGACATTCTTTTTAAATTAAAAAGTCTCCATCCGTGTTCTTCAAACCCCTTTTTGGAGGTTGATGGTGGTTGTACCCATGCTCTAACAACAAGATTACCTTTTTTTGTTAACCCCATAGCGACCATCTCCGCCTTAATTCTTCTTCCCGGTAAAACCTCACCCTTTGGTCCGTTATAATAAAATGAAACAGGGTAACGATTTTCAATGGCAGACTTTAACCTGGCTCTAATAGAACCTTTAGGCGCTGCCTCCATTAAAATATCAATTACTATGTCTTCAAAATTTCTCATTAAAAATCTGGATATGTTTTAGTTTCTCCGTATTTGTTTTTTGCCTTTAAGACAATTCTTTCGTTTATATCTTTATTTGTACCAACACTTCCACCAGCGTTTTCACCACGACCTTTATCGTCGCCATCAGAAATAGCATTAGGGTTTACTGATGAATATTCAAATCCACCATTATAAATATTTTTAGCCAACAATGAAACTCTTGTATTGATGTCGGTTAAACCACCAATATTACCGGAATCTTCACCTTTACCCTTCTCATCACCGTTAGATAATGCGTTAGGGTTATTGGAGTCATATTCAAAACCTGTATTATAAATGTTTTTTGCTAATAACGTGGCTCTTTCATTAATGTCAATTAAACCACCAATACTTCCTCCATTTTCACCTTTACCTTTATTGTCACCATCTGACAATGCGTTAGGGTTATTAGAGTCATATGAAAATGCTGGATTGTAAATATTTTTAGCAACTAACGATTGTCTTTCTAAGATATCTGTTTTAGAACCGATTTGACCGTTTAGTTCACCCTTACCTCTTTCATCACCATCAGATAATGCTCCTGTGTTACTTGAACCATACAAGTCACCGTAATTGTATTCATTTCTTGCTAAGTGCTCAACACGTTCTTTGTTGGCAATAATTTCTAATTGAGTAGGCATATTAGTATGTAATTAATTTTTTTATTTTTTCAAGTTCTTCAAACAAACCCAAAGATGTGATTGGCGATATACTTGTTTTATGTGAATTACTTTTTATCAAATTGGTTGGAATTTTAAAACTAAAATTTTTACTGTGTGACTTTAAGTGACTGTTTTTTCTTTGTCCTGTTAAACCACCTATCTCATCTGCTCTTTTTCTTGCTTGTTTAACATTACTTATTAAGTCTCTTTCACCTTGTAAGTGTGTCATTGCCCATTTTTCCATTAGTTCCCCACCACACAACTCATATTTTGTTTTTTCATTCACCTTATCCATGTTTTTTATATCGTAGATAATTCTTTTGAGCTGACCGTATTTTACGGATTTGTCTTGTAAAAGTTTTTTTGCTCTTTGGATTCCACGCACATTCCCACCATTTAAACCTGTGATTGTGTGGTTTATCTTATCCAAGATATCCTGTGGGATATCAAACTGTCTACCCTTTAAATCTTTATTCATCGTCCTTGTTTAATAATTTAAGTACATCTTTAATTGAAAGATTGTTCTTAACTAATGTATTTTTTAAAGATTTTATTTGTTTTTTAATAATTGGACCGATTTCTTTATCCACATCTTCGGTTTGGTCTTTAGTGATTAAATCTTCGGAAGAAGATTTTTTTGATAAAACACTTTCAACGTAATCGGAAATATATTTTTTTGGGTTCTCAACAAGTCTAACTAAATCTTTTTCTCCCGGAATGTATCCAAGTGCTTCTAGTCTTTCTTTGGACTCTTCGTCACCTAACCCTAATTTTTTTGTAAAATGTTCAAATGCTTCATCATATGTTGCATCATCACCAAGAGTCTTATCATATCCCAAAGCGTCGCTCATATCAGATTCCGCCCAATATCTTAAAGATGTAAGTGCACTTCTACCAAGACCATGATTACCCATCTGTCCTGACGATGCCTTAACAACCTCATCACTAGTTTTATGTGTTGAACCTTTTGATGCTCTTGTTAGGGGAACTTTACTTCTAGCAATGTTACCATTTACATCAACAATTTCTTCAACGTCAGTTTCAACACTATCAGGAAGTTTATCATAATTGGTATCATCAGAAAATTCCTTAGCCAACTTACCCCACTTCTTCCTTTCTTTCTTCGATAAATCCTTATCTCCGGCCTTTGCGAAGAAGAATCTTTGCTGTGATTTTGATGTAAATTTCTCTTCAATAATATTTTTTACGTATTTATCCATTTAATATTGTTTCTTATATAAATATCAAAAGAAGGGAAAGATATTTATCAATAACATGAATAGTCAGAATATACTAAAATTTTGGGGTAGCAAATTTGATTTGAAACTCGATACATCGGAATTTCACGATTATGAGGTGGGTAAAACTGAGGTAGATTACAATACCGAGGTTCTTGACCTTACCACACCAATCGTTTATTCCTCTTTGAAGATAAATACTACGGGTCTTATGGGTACATTATGTTCCCGAGATAGGATTACTATTGTCGAGTACGATAATAGAATTAATGACCCCACATACCCATATTCTGCATATACATGGACCCTTTCATATTCTGACTTCACTAATCGTTTAGGTAATTCTGACACAATTTTACAAAATGACGTATATGAATTCGTGGATGTTAGTGGTATTACCCATTATTTTAGAACATATAGTTACAATTCTCCACTTTCCAATCCATTTTCTTTAAATGTCACAGGATTAACTGTCGGTGCACCAATTGCGTGTATTCCAAGATTATGGGAGGAAGACCATTGTTGTCCAGTAGATTCACCATCAAACGCAAAACCATGGGCGTATCAAACCAATCACGGTGCCGCCTCGGGAAATGACTGTAATCCAATTATTCAAAGAAGAACTGAAAAGGGTTGGACTTTGGATTTTGTATTCAATAGGGAAGAATTACCGTGGTCTGTGGGTAAAGTATTTTATTATTTAGGTACAAGAGGAGATAGTAGTATTTCTGACTATGCCGATAATAATCTTTCATTTTCATTTACCGATGATAGAAGAATTCAATGGAGAGCAGTTCACTATTCGGGAGCGTGTTCGGATGATGGTGTTTATGGTCAAAGTTATTACATCGCATCGGGACAAACCCCTCAACTTTGTATTGATGGAACATCTGAAGATTTTGAAATCACAATAACTTTTGACAGATATCGTCATTTGACGGATTGTAATATTGAGAATGACGGTGGGTGGAATGACTTAATTCCTGAACATATCGTAAATGAATATGTTCCAAATACCGGAGTTACTGCGGTTACATCAACACAAATTGCAGTACATAATACCGTTGAATTATTAAATAAAAAATGGGCCGACGAGAGAAATAGACGATTAGGTGTTTTAAAAATATACCTAAATGGTAGACCTGTTTATAAAATAAAAGATTGGGAGGAAATTATCCCATCAACAAGAGGTGTTCAACCTTTTATACAATCTTGGGGGTCAGGAACGGAATATTCAGGTGGAATTCACAATATGGGTATTTCATGTTTTAACTTTAAGAGAGTACGATACTATGAAGAACCTCTTGATTTTGTTCACGTTAGGCACCATTATTTAGTGGATGTTAAACCATATTACAATATCGTTGAATGTGTTGCGGATTGTCCCGATGAGGTGATAGGGGTTTTATTCCCAACACCAACACCAACATCGACTCCAACTCCCACGCCAACATCGACCACAACGGTCGGACCCGTTGTGTTAACATTTAGTGGCGTAATCGGTAGTGGTTCAATTGTTTGTCATTACGATGCAACCATAGATAGGGTAATTGCGGATGATATTACCTTAACAACCACTAACACTTTAAAATTAAATGACGAAAGTATTTTAGAAATACCAATTTCTATTACAATATATGCCGGTGACCTTATAGGTCAATACACTCAAACATTACCCGAAAATTTTGATGATTTGAATAAAACATTCTTTGAGTACACTCCATTGGTGATTAATACTAATAGTACCGAACAATTTAACGATAATGTTTCATTGGCATTAATTTTTTCGGAGATAACACCAACTCCTACAAGTACACCAACAGGAACTATTACTCCAACATTAACACCAACTCCTACAAGTACACCAACACAAACTCCGGTAGTTTACTATTATTACTATCTAAGGGATTGTAATCGAACACACAATAAGATAGGTAGAAGTTTAACAAGTGGGTTAGCTGGAATAACTTATAGTATTGGGAATAGTGTGTGTTACGAAATTGTTGGTCTTGATTTAGGTCCAACATTCGATTATGATTTAGATACATTAACAACGGTTTCTGATTGTACTGATGTTGTGTGTTTAACTTCAACTCCAACTCCAACACCAACATCAACAGTAACTCCTTATATACCTGAAAATGATTTTATTTATAATATTATTCCAAATGGAGATTTCATTTACACATTAATACCGAATAACGATTTAACGTATACATTAATTCCTTCAGGTGATTTTTCAACAACTTTTATTCCAGACAACGATGTTCTTTATATAACCTTACCCAATAACGATGTAACATATACAATAATACCGAATACCGATTTATCTTATACATTAATACCGAATAACGATATTCAATATACAGTATTAAGACCACCAGCAGTATTTTATGGTGAAATAACATTGGGAGAAGATTCTGTTGAGGGAACTTGTAATTGTCCTGTGGGAGAATGTCCAAGATTTTATGTGACGGGTGACGGGCCAACGTTCTGTGATTCAAATGTTTTTGTAACAAATGGAGATGGATTTGGTTTTAGTGGTTGGGGAACAATTGTCCATAATGGTTATTATAAAACCATTAATATGGATGGGAGTAATATCGCAACATATAGAACTGATTGTGGGGTCTGTCCAATAACCCCAACTCCGACCCCTACGGAAACCCCAACACCAACACCTACGGAGACAAGTACACCAACTCCAACTAATACACCAACACCTACTCCTACACCAACAATGGTACCATATAACAAAATTGTTGACTTAAACATAAATGATTCAATATCATATTCTGGAAGTGGAACAACGGTTACGGACATTTTGGGTAACACAAATGCAAGTATAATTGGTTCACCATCATATCAAAATGATGGATGTACTTCGTCAATAGTGTTGAACGGTACCAGTCAATATATTTTAACCAACACCTCAATTAATACACTTTATGATTCTACAGATACATCTATATTTCTTTGGGTTTATTTAACAGATAATGGTGTAATATTGAGTGAACAAGGTAGTGCTGTTTTAAACATTGGTTGGCACGATTCACAAATTGAGTTAGTTGATGGAACATTGAAGTTTAGTGTGTGGCCATATGGTAGTGAAATAACATCATCAATATCAACACCCCTTAATAATTGGTATTATATTGGATTTGTATACAACAACACAACTTTAACCGCATATGTAAATGGTCAAAGTGCTGGTTCATCAACAGTTGTTAGAGAGGCACCATACCAAAGTGGTAATGGTTTATATTATGCAATAGGTGCAACGGATAGTACAAACTTAAATGATGGAACATATTCCGCACTTAAATTTGGTAGATTAGAAATATGGGATGGTGCAATTTCATCTTCAGATGTTTTACAGAATTATAATGATTCAGTAACCACTTGGATTTGTCCTACACCAACTCCAACCCCTACGGAAACCCCAACTCCTACACCGACACCGACCGCAACAAGTACACCAACTCCAACAGAAAGTCCTTTAGATTTTGAAATTTCAGGTACTTGTGTTGATGACGGTGCGGTTAGTACACATCACTACACTGGTGGTTCAGGTTTTTATGATAGAGGTAATGGATTATATGATACCGAATTGGAGGCATTGAATGAAACGCAATGGTCAACAGTTTTGAATCCTAATGGTTATGTTGGTTACGGTCTTCCAATACCTAACATCACGAAAACATATTGGGTCGCTGCGAGAGATAGAAACAACCTATCAAATATTGTTGTAAAATCAATATTAGTTGATTGTGCACCAACACCAACACCTACACCAACACCTACGGCGACAGAGACACCAACACCAACTCCGACGGAAACAAATACACCTACTCCAACATCAACAAGTACCCCAACTCCTACGAGTACACCTACTCCAACACCTACATCAGGTCTTGTGGTAACAATTTTAGAGGTTGGTTCTGACGTTATAATGTCAGGTTCTGGTTCTCTTAACCTAACAGGATTAATTGAGGGTTCAGTACAAACAGCCGGAGGTATTAACGGTACGTTGGGTTATTGGGTAATTGGTCAATCTAATCTATTTTTTGCTAGGAAATTTTTTGGAAATAATCTAAATGTTTACCCAAATAGTTTCGGTTCAGGATATACAGCACCAACATCATACTCAGGACAAACATTTGGTATTCAGGATGGGTCACTAGGTAAAGATATAATTTTACCGATAGGTTATACTTCAGGTAGTCCTTTAAGTGGTACGGCAACATTTGCGAACAAAACAATATCAAGTATGGGATTAACACCCGGTACTTATTTGTATGATTGGGGAAGTGATTCCATAACATTACAGATTGGTTCCTAAAAATAAAAAACAATAAAAAAGAAAAGATACAACAAGATAAAGTATTTATAATAAACACAAAAATAACAAACTATGGCAGTAGGAGCAAGAATAACAAGTACACACCTGAGTGGTAAAACGGCAACAGTAACGTTTGTACCATATACAGGGGCAACATCGGGTACAACTCAAAACCTCGGAACTAAGGTAATCCCTTTCAATAACATCACCACACACCCGTATGGTGTTTATAATCTATACTTTGCTGAATATGATTACACATACACGTTAACCATACCACAACCAGATGCAAGTGTTCAATCGTTTGTTTATCAAAATAGAATGGTTGGTTCTGACAACTACGGTGCTGCGTTTTTAAATTTTGATGTTTTAACCGCAGAAATTATTGACTTAGGTGTTGATACTAATGTATGGAATAATCAGAATATATATGTGTTAGATAATTCAGGTTATATGCACTATTTCACAGGTGTTGACGATGGTGATGATAGATTAGTGATATTCACAAATGCCATTCACGAAGAAATTGGAAGATATAGTGGTACAACTAATGGTTATAGTGGTAACGATTTAGATGGTAAGTGGGTTACATTTGAAGATGTGGATAATGGTGTGTTTACTTACTCAGATGGTGTGTCAGTATACACATACACTTGGAACCCAGCATTATATAGTATTGATATTGAGTGGAATTTTAATGCAGTCACGTCTGATGGTACAATGATTATCGAAAAATGGGAAGTTCCACCTTTAAGTGGATGGACATACAATGGACCAGGTACATCACACATAGTTAATCCAACTGACGGTACAACAACTTTATTTAAAACTTGGACAGATGGAACATACATTAGACATAAAATGACAAATTCATCTGATTTTATTGCTGTTTTAACTGAAGCTCAAGGTACCTCAGGTACATTCACAAATTTTGAAATATATAACACAAGTGGAACCATTTTAGAGACGGTTTCATTAACTGGTGCCACATATAGCAGTTATAATGACCAATTTCACGGAACAAACAAATATACCATATTACTATGGGATGTTAATAACGTAGAAACACCATATAAAATAATAAGTTATAATGGTAACACATCAAACTTAATTGAAACATCACACGCTAGAGGTACAGGATATACTCAAAGCATTATAGATGGAGATTCTGGTTTATATCCAGATAGTGAGGGAAATGATGGTGGTGTTGTAATAACTTTATATGATTCTGTAACTTCGAATAATATTGGTGCAGAAGTTACATACTGTGATATTATGTATATGTTTGATAATCAAACATCGTTTAGCACATATACATTCGCAGACAACGTATCAAAAACAATCAATTCTTACGGTCAATTAAGTGACATTTACAGAACACCGTGTGTAAATGGTGATGGTATTGTATCTATGTTAACCATTATGTCGGGTAGTACTCGTATAGAAAGTATGAATGTTAGTTTTTCTGGTGTTACTAATTTGAACTGGAATTCATTGGGTAATAGAACGGCTGTACAGATTTTTACTAATAGTAATAACAATGTAACTTACAAATTAATTAACGAATTAGGTGTTGTAATTGATTCATTAGATAACTATGAATTAACCTCACCTTATAGTTCAAGTATGTATTCTTTTGGTGAAACCGCCTATCTTACAATTATTGGGGTTTCTGCGGGCATTCTTGGTTATTATGTATATAGTGGTAGTACAGGATTTACCTCAACAGATTATTATAATAATTTTAATTACACAGATTCCCATTTCTCAGGCACAGACAAGTACAATGGTGCAATGGTTTTATATAACACCGACCAATTAGATTTTAGAGTATTAACATCAACCGGAATAACTAATGAGTTTAGTTTCCCTGAGTATAATAGTTTTGATATTTCAGTTGGTGAGAGCAAGTTTATGTTTGTATATAATGAAACTAACGGTGGTGTAACTAAAATAAGATTGTATAATTTTTCTGGAACATTATTAAACAGTGAAACAACAACTTGGACTAATGGTTGGGATAATACATATGGTGTTGAAGATAGATTTGTTGTTATGAACTATAATGGGGATGATACGGTTGAAGTTTATTTAGTTAGTGAAAATACTATAACATCAGTAACAACTCAAGATTATAGTAGTGAAGAATCTACGAATGATTGGATTTATCAAAATGACTAAAAATTAAAAAAAATAGATTATGAAAATATTAGATATTGATGTTAAAGTCATCAAAGACAAACAAAAAATTAAAAGGTTTCAAAAAACCTTTAACACTAATGAACCATTAACGGTTGAACACATTAAAGGTGTTATTAAAAATGAAATGGGATTTCCATTTGAAATAGTAAAAGAAGAATTTTACTGTAAGTCAAATGAATTAAAAAATGAAGATAACGCACCATTTAAATCAGGTAACGAATTTATTTTAACAATTAAGTAATGGAATTTTTTATCAGACAAGGGGCATCTGAACCCATATTGAAAATGAAACTAATTGATGATGGTAAAAATGATAAATCATCATTCAATGACTCATTGGAATTATGTGACATCACATTTGATATGTATGATGTGGTTACTGGTGAACCTGAGATTTTAAATTCCGATTGTCAAATCACAACGAGAGACAAAAAATACAACCAAACAACTGACGAGTACTATATTGTTCATAGATTTACTGAATCTCAAACAATTAAACCCGGTAAGTACGAAGGTAAAGTTACAATTCAATTCTTAAACACCAGTCTAAGTCCAACGACAAAGTTAATTTTACCCGTAAAGGAAAAATTATTTATTACCATTTTTTAATTTATCAATATATTTTTGTATATTTGGCCCTAAGACAAACTATGACAATTCCGTCATAAGATAATGGGTCAACTAAAAAATATACAAATATGGCAGAAGTAATTTCTCAAGAAACCATCGAGGGTTTCTTAAATGGTTGGGACCCCGAAGAATTCATAGTAGGGGTTGAGTATGACTACAGAACCAACAAAATCTACAAAATTATCCAAGACCCCGAAAAGGGTAAAATCGTTAAACAGGACACAATTGTCCCCTTTCTTTGGGTTGGAGACCTAACGGGATTTAATTTCTATCAAAACAACAAGGCACTCCAAAAGAAAAAAATGGGGGAATACGGTATTCTGATTGAAAAATTGGAAACCCATGGTAATGAACGTCTTGAACTTGGTATGACCTACTTAGTTAAGTGCATGAAAGGGTACACCGAGTTAATTAACTTTTTTAAACAAGGTGGTATCGACCCATGGGGTGAAAAAACAAAACAGTTGTTTACCATTTTGAACCCCGCAGAACAATATTTGATTCAAAAGAAAAAAAGATTGTTTAAGGGTATTGAGGAGTATAGTGGTGTTCATCGATTCGTATTCGATATCGAGACCACAGGTTTAGACCCCGAAACTTGTAATATCATTTTGATTGGAGTTAAGGACAACCGTGGTGTAACTGAGACCATCTCTGCCTTTGGTGAAGATGGAGAAAAGAAATGTATTGAGAGATTCTTTAATGTTATTAGAGAATTAAAACCAACTATTATTGGTGGATATAACTCAGCATTCTTTGACTGGCCGTTTATATTAAAACGTGCCGAAATATTAGATGTTGATGTGAGTTCTCTTACTCAAATCCTTACATCACAAGGAATCAAAGAGAAAAAGGGAATGTTAAAACTTGCGAATGAGCAAGAAGATTACACTCAACACGTAATTTGGGGATTTAACATTATTGACATTGCACACTCAGTTCGTAGAGCACAGGCAATCAACTCAGAAATTAAATCGTGGGGATTGAAGTACATTACGAAGTATTTGGAAAAAGAAAAAGAGAATCGTGTTTACGTTGATGGTGCGTGGATTTCAAAGATTTATTTAGATAACGAAAGTTATTATTTAAATCCAAAAACAGGAAAGTATAAAAAAATCGGTGATGTTGGAACTGAAGGTTTATTAGAGAAATATCCCGGTAAGTTTGAAATATGGACAGGTCGTAAAATCGTCGAACAATATCTTGACGATGACTTGTATGAAACTATGATTGTTGATGATTCATTCAGTCAATCTACGTTTCTACTTTCGAAAGTCGTACCCACCACATATGAGAGAATCGCAACGATGGGTACCGCAACATTGTGGAAGATTATTATGTTGGCGTGGTCATACGAAAACAATTTAGCAATACCGGCAAAGGACGAAAGACGTTCAATTACAGGAGGTTTATCTCGTTTATTGAATGTGGGTTATGCAAAGAACATTGTTAAGTTTGACTACTCGTCACTATATCCATCTATTCAATTAGTATACGATGTGTTCCCCGATTGTGATGTTATGGGTGTACAGAAATCAATGTTAAAATACTTCCGTAACATTCGTATCAAATACAAACATCTTGCTGGTGAATTAAAATCAAGTGACCCCGTTGCATCTGAGATGTATGACCGTAAACAGTTACCGATTAAGATTTTTATCAACGCATACTTTGGTTCGTTATCTGCACCACACGTATTCCCATGGGGTGACATGAATATGGGTGAAACGATTACATGTACAGGTCGTCAATGTTTACGTATGATGATTATGTTCTACATGAAGAAAGGGTATAAACCACTCGTAATGGATACGGACGGTGTAAACTTTGAGACCCCCGACAATATTAATGATACGGTTTATATAGGTAAGGGTTTAAATGAATTAGTTATCGAAGGTAAGGAATATCGTGGGATTGAGGCGGACACCGCGGAGTTTAACGATATCTTTATGAGAAATGAAATGGGTTTAGATATTGATTATGTGGCACCTTCATGTCTTAATGTATCGAGAAAAAATTACATAATTAAATTAAATAAAAAAGGTAAAGAGGTTATTAAATTAACAGGTAACACCATTAAATCTAAAAAATTATCACAATATGTTGTTGACTTCTTAGATGAGGGATTAAAATACCTTTTAGATGGTGATGGTTTGTCTTTTGTAGAACTTTACTACAAATATGTGGGGATGATTTATAATCAAGAAATTCCTTTGGCAAAAATTGCCAATAAATCTCGTGTTAAACAATCCGTAAATGAATATAGAAAACATATTCAGAAAACAACTAAGTCAGGTTCGTTAATGTCAAGACAGGCCCACATGGAATTAATTCTTCAAAATGATTATCCCGCTGGTCTTGGTGAAACCATATACTATGTAAACAATGGTTTTAAAAAATCAGATGGAGATGTTCAAAAGGTTACTAAGGCAACTAAAAAACAACAAGAGGATTTTTTAGCGAAACACGGAACAACAATCCCCGACAATTATATTCAAATCAATTGTTATATGATTCCTGAAAAGGAGATTATGGATAACCCCAATTTAACGGGTGAATATAATATTGCTCGATATCTTACCAATTTTAACAAACGAGTGGAACCACTATTGGTTGCATTTAATCCATCTATTCGTGAGGATATTTTAATTGAGGACCCGAAGGACAGACAATACTTTACTAAAACACAATGTGAACTTGTGAGTGGTTTCCCATTAAAAGAAGAGGGTCAAGATAAGTTTGATGAAGTAATGACTTTATCTGATGGTGAGGTTATATTTTGGAATAGAGTACAACGAGACCCATTCTTTATGTATGTAGATAACAGTCTTGAATTGGTCGACCAATATTGGGTTGACCACAACAGAAAAGTTGTAAAACTACAAGAGGCGAGTATCAAGAGTAATGAAGATGAAATAATCGAAACCAATGGAATCGATTATGCATTTCATGTAATTGAAAGTTAATTAGATTACGTTATACGGAGATTGGAAGGGTCTATACTTTAATGCCTTATTAAGGTTTTCTGCTTCATTCCCTTTTCTCTCAAGAATTTTGTCAGGACGAAGTCTTTCCAATCTCTGCATTAACTCTTCGATTAGTTTTAACTTTTCATCTTTACCTTCAGTTAACAATGAAGTGTAATCCAATTTAATTTGACTATCAGGTACTTGTATATCACCCGAGTACTTACCCCAAATTCTTCCTAACCCTTCTTTAGAATATGCAATAAGATATTTTCTAACCCAGTTTTGTGCTGGTTTATTTAACATATCCCACGTCAATTGTTCAACGTCAACATCTGAAGGTAATTTGATGATATCTTTGTTTTTATCTAAACACGTATCTCTATCCATGGTGTCATAATACCAATACCAAACCTTACTACGGTTGTTTTGAATAGAACCAAAATCGAATCTACCACCCGGTACATTATATAAGTGAACTACTTTGGTACTATTAGGTCCCGCCGTTATTCTATAGGTTAAATCACCACCGATTAATCGGTTTTTAAGATTTCTATCACCCATTCTTAATAAAAGGTCAAATGCGGGTAACATAAAGTAAGAACCCGATGTACCTTGTTGTGCAAAACCACCCACACCACCAAAACCAACACCACCAAGACCACCAAATCCCCCTAAAAACGGGTCAACGATAGAATCGGTTAATTCCGCTCTTGAGAACCATAATAATTCATTTATTTCTCTTCCTGCGGGAACAATATAGGTTTGTGTGTTTGCTGATAATTCAAAATAGTCTTTTTTAAGTTCAGAGTTTCCACCTGTTTGTAAACCTACGATTTTAGAATATGCATGTGAAAATTGTGTTTCATAATCCAAACTTCTGGTTGTGAATGCACGAGTTAAAGATTGGGTATCAACATCTATACCGATTAATGATGACCATTGTGACTCGATTAACCAATCGTTCACGTATTGTTCGTATTCAGAAAGTGACAATTCTAAAAACGTATCCATTTGTTCCTCAGTAAGTTCAATACCTCTAACAGGTAATCCTAATAAGTGGAATACTTGAGTGTATAACTTCTGTTTTTCAGGATTTGTAATAATCGTAGCAGACATATTTTGTTTTATCTATAAATATTCGTATATTTGAGTTATTAATTGAAATGTTTTGAAACTAAGAAGTAATATTAAATATAAAGACGGTAAGTTTGTTTACCTTTTAAAGAAAATATGTTCCGGAAATGGTCAATATAAGGAAGTTAAGAGGTATTTGAAGGTTAGTTGGGACGCCATTTATGTAAAATATTATACAAAATATAATCAATACGGTACTTGTGTTCACAATGAAATGACCGGTGTTTTGACACCTTTCGGAGGTTGGTCGAGAATTAATCAATTCAACACTCACCCTACTTGTAATGAATATATTTCACAATATCTGAACCAACAGTTATCAAATGACTTCATTGCTAGAGGTATTGATGAGTTTGAAGGGAGAAAGGTTGAGTTAATACAATTCGACAAAACAAACACAACGATTGAATACGCATTCAGTGAATTGGAAAAGTATTTCTTTTGGTTAAATCATTACGGAGATAAAATATTCAAAGACCAAAGTACTTTAACTGACAATGATTTCTTATCGATATTAATTGACAAATCAATAAGTACAATGGGTGTAGGGACATTAGCGGAGTTGTGTGTTGAGTATTTGTTTAGGTCTAAACTAATAAAATACAACGTATACCGAAGTTCCACCATTAAAGGTAATAAAGACGATTTCAATGGGGTCGATTTATACACCACCGAAAAATCAGATGAGAGTATTGTAAAAAAATACCAAGTAAAGTCCGCTAAAATTTATGACGGTAATACAATCTACAGTCCAATCAATACGAAGTTCTACAACCAAATGGGTGTTGATTACTTAGTAATAACAGAAATGAATATTAAGTATACCCCAAATGAAATTACAATAAACCCAACAAGGATGTTGTTTTTTAGAATGGACCCAAATTTATTTACTGAACAAAAACATTTAAACAGTGGAGACACATATACATTCGACCCAAAATCAATCATGATGGAAGAACCAATTAGCCAAATTTTTAAATCGAAGATTTTTTACGAATTCTTCATGTACTGTACCAAACATGGATTACAATTCATAATGGATGTTGATGACACTACGTCGGCAACATACGATGAAAATATGAAATCCGTAAGTATAAAATTACCTACTGACGACAAAAAATATGTCGACCAACCTATCATCGATGTGTGGAAGGAAATCATTAACAAAATAGAAACGGGTACAAATATGGAAAATTCTCTAAAAGATTTAGAGAAGTTCCATAAGTAATGATTGTGCAAAACTCTCAGAGTATTCACCATCACCCATAACTTGGTCAATAATACCTTTCTTCTTTTGTAAGATATTATAAACGATTCTTTCAATAGTGTTCTCAAATACAGGATAGTAAACGAGGACACTATTTTTTTGCCCGTATCTATATGCCCTATCTTCCGCCTGTGAATGGTCAGAAGGAACAAACGATAAGTCATTCATAATAACAGTCTCCGCCGCAGTTAAGGTAATACCCACACCACCGGCCTTAATGTTAGATATGAAGATTTTAATCTTATCATCGTTTTGAAAACGGTCAACACTTTCCTGTCTTCTATCTTTTGACATTCTACCATCAAGAGTAACAGAGTTCTTCTTATACTTCTCATGTATCATATCGAGACTCATTGTGAAGTTTGTAAACACAATTACTTTCTTACCTTGTTCAATAAACTTTTCAATTAATTCACATGTATATGGTACTTTTTCATATGCAATAACCTGTCTAATTTTCATCAGACGATTAAGTGTTACCGTAATTGATTCTTTCTTTTGATTGTCTTTAGAAATTCTCATGAAATCCTCCAACTCTTCATCATAGAACGTACTCTTTAAATCTAAGAAAACAGGTGTGATAATTTTTTCAGGTAAATCGAGGATATCCGTTTTCATTCTTCTAAGAACAATGTTTTTAGTCATATCTCTTAATTCATCGAGATTACTTGCACCACTTGTGTTCCAAATCTTTTTACCTCCGACATTAAATTGATATCCGGCACAATATCTCCTAACAAAACTTTGCCAATTTAACGCGATTGGTGAATTAACTAATTTTAATAAATTATAATAATTAATTGGTCTCGATGTCATCGGAGTACCAGTTAACAACCACACTTTAGGTATTTGTTTGGCGATATCGTTGATTAATTTTGTTCTTTGTGCGGTTGGGTTCGAAACATAGTGTGCCTCGTCGATTATAACGAGGTCAAACCCTTCTTTAACTATTAATTGGTATGATTCACTATCTTCAGAGTTTTCGGTCGTGTGGTAGTTCTTAATGATGTCATAGTTGATAATATAAAAATCAAATGTGGACCCCCATTTACGACCTTCAACAATTAACACCTTTTTATCGGTGTAGTTATCGATTTCACGTTGCCAGTTAATCTTCAAAGATGCGGGACAGATAATTAATACTTTCTTTGCCCCACTCTCAAGTGATGCAATAATTGCTGATGTTGTTTTACCTAATCCCATATCATCGGCAAGTATGTATTTGTTATTTGCCAATAATTTTTCAATTGCCACCTTTTGGTGTTCCATTGGTGCTCTATGTGAGTATGGACTATAATCCACTTCTCTGTTTAGTTTCTTTTCTTCTTGAATAATTGACGACTTTGGTAACCATAATGAATAGTTCTTCTCAGTCTCAACTACTTTACCCCAAATGTGGTATGCCTTATCACTTTCACACAACAATTTCTCACACCATATCTTTTCAGGGACATAAGTGAGATGTTTACTTTCCATAATTGTACTCGCAAAGTTTTTAGAAATGTTTAGATATTTTTTAGCAACACGAGGTACCGTCTCATGATATTTCAAGACGTATTCTGCCTGAGGTCGAGTCAATTGAAAGTTTTTAACTTTAGAAAACTTTTCTTTCCAATCCAACAACTGATTGTTGAATCCTTCGTAACTTAATAAGATATCCCTCGCCTCTATCTCGGGTATTTTATTCTGCATATATTCTAAATATAAGAAATTAGAATGAATAATGGAACTATTTATTGGGTATGAAACATAAGTTACCAATAACAAGACTTAGTAAATTTTTCTCTGAAACCGATTTTGATTTAAATGTTCAAATGGGTCAGGAATATTTGCATGGTGATTTGAATATGAAATTGGTTGTTTTTCGTGTCGATAGACAAAAGACAGATACCGATGAAGTATACGCTGAAGTTGGTAAAGACCAAATCAAATTTTTACCTCCTGTTGAGTTTAATGCATTGGTAAAAATTGAGGAACCAAAAAATACCACATATAAAGGTGGTTTAGGTAGATATTTGGAACCTGGTAATATGACTGTTTCTGTTTATATGAGACATTTAGAGGAACTCGAAATAGATATAAGATACGGAGATTACATTGGGTATCCTGAATCTGAAGAAAGAATTAGATATTATACCGTTACAAATGATGGTAAAGTAACCTCAGACAATAAACATAGTATGTTTGGATTCAAACCATATTATAGAACCATTCTTTGTGTTCCAACACAGGAATCAGAATTTCGTGGAATTTAAACATGGGAATACCTAAAAGAAAAAATAACATCCAAGTCTACGGAGTTAAATCCGATATGAACGGACCCGATATTGTCGGCAGAAGAAAAGAGTTACTTGAGAGAATAACCAAGTCAGACACTTTTTTACCTGATTCGATTTTACACGAGGACCTTGACTTAGGTATGCTCGATTTTGTTAAAGAACATTTTAAGATTATATCTGACGGAGACCAAATTCCGATTATCCCGAGAATATTAACAATTCAAAGATGGGGTGAGATGTCAAACAATTGGACATTTGCCGATGAGGATGGTAATATGAAACTACCATTTATGGCGGTTATTAGAAGACCCGACGTTCAACCCGGTACAAACCCTGTTGTTCAAAGAACAATTCCCGATAGGAGAGACTTTTTCTATGCATCGGTTCCAACATGGAACGGAACTCAAATGGGTGCGGACATATACAAGATACCTCAACCCGTGGCAATTGACATTACTTTTGATGTGACCATTGTTTGTACAAAGGTTAGAGACGTAAATAGATTTAATAAAATCGTTTTACAGAAGTTCTCTTCACGTCAATCGTACACAAGTGTAAAAGGACACTACATTCCGATTATATTGGATAGAATCGAAGATAACACACCAATGGACTCATTGGACGGTAGAAGGTTCTATATCCAAAACTACACATTTACAATGTTAGGGTTTTTAATTGACGACGAGGAGTTTGAAGTTAAACCAGCAATCAGTAGAATGTTTCTTTTGAATGAGTTTATCGCAAGTAATAACTTTGCGAAAAAATATATTAATAAAACCATTGAAATTACGGTGGCAACGTTCACCGCCGATGGTTTACAAACCGTTTTTAGTGTTGGTGAAAGTATTAATGTCCTCTTTACCGTTGCGATTAATGGTCTTGTACAAGTTAGAGATGATGATTATTACCACATCCCCGGAACGTCTAAAATAACCTTTGCATCTCCACCTGATGAGAATGATGTTATTACCATCACATACTTTAAAGGTAGAAACGATACATTTATTGATACCTTCGGTAAACCATTACAAGTTACAAATGAAACTTTTGTATATGATGGTTCCACATTGGAATTCACAACCTCATCACCAATAGATAGTATTGTCAGTTTAGACATCAACGGTCTTGTTGAAGATGAAGGGTCGGGATTTGAAGTATCAGGTAACTATAAAGTTAAACTACTCGGAGCCCCTGTTATCGGTTCAAAAATTGGCGTGGTTTACCTAAGTTAATCTCCATATAAATCTTTCTTTTTTGGTTTACAGGTCTCCTCAATCCATTTTTGGACAACCTTATAAATCTTCAATCCGTTTTTATCGCAATAATCTTTTAACATCTCATGGTGTTTCTCACTGACTTTGATGTTTTTTAAGTTTTCTTTTGTCATAAAGATAAATAATGATAAAAAAGGATTTTTAAATATCTTTTTTTAAAAAACTTACGAAATCTTTGCTAGAATCAAAGATATTTATAGAATAACAAATAAAATAAATAAACCAAACAATTAAAAATGGCAAATTCAAATAGAGTATTTGTATCTCCAGGTGTTTATACATCAGAAAAAGATTTAACATTCGTCGCACAAAGTGTAGGTGTTACTACATTAGGTTTGGTAGGTGAAACCTTAAAGGGTCCAGCCTTCGAACCAATCTTAGTTAAAGATTATGATGAGTTTAAATTGTACTTTGGAGGTTCATCACCAGCAAAAGACGGGGCGGGTAACCCAAAATATGAGTTACCTTATGTTGCTAAAGCATACCTTGAAGAATCGAATCAATTATTCGTAACAAGAATCCTAGGGTTAACAGGATATAAACCAGTGAAAACTTTCGCAATTCAAACCCTTGGTGGTTTTGTTTTGGGGAGTATGACAACAGGTACCACAACAGGTATCACAATGGACCCAACACCATTAGCAACTTACACAGGAAGTACAGTATACGCTGAACTTTCGGGTAAAACTGCATATGATGGTACATCTATTACAGATTACATCTACACAGAATTTAGTGGTTTCACAGGTGGTACAGGTACATGGTTCGTTATTGGTGCGGCGGATGCAACAGATGTTGCAGCTCAAGACCCAACTAAAGAAATGATTTCACCACTTACAGGTGACCTAAATGTAAATTCATCTTGGAATAAAAATTGGTACAACACATTCAATAACGGTACAAATGAGGTTTATTCTTATTTATTCGTATGGAATGGTTCAACTAACCTATTCTCAGTAACAAGATATGAGTACGATGCAACATTAACCAATGACGGTGAAGTTGTTGCGGCGTTCCGTTCAAGAGGTTCTTATTCAGGACAAACATTGTTACTTGAAGTTACAGGTAACACAAGTTTCAACATTTCAGGTTCTGATTTGTCAACAAATCCTTTCGCCGAGTTTACAGTTAATGTAACGGGTTCTACAAGTGGTGTAAAATCATTCACTTGTTCAATGGATTTATCATCATCTAAGTATGTAACTAAAGTGTTAGGTACTGATGTATATGACAAACCTAAATCGGACATTCCGGTGTATGTTTACGAAACATATCCAAATTATTTAAAGACCGCATACGAACAAGGTTTAGTAAGAGGTATTAGTTTAACTGAACTTTATGTTTCTGAAGGTACAAACTTCGTTAGAGAGTGGGATACCCCAATTTCTCCAATGGTAGTATCTGAAGTACGTGGTGGTGAGGTTTCTGACCTATTTGAGACTATTACAATTTCAGATGGTGACGCAGCGAACGCACAAATCAAAATGTCTATCATCAATATCGATATCGAAACAGGTGAATTTGATTTAATTGTTCGTGACTTTAACGATACTGACGATAATTTAGTTGCACTTGAGAAATTTACAAGATGTTCAATGAATCCAGACCTACCAGGTTATGTGGCTAAGAAAGTTGGTACTTCTGACGGTGAATACGAATTACGTTCAAAATACATCATGTTGAATATGGCTGAAAACCACCCAACTGATGCGTTTCCAGCAGGATTTAAAGGATTTGTAGCAAACACAAACTTCTCAGGTTCTGTTTTGGGTTCAGTATTATATAAAACGGAATACTACACCGCAGGTGATGTTATCAGTTACAATGTTGATGGTTCTCCAGTTACATCTGCCGGTGATAAAATTAGAAAAGTAACTTTAGGTCTATCTTCACAAGTTGGACTTGACAAAGACTTATTCAAATATAAAGGAGCGGCGGCTGCGGGTTCAACAAGTGGTTTCCACTTATCAGTAAACGCATCTACTATTACAGGTACAACATTTACAACAACTCCTTACGATTTAGAAGGACAAACAGGTGTTGATAATCCATTAACAGCAACAACTTACCGTAAATTCACATTTGCAGTTGGTGGTGGTTTCGATGGTTTTGACATTTATCGTCAAACTAAAACTTACGGAGACGGATATATCTTTGGTAAATCAACATATGTAAGTGGTCACACAACTAACGGTGGTGTATTCAGTACAACTGTTGGAAACTCTGATTATTATGCATACCTACAAGGTATTAACACATTCGCAAACCCTGAAGCGGTAGATATCAACATCTTCGCAACTCCGGGTATTAACTTCTACGACCATAGTTCATTAACTACACAGGCAATCGATATTATGGAAAACGATAGAGCGGATTCACTTTATGTTATTGCATCTCCAAACGTATCAACTGCGGACGAAGTAATTGACGCATTGGACGGTGTGGCATTGGATACTAACTATTCAGCAACCTACTGGCCTTGGATTCAAGTTAGAGACCAAGACAACGCAACTCAATTATACATTCCACCTACAGGTGAGGTTGTAAGAAACATTGCGTTAACAGATAACGTATCATTCCCTTGGTTCGCAGTAGCGGGTTATTCAAGAGGTTTGGTTAAGGCAATCAAAGCGGTTAAAAAATTAACTCTTGACGAAAGAGATGATTTATATAAGGCAAGAATCAACCCAATCGCTACTTTCTCTGATACAGGTACCATTATTTGGGGTAACAAAACCCTTCAAGTAAGAGAATCTGCATTGGATAGAATTAACGTAAGAAGATTATTGTTAAGAGCAAGAAAACTTATTTCAGCAGTTGCTGTAAGATTGTTGTTCGAACAAAATGACGAACAAGTTCGTAATGAATTCTTGAGATTAGTAAACCCAATTCTTGAAGCAATTAAGAGAGAAAGAGGTTTATATGAGTTCCGTGTAACTGTATCTAATGACCCTGAGGACATTGATGCAAACACACTTAGAGGTAAAATCTATGTAAAACCAACTCGTTCACTTGAATTTATCGATGTTGAGTTCATAATTACCCCAACAGGAGCATCATTTGATAATATCTAATGAAAATAAAGATGGGAGGGGGTAACCTCTCCCATTTATATGTTCCACGAGGAACCAAAAAGTATAAAAAAAATATTTGTATATTTTACCCAGTATTATATCTAGTATACTAGAACTAGTATTATATTTCTAGATTTATTTATTAAATCTTTAAATCCAGTTCCAGTATTTATACTAGTATAGGGAAAAAATACGAAAAAAAAACCAAATAAAAAAGGCCTACGTTGAAATTTTTTATTTTTTCAAGATAGGCATATTTATAAGTAAGAAGAATAACCAAAAAAAAACTAAAACAAAAATATAGACATGGCAGATTTATTAATGAAAATGCCGGTTCCTTACGAACCGAAAAGAGTTAACCGATTCATACTTAGATTCCCTTCTTCATTGGGTATCAACGAATGGTATGTGTCATCAGCGGCTAGACCAAGTGCAAAAATCAATTCAGTTGCGATTCCGTTCATCAATACCTCAACTTATGTTGCGGGACGTTTTGAGTGGAACGAATTAAGAGTAACGTTTAAAGACCCTATTGGTCCTTCTGCGTCACAGGCATTGATGGAATGGTTCCGTCTTCACGCTGAGTCTGTTACGGGTCGTATGGGTTACGCTGCGGGTTATAAGAAAGACATCGAATTGGAGATGTTAGACCCAACGGGTGTTGTGGTTGAAAAATGGATTCTTCAAGGTACATTCTTGACTGACTTGAACTTCAATGAACTTGATTACTCAAGAGACGATATCGCAACTATCACTGCGTCTTTACGTATGGATAGATGTATCCAAGTTTACTAATAGAAATAAAAAATATAGAATCTGTCAATATGAAGGTCTCCTCACAAGGGAGACCTTTACTTTTTATAATAAGTTTTGTATAATAGTATAGTTATAATAAAACACATTTATGGAAGAATTTAGAATCGACCCAACAATATCATATGATGTTGTAGAATTACCTTCAAGAGGTATTCATTACCCAAGTGGTAAGAAATCATTAAGAATCGCGTATTTAACCGCATCTGATGAAAATATCCTATCATCGGCAAATTTACTGGCAAGTAATAAAATGCTCGAAGAACTACTCAAAAGAAAAGTTTTAGATAAAGACTTCAATACTGATGAATTATGTGAAGAAGATAAACAGGCGATATTAATTTTCTTACGAAATACCGCGTTCGGTTCAATATACAAATACACAACAATCGACCCAAAAACAGAAAAAGAGTTTACTGTTGATATCGATTTAAGTGAATTAAAATATAAAGACTTTACGTTAGTTGCGGATTCAAATGGTGAATATCCATATCATATGGAAAAAAGTAAGGTTAATATTACTTTTAAATTTTTGACCTCAAAACAAGAAAAAGAATTAAAAGATATTGAAACAAGTTGGAATGGTAATGGGGTTGCACCTATCATCACAAAAAAACTTGAGATGATGATTAAATCCGTTGAGGGAAATAAGGATTTAATGAATACTCACAATTTTGTTGATAGATTACCAATCAAAGACTCTCAAGATTTTAGAAAGTTTGTAGAAGAAAATAAACCGGGTGTGAATTTAACCCAAACAATTAATACCCCGTCTGGAGATATTACCCAAATTGAAATTGGGTTCGGGGTTGGGTTTTTTCGCCCTTTCTACGGATTATAAGAAAGGTCAGTTAGACGAAATTTTATTTTTAGTCAAAAGAGGGTTCTCTTATGGGGATATTATGGGTATGCCTATCTATGTTCGAAGATACTATATAAAGTATCTTATGGATATAGAAAATACAAATTAATCTATTTATAGGTATGGCAACAATTGATTGGAAAAAAGTAGGTGAAGACTCAAGAAAGTTAAATCATTCTGATACTCAATCGGAGGCATATGCTAAAAAATTAAATGGAGGTAATCCATTGTCAAGTAGCGAGCAGTCTCAATTTGCCCAAGGTTTTATTGGTCGGGGTACTGGTTCTAATAGTGGTGGCGATAAATATAGTTTTGGTAAAGCCGCATCAAAAACAGGTGGCGATTTTGTTGAAAGATTAGCTGGTTCTCAAAGTCTACCCGCTTCAGCGTCATTGGCTGATAATGAAAAACTTGAGGTTACTGATATTGTAAAAACAATTAGAGGTGGTCTGGGTGGAGGTATAACCTCATTACTCGGTGACTCAATTTTTAAATCCTTAGAATTTGCCGGTAAACAAATAACGGACGTTCTTACTAACGAAGTTAAATTAAGAAACGAAGTAAACGCCAAATTAGGAATGGCGGGCCAACTATCGAGAGATTATAGGGATAATATTTTTGAAGCCATGCCCGCGGTTGCAGGTATGGGATATAGTTTCGATGAATTAGCGTCAACTACCATGCAAGTGTCACAAGACATGGGTAATATGGCGATGGTTGGTGCTGATGTTTTTGAAAAGGGGGCGGTTACATCAAGAGCGTTCATTGGTAACTTACAGGACCTTCCACAATATCTAAACAACTTCAATGAAATTGGTATAGGAGCGGGAGATGCGTTAGAACAAATTAACGAGGCGGGTAAATCATCTATGGTTTTAGGTTTAAACTCTAGAAAGGTTGTATCTGAGGTAAATACGAATTTATCTAAAATAAACCAATACGGTTTTCAAAATGGGGTTCAAGGTTTAACCAAAATGGTTCAACAATCAGTTCAATTCAAATTTAACATGCAGAATACCTTTGATTTGGCTGAAAAATTATTTGACCCAGACCAAGCAATTGATTTAACGGCAAATTTACAAGCAATAGGTGGTGCAATTGGTGATTTTAACGACCCACTTAAAATGATGTATAACGCAACAAATGATGTTGGAGGAATACAGGATGCAATAATAGGCGCTGCAGGTTCATTAGCAACTTACAACCAAGAACAAGGTCGTTTTGAAATAACAGGAGTTAATTTAAGAAAGGCAAAAGCGATGGCTGAGCAATTCGGAATGACAATGGAAGAATTAAGTAAAACTTCTATTAAGGCATCCGAAAGACAGTCCGCATCAACTGCTCTTATGTCAAAAGGATTTGCGTTAGATGAAAAAGAGAAAGAATTCTTAACCAACATCTCAAGAATGGAAGGTGGTAAAATGGTTATTGACGTTTCCTCTATATCAAAAGAATTTGGTGGAGCTCAGAGAATTGCTTTAGATACTCTAACCAAAGTTGAAGCGGATGCATTATTGGCAAATCAAAAGGCATTTGAAGAAATGTCAACTGAACAAATCGCAAAAGAACAATTTACTCAAACTCAAAATATGGCGTTGAATGTCGCTGAAATTTTAGGTATTTTGAGAGTTAGATTTGCTCGTGAAGCGAGAATTGCAGGTGCTGCCATTGATGCGGAAACAAAAGGTGTCTCAGATTACCTTTCAAAAACTGCGAAAGAAATGAACGAGAGTTCAAAAACTGGTGCAAAAAACGCAAATATTGACGTGGTGGACAAAACAATTAAAATGGCAACTGACGTTGGAATGTATGGTTCTAAATCAACACCACAACAATCAGTACCTGTTAACAATTCAACACCGACAACAAATACACCGGCAACAACAACTGAACCACAATCCAATAAAACAGAAGTTACACTTAATATTAAGAGTGATACGATTATGGATGAATGGTCAAGATATCTTGTTAGAAGACCCGAAGCAATTGACGAATTTTTAAATGGAACTAGTCCAAGAGATTATACTAGTCAATCATAAACATAAAATAAGTAAATCTCTATTTATAGTAAAACAATAAATGCCAAGTTATTTAGATTTTAGTAGTACATCGACATTCAGGGACTTCTTAATATCAAAGACGTTACAACGTCCATTTGGTCCCCAAACATTTACTGCGGCAAACTATAGTGTTCAGACTCTAAGTAATTTAGCCAATGTTGACCCAGGTGCGGTCGACACAAACCGTGCAAATGATTTATTACAGATTAAAAATACAAACATTTTTAAACCTGTAAGTTACTTTGTAACTGAAAATATTAATACAATACCAAGAAGTGCCAATTTAAATTTATACCCCTATTTTACAAGAGGAGATATAAGTAGTTTATTTGGTATTATGTCTAACAGTAACTACGATAATGAATCGCAGTTAATGAAATTCGCGGCATTAAACATACGTGAAAATAGAGACGGTCCCGTTTTTGCGAGGATTACACAAAATTTAACTGCGGCCACATTAGGTAGAGTTAGAATTGCGGATGCAATAAATGGAAACACAGCAACGGCAATCAATATCGTTACAGGTAGAGAACCGTTAATTGAAAAGAATTATAAAATTACGGTCGCCAAGACATTATTAGGTAAGGGGATAGATTTTCTACAAACCGTTGCGGGTGTCGAATTCCCGTTTAGTGAAATACCGGGTGATTATTTATCTAACCCACAAAACCCAATTGAAAATAGACCAACACCAAGAACTGAAGGTGGGGCAATTCTACAAGATATTACAGGTGCGTTAGGTTCATTAATTGGAATTCAAAGAAGACCAAAGGTTTCAAGAAAACCTTCTGATTTGATGATTGAATATATGGGTGATGGTCAAAAACAAACTTTGTTTGACAACTTATCATATTCGAAATACGCACCAAACTACACGACTACTGCAAGGTCACAACAGTCTTCAAAACTTTTTAACAACATTAGTCAATTTGCTCAAGGAGTTAAATCTCTTTTAGGGTTAGAGGCACCAAAAGGTGTTGCATATATTGGTGATGATAGAAGTGAAGATGTTAAGATGACAATGTCTGACGCAAATAACAATATGGTAAAAGGTAGTTACTATATGGGTATGATGTTTGACCCTGTTCAGACATCTTTATTTGAAAGACAAAGAAATATAAGTGAAGGAGGTACACTAAGTACTAAACTAACATGGATTAGTCGTAATTCAAAAGAATATAATTTATCACCAAATGAAACAAAAATTCCACGTACCGGTTTCTTTGGTGAAAGGTCGGAAACAACATATTCAAGAGAACAAACATCACATGTTGATTCTCTATCAACAAAATATGGTTTTAGAGAAGATTCGATTTTAGGTAAAACACAGGAACTCCTTGATTCTATGCCGAATGACGGCATGGCGTCTCGTACTCACGTTGGTAATGTTATTGACCAAACAAGTAGAGTGTTCAGAGAAGGTGAAACAATGTTATCAAGAGGTTCCGCAATTCAATATGTTGACAAATACACAAAAGAAAACACCGGTATAGAATATTGTAGAGTGTGGACAAAAGATAGGTCTTACTTTAACTATTCAGATACCATGAAGAGAACGGGTAATATCCGTAAATTCGATGATAGTGTGATGTCAACCCCATGGAACTTGAACATTGCACCTATGTCAGATGGTGATAGAAATTTTGAAGGGGTTTCAACAAACATTAAAAAAGGACCTCCCGGAGATGGATTTTATGCAAAAAAATATATGTTCTCAATTGAGAACTTGGCATGGAAAACATCAAACACCCCTGGATTCACATATAATGATTTACCTTACTGTGAAAGAGGTAACAACGGAGGTAGAGTTATGTGGTTTCCACCATATGACTTAAAAATCAGTGAGCAGAACTCAGCAAGATGGAGTGATAACACATTCTTAGGTCGACCTGAACCAATATATACGTACCAAGATACATCAAGAACGGGAACATTATCATTCAAAGTGGTTGTCGACCACCCTAGTATCTTAAACCTATTAGTTAGAGAACACTTTAAAAATATGAGTGACGAAGAGTCCGAAAATTACATCAACGCATTTTTTGCGGGATGTGAGGAATTGGATTTCTATTCACTTATTAGAAGATACACTTATTTGGATTCTGATGACATCACTTTAATAAAGATGTTCTTAGAAAAAGGTAAAGACCCTGAAGTAATTAAGAAATACAAAACCATTATAGAACCCGTTGTTAATACGGACCAAAGTGGTGGTTCGGCAAACGCTAACAATGGTAAAAATGAAGGTTTTAAATGTGTTCTTAAATATGATAACGACATTCCGGGTCCACGTTTTCAATCCGTAGAAGTTGACACACCATACGGTCAATTGTTTGAACCGTTCTACATACAAAAAACAGGACATACCGCGGCACTTGATACCGCATTAAGAAGTATTACTGGTATAACACAAACCGCACAAGTTTTAAAAGAGAGAGAATATGTTTTTGGTAAAACGGGAACTACAATTGATAATGCAGCCGTTCTTTATCAAACAAATTTACTTGATGGTTATTTTGAAACGGCAAAAAAAGAATATGAGAAGTTTACTGGTGGAACTGCAACACTTAAAGAAATGATTAGTGGGGGTACTGTACAAAGAATTTACTTAACAGTTGAATCGTCTTGTTCATCAGTTGCATCTGAACTATATAATGAAAACTTGGCACTTAGAAGAAGTTCAAGTATTATAAAAGAATTCTTTAAAAATATTTCAAAAGATGGAACTGTTCCTAAAGAATTTAAATGGGTTAAAAGTATTGGTATTGCTGAGAATAAAAACTTATCTGAAAATGATAAAGTTATCATTTCGAAAGGTAAACCAATAGTTATTAAAAAAGAATATAAATTAAGTGATTTTGGATGGACGGATAATACGGGTTCAGTTGTTATTGACTCGGCAAACTACGGTGAAAATTTTACAGGACCGTCACCCGATAGTCAATGTAGAGGAAAGGAATTTATTACTGTTAAGAGTTTAAAAATCCACGCACCAGTTGCATTTTTCTGTAGACAATCAACAGCGGAGGTTAAATACCATATTGAACCTGAAAAACCAAAACCAACACCTCCCCCAACAATCGTTACGAGAATTGAACCGGATGGTGAAACTACTTTATATCCACCAACTAAGAAACCTGCGATAGACCCAATGAAGAGAATCATCATGAAAACTCTTTCAGAGTGTTTCTATTTCAAAAAACTTGAAGAGGATTCTCCAGTGGCGTTCAAATCATTAAAAGAAAAATTAAAATATTTCCATCCAGGTTTCCACTCAACAACTCCTGAAGGATTGAACTCTCGTTTGACCTTTATGTTACAATGTATAAGACCGGGTGACACAATACCTATTAAGGGAATTGCGGATGATGCAGATTTAAATGCAAGAAATACTTCATTTGGTCCACCACCTGTTTGTGTTCTTAGAATTGGTGATTTTTACCATTCTAAAATTATTATTCGTGATGTTAACATCACGTATGATGATTCACCATGGGATTTAAACCCTGAAGGTATTGGTGTACAACCAATGATTGCCAATATTACATGTCAAATTGCATTTATTGGAGGACAGGGATTGTCAAGACCTGTTGAGAGATTACAAAACGCTCTTTCATCAAATTTCTTTGCTAATACTGAAATGTACGATGAAAGGTCAATACCAACAAATGAGACAATCGGTGGTGTGGACGCAAAAGAATTTACAAAAGATTTCTTGGAGAAATTATTAAGTGATTTACCAAAACAAAAAGAAACCCCTGAAACTCAAAACACTAATGAAATTAGTGAAGGAAAATGGATTGGTACATTTATTACCCCATCATCAACGATGGACTTCACCCCATTACTTAAACCAGTATTTGATAATACTGACAATTATTTTAAAAAGTACGAAACTACCTATAACAAAATGATTAAAAGATATGGTCAAGACATTGGTACATTATTGTTTACTGACACGTATAGAACAATTAAACAATATGATGTTTACACAACCACTAGTACATCACCGGGAAAAACACTATCATTAGTTGGTCTTTATAAGAAAAACAATGAATTACCAATCTTAATGAGGGGTGTTAAAAGTGCGATGATTGCACAATTAGATAATACCGACCTATCACTCATGTTTGGATTAGATAAAGTTTTAACACCACCTAAATTAGCCAAGTCAAACGAATATCTTAAACCTTTGATTACTAAAATAGTTGAAGATAAATTAAACGAACTAATCGATACAAATCCATTCAGTGAATTTGAATCTGTGAGAGATTCGTTGATTAAGAGTTTAGACTACGTTAACTTCCTTGTTAAATTTGGTAAGGATACAATGGTAAAAGATGAAGATGTTACTGAGGCTGTTTTATCGGGTTATACATATGATTTACTATATAATGAGTATAGTAGTTGTATTGACTACATTGAAAAGAACACACCAAAAATGTTTATTGATTTAACATCAACAATTAATTTTAATACACCAACAATTGGTTCAATTGAATTTGAAAGAATTATGACCGTATTTCTTCAAGAAAAGGTTAATGAGATTGTTAAGGTTTATGAAAATGACCAAACAATATTTCCTGAGAACATTAGAAAGAAAATTAGAAATAAGATTGAAGATTTTGTTGAGGAACTTAAAGATAAGGATTTTAAATTTTCAAAATTTAAAGATAGGAAGAACAGTAAAAAAATTACATTTTCTTTCACGACCACTAACTTATCTACAGATGCGACATTCAATGAAGAATCTAAAAAAGTACATTCAGATAATGTTGAAGTGACAGACAAACTAAACTACTACAAAAGTAATAAAGATAAAAAGTAATGGCAAGGGATTATTTTAACAGATATCAGTTTTTCATTGAGGACAGTGAATTTAAAATTGTTCCGGGTATTGAGATTCCGATTAAAGGAACCGACAAGTATACATTCTATAAGAAAGGAAAAGATAGATTGGATAAAATCTCTCAAGAATATTATAATTCACCCGTTTTTGGTTGGGTTATTTTAATGGCAAATCCATTGGCCGGTAGTTTAGAGTTTGAAATTCCGAACAATTCGTTAATTAGAGTACCATTTCCTTTAACTACGACTTTACAAGATTACAAAAGAAGTGTAGAATTGTATAATTTATATTATGGCGAGTAATAACGATTTATCAAATAGTGAAAACATACTTGTAAAAGTAGACCAAAACAATCTTATTTACATCGACCCGAATAGTATTGTCGATAATGACGGTAATATTCAACCAAGGGGTGTAAAACAAGAGAATTTGGTTATGTATGTTAACTTGGAAGCAGATATTATTCCGAGAACATCTCTTGTTGCCAAAGACCAAGGAAGTACCTTAATTAGTATTGCTAAAGGTAATCTTAATTTTCTTAAAAATCAAACAGGTGATGGTAACTTTGATACATCGTGGACGGAGTCTTATTTGGGTAAACCCGAATTAAACACAGCTAACGATGCAAAAACCAAAGTAACGGATGATTATTACCTATCTGATTCTAGTGGTCAGAGTTTCGGTATGGATAGTATTAACATAACAGTTAAAGGTGCAAATTTCACACCCCAAGTCACAATTAACTTTATTGACGTTAGAGGTAAGACACTATTTGAATCATCTGAAAATTCACCATACCGTGCATTTTTTCATATTCCATGGCCAATATTCTATTTGACGGTAAAGGGTTATTATGGTAAGGCGATAAGATATCGTTTACATATGACCAAGTTTTCATCTAAATTTAATGATAGTAATGGTAATTTTGAAGTAACCACAACATTTGTTGGGTCAACGTATGCATATATGAATGACATACCTTTATCTGCAATTATCAACTGCCCATATATGTTTTTAACTGAGAATGTTGAGAACAAAAAGTTTAACGAAAAAGAAGGTAGGTACGAAAAGAAAATATCAAGAGGCTCAAGAGGATACCAAGTATTAAGGTCGATATATCAACAATACGAACAAAAAGGTTTAGTACCAAAAGGTACATTTATTAAAAACGACGGTAAACCTGTAAAGACATTAAAAGACTTAGGTTATATTGCCGAATCACTTGACAAAATCTTAGAGAGAAAAATCTTTAACGAGGTTGTTGATATGAAAGTATTCCAAGGAATTAAAGAACTTGAGGATAACTTAAATAACTTTGAAAATTCCATTAAGGCGTGGTCAAAACAAAATTTATCTTCAAAAGAGTATGAAACCAAAACACCTACCGTTGTAAATCCGTTAGTTGAAAGTACAGATTATAATTGGTATTACTTAGTAAAAGATAAGAAAACTTTAGAAAAGATAACAGGACAAACCGAAGGAACTTTAGAAAGACTTATTACAATTTACCCTGATGCGTTAAATAAATCAATTGATTTTACAAATAAATTGATGAATAAAACTTCTGCGGATTTTAAGAAAATTTCATTAAACACAATTAAAAACATTAAAAACTATTATGATGTAAAGAGTGATGGTTTTGTTTTGATTGGTATTGACACATTGTTCAAAGATATTTTTGAAATAAAGAAGTCATTTGATGAACAAAGAAAAAAACTCGAAGACGACGTTGAGAAAAAAATGAACGAGGTCATCAAAGACCCTTCTCAAGGATTTGGATTTGAACCAACAATCAGAAATATATTTGCAGTACTTTTAGCAAACGCGGAAGTTTACATCCGTTTAATGAAAGACACACACAACAGAGCGTTTGATTCTGCGAAAACCCGTGCTAAGTTATTATCGGGTTTAACTGATGAACAAAAAGGAAAGGGTAGTGCAATATATCCATGGCCTGAAGTTAAAAAACCCATTTCAGGTGGTAAACAAAATGTTATTGCATATCCGGGTGAACCTGAATTAATAAATAAATTAAAATCAAACAATAACACCATTTGGCCTGAAGTTGACTTTGTTGAAGAATACATTAAAATTGTAACTAACAAATTAGATACGGGTGTCACAAACGAACCAACGGTTAGTGATGTTAATTATATTTTTGAAACTGATTCTACTGAAAATAATTTAGACGATATAAGTGGTATGGATGCCATGAATGAAGGGGTACCTTATGTTGATAGGGTATTTTCATCATTTGTTTATGAACTTTATGAAAGAATAAAATACACAACCCTATTCGATTCGTACAATAACAACTTATTGGATTTATTGGCAAAAGAAGAGGTGGAAAATATTAAAGAATCAATTAGTGAAGATGTTGATTTAGTTGACCTATGTCAAAAATTAACAAATATTGATGCACTAATTAGATATAAATCAGCATCACCCTTACTAAATGATAACGGAACACCACAATTAGATTCAGAAGGTAAACCAAAAACCGTGACTCTTTTTGATGGATACCTCCCAAGTTCATCACCATATGAAAGGTTTCCATATTTTAGAGACCATTTACCAACAGTACCATACTTAAAAGATATTATTGATTCTCCATTTAAGTTTGAAAAATACGGAACTGTTAATAGACAAAGAAAATCGTTTAAAGGAAAAGAAATAAACGCTGAGTTAGTGAAATACGTTCCTGAACCATATAGAACTAAAATATATCCATTCAATTCAGACATTTATTTAGATTATTTGAATAAGACCGAATTTACTGATGATAATTTTAAATTTAATGGAATTTTACAAGTTAACCCATCACAAGCATTTGTGTGTTCACCGTTTAATGTGACTTCATGGGTTAAACCTGGGTACGATGAAAACATGTTTACACAAAAACTTAAAAATGGTAACACATCCGTTAATATATTAAACACACCATATTTTCATAAACAGTTAAAATCTGATTTTGGTAAAACAACCAAATTTGGAAAGTATGTTGGGTCATCATATCTATTATTAAATTCGTTACCGTTTTTAGATTTAGAAGATACCATCACATTTACTGACACATTAGGTGTAATGTTTGGTCAAACTAACAACAGTAAATCAATATTAATGTCTTCTTTATTCAGAGAAGTATCATCAACTCATTTTGTACCATATCACTTAATGTTAAAGTGGGGTGCGATGTATCATAGATATAAAAAACAAATTATCGACGGTGTTGATATTTTAAGTGGATTTGTAAATTCAAGTAACGTTACTCAACCAATAACCGGTAGTTCATTTTTTGATGGTGGATTCACAGGTACAACTTTTGAGACATTTACCGTAGGTGCAAATACTATTAACCATTCGTTGTCAAATAACGTAGGTTTAAATCCATATTATCAGTCAATATTTCATCAAATTGTTAATGGGTATTCACATTATAATGTTTATTCGGGTAATACTGACTATACGGGTAAAACAAACACCAATAATATTATACACAAACCACTTAAAGGAAATAATAATAACACTTATTGGAGTGTGTTGGTTGATAACTCAAAATATAAATCAACGGAACAATTTTATACATTATTACCGTCCCATGGTTTAAACCAATCGGATTTAGGTAATAAGAATTTAGAGACATTTGATTTTGCTGAACAATATACATTTAGAGGTTGGTGGATAGATGAGAGTGTAACTGATGAATTTTCAGGTAAAACATTTGCATCATATTCCGAATACCCAAGAAACTACGTTTCGGGTTCAACCACGGATAACACATTTACGATTGACGCAAACTACAGAAAGGTAATTGATTTAATTGGAACTTTCAGTCCACAAATATTAGAATCGTTTGAAGGAATGTTCTTAGATTTTGCGTCTGAAAAAACTAATGATGAGATACCATTCCAAACATTTGACAACTTAAACTACGGTAAATTCCAAGACTTACTTAAAGAATTGGTGACCGTACCTAAAGAAACCACTGATAGTACGTCTAATACAATGTTCAACATTGTAAAAGATAGACAACTTGAAAAATCAAAATCGGTGAGTAACCGTTTGTTAAGTGTTAATAATATTATAAAATTCACATTGGCAAATCCAAAAGAAATTGACCCATATACGTTTTACGGTATGACATCTTTTGATAATTACAATGTTTTTAGTGTTGCCACGTATAATAACAGTGACCTAACCCCAACAAATCAAAATTTTATTAAATTATACATTGGAGAGGATATCGACGGTTACTATCAAGATTTCTTTGGTGTTAATGACATAAAACTTACTGAAGAAAATATTATCAGATTTAGACCATTAGTACAAATCTATGCGGGATATAGAAAGTCAGGTGGAACCAACACAAAGGCGGCATTTAGGGAGTATCTTAGACTATCCGTGTTTCAGGGGCAAGGAAATAAGATTTATGCGAGTGGTTCTGACGTTAGATTAAAATATTTCTTAACTATAGTGTTAGGGGAAATTAGTAAAAAGGGTAATATCGAAAGAAAAGACTCATCCACCGATATTAGAAGATACCAAGGATATAACACGAACGATACGAAGTTAGAATTGTATAATACCTTCAAATCATTTAATGACAAATGGACCGCCGGTAACTCAATCGGTCAAAGATTATTACTTGAAGAATTTTTATTTTTAGATAAAGCGAATAGAGACATTGGGGATAAATTCTATATGAATATAGATAGGATTACAAATTTATTACACCCAAATAACATGAAGCAAAGTTTATATGGGTCAATATCAATATTGATACAGGGAACGGGTCTCGATATGAGGGCACTCCCCGCATATGTTAATTTCTATGGTACGAACTTAAAAAGTAAAACAAAGATTACACCATCTAAAAATGTTGCCAAAAATTTATTCGGTACCTTTTTAGAAGTTGATTATCAGGAATCGTCACCAAAGATTATTATTCAGTTAGTCGGAGCGTCATCAAAAAGACCTGACTTATCAAATAGTAAAGAATATAAGTTTGCGGATGATAGTTTTTACATTGGTAGCGTAAATAACAATCCATTAGTGATTACATCATTAGAAAGTTTTGCGGCAACTGATTTGAGTAAATCAAATAAAGTAGTTGCATTCGAGGTAAGTTTTGGTGACCAAAACCAAGGTATTTTCAAGGGGGTACAATTAGACCAATCAACCTTAAAGAACACATCTGAATCATTTGTGGTTTTAGAAAATTTGGCTAGGTCAGAATCAGGTGCGGGTGCATATAATGTGGATGTTAGTTTATTTGACTATTACAAACAAGCGTCATATAAATGTGAAGTCACATGTATGGGTAATGTAATGATTCAACCAACAATGTACTTTTATTTAAAAAACATACCAATGTTTAAAGGTTCATATTGGATTACGGAAGTAAGTCACTCAATTAAGGGTAATACAATTACAACAACGTTTTCTGGTGCAAGAATTCCGTATACATCTTTACCTGACCCTAAAGACTCATTTATTTCAAGTTACCGTGTTTTATTTGATAGAATGGCATCAAAGGCTCAATCGATACTTAAACAAAACGAAAAACCTAGTGAATCAAAAGAAGAGGTTGTTACTTATGAAGGTATAGCATACTCAACAGATAGAGCAGGTAAAACAATACAAGGTGAAGAAATAACTAAGTCTGAACCAAAAGTGGGGGTTACTGAATTTGGAATACCATATAATGGTTATAAAAACCAAAAAGACATTCAAAAAGTTGATAACAATGGAACATGGTTAAGAGCGGTGGTGGTAAAAATGGGTGGAGAAAAGTACCCAATTGACCCCGATACCACAATGGGAGTTGCTGACGGTATTAAATGGTCAAAAATCAGTGGAGCCAATTATAAGTTTTACAATACTACCTTTTTATCAAACATTGCGAGTTCGGAAAAAATTAGAACGGCAAAAACAGAATTTAAGAATCCTAAAAACGGTAAAACATATACATTGAACCCAAGTTATCAATTAGCGGAATCAATAGGAACTATTGTAACCAATGGACCAGTAGGTAATGGACCAAATGTTTCAGGTTATGGAATGGGTATGTCACCGTCATTAATGTCCGAACTTGGATTATATGATGGAGATGTGGTGTATTTTAAACTATCATAACTTTTTATTAGTGGTTTAAACAACGAGTTTTCTCATTTCTATGATATTTATATAAAAAAATACTATGAATAACGATAAATTAAACGATGCGCTTAACAACTACATTTCCCCTAAGATGGTAAGTAGTGTTTCTCAGGACGGAATGGAAAGAGAAGAGTGTGACCTAAGAACTGGTGAATGTTATGTTATCAGGTCTAAAGATGGTATTGTTGAAAGAATAAATAAAAAATTCATTACCGAAGACGGTAGACAACTTTTACAAGATTAATATCATGAATAACTTAGAAAAACAATTAATAGAAGAGGTAGCAAGATTTAATGCTATTAATAAGTACACAACTAAACTTATGAACGAACAGGGAGTACCTGTTGAAGACCCTGCGGCAATTGAACCACCGGTAGAAGGTGGTGAATTACCTCCACCTCCAGCAGATATGGGAGCACCTGATGCTGAAATGCCAACAGACGAACCGATACCAACAGATGTACCGGCGGAAGGTGGCGATACTGAAGAAATCGATATTACTGATTTGGTTAATATGACTAAGTCTATTAAACAAGACCTTGACGATAGTAAATCGGAAAACGAAGGTGTTGTTAGTAAAATGGATGACGTATTCAGTAAGTTATCAGATTTAGAACAAAAATTAGCACAGATGGATGCGGTTATGAGTAAAATTGATGAACTTGGCAACAAGGTTGAAACGATGAGAGAAAAAACTCCTGAAGAGAAACTTGAAATGCGTTCATTTGATTCGTATCCATTTAATCAGAACCCACAACAATTCTTTGCACAAAAACAAGGTGAAATGAGACAAAGTGGTAAAAATGAATATGTTTTAACTAAACAAGACATTGACACTTATTCGCCCCAAACAATAAAAAACACATTTAATCCAGAACAACAGGAAGATGATTTTAAATTCTAATGTCAACCTTTTTTTAGGGTTACAAGCACAGTTAAGAATATTTCATTGGCAGACAAAAGGTTATGCAAGACATAACGCATTTGGTGTGACATATGATACTTTAGAAGATTTAATTGATACCTTTGTTGAAGAAGCAATGGGTAAGTACGGTAGATTCACATTAGATGACGAAACCAACACAATTCAATTAGCGAATTTGAAGGAACTTAAACCTGAGGCGATGTTAGATGTTATAATTTCTGCGTTGAATCAATTTTCAGAACAATTAGAAGAGTCTGATACTAATCTCTTAAATGTGAGAGACGAAATGTTGGGAGCAATCAATAAATTAAAATACTTATTAACACTAGAATAAAATGATATCAGGTTCAGCAGCGGTTATAGCGTCTAACACAACAACAGGTTCGTTATCGTACATTAATACTTTAATTACGGGAGCAACTTCACAAGGTTTATATGAGTTGAGTATACCACAACATTTTTTAAATGAGAACATGATTAGCGATTTGACTAACGTATACGGATATAAAGTTTATGCAAAGTCAAATTCATTTATGGGTACCAACAATGATTATGTTATCAAATGGAGATAACAACAGTCCCAACTCCCATAGATTGGGATTTATAAGGGAAAACAACTTTTTTGAAAATATTTGAAGTCGGATTTTGTAATTCGACTTTTTTTATCTATATTTTACTATAAACAATTTAAAAACCAAGATTTATGTCAACATTTGATTCAGTACTAGCACAGTACAACAAGAATGCCACAAGTGGCAACCAAAACAGAGTGTCTCAAGAAGACCGATTAAAAAAGTACTTCACTACCCTTTTACCAAAAGGTGCTAGAAGTGGGGAAAAAAGAATCCGTATCATTCCTACGACTGACGGAAGTTCTCCATTTAAAGAAGCGTACTTCCACGAAGTTCAAGTTGATGGAAATTGGCTTAAACTTTATGACCCAAAACAAGAGGGCAAACGCTCTCCATTAAACGAAGTTTATGATGCGTTAATGATGACAGGTTTAGAATCTGACAAGGTTCTTGCTCGTCAGTACAGAGCACGTAAATTTTACATCGTTAAAGTGATTGACCGTGAAAACGAACAGGACGGACCAAAGTTCTGGCGTTTTAAACACAACAGTAAGCAAGAAGGAATTCTTGACAAAATTTTCCCACTATTTAAAAACAAAGGAGATATTACCGATATCAATTCAGGACGTGACTTAATTGTTACTCTTGGTTTGAGTAAGGCAGGTAACGGTAGAGAATACACAACCATTAGTTCAATCATGTATGAGGATGCAAGTCCATTAAACAATGATGAAACGGTTTCACAATCGTGGGTTAATGACGAATTAACATGGAACGATGTTTACTCTAAAAAACCTGAAGACTATTTGGAGATGATTGCTAAAGGTGAAGTTCCTAGATGGGATTCAGAAACTAAGAAATTTGTTTCAAATTCTCAAGAAGAAACTCAAATAATGGCACCATCAACATCCACACCATCAGAACCAGTATACGATGCACAATCTGAAGCTGAATCTGACGACGATTTACCATTCTAATCTAACCCCCCAAGGACATTCTCACGGACTTTTTGTCTTTGAGGGTGTCCTTTTTTTAAAAAAAAACTTATATTATTAATATGGCAATAAAGAAACAAGACTTTTCGAGTGTTATCTCGAAGTATTCGAGTAAAATGACCTACAAACCTGATAGGTTCTTAGACCTTGGAGATGCGTTCTTGGATGCAACCGGTATTCCCGGTCCCGCACTTGGACACATCAATATGTTCTTAGGACATTCAGATACAGGTAAAACTACGGCACTTTTATCTGCCGCCGCAGATGCAATCAAGAAAGAAATTCTTCCTGTCTTTATTATCACCGAACAAAAATTTGCATTTGAACACGCAGATATTATGGGTATTCCCGTAACTGAGGATTTAGACAAATCTACGGGTGAAATTACTTATTCGGGTCAATTCATTTTCAGAAATGATTTTGAATACATTGAACAAATTACTGATTTCATTAATGAATTATTGGATGCACAAGAAAAAGGTACAATTCCTTATGATTTGTTATTCCTTTGGGATTCTGTTGGTTCTGTTCCATGTAAAATGACATTTGAAGGTAAAGGTGGTAAACAACATAATGCGTCAACATTGGCCGATAAAATCGGTATGGGTATTAACCAACGTATTTCAGGTTCAAGAAGAGCGGATAAAAAACACACAAACACACTTATCATCGTAAACCAACCATGGGTTGAGTTACCTGATAATCCATACGGTCAACCAAAAATTAAAGCAAAAGGAGGAGAATCAATTTGGTTAAACTCAACATTAGTTTTCTTATTTGGTAACCAAAAAAATGCCGGTACTACTAAAATTGATATTACAAGAAAAGGTAGAAAGGCAAACATCGGAAGTAGAAGTAAAATTTCAGTAATGAAGAACCACGTAAATGGTATCTCATTCGCCGATGGAAAAATCATGGTCACATCACACGGTTTCATGAAAATGAGAGACGCTGTTGAAGAAAAGAAGTCAAGAGAAGATTACTTGAAGAACAACTTAGAGTACATTGGAACAAGACTTTTCGGTGAAAAAATCACTGACATTGCAGGTATCGAATTTGAAGTCGGATACGAAGACGAGGATTAATTTTATTTTATTGTTTAACGTTTAATACGAAAAGACTAAATGTCAAATGTTTTATTGGTTGATGGAGATAATTTATTGACCATTGGGTTTTTTGGACTTAAAAATCATTTCTACAAAGGGAATCATATTGGTGGTTTATATCACTTTATTAATACCCTTCGTAGAATGGTTGAAATCCACCATTTAGACAAAATAGTCGTTTTTTGGGATGGTGAAGAGGGTTCTGCATCTCGCAAGAGATACTATCACCAATACAAAGAGAATAGAAAAAGTCGGATTAGAACAGAAGAAGAAGTAACCGCATACGGACAACAAAGAAACCGAGTAAAACAATATTTGGAAGAACTTTTTGTCCGTCAAGGTGAATACGAATACTGTGAAACTGACGATTCTGTTGCATACTATTCACAAAACTCACCAAAGGAGAATATTATCATATTCTCATCAGATGGAGATTTAACACAATTAGTTTCAGAAAACACAAAACTGTTTAATCCTTCACATAGTAAACTATATCAACCAAAAGATATGTTTGTTTATGACCACGAAGAGATTAGAATCGAGAACATCAAATTAGTAAAGATGTTGTGTGGTGACCCGTCAGATAACATTGCAGGAATTAAAAACCTCGGCGTTAGAAGACTCTTATCAGTTGTCCCTGAACTAAAAACTGAAGAACTTACATTAGAATTCATTAGGAACCGTTTTAACGACTTATTCGAACAGGATAGGGATAATCGTCTAATCACCAATTTGCTCACGGGAGTGACCAAATATGGGGTACTGGGTGAAGAATTTTTTGATGTTAACAGTCGAATAGTAAGTTTAGATAACCCATTTCTAACAGATGAGGCAAAGGAGTCGGTTGAATCACTAATCCATGATAAAATGGACCCCGAAGGTCGTTCTTATAAAAACACGATGAAGATGATGATGGAAGATGGTATCTTCCTTCTCTTACCCAAATCAGACGATGCGTGGATTAATTTTTTAAATCCATTCCTCCGATTAACAAGAAAAGAAAAAAATAAAAAAATAATAAAAATTAAAAACAATGAATAATCAAGATGTAACCAAATTCGAATTCCTTTTAACTCTTGAAGGAAACATTATCTGCCAACGTTTTTTCAACGTAAGAGAGCATAACCCACAATCTAGACGTTCGATGGATATACATGAGTACGTAAAAGAAATTTCAGACGAAATTTTTGATGGTTTGAGAATAAAAACTTCCGACTATCTCTATGAGAATCGTGAATATTTTTATGGTTTGACCAATGTAGAGACCAGTGATAATGACGAAAAAGAACATTTCCTTCTTGAAATTAAGATGGGTGACGATGTATTTATTTCAAGAATCATTCCCGCATATTTCTTCCATCCAAAGGTGAGATATACGGTGGATATTCGTCCTAATCTAAAGAGATACTTGGCAGTGTTAACTGACATACTATCTACCGATGTATTAGAAACAACTTATTTAAATTACCAACTTTAAAAATAAAAATATAACTTTGTAACATGACAGAAAAGAACTTTGGTCTTCTCGGAACATCATTCCAACAGGCACTAATTAAGGCGATAATTGAGGATAAGAAATATGGGGAAACAATTATTGATGTAATCGAGAGCAAGTACTTTGATAATAATTCTTTTAGATTCATCACTCAACACATTAAGGAACTTTACACGAAATACGGTAAAATTCCCAATTATGATAGTTTAAGTCAAAAGATAGTACTTGAAATGGGCTCACAAGAGAGTGCCAGAATCCACCTCGATACTATCGAATCGATTAAAGAAAAAGAAGATACCGAACAATTGGTTAAAGATGAGGCGTTGAACTTTTGTAAACAACAAAACCTTAGAAAAGAACTAAAAAAGGTAAACACCATTATTGACAATGGTGCATTCCATGAGTATCAAACAATTGAAAGTATTATCCAAAAGGCATTACAAGTGGGTATTCCACCTGAAGAGTCGATGGATGTGTTTCATGATATTGATGCCGCATTGGAAAAAGACAACCGACAAGCAATACCGACCGGAATCAACGGATTGGACAATATGTTGAAAGGTGGTTTAGGAAGAGGTGAATTAGGAGTTGTATTGGCACCAACAGGTACCGGTAAAACCACTTTGTTAACCAAGTTCGCCAACTCTGCATATGTTCACGATTTCCACGTACTTCAAATATTTTTTGAAGATAATCCGGCAAACATTAAAAGAAAACACTTCACTATTTGGACGGGTATTGAACCCGATGAACAACCAGAAAGAAAAGAAGAGGTTAAAGAAATGGTTGAGGAACTTCAGGGTAGATGTAAGGGTTCACTTAGTATTATTAAATTACCAAGTGATTCTGTAACAATATCTGAAATTAAATCAAGAATTAGAAAACAAGTTTCAGAAGGAAAACAAATTGACATGTTACTTATTGATTATGTTGATTGTATCAGCCCTGATAGGTCTAATTTTGGTGAAGAATGGAAAGGTGAGGGTTCTGTTATGAGAAGTCTTGAATCGATGACGACTGAATTCAACATCGCAATTTGGACGGCAACTCAGGGTAACAGAGAATCTATTTCATCAGAGGTGGTAACAACAGACCAAATGGGTGGCTCTATTAAGAAGGCACAAATTGGTCACGTAGTTTTATCAGTAGGTAAAACACTTGAACAGAAAGAACACAATTTAGCAACGATGACCTTACTGAAATCACGTATTGGTCAAGACGGTGTAATATGGAACAACTGTAAGTTCGATAACAAATTCTTAATTATCGACACCGAGACTCAGACAACTCTACTTGGTCACCAAGAACAAACAGTGAAAACCAATGTCAATAGAGCAGCAGAAATGTTCAAGAAAAGACAAGAAACATTAAATCGTTAATCAATTAAAAAATTTATACTATGAGTGAAAAAATTCTTAAAGAGAATCCAGGCCGTTTTGTCATCTTTCCAATCGAACATCACGATATTTGGAAACTTTATAAACAACAAGAAACATGTTTTTGGACAGCAGAAGAAATTGACCTAGCCCAAGACATTAATGATTGGGACAATAAACTAAATTCAGATGAACAACATTTTGTTAAGAATGTTTTGGCATTTTTTGCTGCGTCTGACGGTATCGTAAATGAAAACTTGGGTATTAACTTTTTAAATGAAGTTCAATATACCGAGGCAAAAATGTTCTATGGTTTCCAAATTATGATGGAAAACATTCATAGTGAAACATATTCATTATTAATTGATACATACATTAAAGATAAGAACGAACAAAATCATTTGTTCAATGCAATTGATACGGTACCTGCCATCAAGAGGAAGGCAGAATGGGCAATCAAGTGGATTAACTCTGATTCTTTTGTTGAGAGATTAATTGCGTTTGCTGCGGTTGAAGGTATCTTCTTTAGTGGTTCGTTCTGTTCTATATTTTGGTTAAAGAAACGTGGTTTAATGCCAGGTTTAACCTTTTCAAATGAACTTATTTCTCGTGATGAAGGAATGCATTGTGACTTTGCGTGTCATTTATATAATCACCACATTGAAAAGAAATTATCAGATAAAAAAATTAAAGAGATAATCTGTGGGGCATTGGAAATTGAAAAAGAATTCATTTTAGAGGCATTACCTGTAAGATTAATTGGTATGAACTCTGATTTGATGAAACAATACCTTGAGTTTGTTGCCGATAGATTATTAATGTCATTGGGAGTTAATAAAGTTTATAACTCTACAAACCCATTTGATTTTATGGAGAACATTGCCATCCAAGGTAAAACCAATTTCTTTGAAAAAAGAGTTGCAGAATACCAAAAGGCAGGGGTAAATAATAATTCGTCTATAGAGGACCTAAATACGAATTTTGACGAGATAGATTTCTAAAAAATAAAATAAACGATGAAAGTAAAAAAGAGAGATGGCTCCTTAGAGGAGATGAGATATGACAAAATAACAAGGAGAATACAACATTTTTGTGATGATTTGAATATTGAATTTATTGACCCAACATTAGTTACATTAAAAGTAACACAGGGTATATATGACGGTATTTCAACTGTGGAGTTGGATACATTGGCGGCAGAGACAGCCGCATCATTAGTAACCTCACATCCCGATTATGCGAAATTGGCCGGAAGACTTGCGGTTTCTAATTTACATAAAACAACACCTAAAAAATTCTCTCAGTGTATTAAGGAGTTGCATCATTTCATTGAACCTAAAACAAATAAGGAATCCTCTTTGATTGATGATAATGTTGCTAAATTTGTTCAACAAAACAAAGAAGTTTTAGATGGTGCTATTACCCAAGAAAGAGATTTTGATTTCGATTATTTTGGATTTAAAACATTGGAACGTTCTTATCTATTGAAAATCAATAATCGTATTGTTGAAAGACCACAATATATGTACATGAGAGTTGCCGTTGGTATTTGTAATGGTGATTTAGAAATGGCGTTAAGAATATATGACGACCTTTCATTACATTTCTACACTCACGCAACTCCTACATTATTTAATGCCGGTACTCGTAGAGCACAAATGTCATCTTGTTTCTTAATCGGTAACAAAGGTGATGATATTGATGGTTTATTTGACACAATTAAAGATGTTGCTAAAATTTCTAAATGGGCCGGAGGTATCGGATTACACGTTCATGATGTGAGAGCAAAGGGTTCTTACATTAGAGGAACAGGTGGAGAATCTGATGGTCTTCTTCCTATGATGAAAACATATAATGAAGTTGCTCGTTGGATTAATCAAGGTGGTAAAAGAAAAGGTTCTTTTGCCGTTTATCTTGAACCATGGCATGCTGACGTTTTTGAATTTATTGATTTGAGAAAGAATCATGGTAAAGAAGAAATGAGAGCAAGAGATTTATTCTTGGCAATGTGGACTCCTGATTTATTCATGGAGAGAGTTGAGAAAGATTTGGATTGGTCTTTGTTCTCACCTGATGAGGCGCCGGGTTTATCTGATATATACGATACACCTGAAGATAAATCTTTTACTCGTTTATATGAACAATACGAACAAGAAGGTAGGGCTCGTAAAACTGTTAAGGCAAGAAAATTAATGGATGCAATTCTAACTGCACAAATTGAAACAGGAACGCCTTACATGTTATATAAAGACCCAGCAAACTACAAATCAAATCAAAAGAACTTAGGTACGATTAAATCTTCAAACTTATGTACGGAGATTATCGAATACTCAAGTCCCGAAGAACAGGCGGTTTGTAACTTAGCGTCAATTGCATTACCAAAATACATCTTGGATAATGAATTCAATCATGATTTATTATATGATTACACATACCAAGTTGTAAAGAACTTAAACAACGTTATCGATTTGAACTTCTATCCTACTGAGGAAACAAAACGTTCAAATATGAGACACAGACCGGTTGGTTTAGGAGTTCAAGGTTTAGCCGATGTATTTTGTATGTTAAATCTACCTTTCGAAAGTGACGCGGCAGATGTTCTACAAACGGAGATTTTTGAAACCATTTATTTTGCGGCATTGACTTCTTCAAAAGATTTGGCAAAAGAAAACGGAGCGTATGAAACATTCCAAGGGTCACCTTTATCTGAAGGTATCTTCCAATATGAAATGTGGGGTAAAACAGATAAAGACACAAGTAAGAAATGGGATTGGAAGTCTTTAAGAAAAGAAGTTGTTAAGTACGGTGTAAGAAACTCATTGTTAGTAGCACCTATGCCGACAGCATCGACAGCACAAATTTTAGGAAATAACGAAGCGTTTGAACCATTTACATCTAATCTATTTTCAAGAAGAACATTAGGTGGTGAATTCGTGGTAGTTAATAAACACCTTGTTAAAACATTACTTGAAAAGGGTATTTGGTCAGACGAAATTAAAAAGAAACTTATCATGGAGAATGGTTCGGTTCAAAATATCCCTGAAATACCAACTGAGGTAAAAGAAGTTTACAAAACCGTATGGGAAATGTCTCAAAAGAGAATTTTATCTATGGCGGCGAATCGTTCTATTTACATCGACCAATCTCAGTCGTTGAATTTATTCATCGCAAATGCAAGTAAACAGAAAGTATTAGCGGCACACCTTTACGGATGGAAACTCGGTCTTAAAACCGGTATGTACTATCTAAGAACCAAATCCGCGGTTGACCCACTTAAAGGGTTAGGTATCGACATGTCCACAACAAAACCAAATAGTGAAACCCAAGAGGTTCCAAGTACAAATAACCTTATCCAAGATAATTCAGAAGAAATGAAATTAATGGAAATGGTTATGAGTTCAAGACCAACTGATTCACCGTTTGAATGTGAGGGATGTGGTTCCTAAAAAAAGTGGGTGGCTCCCTTAATGGTTCGCGGCCGACCGCAAGCATCTATTTTGTTTAGTTATACAGGGGGCGAAAAACTAAACAACATATACTCAATCCCAATCTGAAAAGGTTGGGATTTTTTATTTACTAGTATTCTTATATTGTTTATATTTATTTGTATGGCGACATATGGTATAGACTTCCCATTTAGACAAAGTTCAAAAGGTAGTTTCCTGAACATGACGGAAATACCTGAAAGGGAAATTAGAGCAAATTTGATTCATTTAATTTTAACCAGAAGGGGTACTAGATATTATATGCCCGATTTTGGGACAAGATTATATGAGTTCATCTTTGAACCAAATGATGCAGTTACGTTTCAACTTATTGAAGATGAGATAAGAACCACAGTAAAGAAGTACATACCTAATTTGGATATTAAATCAATTAGAATAACCCCTGCGGATATGGACCCCGAGCAACCTTCAAGTGTGAGTGAACAAGATGATGAAAGATTATTTAGAGTATCAGATAATTCAACAAAACCATACACTGCCAAGGTTAGAATCGATTACGACATTAATAATGAACCATTTAGTTCGTCAGACTTTATAATTATTAACATATAATATGGCTAAAAAGATATCATACGCAACAAGAGACTTTGCGGGATTAAGACAGGAGTTAGTTAACTTAACGAAAGAATACTATCCAGACTTAGTAAAGAATACCAACGACGCATCAATATATTCAGTTCTATTGGACTTAAATGCTGCGGTTACAGATAACCTTCACTTCCACATCGATAGAGTGTGGCAAGAAACTATGTTGGACTTTGCACAACAAAGACAATCTCTTTATCATATTGCGAAAACATATGGTGTTAGACTACCGGGTAATAGACCATCGGTTGCATTGTGTGATTTCTCAATCAATGTACCCATTAGGGGTGACAAAGAGGATGAACGTTATTTAGGTACAATCAAAGGTGGAGCCCAAATATCGGGCGGTGGACAAGTATTCGAAACAATTGAAGATATTGATTTTTCCAACCCTTTCAATAGTAAAGGTGAACCAAATAGGTTAAAAATACCAAATTTTGATGGTAATAATAGATTGATTTCATATACAATCTTAAAAAGAGAAGCGGTAGTTAACGGTGTAACAAGAATTTTCAGAAAAGTAATCACGGAACTTGACCAAAAACCTTTCTTTAAACTTTACCTACCTGAACAAAACGTTTTGGGTATAACATCAATAATTCATAAAGATGGTACCTCATTTGCTGGTAATCCAACTAACTCAGAATTCTTAGAGGCAACTAATAAGTGGTACGAAGTTAAATCATTAGTACAAGATAAGGTTTTCGTAGAAGACCCGACCACGGCATCAGATAGAGATAACTTTAAGGCTGGAAATTATATTAGTGTTGCCAATAAATTCATTACTGAATACACTCCTGAGGGGTATTTCTCGGTAACTTTTGGTTCGGGTAATGTCGACCCAATGGATAACTTAGACAATTACATCGATGGTAATCTTAAAGTTAACTTGGGAACCTATCTTAATAACATGTCTTTAGGTGCGTTACCAAAAATTGGTACCACATTATTCATCAAATATAGAATTGGTGGAGGTAAAGACACAAACCTTGGAGTTAATGTTATTACAAGTATTGATGATGTTGATTTTGTTATAACAGGTCCAAACGGAGCAACCAATACACAAGTAACCCAATCACTTATTGTAACGAATATAACACCAGCAATCGGTGGTTCTGATTTACCGGGAATTGAAGAAGTTAGAAATATGATTGCGTACAATTTTGCGGCACAGAACAGAGCGGTTACCTTAAATGACTATAAATCGTTAATAGAGACCATGCCTTCGACTTACGGAGCACCTGCGAAGGTAAACGTCATGGAAGAAGACAACAAGGTTAAAATCAAGTTATTGTCATATGATGAAAATGGTAATCTTTCAAACACCATTTCAACGACTTTAAAAGATAACATCTTAAATTATCTATCTGAATACAGAATGATTAATGACTTTGTTGATATTGAAAGTGGACAGGTAATTGACATGGGACTTGAGATTGATTTGGTAATAGATAAAAACGGTAATCAAACAGAAATTATTAAGACAACAATTGAAGATATTGTTGATTATTTTGCCATCGAGAAACGAAAAATGGGTGACCCACTATTTGTTGGTGATTTAAATAGATTAATAGGACAAGTAACGGGAGTGATTAACGTAGTTGATGTACGCGCCTACAACTTAACAGGTGGTGAATATTCATCTGCGGAGGTTGCACAATCATATGTTGACACATCAACAAAAGAAATACAACAGTCTGATATGACTGTATATATGAAGTCAAACCAGATTTTCCAAATTAGATTCCCTAATAAAGATATTAAAATCAGGGTTAAAACTTTAGGTTCGACTACCTTCTAATTTTATTTTTCCTTATTTTTCTGGAAAATAGATAAATTTCTATTTATAGTAGAATGATACAGAAACATAGAATTTCCACGAATATAGGTAGAGACCAAAAGGTTACTGTCGAGTTAAAACAAGACTATGACCTTTTAGAGATTTTATCCTTAAAATTTACTCAAGTTGATGCATATTCTTCAATGTGCTCCGACTATGGTGTTGTTGTGGGTAGAATTTCTGTAAATAATGGATTTGGTGTCCCGAACGCAAGGATTTCAATATTCATACCCATCACAGAGGAAGATTCAAACGACCCTGTAATATCTGCACTATATCCATTCACAACCGTTACAGACAAGAATGAAGACGGTTATAGATACAATCTTTTACCGAGTAGACAACAACACGGAGGACATGCCCCTACGGGAACATTTCCTGACCAAAAAGATGTTTTAAATCGAGAAGAGATTCTTGAAGTTTACGAAAAATATTACAAATACACTACTAAGACAAACGATGCGGGTGACTTCATGATTTGGGGGGTACCACTTGGTACACAAACAATCCATGTTGATGTAGATTTATCCGATATCAGTTGTTTTTCATTAAGACCTGATGATTTTATCCGTCAAGGTATGGGTGTTGATTCATTTAAAAATGAATACACTTACAAAGGGTCTCAAGATATTGATTCATTACCTCAAATTGTATCGTTTAATCAAACAATTGAAGTTTACCCGTTTTGGGGAAATGAAGATTTATGTGAAATAGGAATCACAAGAACCGACTTTGATTTATCAGATAAAGGTGTTCGTATTGAACCTAAGGCGTATATCCTTGGAGGTACGTTTGCCGATACAGGTAAGAGTTCGGTGAACAAGAACTGTACCCCAAGAAAAAAAATGGGTAGAAAATGTGACCTCGAATCAAGAAAAGGTAAGATTGAGGCGATTCGATTCAGTAGTAAAAAAGACAATAAATTCAGACCAATATTGGAAAATGTCGATATCAATGAAGATATTGATGAGGATGGTTCATTCATTCTTCCAGTTGTGATGAATATGGATTATCAATTTACCAATGAGTTTGGTGAAAATGAATATACCAATGACCCAAATAAGGGTATCCCAACATCCGCATGTTATCGTTTTAGATTTAGTCTTTCAGATGACGGAATGGAAAGAGTTAGGAGAAATGCCGATTATTTGGTACCAAATATTAGAGAATACTCCGATAGTAATTTAAACACGGATAAATCATACGCATTTTCAACTAACTATGATGATTACCCAACACATGCGGTTAATAATTATATTTTAAATAATACTGATGGATTTTATTATCCTGAAGATTATTTTTATCGAGTAACCTTTAATAAAGTTTATACCGTATCATCATTTCAAGGGTCATATTTTAAAGGTAGTACATTCACTAGAGACAGATTTTTAGGTCTAAAAGAATTAGTACCATCGGAAGAGGAGGATTGTTCTGGAAGTGCGGTTACTCCACCTGTTAATTTTGGTTTTAAAAATTATACATTTCAATTGTTGATTGCGGATGTTCTTTTATTGTTTGAACACTTAATAAATCTATTTACGTTTTTCTTAACAAATGTCGTTGCATATTTTTTACACGGATTAGCGGACGGTGTTAATTTTTGGCCGATTAGGAGGTTATCAGTAAGAATTAGAAGGGGGGCATATAGTTTTCAAAATGCAACACAGAGAAAATTATATTTAATCAATTACCCCGAATGCGAAGAATGTAACGGTGAAAGTGAATTTGGTACCTCATTAGGGGGTGGTGTTGTCGATTATTGCAGTGTAGGTGAAGTTGATATTACGGGTACTAGTGATGAATTAAATAGGGTATTGGTAGTTTCGAATGATATATATTATCCAACAAACCCATACACCCCACCAACTTGTACGGGGTCAACACTCATATGGGACACAGACCAAAACATTAGTGCAAATAATTTTATAAGCACCCAAACAAACTATGTTTTAGTTTATACAACAACTGGAGGTACGGTCAATGTTATTGAATTGAATCCATCTGGTTCTGAATATTTTACAATTACCAATGAATATGATGCAACCGACCCACTTAACCTAATTCTAACCGGATATTCATTAACATTTACCGACAATTTGGGTATCTTCAGTGATACCAATGGGGGAATCCCATTTAGTTGTTTAATTAAAGATAAAAATGAACCGGTATCGAGTTCATCATCAACAACCGCAATTGAAGGGGGGTGTGATTTATACGACGTACCATATAACGAAAACATTGTGGACACGTACTATGTGGGTACCGGTTCCGGTCGAGTTGGATATACCTATAGTACATTACCTCCCGGTTCGGACGTTAGTGCAACTAAATTATCGGACCAAGGAAATTATTATTTACCAACGGGATATGAAGGTGACACATACACACCAAATACGTTAGGTGGGGCAACGGAATTTAGTAATGGTGTTTTTTATTACACACCCGGAACCCAAACTGCAACAAGAATTTTTGATATATTAAAAGAATATAGAAGAAGAAAGAGAGTGGGTACCATGTTTTGTGGTGGTATTGTAAATTATAGTTTCATTGATAACTGGTTAAGTGGTTCATTATATTTCTTCCTATTCAAAGCAAAAGTTAGATGGGACAACGAAGAGGAATTAGATTTAAATGTCGCACGTACAAATTATTGTGAAGATTTAGTTTACTTTAAAGTTAGTGAGTCAGTTAGTGGAACTGCGGTTAAAAGATTTTATTATCGTTCAACAAAATCATCGGGACTTGGGGTTTTTACGGGGCAAAGATATACCCCATCAGTTCAAAGATTACCGGTGCCGATTGATGGAGACGAACAAATACGATTGGGTCACCCTACGACCATGGTTGATTTAGGTCCAAGAGATGAATTCATAAAAGAAATTTGTACTGACCCAACACTTGACCCAAATTGTTCTGTTGTTAGGTCAATAGGGCCAACATCATTCCAAAGTTTTGGTGAACTACTTGGTTTAGTTATTAATTATAGATTAGATACCGAAGCAAATGATGAATTTAGTTTAAATGAGTTTTTCGATAACGATGGATTCAATAAATCTGGTTACGGAAAGAAAGTTCTAGATGGTGACATTTTACAATTAATATCAATCAACAATGAGGTGGGAATTGAGGAGTTTAATTTACAAAGTCCAAAGTACCTTGGATATTCATACCAAAAACTAGACCCTGAAACTTACCCTGCGGTGTTTAAAAACGGAACATCAGTTTGGGGACCAACACCAATCACTTTGGAACTTGATTTAGACGGACAACGAGTTCGAGTATGTTTAAATGAACCGGGTAGATTAACAGAATCATCACAAAATATTCCATTCTTCTTATGGGATAAAAAAGGGACGGGATTTGGACCATATAATGATGCAACCAAAGACAACCAATCTTGGGAGTATAGATACATTGAATCTCAACCACTACAAGGTATGACTTATGGTTATACGTTAACAGGTGGAACTAATGACCCATCCGACAAATATCTTTTGTTACCGATGACATACACTTTTAGTGGTTTAACAATAACAGGGGATACAACTGATTTTGTTGAATTTGATGTGGTTTCAACCACACCATTGACAATACCGGGAATTTATGATGACCAATATCCCGGATTTACTTATTTACATGTAACATCAGGAACGATTGCCTCACCAATTTCAGGAACACTTTATACGAGATACGGAACCGCAGGAACTTGGCACACATTATCGTGGAATAATACAATGGATTTCATAATAAGAAAAACACAAGATTATTACTCGAGTCAAAAACAAATACTATCAACACCATTCCAATTCTATTTTGGTTTAAGACCGGGTAACACTGGAGTGGATAAATTTATTAAAAGGTTCGGACCATTAGGTGCGTTCCCATCGGCAGAATAATGGATAAGAAAAGAATCATATTACCCAAAAAGAAATTCTTCGGAGCGATTGATGAAGATTTAAGTCTAAAAATAAATTTAGATGAATCTAAAAACTTGCTCAGAGAAGGAGATAGGACTGTTATTCTTGATATGTCGGTATTATTCGCCAAAGAAAGAAACGAAAGTCCAAACTATAAGATACATGGAAAACTAAGAATGGTTTTTAGAAACATGTATAGTGGTTCGACAACATATGACCCATTATCTACATCTATTTATGTTGTGGACGATACGGGTACCAACTTCGATGGATTTTTACCGTACAATGAGTTTGCATTTTTAAGAGAAGATGTTATAAGGGAAAAAAATGACCCATACTCAACAACAATATTGAGTGCGTTTACACCAAACATTGTTGTTACGGGATTAACAAACCATATTGATATCTCAACCATAACTGCACCATATCATAATTGGAATATTTCTTTATCATATGTTTATTCGGGTGATACAAAACACCCAATGAAATATACTTTAACGGGTAATACTGTTTATAGTTTCAAAGCCGAAGATGGAATTCCATTTAGAGTTACAAATAATGGTTCAACCTATAAATTAACAAGTCCTGTTGAACACGGAATTAAAAAGGGTGAATACATTGTAATATCGGGTGGAACATTAAACAATACCGTACCTGAAACGGGGAGAACCTTTTCTGTTATTTCTGTTGGAGATTCATATTTTAATTCTGAAAATTATGTTTTGGAAATCTCAAAATCTGAGTTGCCATCGGGTACAACATTATCAACGGTTGTGTTCGGTAAAAGATGCGTTGATAGAAATAGATTATCTGAGACCATTTCAACTTACTACGTCCACAAACACAAAGTCTTAACATCGGGTGACGGATACATTTTAGATAAAATGGGATTCGAGTCATCTATTTGGGAAACCGAAAAGAAACTTGTATTTGAAAACAGTGCTCAAGAAAATGATGTATTGGTTGTCAGAAATAAAATGGAAACATTGGTTTATGACTTTAAAGAACCATTTGTTTTGACGGGATTAACAAATAATTTAGGATACCTTCCAACTGATGTTTATGTTTCTATAATTTTTAGAAACGGTAACGGTTATTTTGATTATCCACACAAAGTGGGTTATAAATTTAATTTTCATGACACATGGATTGACCAACATTTTAGTGGTACAACATCCGTTGAATCAACATTACCTCATGGAACATTTACAAATTCGGGGTATACATTTATTACCGGAGCAACAATACCTGTGGACACGGTATTAACGGGTGCATTTATTGAATATAATCGTTCAGAGTTAAAAGAAAGAGTTGTCAGTGAGGCGTTTAATAAATTAACATCACCGTCAGCCATTTTTGACCACCAACAAGACGATATGGATTATTATTCGGGAGCATCGGTGAACAATAAAGTCGGTTTATATTACCAACCACATCATCGAGTTAAACTTAGACAACTCTCCCCATATATTGAGACATCAAACACAAGTCAAGTTTATGGTTTACCTCAGAATGCAAAATATTTTGAAGATGAACTATTATGGAAATGGCATGACGTATATGACCATGGATTTATTGACCCCGAAGGATTTGGGACAAATTATTCATTCATTAATAATATTCACTATGTAAAAAATGATATTAATTTCTATTTACGTAATGAACAACAATACACCAATAAAACTGATGCGATTAAAAAGGTGATTAAAATAATTTGTTAAAATGGAAATATTAAGAAAGACCACAAATCAAAACATTATATTAAACACCGAACAAACATTTAAAACTGATTTAGGATGGACGGAGAATGCGGAAGTATTTGAAAAAGAAATTCTTTATGAGATAATCAATCCAACGGAAAATTATGAGACTGTAAGATACATTCATCAACCTTATGGTGTAACAAAAAGTGGTACGACGTTTCAACAAACAGACATATGGTTCTATTTCTATTTTAATCGATATTCATATAACATGTCCAACCCATTGAATCCGATATTGACGGGAGTTACAAGGGAACAAGATTATCAATTGGTTGATTTCACATTACAGGAAAATGCGTTAATGTTAAAACAATCCACTGAAAGTTTTTTTAGGTTAGAATTTTATAAAACACCGAATGACGAGGCTCCGAATAACGCAAATCGAAGAATGGTCTTTGCTAAAAATTTGGCACTACCATTGGGTGAAAAAATTTTCTATACAGGAACTACATCGGGTTCTACGGTTCCACTTAATGATTATATATACTTTCCTGTATTTACGGGTTCGAATTATAGAAATAAAGAAAATATGTATTTCTTTTGGTTTACCGATGATTCACCTTTTAGTGAGACAACCATTACTGGTAATACTTTTTATATGACCGCAAAATTTTATAATGCAAAAGATGGGTCAGTGATTGATTTTACAAACAAAAACGTACCATTCACCAATGGGATTGTGGAGGAAGACGATATGTACTATAAAGTGATTATTGATAGGACTAATTTTTCTTATCAAATATTTGAATTTAATGGAAGTATCGGACCAAGAATAGGTCAAACAGGAGACCCAATAGATTTTTACGAAAAAATTAGATAATGGAAAAGAACACATATAAAATATTAAGAAAAAACATACCTAATGTGAGATTACACTCATTATCGGGTCAGTTTTGGTATGATTATTTTGGTAATTGGGTTCCATGGTCGGGAGATACGACTTTACCCCCATCGATTGGATATGTGGTTTATAACGTATCGGGAGATGTTTCCGTTGGTTATTATAAATGGTCAGGTTCGGTTTGGACTTCGATTAGTGAATCCGTTGCTGTCGGTAGTTATGATGTTCCATTATTTTTAGAAAGTTCGGTCGATGAAATGGGGGTTATGGTTGGTTTTGATGGTAAAATGGAACAGGTTGAACAAATCTGTAATTTTTCATATACCCAAACAGGAAATACCGTACAGGTTTACAATACCGTAGATTCAACTAAAGTGTCTGAAATTCACGTAATTAATTTTACGGTGGATTGGGGTGATGGTACAACAGGTACCTTAACAACACACACTGGAACCACTTTAAATTCGATTTCTAAGACTTTCTCAACCACAGGTGTGAAAACCATCGCAATCTCAATTGATACCCCGTGGATGAACTTTAAAACACAAAAGAAAGTAACAGTACCTTCAAATATAACAGTTGCAGACCCAATGGGTACATTTAGTGGTTTTACTATACCATACACAACAATTACGGGTCAAACCCTTGATTATTTGAATGATTTAGATTACACTAATAACACAGGTAATACTATTTTTAACTATGCTGCAATGGGTAGAAGTAGAATTGATGAGAAAAAACTCTATGGTTCAAACACATACTTAGGAATAACAACAGGAACAACATCGGGAATTGTTTACAGTGCCTACACTATCGATAATTTATATTATCAAGATTTTGCGGACGGAGTAACAACAATTACGGGTGCAACCTCAGGGTTCACAAAAGAAGAAGTTTTCAATTTAGTACTCACTAGAAACGAACATTTCTTGGGTTTTATTGATGAACCAACCATTTATTCTGACATATTCGTTGAAAGAGGAAAACAAGGAGTTTTAGAAAAAACTTTACGATTATCTGAAATTGATAACACCGGAGAAATAGAAATCTACGGAAATGGATATTTTAACATAAGAAAACAATAAAAATTATATTTATTAATAAAAAAACATGGCAGTAGGAAGTTACGGAATTATAAGACCCGCGGACGTTTCTCCAGAAGATGTGGAAATTTACTTCCACTATGTATCGGGAAGAACGAGTGATGCAACTGCGACTTTAAAAAGACTTAGTACTAATGATGTACTAACACCTGTATTCCATAATACGGATACAACAGACGATACGAGTGCTCCCGATGTGGAAATTTTGGGTGGTTTGTACAATTTAAAATTAACCGCTGCAGATTTTTCTGATTTAGGTATCTATACTTTACACATCAGACCTAAACAAATTCGCACAACAATTACTGATTGTGGTATTTTAGCGTCGTTACCATCCGTTAGAGGATTGGTTATCGATTTAAGTAATGTACCATCGGCTGATAGAAATAAATTTACCCCACAAGGGTTGGTTGGTTATAGAGTTGAGTATATTAACTCATCAGACAATAAGAAGGTGTCTAACTTTTATAGAATCGTTACGTCGTCTTTCTATTGTACACCAATTGTATCAAACTTAACTAGTACTTCACAAAAGTCTATTAGATATCAATACAGTGAACAGGCTACGAACTTGATGTTCTTAACGGTAACACCATCTTCGGCACCTTCGAATAAACCAAACACGGTTCCATTCATTGGTACTCCATCACAAAAAATTATTTTATCTAACACCTACTTCAACCCAACAACTGTTGAGATTGAAATGGTTGAACATGACGCAACTACGTTAGCACACGCATTATACGGTAATCAAAGTAAGGCGATTTCTCAAGGTATCTACACGATATACGATAATAACAATAACATCTATAGACAATACAATCTTTACGAAGTTAAGGACGAGTTTAATGAAACATTATACGAAGTTCGTGAAGAGAGAACAGATATTGATGAAACCTTAAATTTTGATACGATTACTGTATAATGGCAACAACAAAGGTACCGAGTCAGGCAGCGAACGGTGGGCAAACATTTAGCGATAACTTAGTTGGTAGACAAATCACCAACGGAAGTTCCGCGCTGACTAATACCAGTTTTGATATTGATAAAACGATACCTTCAAAGGATGCAAAAAATTTCAAAAACAACCCATTTTCAGATTTTTTAACTTTAGATAATTTAAAAGAAGAAACATCTGCTGTTGTTACCCAAAATAAAACAGCACAGGAAAAGAAATCCTCAATTCGTTTTAAAAGTAATAAGAAAAACGCCGACAAATCTTTATTCGGTTCATTAAAAGACAGAATTTTAGTATCGGTTACTCGTATTATCAATAAGTTTCCCGGTGGTTTAAGTGTTGAGGGTGGTGGACCCATTGGAAGTAATTCATATACCGCATTCAATGCGTCTTATGATATTAATCTTAATAGAACAACATTCTATGTTGAAAGAGCAAAACTCTTTAACCCATTTGATGTTTCACTTATTGAACCAAACAGTGCAATTAAACCTACAACTGAAAACGAGATAAGAAACTTATACTCATCATATAGTAAGTACGTTGCGGTTTTTAGTGGTAACACATACCCTGTCATTGAATACACACAACCGAATTCGGCAAACGAAATTAAGTTTGTTGTCTTAGGTAATCCACTTAGTGGGTCTACAACATATTCATCTAATTTTTTACTTAGACCAAATGACGGTATCGTTGAAGAGTTCTTCAATGGTTTGGATGATTTGGAAGAGGCGTTATTAAATAGAGAAACAAATCCTATTTACACTGCAAGTTTCCAAATACCAATGGATAACAGTGATGGTTCAAGAACCACATTACAAAACGTTGAATATACTTGGCCGTTATCGTCAGATAATTGGAACATCAGAATTGCAGGACTTGACTACGAATCATATGTTGAAAATCTGAGTGATATCTCAGACCAAATAGATGACTACAAATCTAACTTAATGGTTAGATTCTTAGCGTCTCCACAATTATTTGAATTTGACACTGAAGACCAAAAGGCGGAAAGTGTTTTCCAATTATATGGACAAAGTTTCGATAAGGTAAAAAAATACATTGACAACATTGCTTACATGAGAAATGTAAGTTATGATGGTATCAACAATTTACCCGACGTATTATTAAAAAACTTATCACAAAATTTAGGTTTATCGTCAATTAATTTATTTGATGAAAAATCATTAGAGGATGTTTTATATTCAAGACAAGACTCAAGTTATGGGGGTGTTTCCAAAGGATTCAACCTTATTGATGCCGAATATGAATTCTATAGAAGACTTTTAGTAAACTTGGCGTTTATCTTTAAATCAAAAGGTACAAGAGCGGGTATTGAGTTTTTCTTAAAATTCTTAGGTGCACCTGAACCATTAATAAAACTTGACGAGTACATTTACCGAGTTGAATCTATTCCGGGAAGTTTTGATTTGGAACAAGACATCTACGATGTCATCCAAGGTGAAAAAACATACACAACTGCGACATTTAACCTTACAGGTTACACATACGAAACATCAACAGTAACGGGAACAACAAATTTCGATAGAGATGGTTACCCTGTTGACCCCGATACCTTATTACCAAGAAGGGCATTCAACCAAACGGACGAAATATTCTTTGAAAAGGGTTCAGGTTGGTACGACATTACGTTAGACCACCGTACACCAACGATATTGGATACTGAAAACTCAATTCTAACTGGATTAACAAAAACAATCAAAACAAAAAACAAACCATACACTTATGGTGAAAATTATTTTGATGTTTTTAGAACGTTACCGGGGTTAGATACGGGTTATGGTCTTAAAACAGAAATCGATAACAAGAAAACACATTCTGTTGAAGATGATTCATTATTAATTTTAAACAGAAAAAACATTAATGTTCATATCTCCCCATCAAAAGGTATTGATTATGACATATATAGAAGAGGTAGAAACTTAAATCTATCTTTTGGTACTAATAATAATTTGGTACCACAAACAGGTGTAACATTTGCCGAATTCGTAGATAAATTTATACATGGTACAATAAAAAATTCTAATACGATTAGATATAAGAAAAATTATATTGTTCTCGAAGACATTTATAGAGATTATATTTCCCAAGTTGGATTTAGTCCTTATGGTTTCATCGATGTAAATGAATTTGTTGATAAAATCACACCATATTGGGTCCAACTAATTGAACAATTAGTTCCGGCAACAACATTGTGGACGGGTGGTAATCTAATAGAAAATAATCTATTTGGAAGACCAAAATACCCTTACATATTCGATTGCCAACCAATGGAGTTTGTTGAAAATTTATATCCCGATTTCGAAACCGCAATTGAGGAAGATTTAGAAACCTTACTTGGTGAAGAAAGTAACTTCAGGGGGTTAATCAATTTAACTGGTGTAACATATTACCCCACAATTGAAATTGATGGTATTGTTTACGGTGGTCCGTCATTTAGTGATTTAACATCAGCAATGACAGTGGTTGTTAGTGGGACAACTAACACAACAAATAGTGCACAATTGTACAATCCATTCCCAATGGATGACTGTACGGATTTAACAAGTAATGATGCCGTTAATTTGGCTCTTATTTGTGATTATAAAGATTATTTAGAACCTGATATTGTTAAGATTAAACAATTATGGTTAAGTGCATTATCTGAACTTATTAGTGTTATCACTATAACAAGATATACTGCGGGATATGAAGACTATGACCCATTCTTAGGTGCAACAGGTCAAACATATACAACTGAAGAAGTACCAATGGTTAGTTATGAACTGTTTACTGATGTAAATGGTGAAGAGATGATTAGATTCTCTTCAATTAAGTACGGTATTGGAGATTGTTCGGTAAAAGATTATTTTGATTATCGATTTGAGGCGGATTATGAGACAACAAAGAATGTTGTTGAAATGAGTGTCGAGGTAAGAGGAGATGGTCAATACTATTGTAATGAACCGGTGGATTGTTTATTAGTTTCCGATTTATACATTGAGGTTATTGGACACAAATCAGGCGTTCAAAATCCTAGTGGAGAATGGCCATTTTACATTTACGCAAACTGTGTGTCTGGTTATAACCAAAATGCGGACATATACATTGAGAGAGTACCGGGTGAAGACTGTGTCTTTAAATTAACTGGAATAACTCAAAATGAAATTATCGATTTTGACATTATTGACGGTGCAAATAAAGAAGTTAAATTTAGAATAGAAGGTTTACAGGCCAAAGTTGAACATGACCCATGTCCATTACCAAGTGGTAAAAGTCACGTTGAATTGTTCGAACTAATAGGTTTCCAAGGAACTTCAGGAAATAGTATATCATCCATATCAGGTGCCACATTCTGTGACAATTATACGGGACATACAATTCACCCTAAAGTTGAATATAGAAGTAATTTCAATTATGGTTTAAAATGTGATACGGATGTTTTAGTTGTCACAACGGGAATAACAATTAACAGCGGTACCACAAGTATTGATGTTGAAACTTTTATTTCAAACGGAGATATAATTAAAAAAAGTGTTTGTGACCTTCTTGTTGATGATTACATTTTATCTGCTGAATACAAAGATTGTAACCAATTATCAAATCAACAATTCCAAGACGCACCTGAAAATGGTTATTCGTTCACATATGAATATGTTAAATTAAAAGTTACCGATAAAGATTGTCTTGCTTCTGTTAAGAAGAGTGTCATTACGGGTTTAACCAATAATGGAATTTATGAAGTATTTGAAGTTTTACCAACAACCCAACTTAGAGTTTATACAAATAAGTTTATTGAGAATTTTGGAAATGTAACAAATGGTAACTATCACTTTGATGATAGATTTCCTGAAGAATTACAAAGTAAACCAATAGATTTCATTGAACCATGCTGTGACCACCCAAAAGAGTTATATAATCATGGAGATTATTTAATTAATCAATATGGGTACCCAATCGAAGTGATTGCTGTCGATTTAAATTACTGTGAATCAAACCTATATTTTAATTTAAATGTTGAGAAGGACGGCACACCATTAGGTGATGATAGTTTCTTAGTAGTATTCAATGGTAACTCAAATGAACAATTACTAATGAAACACACATATAGTGTTCATCCGGGTCTTGACTTTAAATTAGGTCAATATTATATTGACCCTGAACATTGTCCAACTGAACCAACAAATGAAGAATTAGAGATTTCGGTTTTTGGTGAGTGTATAGATTGTGATTTTGATATCGATGTGAACATATTAGATTGTAATTTTGATATCGATGTTGATGTTATATTTAACGAGACAACACCAACGCCAACATCAACTAGTACACCTACTGTAACACCAACGGAAACTCCCACAGGAACGGTAACAAATACACCAACTAGTACGGTAACCCCAACTAGCACTGTAACACCAACAGCAACTCCGACAGAGACACCAACTAGTACTCCTACTGCAACGGAAACGCCAACAATTACGCCGACAGTAACTCCTACAGGAACAGCAACACCTACTGCAACTCCTACTGAGACACCAACCACAACTCCGACTGAAACGCCGACAGGAACCAGTACACCAACTATTACTGATACACCAACAATAACACCTACGGGAACTAGTACACCAACAGAGACTCCTACGGAAACGCCAACCGCAACTCCAACAGCAACTCCTACGGAAACGCCAACGGCAACTCCTACGGATACACCAACTACAACACCAACGGGAACATCAACTCCTACAGGCACTGCGACACCCACAGAAACGCCAACTAGTACTCCAACAGGAACCAGTACTCCTACAGAGACGCCAACTAGTACACCGACTAATACGGAAACGCCAACAATTACCCCAACAGGAACAGCAACTCCAACTAGTACTCCAACAGCAACTCCTACGGAAACGCCAACTAGTACTCCTACGGAAACACCAACAGGAACTAATACTCCGACAGAGACATCAACAGCAACTCCTACGGAAACACCAACAGGAACGCCGACTATTACACCAACGGAAACGCCAACACAAACGGCAACTCCGACTGAAACCCCTACTGAGACACCAACGGCAACGCCGACTAGTACGCCAACGGCAACTCCGACTGAAACACCAACTGAAACTCCTACGGAAACGCCAACGGCAACTCCGACAGGAACCAGTACGCCGACTATTACTGATACACCAACTATTACACCTACAGGAACGGCAACTCCTACGGAAACACCAACAGTGACTCCTACGATTACACAGTCACCAACTGATACCCCAACTGTAACACCAACTACAACATGTACTTTGGTTACAACTCAATACTTGGAGGTAAAATTACTTGGATGTACTAATTTTAGTTTGAAATTATTTGATAATCCTAATTTAACGGGTAACGCAAATGCCATTTGTGATTATGTGGTATCAGGAACCGCATATGGGGATTTAGGTACGGTATATAATGGAACAGAAACAATCGCATACAACGACCATACACATTCGTTCAATTTGAATCCTGTTTTACAACAGGGAGAATGTGTTAGTAGTTTTACCGTTAATTCTGTCCAACCTGTATGTTCATGTGTTGAGGTAATTTATGTTCAAACAACACCAACACCAACTAGTACCGCAACACCTACAATAACACCCACTGGAACTAGCACAGAGACGCCGACAGCAACTCCTACAGGAACTAATACTCCTACGGAAACACCTACGGGAACCGCAACTAATACACCTACTGAGACGCCGACAGTAACACCAACAGGAACCAATACTCCAACAGAGACACCAACGGCAACTCCAACAGGAACTAGTACACCAACTCCAACGGAAACGCCAACAGCGACCCCAACTAATACGGAAACGCCAACATCAACTCCTACAGGAACGGCAACTCCTACCGGAACTAGTACTCCTACGGAAACACCAACAGCAACCCCAACAGGAACCATTACACCAACTAATACAGAAACACCAACTAGTACACCTACGGCAACTCCTACGGGAACTAGTACACCAACAGCAACTCCGACTGAAACTCCTACGGCAACTCCGACAGGAACTAGTACACCTACGGAAACGCCAACCGCGACACCGACAGGAACTAGTACACCTACTGCAACTCCTACGGAAACGCCAACAGAGACACCAACGGAAACGCCAACAGCAACTCCTACAGGAACAGCAACTCCTACGGGAACAGCAACTCCTACTGAGACGCCAACAGCAACCCCTACGGGAACTGCAACTCCTACGGAAACACCAACTAGCACACCTACTGCAACTCCGACAGGAACAGCAACCCCAACAGGAACCATTACACCAACTAATACAGAAACGCCGACATCGACACCGACAGGAACTAGTACACCTACTGCAACTCCTACGGAAACACCAACTATAACCCCTACAGGAACTGCAACACCTACCGCAACTCCTACGGAAACGCCAACCGCAACTCCTACGGGAACTGCAACTCCGACAGCAACTCCTACGGAAACACCAACTGCGACACCAACTATAACCCCAACACCTACGGAAACGCCGACAGCGACGCCAACTGCAACTCCTACGGAAACACCAACCGCAACTCCAACAGGAACAGCAACTCCAACAGGAACTGCAACACCAACAGAGACGCCAACAGCAACTCCAACAGAGACACCTACGGAAACGCCGACAGCGACGCCAACTGCAACTCCTACGGAAACACCAACCGCAACTCCAACAGGAACAGCAACTCCAACAGGAACAGCAACTCCAACAGGAACAGCAACTCCAACAGGAACTGCAACACCAACAGAGACGCCAACAGCAACTCCAACAGGAACAGCAACTCCAACAGGAACAGCAACTCCAACAGGAACTGCAACACCAACAGAGACGCCAACAGCAACTCCAACAGAGACACCTACGGAAACGCCAACATCAACACCACCTATTAATCTTATTCTTACATCATGTTGTGATGTAAGTCAATTTAAGTATGTAACGGTAGATGCTGGTGCATATGCAATAGATACTAATTTAACAACAAGTATTTTTGGATGTTGTTACCATTTAACCGACATTGGTGGTAATGGTTCAGATGGATATTATCCTGGAACCACTTTATTTGATTTTACCACATGTGAAGATTGTTTGATTGAGAATCCGGGGTTATATGTGAATGTTAATTTAGACTCTTGTTGTCCTGAAAATCCTACAGTTAATAAACTTGATATTGGGGTGGGATGCTCAACAGAATATACTTTACCAATCGTTGGTCAGATTATTAATTACTATGGATATTGTTACACAATAACAAGCGTAGGGTCAACAAATGAAGGATGTGCACCAATATATCAATATTATAACACATGTTCAGATTGTGGACCATGCATAACACCTACACCGACAGTAACACCAACTAGTACGGCAACCCCTACAGGAACACCAACACCGACAGTAACACCAACCAGTACTGCAACACCAACTAGTACTGCAACCCCTACAGGAACACCAACTCCTACTGTAACACCAACAGCAACCCCTACAGCAACCTTGGCGGTTGAATGTTACAACATAGGACCATCATATACGGGTGGTTGGATTTATTATATTAACTGTACAGGTGGAACGCAAGAACAGTATTTCAACCCGGGAGAAACGGGCACATTATGTATTGACGAATTACTTACTGACACTAATAACATTGCGGTACCAACAGGTGTACAGTGTTATGACTGCACCCCTTGTCCACCATATAACCCGGCACCATTAATTTGTACGTGTCATGAAATAACAATTAGTCAAGAGGATATAGATAATGCGACAGGTAACAACAACCCTGTTACCATAAATGGGGCATACTACCCAAGTGCAAATGGAAAAGTATTCTTTAAATATTTTGAGTGCGGTTATGGTAATGAACCAAGGTTAACGATGTTTGGTGTTGCAGGAATATATAACATATGTATTTGGAGTGCAGATACTCGTTACTCACCTGCATTGGTTTACTTCCAAGGTGACGTTCAACTGACAGCTCCAACTTCTAGTTATGTAAACAGTTTAGTACCATGTAATAAACCCGAGGATTGTGATAGATAAAATAAAGAATAAAAGTATTTATAAAATAACAAGAAAAGACATATGTTTATAACATTTACAATACCATCAGGATATACCGCAACAGATGCGGGACCATTTAATATTTCGGGATTAACCGATACGTTTGATGTTGTTCTTTTAGCAACAGGTATCACAAAATCTCAATTATTAACGGGTTATACTGTTGACACCACACCATACACAATTGTAAGTGGAACAGTTGCTAGTGTTGGATTATGTACAAATGAAGTTAATTATGTTATTAGTTCTACCACACCAACACCTACTGTAACACCAACGGGAACTAGTACTCCTACAGTAACACCAACGGGAACTAGTACTCCTACGGGAACACCAACGGAAACCATTACCCCCACACCAACAGGAACTAATACCCCAACTGAAACGCCGACAACAACACCTACTACGACACCAACAAGTACTAACACACCAACAGTGGTAACACCAACAGAAACACCAATCCTATTTTGTTATGGTTATAACATCGAAGGTGCCGCATCTATTGATGTTGAATGGTTAGAGTGTGATGGAACACCAAATTCTGCAACAGTAACAAGTGCAATAGTTGTTTGTGCTCAAAATGGTTCAGTATTTCAAACCGGAGGTGAGGGTAACATAACACAACTAGGGGAATGTGAAACGATTACACCAATGGAAACTCCAACACCGACAGGTACTAATACACCAACATCAACACCAACGGGTACTAATACACCAACATCAACACCAACAATAACTGTTACACCTACATTCACACCTGAACCAATAGGAACATCCGCATATGAGGCGGAAGAATGGTCATGTGAATACGATTCAGGAGGAGTAGCAACAGGATGTACAATGATAAATGATAACGTAATTGTTGAGATGCCAACATCAACGTCTCCTGTATTTGGTAGATTCTACATTGAAAATGTTGGGGCGTGTACTGGAAGTATTTTTAAAATTACAGGTAACACTATAAGTGGTGGACCTAACTTAATACTTTACGGAACAACAGGTCATGGCGTGTGTACGAATGCATGTCAAGAAAATTGTCAATTATAATTAAATGGGACTAAACGTAAGAATATATAATATAATCTCAAATGGTAATTACACGATTCGTTATAAGTCGGGTAATAATCCATACCCCGTTGAAACTAATTCAACTTTTACGTTATTGGGTTCATATACTCCGTCAACAACTGAAATAACAATTTCAGGTTTAACATTCGATACTCAGTATTGGATTAAAATGACGGACAATGCAACGGGTAGATATATTGTTCAAAATATCTTTACTCACGATAGTAAGGCGTTCCCATGTTATGACACAATCTGTTTTAGTATCGATGTGACATGTGAAAACCAATCAACACCTACACCAACGATAACTCCAACTCCAACCATAACGACAACCCCAACATCAACATCAACGGGAACTATAACAACTACCCCGACATCAACTACTTGTAGTGACGATATTGTAAGAACATTGAACAGTCCATCAGTGTATAACAGACCTTCCGGTATGGTGTATAACCCAAATAATAATGAAATTTATGCACTTAACGTTGGTGCGGCATATTACATTAGTAGAGTTATACCAAACTCATCAACACAATCCATATTTGGGACATTTACGACCAGTGTAAACACATCTATTATAGGTATGAATACCGTAACAAATAAAGTTTATGGGGTTGACGTAGGTGGCACTATACGTATGCAAAATACAACAATTCCACAAACCGAAACATATTTAGGAAATGGACCAACAAATCCAAAGGCGTTTGAATTTAATTCGGGAGATAATGTAATGTATCTTTCCTCATATACTGGAACGAGTTCAGGTGAAATATCGGTAATAGATGGTTCTTCTGAAACATTTATTACACAAGTTACTGGTTTACCAATTAATAGTACGAGTTATACATTAAGTTATAACTCAATTAACGATACTCTTTATCTTCCGGGTACGGGTACAACTGTTCAAAGATTTTCTACGATATCATATACAATAGTTGGGAGTATTGCGGTCAGTGGAACGGTTCGTTCATTATCATATAAATCATCAACTAATCAATTATTTGTAATCCATACAGGGGGTTATGATGTAATCGATTGTTCAACAAATAGTGTTACAAATTCATATAGTATTTCACTTGGGTTGACGATTTATAACTCTGTATATAACAGTGTAAACAATAAATTATACATCCCAATTTTTGATGGTGGAGTTGTTAAAGTTATTGATGTATCAACGGGTACACTATCAGATACAATAACAATACCGGATTCAACACCATTTGATGTGGTATTTTATCCACCAACAAACACAATTTATGTGTCCGACCCCAAAACAACAACATTTAAAATTGTTGAGATATGTGGTTCAATTGGAGCAACACCAACCCCAACGGTAACACCTACATCAACGACAACCCCAACAATAACTCCAACATCAACGGGAACTATAACAACAACCCCAACTTCAACACCAACAATAACTCCAACTTCAACACCTATGGAATTTTACTATTTTATTAGGGCAGTAAGTAACTGTGATACGGGCGCAGCGAGCGGCCCAACGTACATAGCGAAGTCCCTTGTTTCGTTATCAATAGGGACATTTGTAAATATGAGTAGTTTACCAAATCCTAATTGTGCTTGGAAAATAATAAGTGAAACCGTCGGTCCCGAGGACGACATAATAAGCGGAAGTTGTGGAACAAGTATACCTGTGGGTTGCTGTTGTTAAAAAAATAATAAAAAATAGATTCATATTTAATATAGATGCCAACTTCAAGTTATGAAATAACAGTTTCCAATTTTAATGGTACAACACCATGTGAAAGTTATTCAGTTTATACTGGAATAACTCACGACATTGATGACGCTGATTATGTGGAAGACGTTAACGTACCCGTTTCGGGATACACTTTAAGTTTGAATGTTGATAGTTCATATGATAATGTTTATTTATTTATTGAACATTGTGATGGACACATTAACTCGGTGCCAACGTCAACACCTAAATTACAAGGTGGTTATCAATTGGTTTTTGTTGATTTAAGATGTGACGATTGTATTTCACAAATAATCCCAACACCAACCCCCACGGGGACTAACACACCAACGGTAACACCAACACCCACAACAACTAGTACTGATGTTACACCAACACCAACAATAACCCCAACTCCCACTGTGACCCCCACAGGAACTAGTACACCTACGGCAACCCCTACAGGAACTCCAACAGGAACCAGTACCATAACACCAACACCGGCAGAAGGATGTTATTGTTATGAATTCAATATTGATGAACGTGAATTTGGAGAATACGGAGGGCCAATACTTCAATATTTAGATTGTAGTTTAACACCTCAAAGTATAGGATTTAGTGGTGTTGGGGGATTTTCAGGATATTGCATATCCTCAATAACAGATTGGTATAGATATAATGGACCGGAAGAGTCTGATATCGTTCCGATTGAGTTTTCAACATATACTAATACATTAAACCCATGTACTATAGATGGTGATTGTATTGTAACGGGTGAACCAACACCAACACCTACATTAACCCCTACGGCGACACCAACAATAACACCGACCCCTACTTTAACTCCAACAGGAACTAGTACACCTACTTTAACTCCTACAGGAACTAATACACCTACAGCAACTCCTACGGGAACTAGTACTCCAACGGCGACGACAACGGAACAATCAACACCTACACCTACAGAATCAAGACCATGTAATTGTTACACTGTTGAATGTTCGAATCCGGAAGGATGTTCGGTAACATATGAAGATTGTAACGGTGTGTTATTTGTAGACTCAATTTCGGGCTCAACAACCATAAATCTTTGTGGTAATATAGTCAATTTAGACCAACCTAATTTAATAATTACAAATACAGGAAACGCATGTGTATTTGACGGTGAAATATACTCGTGTTTAACTGAGTGTCAATGCGCGAACATTTACATCGATGAAAGAGATTTAATTGCATCAGATGACGGTATTGTTTATGTTAGTATGATTAAATGTGACGGAACGGAAATTATAACCCAATACAATTCTCCTGCAACATATGTTGCGTGTGTACAAGTAATTAATAGTATTTACATTTTAAAATTAGGAATCCAAAGTGCTCCGTCGTATAGTACTGCAACGATAATACCTGGTAGTAACTGTACAGTGGATAATGATTGTATGAGTTAATACCATTTAAAATTTACTTTCTAATATTTATCTGATATATTAGATACTAAATGGCATGTACTCCAGATACAGTAACCCCAAAAGGTGTTACAATTAATTTAAATTCGGGTTCAGATTACACAAATTGTACTGTTTATACGGGTCTAACGGACTCTACGGTTACGGGGACAACTAATTGTGTAAATATAACTGGGACAACATGTACCTTAACAGGTTTGTCTGCAACATTAATGGAAGTTTTTGTTAAAATTGACTGTGAAGGGTGTTGTTCAAATACATTTAGAGTTAATTTAGATGAATGTTGTGGAGATATAGTATCGACACCAACGCCCACCCCAACAGTAACTCCTACGGGAACTAGTACTCCTACGGTAACATCCACCTCGACACCAACATCTTCCGTATGTGAATGTAACACGTATAGAATTACATATATTTCTTATTGTGGAGAATTTATAAATTGGACTGATTGTAACACAAACACACCGATGTCCGAACGGGGTGATTATTTTGGATTACCTACCCCCCAATTCACTATGGGAACGGTGTTAGATTTATGTTCTTGCTCTTTACCAACAACAGATTGTACTTTAGTAACAATAAGTTTAGTTACTACTGGATGTACACTTGAAGGTGGATTTATTACAACCACCTCAACTATAACCCCAACCCCAACACCAACATCATCTAATATACAATTTACAGTTCAAACAGGTGATACTCTATGTAATGGTGGGACCTGCCAATTAAATGGTAATATTGGTAACTCAACAATTTACATGGGTTTAAGTGATTCGTTTGTTGATTCAACAATCGTTTTCTCGGATGCGGGACTGACAACATATTTCCCAGATACCAACGCAATTAATCCCGGCGCTTCATATCCGAATTTATATTATGTACTTAGTGGGGTGTTATATATAGATTGTTTAAAAGGTAGTGGATGTTAATAAAATTAATTAAAAGTATTTATATCATATGAGTTTTCTAAGTAAAAATAATTCGGAGTTCCTATCAGCAAGAATAACCCAAAAGGGAAGAAATTCTATTGCCAAAGGAAATTTTGTAATATCATATTTCCAAATTGGGGATTCTGAGTTTGATTACACAAATCCATTCACAGGATTAACGGGTTTAGGTGGTGTTCAACACCAATCAGTATTCTCACCATTTGATAAAGAAGGTGGGGTAAAATACCCATATAAAATAGATTCATCTGATACCTCAACAACGTATGGTATTCCTATTGATATGTCAGTAACTGACATTTTAAGAAATGTAATGGGACCTGCGGGATTCGTTAGTAATTACGAAGAATATGATAGTGTTGCATGTACAGGAACAACAATCCAATGTACAACACAATCAATCCCATTATCGGGAATTACAGGAACAACAAGTATAATTGTACCAACAGGTTCAAGTTTTAGTGACTGTGAATATATTACGGTGGTTTTCAATCAGTTCGGAGGTACCGACCCTAACTATCCTGTTATCACAGGACAAGCGTCAAGTTTAATTTATCAAGTAATCAGTGTAAGTGGAAACACAATCACGGTGGATAGAAATTTACCTAACTTCTCAGGATGTTCGGGTAATGTTCAGGTTATTTGTAATTCGTGTGAAAATGAATATCCTATAGATGCGGGAATTAGTCCGTATTGTAGTCCAAATGATATCGACCCATCACAACAATTAAATTCGTGGACAATGAATATTGTATGGGATAAAAAACCAACCGGATTTGATGTTAATGGTTTAGATGAAAATCTAACTGGTTTCACAAGTAACAAACACGTATCAACAAAACAATTTTTAGGTTATACCACAACAAGTGGTCAAACATGGGTAAACAGTACAGGTGGAACAATTACGGGTGTTACATCTTATTACAATTCATTTGACGAGAAAATTATTGTTTCTCCCGAAGAACAAAGAACAATTGCGATTATTCATTATTCAGAATTGGGAGATTTAGTTAATGACCCTGAAAGATTTTATAAGTACGATGATTACATCTCAACAAATAATGTTGAAGGTGATGCGTTATTGGAAGATGCCGATGAGAACACAATTACCGATTTAGAATATTTTGAGGTTTATATTCCGTTTGTTCAATATCACAGAAATACTGGAACCACAGTTGGTGCGTTATTTACAATGGATACTACCGATTACTATATGAAATCAAGTATTAACCCAACTCAATTATTATTGTTCAGATATTTGTTAGATGAACAAGGTTATAAAGTTGGTAAGATTTACGTTAACAACAAAACAATTGTTTTTGACGACCAAGAACTTATTGCGGTACTTGACTATAAATCAAATAGAAAATACACATTACCAGCACCTAAAATTAGTTTAATTCCGAGTGACACATCTACAGGAGAATCATTCTTCACAGGTTCAACAACAGGACAAACTATTTGGGTAACATACATGTTCAATTACACAGGTGACACACAATTAAATGGATTACCATGTAATTATTATTCTAAAATTGAAGTATTTGATGGTGACGAATGTTTAAAAAACCCATCTCAATTATTTGTTAAATTTGGAGAAGATAGTTTCCCATTCATGAATAACACAAACGTGTGTTCAGGAGCGTCATCAGGATTCATCGCAAACCAATTCCAAATTTTGGTACAAGTTACTGATACAGGTGAACTACCGATTCATGATAACTGGACAAGAATCAATTACACATCACACATTTCGGGACATACGGTTGGACAATTAATTGACCCATTAGATATCACTAATGTTTCAATGAAAGTTACAAACGCAATGTATACAAGTGGTACATTATATGATATTGAAAGTTATTTAGGTTTAGTTCCCAATGAATCTGATTCATTAACCGAACCTGGATTACCACAATTTGGTGATGAACAACCATTTCCGGGAAGTATTAGATTGGTTAGAGCAACTGACATAGAAAGAATGACATTTATGGTAAACTTACCATCATCTCAGTTCACAACAACACAAAATCCTACTTACCCATCAGGTGCGGATAAAAGAATTACTGAAGTTGCCTTATTGAACAGTAATAAGGAAGTTATGGTGATTGCTAAAACCGCAAAACCAATTAAAAGAATTGGCACACAAGTGTTTGGAGTAAGATTAGACTTCTAAGACTTTACTAATTGCATAATATTTCTTATATATTGTTATATGAGTATAAAACTAAAGAATGCACCCAAAATTTTGGGTTTAGACATTTCAACTAAGACCATCGGATGGGCGCTATTTGATATCGGTTCTTCTAAATTATTAGAACTGACACATTTTTCACCAAAAATTAAACCTCAACCCGAAGATAAAATTGAAGAACTTTTATTGAAGGCCGATGCGTTTAAAAAACAATTGGAGAACTACAGAGATGTTGGTATTACCAAGGTGGTGATTGAAGAGCCACTATTACAATCAAATAACATTTACACAGTTGGTACCCTTTTAAGGTATAACACATTGATTCTCAAGTCGTGTTATGATGTTCTTGGAGTACTCCCAACATTTATTTCAACTTACAACGCAAGGAAATTTGCATTTCCTGATTTGGTAAGTATGAACGATAAAGGTAGGAAAGTTTTATTTGGTGGTTTACCAAAAGACATTGATAAAAAACACGTTATATGGGAACACGTTAATGCGGTGTGTCCTGAGGTTGAGTGGTTATATGGTAAAACGGGACAACTCAGAAAAGAGAATTACGATATGAGTGACGCAGCAACTGCCGTTATCGGTCATGTTAATATGCAAAAAAGTTTATAATTAATTTTTTTTTATAAATCTTTTTACTTATATTCTACAATAGTACTGAACCTATAGAAATATAGGTGTTAGTTACGGGTGGGGGTTTTGGTGTAACCTCCGCCCTTTTTTATGCTCATTTGGAAAATCCATTTTTTTTATTTATATTATGGGTATGGCAACCCTTATTATGGAATACGAACCGATTATAGACATTCTTGAAGACATCTTAGGGGGACATCACATGCACAACGACTACAAGGGTCAAATGTCATTTGATTGTCCTGTTTGTTCACATGATATCAAAGGTTTAGATGATGGTGATGGTAAGGGAAATTTGGAAGTAAATTATCGTCGAGGTGTTTATAAATGTTGGTCTTGTGCAGAAACACATAACACATATGGTTCACTTTATAAGTTGATAAAAAAACACGGTAACGCAAAACATCTTAAAAATTATGAACTATTAAGACCTGAAGAAGATGAGGATGGAAATAAGAGAGTTTATAATAAAGTTCAATTACCAAAAGAATATAACTCGTTTGACAAGGCAAGTGCGGGATTAAAACTAACTCCACAATATAGACAAGCGTGGAATTATATTAAAAAAAGAAACATTACCGACCAAATGATTACCCGATATAACATTGGGTTTTGTTATGAAGGTCCATATGCATTTAGAATTATCATTCCATCATATGATGAATATTTCAAATTAAATTATTTTATTGCCAGGTCGTATCTGACAAAACCTTATATGAAATATAAGAACCCCGAGGTTCAAAAAGAAATCATTATATGGAACGAATATAACATCAAATGGGAAGACCCCGTTTATATTGTCGAGGGCGCGTTCGATAGTATATTCTTACCCAACTCAGTACCAATGTTAGGTAAGTTCATGTCGGAACATTTATTTAATAAAATCTATGACAACGCAACTAAGGTGGTTATTGTGTTGGATGGAGACGCATGGAATGATGCTGAATTGTTATTCCACAAATTGAATTGTGGTAAGTTGATGGGTAAGGTATGGATAATTAAACTTCCAATAGAACAAGATATTGCCGACTTACAGGGTAAATTAGGTGATTACAAAGAATTTAAATTAGAATGATAGACTTAAAACAGATTGCTCAGGAGATGAGAGATGCTCTTGAGATTAGAAGACAGGAAATGGAACTCACATTCATTGAAGAGGACCACATTTATTATATGAAGGATACCGATGGTGTTATTAAAAGTAACTTTCCTTCAGTTTCTAAAGTAATAAAGAATTTTTATGTACCATTTGACGCTGAAACAAAATCACTTCAAATGGCCAAAGGTGATTTAAATAAACAAAGGGAATTACTGGAGCAATGGAAGGCATCGGGAGATTACTCAACCAATATGGGTAGTCGTGTTCACTATTTGTTAGAAACCGAAACCATCACAAGGTATGGAGACTATAAACAAGTTAGAGAACCAATCTTTAATTGTGATAACAGTCAAATTATTAAGAGTGATTCGATGATTGGTGCTGGTAATAAGTTCTTAGATTTAATGACCGAGAGAAATGCGGTATTATTAGACACGGAACTTGTACTTGGTGACCCTGAATTAGGTTACACAGGTCAACCAGATAAAGTGTGGTTGATGATGAACAAAACACAAGATGGTTTTGGTATCGTTGTTACGGATTGGAAAACAAATCAACCAAAGAACTTTAAAATCCAACCTTACACAGGTAAGATGATACATCCGTTTGAAAATTATTACGATACGGCATTAACACATTATTTTATTCAATTACCATTATACGGTAAGTTGTTAATTAAAATGTTACAGGGTACTAAATTTGACCTAACAAAATTATTGGGTTGTGTTGTTGTTTTATTAAAAGACGATGGTACATTTGAAGAGTTTAAGGTACCATTTGAAGTTACCCAATCAATATTACAAATGAATGTTAAACAATACATGAAAAAGAAATGATAAAAAAGATTATACATATTGCAGATTTGCACATTCGTACATATCAATACCATGAGATGTACAAGAGACAATTTGATTTACTATTGGAAGATTTAAAGGAACAAGTTTTGGATTATGACTATTCTGAAATTAGAGTTGTAATTGCTGGAGACATTGCACATCAAAAGATTAATATTTCAAACGAACAAATGATGTTAACCTCTTGGTTAATTAAAGAACTTGCCGATATTATTGGTAAAGTTATTATCATTCCGGGTAACCATGACTTCTTGGAGAACAACGTACAGCGTTTAGATAGTATCACACCTGTGGTTGAGTTATTAAACCACGAGGATATTAAATACTATAAAAATAGTGGAGTATATGAAGATGACAACATCAATTGGGTTGTTTATTCATTATATGAACACAATCAAAAACCTGAGTACACAAAAGAAGAAGGTTTCTACGTTGGTTTATTTCACGGACCAATTCAAGGTCTGTCAACCGACTTAGGATTTGAATTTGAAAGTGCGTACTCACCATTAAACTTTGTTGATTTAGATTTACTTCTATGTGGTGATATTCATAAGAGACAAATGTTTGATTTACCCGGTGGAGGTAAGGCAATAATGATTGGTTCATTAATCCAACAGAACTTCGGTGAGACCGTAAACTACCACGGATATGGTATTTATGATGTACCAACAAACGAATACACAACACGCGATTTAAAAAACGAACAACCATTCCTGCACTTCTCAATATCAGATATTGCAGACATAGAAAATGAAGAAGAAAATCTCCTTAACGTTAGATAACGACTTTCAACAATATTGTGATTTAAACAACATTGAAAACCCTGAGAAACTTGCCAAACAAGTATTCAATAAGGGGTTTTCGTTGTTGAAGTATGGTGAGACACCTAACGGGTTTAAATCAGAACCCACGGTTGTTGAAAAGGAGGTAATCAAAGAAGTTATTAAAGAGGTTGAGGTAGAGAAGATTGTTGAGAAGATAGTTAAAGTTCCTGTTGAAGTTATTAAGGAAGTAATCAAAGAGGTACCAGTTGAGGTCATTAGGGAAGTAATTAAAGAGGTAACCGTTGAAGTGGTTAGAGAAGTACCTATCGAAATAAAAGGTGACACTCAAGTCATTACAAAAGAAATAATCAAAGAAGTTAAGGTAGAGGTACCTGTTGAGGTTATTAAGGAAGTTAAGGTTGAAAAAATTGTTGAGGTTATAAAAGAAGTAATCAACACAGAAGAAATTGACAAATTAACCCAAGAGAATCTTAAACTAACAAACGAATTGAATTCACTTAAAAGTTCCCTCGACAATATTGGTAAGAAGGGTACATTAATGCGTGGTAGTAATATGTCATCATTATATGACGAATAATTTGGTTTAGTCAAATTTTTTTCGTATTATTTTAATAAAAAAACTTATGGCAACATTATTTTTATGGTCTTTTATGGCATATGGAATGACAACAATACTTGTCTATGGTTCCATCTTTGAAAAATCAAGAGAGTGGATTAAACGAAATTCAAAATTCTTTGGAGATTTAATTTCATGCATGTTATGTACATCGACGTGGGTCGGTTTCTTCATGTCAATAACCCTTGGTGGATTAACTACATCATTGGATATCCATTGGATACCATCAATTTTTTTCGATGGTATGTTTACTGCGGGTATTGTTTGGGCGATTAACGGAATCGTTGAGTTCTTCGAGGAGAGCAGAATAAAATAAACCACCATTGAGTGGATGCATTAGATTATGATTAATGGCATTTATAAGAAGAAATTTTGATGACACTCTTGTTAGAGAATTTGGAATTAAATTTACAAAAGAACAGTTTGGTTTACTATTTGAAAACCACCCAAACAAAATTGCGATAGACCTAATCAACCCTGAAGATTACAATAAAGGAGTTGAGATGGAAGGAGGAGGATGGGAAGGTGATTTTTGGTTAAATGAGAAATATGTGAAGATTAGTAAATTAGATTTTGGTACAATTAATATCCCAATCAGGAAAACAAAATATTGGTATGATAAAATAAATGAAGTTTTACTTCCGAATAGGAAAAAAAATCTGTTTATTCGCACCAATAAAGACTTCACCCAAGCGATTGTAATTAAACCAACAACAATTAAGAACAGAAACAAAATACTGTGGACCGAGTTCCAACCAAACAATAGTACTGAAGTTGAGAAGTGGATGTCATTCAGACAAGAACACGTAGACACATACGACTTGGTTGGTGGTAAATGGAAAAAACAACGAATTAAAAAGAAAAATGGCATACAATAACCCATACATTAAAGTAACTTGGCAGGATACACCTGAGAATTTTACCCCTGAAAAAATCAGAAGTGTTAAATCCTATTTCCAAAATAAATACAATAGTAAGAATGTTCAAATTATTACTAAGACCGTTTCTAATGTTGAGGATACGAAATTAAAGTCACTTGATATTTCTGAAAACATTTCAGATAACGATTATCAAAAAACCTTAATGAAGGATTTTGTTGAGGAAAACAAAATTGATGTTATTTGGGAAAGACTTGACAAGTTGGATAATAAAGTCAACGAAGAGTTATTACATATTAACGGTAGTAAAGTAAAATATAATAAGTGGTTCATTAAGAAAGTAGAATTTTCAAACTTTCTTTCTTATGGTAACGATAATATTATTGATTTTACAGATTTACCTGGAATCACTGTTGTTGAGTCAACACCTAAAAACTTTGGGGGTAAATCAACTGCAACAGTTGACCTATTAATGTTCTTATTCTTCAATAAGACAACTAAGACCAAAACCAATATTGAAATCTTTAATCGTTTTACAGACATCGATGATGTATATGTAAAAGGGTTTGTGTCGATAGATGGTGACGATTACGTTATTGAACGAATCACTAATCGTAAAAAAGGTAGAAGTGGTGATTATACCGTTACCAATAAACTTGAGTTCTACAGACAAAATCTTGACGGTACCATTGAGAACTTAAATGGTGAACAACGTAGAGAAACTGAGGCGTTTATTACGTCCGCAATTGGTTCAGAAGAGGACTTCTTATCGACTATCTTAACAACAGGATATAACTTGGAGGAGTTAATTGAATCTAAACCAACCGCACGTGGACAAATCCTTACTAAATTCTTAGGATTGGAAACCCTTAAACAAAAGGAGGAGATTTGTAAGAGTATTCAAACTGAGTGGTCTAAAAAACTAACATCCAACAATTATAATACAATTCAGTTAGAAACAGACATCACCCAATACAAAGAAGAGATTGAAACCAATCAAAACAATATTCTAAAATATCAGGGAGAGTTAGAAACAACACAAACTAACTTATTGGAACTTGAAACGAAAAAAGAAGATGCGTTAAAGAGAAGAAACAACGACATCGACCAAGAGTTAATCAGGACAAACCCCGACCAAATCAAATCGGATATCAATGCGTTCAATGTTTCAAAAACTTCTGCGGTAAACAACGCAAAATCTGTCGATGTAAAAGAACCATCTCAATATTATGATGAGGATGCCCATCAAAAACAAAATGATATAATCAACAACATTATTGTTGAAGGTAGAGCGAATACAGGTGAGATTACCCGTTTAGAAAATTTGGTTAAACAATTGACCGAGGGTTCAATTTGTCCAACATGTAAACGAGCACTTGCGGACGTTGACCACACTGATGAGATTAATAAAATTAAAGAGGACATCAAAAAACTGTACGATTTAAAAGATGGTTTCACAAAGAACTTGAACGAACAGAATGAACTTCAAACGGTATTCGTTAACTTGAAGAAAGAGTTTGATGAGTACGAGAAGAATAAGTTAAAGAAGGCTCGTTATGAACTCGAGTCGGAACAAAAACAAAATGAAATTGATAAGTTACAAACCAAGTTAGACAACTTTGACCGTAACAAACAAAAGTTAGAGGAGAATAAAAAGATTGATACGGATTTGGTTGGTTTGAGAACACAGATTGAAACCGCAAACGCCAACATTCGTAACTACAATTCACTAATTGAAAGATGTAACAGTAACATCTCCGTACTAAATGATAAGATTAAGACTTCAGAAGAATTAATCGCAAAAATCAAAGTAGAGAATGAAACTCAGGCAATCTTCAAAGTGTATTTAACTGTGTTTGGTAAAAATGGAATCTCTAAGGTTGTTCTTAAAAACATGATTCCATTAATCAATCAGGAGTTGTATCGTTTGTTGGTTGATAGTTGTCACTTCATATTGGAATTGAATATTAATGAAAAGAATGAGGTTGAATTCGTAATGATTGACACAGAAACAAGAGTTGTAAAACCACTTAATTCTGGTTCAGGTTATGAACGTACCATTTCATCGTTAGCACTTAGAAGTGTATTAACTAAGATATCATCATTACCAAAACCAAACATCGTTGTGATGGATGAGGTGTTCGGTAAGATTGCAGATGAGAACTTGGAGATGGTTGGTGAGTTCTTCAAAAAGATTAAAACTTACTTTGACCATATATTTGTTATCTCACACAATACATTAATACGTAATTGGTCCGATAACTTGATTATGGTTAAAAAAGAGGATAACATAAGTTCTGTGGATTATGTTACCCCCAAAATTTCCTAAAACCAAAAATTTTTCTTATTTTTATAAAAAACAAATTATGAACACAAACGATTATAAAGACTTTGGATTATATGCCAAAGACAAAGGTATCAGTAGTCTAAGTCTACACAATTTCAATAAACAAATTGAATCAAGTCTAACACCTTATATCCTTGAGGAAAGACAAATGAACATCACCGTAATGGATGTGTTCTCTCGTTTAATGATGGAACGTATCATATGGGTTGCCGGTGAGGTAAACGACCACATGTCAACAATTGTCCAAGCACAGTTGATGTTCTTGGATAGTATAGATAATAATGATATAACAATGCATATTGATAGTCCCGGCGGTTCAGTTAAATCTGGTTTGTCAATGGTTGACGTAATGGATTACATCAATTCAGACATCCGTACAATTAACACCGGTATGGCGGCATCAATGGGTTCCATTCTACTCGGAGCGGGCACAGTTGGAAAGAGAAGTTCACTTCGTTTCTCACGCACAATGTTACACCAATCTTCAGGTGGTTTTAGAGGAAACATCCAAGATGCGAGAATTGACATGATTGAGTGGGACAAACTCAACAATGTTCTCTTTGAATTATTGGGTTCTTACTGTAATAAACCGGCAGAACAGGTTAAAAATGATGCATCGAGAGACTTGTGGTTATCTGCCGATGACGCTCTTGAGTACGGAATCATTGATGAAATTATCCGTAAGAAGAAGTAACTAAAAATGGGGGAGACATTTTCCCCCTTCTTCATATTTATAATAAAATATAGGTATGAATAAAGTAACATCTTTTATCGGTAAAAACTACAAAATTATCTTAGGTTTACTGTTTGGGCTGTTTGTGTTATATTGGATGATTTTCGTATTAACACCTTCAGTTTCAATGTCCGGCAAAGAAAAGTCACAAATTGACTCATTAAATGTCGTAATTCAAGGTCTTCATAAAGAGAACGCAAAATTAGATAGTACCATTCTTGGTCTAAATAAAGAAATTGACGCGGTTGACAAACAAATTGAAGAAATAAAACATAAAAAAACAACAGTTAAAAAAGAATATCATGAGAAAATTAATCGTGTTAATACTTACACTGAGCCTGAGCTTGACAGCTTTTTCTCAGACAGATACTAGTATTAAAGTTAAATGTCTACCAGTATCAACTTTTAAGAAAATCGCACAAGATTTATTAAGAGGTGATTCAGCAATGGCTGAGTTAAAATTAGTTAACGAACAACTAATTAAAACCGAGGAAAAGGTAATACTTAAAGATAGTGTCATCTCAACTATGCAAATCAAAGAACAGAATTACATATCAATAGTTGACGCTCAAAACCAAAAATATACTGTGTTAGAAGGATATACTAAAAAACTTGAATTTCAATTAAAGAAAGAGAAAGTAAAAGGTAAATTCAAAACAATCCTTGGTGGTGGTATGGTTGCAGTTTTAGGAGTTTTATTGTTGTTACCTTAAATACATTTTTATTATATATGAAAACATTTTTATTGTTTTTATACGGAACATTTGAAGATATTGAGGATATTGAATTTTTCTGTATGGAAATTTTAGGTACAAGTCCAGCAGTTAATTCTGTTAGATTTGTGATTGAAAATAATAAGAATATAATTGTTATATTTGATTCTGAAATGGAAAGAAAAGAATTATCCGCAGAACTTCATAGTATTCTAGTTAATGATACCGTGAAGTTTTACTTTCTTTTTGACCGTGAGAACATCTACAGTGCCAATTTACCTGTACAGATGAAAGAATTCATCTTTAAACCAAAAGAAAATCACACATCCCTTAGAGTGGAGTATCCATTGGATAAAGACGTTAAAGACCCTATTAACTTCGAAACCATGGATTTAGATATTATCCTCGAAAAAATAGAACAGTTTGGTGTTGGGAGTTTAACGGAAGACGAAAAAAACTTTCTAGATAACTTTGAAAATTAAAAAAATATTCGTACATTTGTAGTGAACCAAACAACAAATTTATGAGTAAATCAATATTAATCAACACGGAGGAAATACAACAATACATAAAAGACCTTAGAAAGATTAAAGTTATTTCTCACGAGAGACAAGAAATAATTTTTACTGAACTAAAAAGAAAAGACCTACCAAAAAAAGAAAGAGAAAATTATCTCAATGAATTAGTTGTAGGAAATCTTCGTTTTGTTATTACCGTTGCCAAATTATATCAAGGTCAAGGAATGGATATTATGGATTTAATATCTGAAGGTAATATCGGTCTAATGAAAGCGTCGGAAAGATTCGACCCAACTAGTGGTTTCAAATTTATATCATACGCCGTTTGGTGGGTGAAACAATCAATCATGGCATCTCTTAATGAGAATGCAAGAATCATTCGATTACCTTCGAATATCATTCAAGAAAATCAGAAAAGACAAAAAAACCAACCATACAAAGACGACCAATTTTTCATTAACTATGAAGATAAGGGAAGAGATTTTATTTTACCACATTGTGTAAACCTTAATGATGAAATAAATGAAGATGGGGACCAACTTATTGATGTAATCCCAAATAAAGATGCCGATGACCCTGAGGCACTATTAAACACTCCCGAAGAAGTTCGTAGAAGAGTGGATATGATGTTATCTATCTTAGATGACAGAGAAAAGGTCATAATTGAAAAATCCTACGGTCTTGCTGGTGTAGAAATGAATTTGGAAGACCTCGGTGAAGAGTTTGGATGTACCAAAGAACGTATTAGACAACTACGTGACAAGGCACTTAAAAAACTTAGAAACGATAGTTATGGATTACTAAACTATTTATAAAATAAAAAATTATGAAAAAGTTCGTTGAAAATAACTTCATTGTAATTGTTCTTGTAATTGCCGTGTTAACATTCCTTAAAGGATGTGGTGACGGTAGAGAATTGTCTAAAATGAGAAAAGAAATCGAGACAATTAAAGATTCGACTTATACAAAAGAAGAATTAAATGTTAGATTACAAATTGAAGGATTGAAGGCAGAAAAAAGAATGATTCAATCAACAGACAGAAAGATTTTAGATGTTACAAGACAAACCGAAATCGACAATGAATTAAAATCATTAGAATCAAAATTGAATTAATGGAGACTTGGTTTAAAAGGAATTATAAAACAATCATTATATCGGCATTTTTAATACCGATTATTACGGTTGCATTGGTATCTATATCACACGTAACAAAGTGGTATGGGTTATCAAACCCAGTTACTTGGGCGGTTTACCTATCAATTGGTATTGAGATTGCCGCATTATCAGCACTTGCAGCAATTTCCGCCGATATGGGTAGAAAAGTATATTTTCCATTTGGTATAGTGACCCTTATTCAATTTATTGGTAATGTCTATTTTGCGTATTCGTTTATTGATGTTACGAGTGACTCATTTAAATCATGGGTAGAATTGGTTGCCCCATTTGTTGAATTCATGGGAGTTGACCAAACAGACCTTGTTGGTCATAAACGATTCTTATCGTTTTTTGCTGGTGGAATGTTACCAATCATTTCATTGTCATTCTTACACATGTTAGTTAAGTTTACTCAAGAAAATAAAGAAAGGGGAATTGACGCAATTATTGATGATGGTGGTATTAGTGAATACATAAGGGAGCAGAAAAATAAATCCAAAGAAGAAGTTAAAGAAGAAATCCCTGTGGTTGATGCAAAAGACATTGTTGGTGAGGTTTCAAGAGTTAGATTAACTGAAGAAGATTTGGCCATATTGGAAAGATATTTAAACAACCCACCTAAACCAAATGATACGTTAGTTAAGGCGGCGGAGGAGTATAAAAAACAACAAGAACCCCAAATTACTGAACAACCTATTGGGGTCTATGAAAAAGAATTAGATGGATTTGGTACGGAACCACTTATTATACCTGAGGTGACTCCAACCCCTACAATTACAGTAACACCAACCCCAACTAATACCCCAACAGAGACACCTACAATTACAGTAACACCAACCCCAACTAATACCCCAACAGAGACACCTACAATGACTCCAACAGAGACTGAGGTTCCGACATTCACCCCAACCGCAACGGTAACACCAGAGGAGGTTATAGAGGTTTTACTCGAAAATATTCCTGTGGTTGAAGTACCACAATTAACGATTGAGGATATGCCAATTGAATCGGATGAAATATATTCACCTGAAGATATGGAAGAGTTTAAAGAGTGGGATATTACGTTAATGGATGGTTTTGAAGATGAACCACCATACGAGGAACCATTATCAGAACCTCTTATCGAAACACCAACTGAAGAACTTCCAACGATAGAATCTGAGGAAGAAAAAAAAAAGTAACAGAGTCCCAATCCCAAGTAATAAATTCTCCAAACGATGGTTTGGAAAAGGTTACGGATACTATTAAAAATGATGACCTTTATTGGGAATCTGAGGACAATAACGTGGAGGAGACACCAACGGCGGAGTTATCGCCAAGACCTTCCCCCATGAGAAAAACGATTACAAGGAATGTTGGAAATACACAACGTAGAAGGTTTAGATAGTAAGGTACTAAACATAACAAAAAGAAAAACAAAAAAAACCCAAATATTACTATACGATACCGGTAGAAGAGCCGACGACTTCATTAATAAGTTAAAGTATAGAAATAACGGGAAATACTCTGAAATACCACATTTCGTGGTTACTAAATTAGGTACGGTGTATCAATTATACGATACAAATTACTACTCAAATACTTTTGAGGAACCTAAAGTAGATAAACAATTTATTAAAATAGCAATTGAAAACCTCGGGTGGTTAAGTAAAAATACCATCACGGGGTTTTTAAATAATTGGATTGGAGACCCATATAGGTCCGAACCATTCGTTAGGAATTGGAGAAACTATTATTTCTGGGATAAGTACAGTGACAGTCAATTAGAGTCTGTTGCTGACCTGTGTGACCACTTATGTGGGTTACATAGTATACCTAAACAGGTGGTACAATCACAAGGTTATTTAGAAAATGTCATAAAATTCCATGGAGTTGTTTGTAAATCCAACTTTTCGAATATTTATACAGATATAAACCCATCATTTAATTTTAGAATATTTTTTAGAAATGAGCAACAAGAAACAGACACCATATGACGAGATGAAAGGTTTCCTCAATATAATGAGAAATCTTAACGAGTCAAAAGTGACAAACAAGAAAACAATCACCGAAGAGGTTGAGGAAACAAGACCAATGGAACCCGGTGACGATATTAATGAACCAGCACCTGAGTCAAGTCAAGAACAGTTTGACAACGTAGAAGTGGTTAACGATGTGGAAGTTAAATTACTTTCATATGACCAAGAGGATGTTAAACTACAGGAAGATGAAAAGGGTTCAATAAGTCAATTGATTGACTCATTCAGACAACAAGTCGCACAACTTGCGGAATTAGACCCAGGTTTTACAATTGACGATAACCAAATTAGGTTAGATGGTACTATTAGTGACTTAGACATCAACTTTGTAATGATTGTTGGTCAAGATGGTGGTTTATATATTAACTCAGACATGTTACCAATTGAAAACGAAACTATGACTATGTTAGACAAGTTAGTTAAGTTTTTACCGACATATACATCGGCAATGGAACCTTTGATTAGAACAAGAAGAAACACATAAGATGGCATTATCAAGCGCAGATATTAAAGAGATTGAAAAAATTTCAAGGAAAGAAATGAAAGACTTCCTTGAGTCCACTCAAGCACATAATATCGTTATTAAGATGATACAAAAGGAAACCGGTGCAAAAAGTATCGACGACAGAATTGTGGACCTATCAACTAAGGTGGTTGTTGAACTATTCAAAACTCTTTGGCAGCGTAAGTCGTTTTGGGAAAGTTCATTAAAGAGTGTCAAGTAATATGAAAGAATCAAACAAATTAAAGGGTGGTAAATCTGATAATATGTCGATTAAAGACATTGCGATAAAACACGCCTACGACGATTCAACCGATTCAGTTGATAAAAAAGACATTGAAATCACGGTTTCAGAATTGTTAAAACAATTGAATAAAGGTATTAAGATTGAACTTGAACACACCAAAAATAAAAGCCAAGCAAAGGAAATTGCCATGGACCATATTGGTGAAGACCCAAAATACTATGATAAATTAAGTAAGATGGAGATTGAGGAGAAATGGTCACAGGAATATAAAGATTCTATAGATTGTTCAAATCCAAAAGGATTCTCACAGAGGGCACATTGTCAAGGTAAAAAGAAGAAACAAGATACCACAGAGGCGATGGGTGCAGAATCTGGTGGTTCATTTGAAATGGCGTTTAATAGTAAACCAATTAATAGACCAATCACCAAGATACATAATATGAATGAAGAGGGTGATATCGATGAGGCGATGACTGCAGATTCTAATGGTGCGTATGATGCACCATTCCCAAGTAAAAACCGTAAAAACCCACTGAGTATTGGTGGGGAAAAGAGTATCAAACAAAGTAGAGCGGTTAAGGATAAAAAATTCCCTAAATGGGGTGGTCCTAAGGGTGTTTACGTAAGAGTTAAGGATAAGTGTAAGAAATTCCCTTATTGTAACCAAGGAAGTACCAAAGCACTTGAATTCTATGAAGTGGATGGATTGGTTGAAGCGGTAAAGAAAGTATCAAAAAAATACGGAATTCCATACTCAGAGATGGAGAAAGTAGTGTTAAATGAAATAAATAAGATATTTATAAGATAATATGAAAACAAATATTCAAAATATAATTAATGAAACCCTAATGGATGAGGTAAAAAGAACCATTTTAGAGGGTGAAAAAGGTAATGATGTGTTTCATATTACTTGTGAAGGTGAACCTATTGATTCATTTGAATCTGAGGAAGAAGCAAATCAACATTTAAATATTTATAAAGATAAACATCCTGAAAAGGAGTTTATTATTGAAAAACAAAAATATAACTCACATTCTGATATGATTGACAAATTGGATGAGATGGGAGAAACCTTTGAAGTAAAAGAAACAAAAACCATGGAAAAAAAGTCTATAAAAGTTAAAAACATAGCACAAGCAATTTTAGATGCTAAAGAAAGAGGTCTTTCTGAAATAAAAGTAGGAACCGAATCTTATAATGTTAATGAATACTATAAACAACTTGAAGAAGAAGAAATGCATTCTGGGTATGGTGATGTGAATGAAGAAGGTGATGTTGAAGAATCTAATGCATTTGTTTTAGCTGCCGATGCTGCTAGAGATGGTGGTAAAAAAGAATTTGAATTTCCAAAAGGAAGTGGTAAAATGCATAAAGTAACCATAACCAAAGATATTGACACTAATGAGGGTGAAATGGAAACATGTGATTCATGTGGTAAATCTGTTGAAGATTGTAAGTGTGAAGGTCATGACCATAAATTAAATGAAGGTGAAGGAATGTGCAACGAATGTGGTTCTCCTATGAATGAGGAAGGACAATGTAGTGAATGTTCAACAATGAAGGAAGAAGATGAAACGGTTGTTACAAGTATGGATGACCTTGGCGAAGGTGATGACGAAGAAATCGTTACATCTTTAGACCAGTTAGGTGAATCTAAAAGGGCAACTTTAAGATTGTCAGAAAGTGAATTAGTTTCATTGATTTCAAGAATGGTTTCTGAATCAGTACCGGGTCTTGAGTTTACTAAGAAGGTGCAAAAAACTTCGGGTGACGACTCTAAATCACACATGTCTGATGTTGAAAAGAAATTGAAAGACATCTCAACGTTTGATGGTAATGATAACCCTGAGTTTCCTAACCAAATCAATAAAGGTGAGAAAGTTGCTCAAAGAACAACTGACGAAGAAAACGAAACAATTGAAGATAATAGAGGTGGTGGAATGGAAGATTTACAATACGACTACGAACCATCAGAAAGATTTAAAGTAAGATTAAAAAAGGCGTTAGAGGGTGATTCTACAATGGGTAACTCACACGACGCGGCAAATGTTATCCCTTCTAAAACAGGTGAGAACATGGGTAAAAAAGTAGAAAGAAAAGCAAAGAAGTTAGCGGGAGAAAAACAAGTTAGTTGGGGACATAAAGGTATTGAACCTTTGAACGTTAAAACAGTTAACGAGTCTAAAACTACAATGTCATCAATCTTAGAGGAAGAAGTTCAAAGAATGAAAAAAATCTTTGGATACAACGAAAAAACTCAATAAACTTCTTTTTGTCCTTTTCTTTCCTTATATTTTTTATATTCGGCAACATGGAAAAGAGAGAAGATTACATTGAGTTTGAAACTACCGACAAATACAAACATCAAATCGACATTTGGTACAGGGCATATAACATACATAGAGAGAGGGTAGAACTTTTTTATGATTTTCTATCTTCTTTATATGAACTAGTCGATACCACATTCTTAGGTGTCGATGTCCTATTCAACGAGACAGACCAACGAAACCACTTCAACTGGTGTTGGGATAAATTACTGTCTGATTTTTCAAAGGAAAAGATTTATTTTAAAGAAAAGGGTAATCATTATGAATACCTTTGGAATTTCTTCTATGAGGCATACTACGGTACCAAAATGGATGAAGGTAATCCCCGTATGGGTGAGTATTTCTATAAATTATTTGACTTCAAACATAAAAAATCAAGGTCAGAGCTTGATATGTTAACTGAGGTCTATAAATTATTAGAACAAAACTTGAAAAAATAGAATTTTTTCCGTATATTAGTAATAAAAACGGAAAAATATGGAAACGCTAAAGAAAATAAAAGACTTGGTGGAGAAAATGTCTGTTGACACTACTAAAGTTTATGAAAAGGGTAACCGAAGTGCATCGATACGTGCTAGGAAACACGCACAGGAGGTTAAAATACTAATGGCACAATATCGTAAAGAAATTTTGGAGGAGATTAAACAACATGATTGAGCAATTTAAATTATTCTTACTCATTCTGAGTTGTGTTTACACTCTAAGATTCATATTGGAGTTTATAGTTAAACTATTTCAGTCTGAACCGGTACCGATGAAGGTATCAAAAGTAAATGAAACGATTCTTTACTTAACAACATCATACATAATAACTTACTTTATAATTTAACAACGTGTTTGAAACTATAAGATTTTTAAGACCTTTCTTTTTCTCATTAAGGGAGATTGACGGCAATGTCAGTTTAGACATTAAACTACCTGTAACATGGAGATTCGAACAAATCGTCGCTCCGTATAAATCAATTAAAACAAAAGTCCAAGACAAGAACGATAAGTTTACTTTGTTGTCATTGATTTCACATGCAACCACAGATGGTTATGATGTTGTCTTCAGATGTGCTCAGGATGTAATCGACACTAACAAAGAGATGGAGGAAAAACAAAAACTACTACAGTCAAAAATTAAAGAATTGGAATTGCTGTTCCAACATGAAACACTTGATAAACTAAAAGAAATTTCATTTATAGATAATGGCACAGAAAAACAACAAGAGCCTACAACAGGGATTAAATTGGTTGAAGAAGGAAGCGGAGAGGGACCAGAGGGAGATTCTGAACCAGAAGAGGAGGATGATTGAGGAAATCAAAAAAATTGATAAGACTCAAATGTTCAAAGAACCTGAAAAAAAGAAAATAAACATATTTACTAAAATACTAATGATATTCGGTTATGGAAAAAAAGGGTGACTTATTAAATCAACTTGCGATTGTTAGCGATTTAATTGAAAAATTAAATATCGCCTCGGTTTCAAACACAATCGTAATTGAGGTTGCCGAATTAGAATTCTATAAAACATATGATTACGTTTCTAAAAAACAAAATAGAAAAACCTCAAACCCCGGTAAATCATTTACAATTAAAATGGGTGAGGTGGATATTGTGTTTAATAAGAGTAATGACGAAAAAGTTCAGTCCTCTTAAATCCTTTTGATTCCAATAAAGTATAAAGTAATTTTCTTTGAGCGGTAGTTACATCTTTAACGAAGATGAAATTACCCTTTTTCTTTTTTAATAGGTCCTCTCTAACCAAACCAAACAATCTCTCAGCATCCGCAATATTTTTATTACCGTACAATCTTATATCATCCTCAACCTGTACAAATAGTTTGTTATTTAATGTGAATATCTGACCAATCTCCGATATCTCCATTATTGATGATAACATCTCATGATATCGGATTCTTTTCTTTGTTTGAAAATCATAAATTAATTCTTCTTTCCAATATGGAATAATTTCTTTGATGCGAAGTTTATCGTCTTCCATCTTTGTCTCAATTAATCTACCAAGACTATCTTTAACATATGTACTCTTAACCCAACGACTATTTGGGAAGATTAATGCCAATTCAAATAATTGTTCTTGTTTTCTTTTACCACCTTGTGTCTTTAAGAAACGTGGTTGTCTTTCAGTTTTAAATTCGCGCCAGTACTCATGTATTGTCGTCAGTTTCTGACAACGATACAAAATTTTTATTCTCTTCTTATTACAGAAAAGAACTATAAAGTACTTTCCGTTTTTCATATAAACTTACAGATGAGTGTGTAGATACCGTAAATGGCGAACCCACTCCAAATAACAACAAACCACATCACCCCCTTCTGAACAAACTCGGTGCTCTTAACCAATTCCTCCTTGAGAGATTGTTTTTTCTTACATTCTGAACATGCCATAATTTAAAGTATACATAATAAATAGGAGTTTGTCAAGAAATAAGGACACTCAAAAAACTTTGACCCACCTCTTTTTTTTACGGTTTTTTTTACTTATATTTTCTAATACGTACAAATAAAACACTAAATTACAACTTTAGGAGATGATATCATACATTGGTGGAAAAGCAAGAATAGGTAAATGGATAGTTCCGTACATACCAACGGATATTGAAACATATGTTGAAGGGTTTTCAGGGATGTTTTGGGTTTTCTTTAACATGGATTTAAAGAACTACCCTAACTTGAAAACTGTAGTCTACAATGACTTTAATGGATTGAACGCCAATCTATTTAAATGTTCAAGAGACTGCGATAGGATGTGGGAAGAGTTGGCAAAATACCCATGTCAACAGGTTGGTGTTGAGGTAACCCCACCTGAATATGAACAGATGTTCAAAACCTATCAAAAAGAGGTGTTTAGTCCTGATTTAGTAATTGGAGACGAACCTAACTATGATGTTGCTGCGAAGTACGTCTATGTGTTAACCCAAGTATTCTCGGGGTCAAAACCCGAGTCATCAAATTACACTGATTATAAGGGTAAGTACAGATGTAAAGTCTTGATATTCATGGATAAATTAAAACATCTTGAATACCGAGCACATTTAGGGAGAATCACATTCGTTGAGAATATGGATTTTCAAACAGTAATTGAAAAATACGATTCACCCACAACATATTTCTATATGGACCCACCGTATTGGAAAACTGAGAACTATTACTCAAACCACGACTTCGATTCAAAAGACCACGAAAGATTGGCAAACGCATTGAAGGGTGCACAAGGTAAATTTAGTTTATCATATTACGAATTCCCACAACTACATGATTGGTTTCCAATATACGGAACCAATGTAGGTGAGAATGGTCAACTATCAATGTTCAGTAAACAATTTAGATGGGAAAGACGAACGTTCAAAAAGGCCGCGGGTTCTAAGAAAGATGGAACACAAAACGATGGCATCGAATTACTGATAATGAATTATTAATTTATGGAGAAATCACCTGAGGTATTAATTTATCTGCAGACTGTAAAAAAATATATCGATGGTAATGAAGACGCAAAAAGGTATTTTATTGCCAATGATAGTGAATCTGATTTTTTTGATTTGGTAAGTGACATTTCACAAATCAATTTTGAAAAGAGAGGACAACCGGAATTAAGTAAAGAACAATTTGAATTAGTTAGAATAACATTAGTTGCATTTAAAAAATCAGAAGAGGAAATACCGGATGACTCAATATACGAATACATCCCAAACCAGATAAATTTTTATTTAAAATAAGATGAATAGATTACCAGAAAAATACCCACTACACGAAATTTCATATGGATATGAAATGCCGTTAGAACAATTATTTGTTCATTACTTCGACGCAGTACCGTCTAAATTTTCAGATTCAACAAAAAAATACGGACATAATTTATATAACCACTTAATTTCAAATAAATTTTATTTAGAAGTGGAGACAAGACACACCGGTAGAAGATACGATAAACCATCGAATAATCATTTATTCTTTAATGCGGATGGTCATCTTGGTATCCTATTAAAAGGTAATTATGATAAGACTCATGGGATTTATTATGAGATATCAGTACTTTATAATACTCAGAATGGTTCATTCGAAGAGCAAACTGTATATTTGGATTTAAGTCAATTTGAAATCTCAATTAAAAAATCGGGCATCAACTTGGTCAAATCAGAAATGGGACATTTAGATACTGAAGAGTATGAGATGAATGTACCTGATATTAATTTGGAATTAAATTACGGTTCTGAGTTTGTTAAAGTACATGATGTTATCATCAAAAGATTAAACAACCCGAATGATAAAGGTATTATCCTATTTCACGGTGACCCGGGGACAGGTAAAACTTCATATATCAAATATCTTACTCGTTTGATTACAGATAAGGAAATTTTATTCATTCCACCATCAATGGCGGAATCATTATCCGAACCATCAATCATTCCATTCCTAATGGAACATAAGAACTCTATTTTGATTGTAGAGGACGCTGAGAGAGTTATTGCCGATAGAGAGGGTAATGGGTCATCTGTTGGAGTTTCGAACATCCTGAACCTTACAGACGGTATTCTGGGTGATTGTTTGAACATTCAGGTTGTGGCAACATTTAATATGAAAAGAGAGAAGATTGACCAAGCGTTACTTCGTAAAGGAAGATTGATTGCCGAACACAAATTTGAAAAACTAACAACTGAAGAGTCAAATCGTCTTTTAGAACACCTTGGAAATGAAAAAAGGGTTGACAAAGGAATGACTTTGGCTGATATTTACAATATAGACGAAGAAGTCTTTAAACACGATAATAAAACACAAATAGGATTTAATTAAAAAATATGCAACAAGTATCAAGTGAAGAATTGGAACAAATGAAGTTCCGTGGAGAAAAAGTATTAGCGGATTTCTACGCCGACTGGTGTGGACCCTGTAAAACGTTAATCCCAAGATTAGAAAGATTAGAATCAGAGTACCCTGACGTTAAATTTGTTAAGGTAAATGTTGATGATAACCAATCATACATGTTAGATTTGGGTATTCGCTCAGTACCGACTGTTATATTTTTTGATGGAAATTTAAAAGTTAACACAACCACAGGTATACAAGCCGACACTCATTATCGAGATGTATTGTCACAATTGAGTATAAATGAGTAATAAATTGTTATTGTTCACCCTAAAAGGATGTGGACACTGTAAAACCCTAAAGGGTAAACTAAAAGAACTTTCCATTCCGTTTACCGAAATTGATGTTGATTCTAATCAAAAATTATGGGACCAAGTGGTTGCTCAAACCAAATTGGATTACCTACCAACATTTTTTATAAAACAGGAAGGAACCGAAAATGGACCTGTTTTTTGTCCCACAAGGGACTTCAATAACGAGGAAGAAGCGTTAGAAATTATAAAAAAGTACATTACTTTAGAAAAAGAGGATAATTAATCCTCTTTTTTTGTGCCTATAACTTAATATAAAATATTTATGTAAAAGACTTTACTTTTACATGGCATTACAAAAGATTAATTGGACACAAATTGAGACGGTTCCACCTTCAGGTACTACGGTAGTTTTAGGTAGTATCGGTTCCCCATTAGAGGGAATATTCGCTAATGATTTAAACGTTAGTGGAGCACTCACAATCAATACCCTCCAAACATCTGGTAGTGTTGTTGTTGGTGGTAACTTAACTGTACTTGGTACAACTACCACTATTGATTCAACCACAATATCCCTTGGCGATAATATTATCGAACTAAACGGGACTGCAGATGCATTTGGTGGTTTTATCGTTAGAGACCCAACATCACCAAATTTGGTGTCGGGAAGTTTATTATGGGATTCCGCAAATGACAGATGGATAGCGGGTCCTTCAGGTTCTGAACAACCAATTCTTATTGGTGGTTTGGGTAACACAAATGTGTTACAAAAAGTTCATGCGAACGGTACTCTTGTAGATTCACGAGTATCTGACGACGGTTCCATCATTACTATTAGTGGTGCGACCATAATTAAGGGAGATTTAATCGTTGAGGGTAAAACAACCCTTATTCAGAAAAATGACCCAAATACCGAATCTCTTGTGGTTTCAGGAACGATGTCTATTGTTCAAAACATGATTAACACACAAGTAGTATCCGCCTCTTTAAGTCTCCAAGGTTTGGGTGTGTTTTCCAATCCAACCGCAAATGCTGAAATTGACTTGGGAGGTTTTATTTAAAGGAAAAATTAACTATTTATATAAAAGAAAAAAAATTATACAAAAATTATGGCACAAATAATCAAACACAGAAGGGGTTCCATCACACAACTGAAAGATGTAACAGCCAGAAAAGGTGAATTTGTTGTAGCAACCGGTTCTATCGGTACAATGAATGGACCTTGGGTGTTCGTTGGTGATGATGAAATCGCTGGTGGATATAAACCCACTTCTAAAATTTATGAAGGGTCAACAGTACCCACAATTGCTGCCGGTTCATACGGTACTGTTTTAGATGGTACTCCATTTTATTCAACCACAGATGAGGCATTATATGTTTTAGCGTCGGGTGGTAACAGAAAGGTAGACTTAACAGGTAACATGGAGGGAAATACGATTTCCAACGTTACCGTTACTAGTTTAACAGGTAGTAATGCAAACGTTAATTCAGTAACTGGTAGTATTGGTAACTTCACATCTGCATTAACAGGTTCTCACGTAAAAGTAACAAACAGTTTAACTGTTGGTGGTGATAGTATCTTTACAGGAAACATTACTGGTTCAAACTTAAAATTAACAGGAAACGCAGTTATTGATGGTAATATCACTTTAGGTGGTAATATCACGGTTGGTGACGGTGATACAGATTTTGTATCATTTGGTGCTGATATCTCCTCTTCAATTGTTCCCGACATTAATAACGCGTTTGACCTTGGTTCTACTTCAAAATATTGGAGAAACCTATACCTTAGTGGTACCGCATACGTTAGTACATTAAATGCCACTGGAGTGACAATATCTCAGGATTTACTTGTTAGTGGTAGTTCTTATTTGGGTAATGAAGTAACTGATAAAGTTATCGTTACAGGTTCATTGAATGTACAGGGTTCAGCAATATTAACAGGAGCAGTTACCGCATCTACATTCACAGGTTCATTTATCGGTGATGGTTCTAACTTAACAGGAATTGTTTCAACATTATTTGTTACATCTTCCGATGGTACGACCACCAATATCGGTGAGGTTTCATTGAAAACTGAAAGTATAACATTTGAAGGTGTTGCATCTAAAGGTTTAACCACCACATTCAACAATAGTACAAACACATTAAAGTATGATTTAGACCAAGACATTAGAACAGGAGCAACTCCTACCTTTAATCAATTTACATTAAGTTCTCAAGCAACCACCACATCACATGCGGTTAGGGGTGACAGAAACTTAACTGTGACAGGAACAACAAACCAAGTAACTGTAGTTGGTGGGGCTCAAAACTTAACAGGTGATAGAACTTGGACGGTTAGTTTACCACAAACGGTAGATTTAGGAACGGGTTCAACATTAAATTCAACAACCGCTAACCATACTAACTTAGTATCAACTAACATTACAGGTGGTACAATGACAATCACAGGAAACACAGGTTTCAGTGGTGATGTTAATATTAGTGGTAATTTAAATTTATTAGGTAGTGCAACTCAAGTACATATCTCTTCATCAGTTATTGAATTGGATGACAATATTATCAGATTGAACGCATATTCTCCATTTGAAAGATATGCTGGATTTGAAGTTATTGACTCAGGTTCTGTTGGTGTTTCTGCATCATTGGTTTGGGATTCATTGAGTGACTATTGGATGTTCGTTTCTTCAAGTGGTGAATCAAGTAAATTAATTGGTACAACTCCAGGAACATATGGTTCTGAAATAAGTTTAACAACAAATACAATCCCTAAAGCAACCGGAGCAAGTAGTATTGGAAACAGTTTACTTACTGATAATGGAACAACTTTAGCGTACAACACAAATAAATTCACCGTAACTGCGAGTGATGGGGCAACCTTAATCGCTGGTAACGTTACTTTGAGTTCTGCGGGCGGTGCGGATGGTTTAACCAAAACATCGGCAATTATGTTTAGAAATAATACCAACGTAGTTGGTTATGTTTCAACAACAGAAACAACTGACGTTATGGATGGTATTTTGGGTTATAAAAACTCAAATGGTGGATTAATATTCTCGACCGTCATTGATGGTGGAACTTACTAAAAACAACCAAACACAAACAAAAGAAAACCCCAAGAAATTGGGGTTTTTTATTTGTAGGTAATGAAGTATTTATTGTTAGACCTATATAGGTTATAATAATTTTTGGTACATACCAAGTTTAAGAAGAAACCATACATATGGCGCAAATAGTAAGACTGCGTAGAAGTTCCGTTTTAGGTAAAAAACCTACAAACGCACAACTCGAATTAGGGGAATTATCCATTAACACTGGTGACGGTAAAGTTTTTCTTGCCAAGTCAGGTTCGGGGGGACCCTCAATCGAAGAATTAATCTCCACGAATACCGTAAACACGGGTTCGATAAATTTAATTGGAGATATAACCGCGTCTAATTTCGTCGGTAATGGTTCAGGAATTACGAATGTAATTTCATCATCATATGCGGTATCATCCTCATATTCTGTTTCCTCTTCTTATGCTGGTTTGGCGTTTACAATTGAATCCACTCCGGGTTCAACACAATTATTAACAGTTTCAACACCAGCAACAACTTGGACATTTAATCACAATTTAGGTGAACAATTTCCCGTTATTCAGGTATATGACGATAACGGATTTGTGGTAATACCGACATCTATTGAGATGTTCAGTGACATAACAACAATTATTACATTTTCTTTAGCACAATCAGGTTATGCAACTGCTACAGTTGGTGGTGGTTTACCGGCAATTAGTTCTTCATATGATGGAAGAATTTTACAGACTGATGGAGTGGGTGCGAGTTGGAAACCACTCAACTACGGACAATTTAGTGACACAACAATTCAAAATGGAGGTGGGACTTCATCCACTCCACATGAAATGAGACTTAATACCGTTGATTTGGCGAGTGGATTTAGTATTGTTAGTGGAACAAGAATAACCGCAGCAAATAGTGGGATATATAATTTACAATTCTCGGCACAGTTACTTCAAACCACAAATAATGCTGCGGAGATATCGATTTGGTTACGAAAGAATGGAAACAATGTCCCAAATTCCAATACCGATTTAACTATTGAAAAAATATCGGGTGGTGGGAAGTTAGTTGCCGCATGGAATTTTTTTGTTGAATTAAACGCAACCGAATATGTGGAATTAATGTGGTCATCAACCCGTTCTGACACTCAAATATATTACGAAGGAATACAATCCAGTCCATCTAGACCCGCAACACCATCAATAATTGTAACAATGTCTCAAATAGCGTAATTAATATGGGACACCACAGAGGACCAAAAACAACAACACAAGATTTAATTTTTTATTACGATACAGGTAATGAAAAGTCGTTTGCCGGTGAACCAACAACAAATTTATCTAATTTTAATATTGCGAATAATACATTTAGTAGTGATACTCCATTGAATATCACTCAAACCGCAAATTCTTCGGAAGAAACATTCCAAGGAAGATTATCAAGAAAGGTGGTAATAAATGCTGGTGGATTTTGGAATTCATATGTTTACTCATATAATACTAGTGTTAGTAGTCCAATTTTTACGGTATCGTTTAAAATAAAAATGTCAGATGGGTCAAATCCCAATACAATAATAACGGGTGGATATATTTACGGTTCTGAGGGTTCTTTTTATCCTGGACCAACATTCACTTATCTATTCGATGGATGGTATTTAGGTACTCTTTTATATAATGGAACATCTATGACTCTAACATCGATAACTGGGTTCTATGGTGAGGGCGGACCTAAAACTTTTTATGTTGCGGATTGGCAAGTGGAAGCAAAGTCACATGCAACACCATTTGTAAATGGTACACGTTCAGTAACACAAGGTTTACTTGATTTAACAAGAAATGAAACAATAAATTTATCTAGTGTTTCTTTCGACTCAAATGCACAAATGTCGTTTGATGGAACAGATGATTTTATCGATACCAATTTTTCCCCAACTTCAATTAATTACCCAACAATAGAGGCGGTTGTTTATAGAAACACCGCAACTGGAAGATATGAGGCAATCATTCAAAATAATGTTGATAGTGACGATGCGTTGTACGTATTCCCAAATGGAACTTTAGGGTTTTGGCCATGTGCAGGTTCAAGTTTATCTGTTCCAACCGGACAATGGTCATATGTTGCCGTTTCATATAATGGTACCACTTTAACTTTCTGCGTAAATGGAACAATTCAAGTTGTAACAACCACATGTGCTGATATTATGGATTGGGATTTTTTACGTATAGGTGCTCATGGGTCAGGTGATGGAGAAAGATGGATTGGAAAAATCGCAATTGCGAAGGTGTATAATAGGGCACTCACATCTTCGGAATTATATCAGAACTATAATGCAATTAAAACAAGATTTGGAATATAATGAGTAATGGACCTAAAATAACGAGAGATGGATTAGTGTTTTATTACGATGTTAATAATGCCAAATCATATGTTGGAGAACCAACAACTAATTTGGTTAATCCAGTATGGGGTGCATGGGGAATAGATGCGTCAGGTTACAGTGCCGCTGGAACAAGAACGATAATATCTCCATACCATTGTAGAATTGATGACATTGCGTCAAATACAAGACAATCAATTACGATGGGGGGTGTTAATGAAAATTCAATATATACTTTTTCGGTAAAATATAGAAAAATTGGAGGTACACCATCACTTAGATTTCAAATTTATTCTAGAGTAGGTGGGAGTTATGTACAACCAGCGTTTCCAACAACAATTCAATTAGGGGTTGTTGATACATATGAATGGCAAACCGCGACATATAACTATACTACACCACCAGGTACTGATTTGTTTTTTTGGTATATGCAAGATGGTGATGATTATACTCCATATACACACTCATTTGAATTAAAAGAACCACAAGTTGAAAAGAAATCACACACAACACCATTTATTAATGGTACGCGCTCATCCACTATAGGGTTAAAAGATTTATCACGAAATTTAACTATCGATATATCAAATGTCTCATTTAATTCTAGTTCACAAATAGAATTTGATGGTACGAATGATTTTATTAATTGTGGGTTAGTCCAACCGTTTGATTTAAATAGTCGAAGAGTGACTTGGGAATCGGTTGTAAAATTTAATAACTCCACAGGTTCAGAAGCATTTATTACGAGATGGGATAATACTTTAGGGTCGGTATGGTGGTTTGGAAGATACCCCACAACAAAAATACATATTGCATTTATTATTAATGGTGGATATTATGCGTATTTTAGTGATGGAGACATTTCTTCCACATTAAATTATTACCACATAACCGTAACTTTAAACGACACCGTTTTATCTTATTATATAAATGGGGTATTGGATAGTACCGATTCAGTTGCGACAGGAACGTGGACTGAAGACCCTGACGTGAGTTTAATAATTGGAGCGCAAAACTTAGGAACTGCCGCTAATTTTTCAGGAGAAATCCCGATATCTAAAATATATAATAGAACACTTAGTAGTAATGAAGTTTTAGAAAACTATAATGCAATAAAAAATAGATTCGGAATATAATATGTCGATAACAACTGGACCCGATAATAAAATAAACTCAAACTACAACATTAGTGGTGTGGTTACTGACTCACTACAATTATATTACGACCCTGCTCGTTATTATTCATATTCAGGTAATGGTCCTATATTGAAAGATTTAAGTGGTAATGGTAGAGATTTGACCATGTACACATATGGGGGGACAACTTACTCCAGTAACCCATCACAAGGAGTACCATTCACCACAACAAAAGGTGGTGAATTTACATTTGATGGTGTTAATGATTTTGGTAAAACACCATCAACGTTTAACTTAGGAACAACCTTTACCGTATCGGCGTGGGTTAAATTAAGTGTTAGTGGTGATAACGCAATTTTAGGTCACTGTAATGGAGGTCCATCGGGAGCTGGATTTGTTATTTCAAATGGATTTCTAAGAATGTGGTATTATACCGCACCGTGGCAAATAATTGACAGTACAACGGGTGGAATTAATGATGGTAATTGGCATTATTGCGTTTGGTCAGTTGCAGGTACAAACATTAAAATGTACATTGATAATAATATGGTGGATGATACCACTTTAGTTGGGTCAATTAATCCACCATTAAATAGTATTGGGTGTTTATGGGGTCCTTGTAACTCCGATAGTTATGGTCCCGGTACGGATGGACCTAGTACTCAGTTTAACGGTCAAATGGGGGTCGTGATGTGCCACTCAAAGAGATTATCTGACACTGAAATTGAACATCATTGGGAAATCTTCAAGAAAAGATACGACATTTAACACTACCATGTTTATTATCTAACAAATTGAGACCTAATAACTGAGGTTTTGGGTATTTATTGGTATGGGTTTAGAATACACCGCAAAAATCATTACAGATGGATTAGTTTTATGTTTGAACTCCGCCGATACCAATTCGTATCCGGGGTCGGGTACTTCGTGGAATGATTTAAGTGGTAATGCAAACAATGGTACATTGATTAATGGTGCATCGTTTAACTCCAATAATAAAGGAAGTATTGTTTTTGACGGGAGTAATGATTATGCCCAAGTAACATCCCCATTTGGCGATATTGATTGGTCATCAAGAGCGTGGTCATTTAGTACATGGATGAAACTTGATACATTGGGTGATAAGTGTTTAGTCAATCTAAATTCATCCAATAGTTTACATTATATAGTTACAAATGTATTCTATAGTAACGGTCAAAGTTATTGGTATTTTATAAAAAATTCCACGGCAACTCAAACAAACTTTACTCAAACTACAAGTAACTTTACTGACAACGAAATATTTTATTTTACCATGACCTATAACGGAAATGGTTTAACAAATTCAAATATAAATTTTTACAAAAACACAACCCTATTAACTACTACAGGAGGAGGTGGAGCGGCATTAGGTAATCAATCAGGATTACAAATTGGTGGAAACTATCCGTTAGATGGAAATGTATATAATTTTCTCATGTATAATAGAGTAATAACTCAAGCAGAAATTACTCAAAATTATAATGCAACTAAAACAAGATTCGGATTATAATGCCAACACACGTAGGACCCAACATATCAGGAGAAGAGAATTTAGTATTTGGTTATGATTTATCTGACCAAAAGAATTCCTATTTGGGTGAACCAACAACAAATTTGGCAAACAACACTCCACTATATGGTGGTTGGCCGAGTTCATATGCCTTAATTGATAGCGCAACAAAAACTTTTGATTTCACAACATCATCTGTTGAGTGGGGAGGTGTTGCGGCATGGACAACTTTTTATTATAATGTATCCGATTATACAGGTCAATACGTTACAATATCTGCGGTGGTTGAGTCGTTCGATGAAACCAATGGTGTGTTTAGTTTTATGTGGATTGGTCAAACGGTTAATGAAGAAACTTATTTAGGGTATTCACCCGAACAAGATAGAAACACAAAAAATACTAAAACACGAGAAAGAATTTCATGGAGTGGAGTTATTGGTACGGGTGGTAAGGTTGGAATTTTAATTTGGATGAATAACGGTAGTGGTGGTTCATCGGGAAGTGTTAAAGTGAGATTTTCAAATCTTCAAGTAGAAGTAAAATCACATCCAACACCGTTTGTAAATGGTACCCGTTCAACAACACAAGGACTTTTAGATTTGACCGGCAATTCAACAATTAATTTATCAAGTGTCTCATTCGATTCTAACTCTCAAATGGTTTTTGATGGTACGGATGATTTTATTACTGCTGGTAATAATCCATATTTAGCTCCGGGAACTGGAAATTTTACATACTCCTGTTGGATAAATCCGGTGGGATATTCTTACTATGCTGGTCTATTAGTTGTTGCGGTCACTGGAGGACTTTGGATAGGTAAACTTGGTTCTAATATGGTTTTAAGGGCATATAATGTCGAAGACCATCTTCAATACAGTACACTTCCCACAGTGGGGCAATGGACTAACGTAGTCATAACCAGAGATGGAACCGCCGTTACACTCTACTATAATGCAAATTCAGTTGCCACAGCCACAACAGGGTACAACTTTGTACAGGCCACCGCTTATATTGGAAACGATGGACCCATATCTTCCGCAAACTTTAACGGTAAAATTACGAATACTTCGTTCTATAACCGAGCATTATCATCCTCAGAAGTTTTGAATAACTATAATAACATTAAAAGAAAATACGGAATATAATGGCAGTACAAGACGGATTTGGTAAAACTTCAGGTTCAGAATCGTTGGTGTTTGCCTACGATTTAAAAGATACAACAAACTCATATAGAGGGGAACCAACAACTAATTTAGTGGCAACAATTGCCTCATACTATGGTGGGAATGTAAGTACTAGTTATGCTAATGGACAATATCAAACCAGTGCAATTGTTATTAATGGAGTTGACAATACAATACCATCGGGTAACTTTTCCCAAGTTAGTGGAACAACAACAGATACAAATTCACAAACATATTGGACGATACAAGGAAATGCGGTAGTTAATGAATCTAATCAAACGGTAAGTTTTAGTGTTTATTTAAAAGGAAGTGGAACATGTCATTTGGCAACATATAATGACCAATGCTGTTATCAACTGGGTCCCGATATTACATTAACTAGTGATTGGGTTAGATACACAATCACAGAAAGTTTAACTACGTTTGTTGATTATCATTGGGTTGCGGTTAGGGGTATCACAACAAGTACAAATGTTTTCATATCTTCCGCTCAATGGGAAAGAAATTCACATTCTACACCATTTACAACAACATCAAGAAGTAACACACAAGGGTTATTAGATTTAACCACAAATTCGACAGTTAATATATCGGGAGTTTCGTTTAATTCAAGTGCGGTAATGACATTTGACGGAACAAACGATAAAATTGATGTTGTTCCACCATCAACCGTTAATGTGAACACAGGAACCACAATTGTTGCGGTTATCAGAAAAACAAGTACGGGATATACGGGACAAAAAAACATTATTAGTTATAGAAACGGAACAAGTGGAGGTGCGTTATATATTGGTTCAGGTTCGGGGGCAATATTCACATATTACGATAGTTTAAATGTACCATACCATACCGTAAGTGCAATTCCAGATAATCAATACGTACACATCGTTGTAAGATTAAATAATGATGGGTCAATATCCCACTTTTCAAATGGAGTATTGGGTGGAACCACACCGGTTAGAACAGGATTCAACAATGCACCAAATAATAAAATAACTATAGGTAGTGATAACAGTACAAATGAATTTTTCCAAGGGGATATTCCTGTTTTCAAACATTATAATAAACAGTTAAGTGATACAGAAATTCTAAATGATTACTTAAAATATAAACGTCAATACGGATTGACTTAAAAGGTATTTATATAATATAAGAATAAGATATGGCAATGCATTTTGGAGGGAGATATACGAGTGTATCTCAAATAACAGGACCTAGTGGATATTACAACATCAAAGTTGGAAACGACAATGTTGTGGTGTACGTGGACCAAGAATATGATGGTGGCGGATGGGTATGTGTTATTGCGAATAGGGCGAGTTCAGTTGGAATGAGAAACTTAACGTACTATGATGCAATTAATACGTGTAACTATAGAACATCGAGTAATACCAATGAACCATTATATAATTTATCGGGATTAACAAACTACAATGTTTGGATTGGAACAAAATATTGGGAGGCGTTAGGTAAAAGAAACAACTCAAGTTATGTAACCGTTGCTCAGTTTGTTTCACCAACAAATGGGACACCTTTAAATGGTTCACACACCAAAAGATACAGATGGAAGTTTGATAATTTCACACCAACATTTGCGTTTTCTGGTGTTGCCGCGTTAAGTGATGAAACAAGTACCGGTTCACCCGGTTTATACAATAATCACGCTGCTGGCGGATATAATTTAAGTACATACGATAACGACCAAGATACCAATAGTGGAAGTTGTTCATCATATTACGGTAATAACCCGTGGTGGTATGAGTCATGTTGGGGCGGTAACTATTTTGGATATGATAATGGACCATATTGGAATGGTTCAAGTTCTGACACGCACCAATATGGTGCGGTTTATATAAAATAAAATATTATGAAATTAGAGTTCCACATAAAAGAAGACAAGTATAAGAGAATAATCAAAACCTCAGAAGGTGAGATTGATTTCGAAAGTAATTGGGAAATTTATTGCCCAATATATGGTGACCAAATATTCGTTGATTTTGAAAATCAAATGGGTAATTTATGGGACATAACTGAGGTAGAAAAAATTAACGTTTAATGTCGTCAAAATCGGGAACCATATTATCGAGTTTACAAGATGCATATTTTGTAGTTGACACCCATAACATTGGTACGGGTGTTAGCCCTATTGGGTGTGGTGGATATAATGGAAGTACTGATGGTGTGGTTAATCAAATTAATAGTAATAAAAGTCTTTTCATTAATGGATTAAGACTTTCAAATAAAACATATTATACTGGAGGTGGGAAAACATACCCCGAAGGTAACTACGGTACCGATTCAATAGGTTTTTTATACCAAGGGATTCACACGGGATACAATATTAGAGGTTCGTACAATTTATTTGGTGTTGGTAGAGGAATAGGTATGTGGGCTTGGGATAACGATACAAGTTCTTGGGTTGCGGATTCGTATTTTGTTGGTTCAAATTCAAGTGGTTACCATACTTATGACAACTATGGTGGTTCAGAAACTGGTTATGGAAATAATTTAGTTTGGTTAGTTAGAGATTATAGTAGAATAAGAGGACGTTTCCCAAATTGTACATTTATTTTAATTGGTTCACACGCCGCTGACCAATACGACACTAACACAGTCAATATGATGTTGGATTTAGGTGCACCGTCATTGGTTTCAGGGTGGAACCCATCACCGGGAAGACCCGAATGGGTTTTGGTTGGTAGACCAGGTCTTGGTGTTGGAAATGCATTTGGTTGGGCGTTTGAAAACTATCCTGTTGATACATCAGCAGTTGCTCATTTAAACTTTGGATTACCTATTAAAACTCTTGGGGAACTTGAGTTTGATGGTACTGACGATTACATGTCGTTCACGGGAATTACAGGTCACCAACAGGCATTTGGAACAATTGAGGCATGGTGTCACCCAACAAACGTAAGTGGTCAAAATTATGTTTTCTCAATGGGGGAAGCGCAAGTTTATGGGGCATCGAGGTCATTAATGATTTCAGATGGTGTTTGGTACGTTATTAATTATGGAAGTAGTACTGAAGATTGGTTAACAGGTGTTAGTGCCCCTGTAAACACTTGGATGCATGTGGCTTATACATGGTATGGTACATCCTGTAGATTTTATTTAAATGGTACGGAATACACCGCAACGAGAAGTGGTTTAATCACACCACAAGGAACTCAATGTACAATCGGTTCCCCAACATGGAGTTGGGGAATAGGAAATTCATCATATAATTTTAATGGAAAAATTGGAAGTGTAAGGGCATACTCAAAAGGGTTAACCCAATCAGAAATTCAAAATAATTACAATAGAACAAAATCACAATACGGATTATAATGGCAAGTAAACAAAACGGTTCAACAACAAAAGATGGTTTAGTATTCGGATTTGACACGGGTGACACATATAATTCATATTTGGGTAGACCAACAAATAATATCGGATTTAATGAACCTTTATATAACTACAATAACGTACCGGGAAGTGTTACAACAAATTTAACTCAAACAAGTGACACATATAAAGGTGCACCAATATGGAGACAAACACTAACTCCATTGGATGGTAGTGGTGTTTCTTGGTTATCGAATGCGAATAATCCCGGATTAGGTGTTGTTCTTTATGGTGGAGCATCTGGCGGTGGGTTAGCGAATAGATACACGGGACACTCAATATTTTTTAAACCAACAGTACCAATGGCTGGTACACCAATTTATCTACACTATTCAAATATTGGTGGTTGGCAATGTCAAAGCTGTGCACCCGAAGATATGGGGGATGGTTGGTTTAGAGCAAGGGTATTATGGTATAATACGGTAACACAATCCGATGGAAAATATTGGGCAATTAACCCGTTAAGTGCATCATTAAATGTTCCAATCACTATATTTTGGGCGGGACCATTCAAAGAAGATTTAAATAGTACCGCAATATCACAATATGTTTATGGTACTCGTTCTGTAACCCAAGGGTTAAAAGATTTAACTAATAATCATTCATTAGATTTAACGAACGTAACCTTTAATTCAGATACAAATCCAAAAATAAATTTTGATGGTTCTGATGATTACATCAACTTGAGTCCGTCGGCAATACCAACAGGAAATCAAATAACAATCGAGATAGTAACATCGTGGAGTGGTGCGTTACAGAATAACTCAATTATTGCGGGTGGTAGTGGAGGAAATCAAGATTTAAATTTACACCTACCATGGGGTGATGGAAATGTTTATTGGGATTTTGGTAGACCGTTTAATAGAATATCTAAAGCAATTGGGTCGTCTGATAATTATCTTGGTAATCATCATTGGGTGGTTAGTAAGAATTCAACCACAGGTATTATGAGAATTTATTTGGATGGTACTTTGTGGCACTATGGAGGGGGTCAAACATCAACAATTTCTTTACTTAATAGTGTAAGTATTGGTAGATATGATATTGATACGGTCAAAGCATACTATTATAAAGGAGACATTCCCGTTCTTAAAATTTATAATAAAGAATTAACACCGGAGGAAGTTCATAAAAACTACCTACATTATAAAGATAGATTTGTTTTAAGAGATGTAAAATCACTAACGGCGGTTAATACTTTGGGTACCGCATCGGAATCAGCATCGCCAAGTGCTCAATTATTATATGATGTTGGATATAGAACTGACGGTGTTTATTGGTTAAAACCAACATCAGGTTCAACACCATTTCAGGCGTATATTGATTTTAATAGTGTAGGCGCACCATGGGTTCATGTCGGGACAATCGACGATGAGGATGCTCCGAGTAATAACTCAACATATCATAAATGGAGTAATGATATGAATGCAATTCAATCATGTCCGCCGTGGGATGATAATACAACTTTTGGGGGTTCGACTCCGACGTTTGTTTCCGATTATAAAAATACAGGATGGTCATCAATCCCCTTCTCACAGATAATGATAAAAGATGCAGGTAATTCACAACGTAAATTATTATATACAAATGAAGGTCAGATTAAATCCAATAATTCTTCATTATCAAGTTGGTTTGGTTCATTAAAATGGGGAGCACTCGGTTCCGATGCATCAAATGATGCATTTAATAGAAATAGAGTTAAGGCACTTAATATAACAAATTTTGGAGTTGATGACCCAGTTTTACAATCATCAGGTAAGAGTAAATTATTATTTAAATACGGTGAAATTGACGGGGCTCAAGACGGAAATAAAGATAGAACTATGATTGCGTGGCATCGACATGATGCCGCTGATGGCGTTGACGGTCCTTCAGGGATTGGTTGTTTTACCAATAGAGGTGGTACCATTGATTATAGAGATATCATACCTGGTTCAGTTTATGGTGCGGGTCAAGATTTTCCACCGGCAAATATTGGTGGGACATACTACTATAGTATTTGGATTAAATAAAGTATTTAAGATATGGCATTACATTTTAGTTCGAGATTAGTTACAGATGGTTTAATAGTTTTATTAGATTCCATGGATAGTACATCATATCCGGGTAGTGGTACCACATGGTACGATTTAAGTGGATATGGTCATAACGCTAGCATGATTAATATGAATTCACCATCTGCGGGAAATACATCGGGATACGACACAACAACAAAATATATGATGTTTGATAGACATCTTGGTGGAAGTGATGGTGATGCAAATAACTACGCATTAATCTCAAATACAAGTATCCTTGACCAAGCGTTATGTGAGAATGGTATGACCATAGATATGTGGATTAGAGAAACATCATATGTGTGTACTGCGTTTACTAAATGGAATGGTTCTTGGGAACTATATTATTGTTCTACTCTGACCTTCAGAACACAAGGAACAAATGGAAATGATGGTGGTGCAAGTATTGGGTCATCTGCAGGTACTTGGAGAAATATTGTGGCAACACATGATGGGGTTAATCGAAGATTATATTCTAACACAACCTTGGTATTAAACGACACAAATAATGTATACTCTCAAAACACATCGAGCCCAATATCCATTGGAGCATATGATGGTGGGTCTTATGCCACAAATGGTGCAATTCCAATTTATAGGATTTATAATCGACCATTAAGTCCAACGGAAATAACACAAAACTATAACGCAACAAAAAATAGATTCGGTTTATAATGTCACAAAGTTTAGGACCAAATATTAACAATAGTGGATTGATATTCAGTTACGATGTAACTGACACTGCAAACTCATTTAAAGGAGAACCAACAACCAACCTTTCATATAATAATGGTCAAGGTGGTAGTGAATATTTGGCAGCACCAATATCATGGGTGAATGTGGGTTCATGGGAATACAACGATAACGAAACCGATGTTCCAAAACCATCAACTCCGGGGGTTGATGCCACAAACCTTAGAGTATTAAGTGGAAGAAGTACCGCAACGGGTGGGAGTGTACAATTTGGGTGTGGGTTTACATACGTATCCCCATCAACAACATATACCGTTTCAGTATGGTACAGACAAAGCAGGGCAGGTGCGTCCCAACCATATTTAAGAACCAATATTACAAATGTGGGTTTAGCCAATTTGGCTTATAATGGAAATACAGATACAAGTACATGGCCAGCCAATCAATGGATAAAAATAACTGCAAGTGGAACCACAGCAGCTAACGAGGATGGAATTTATATTAGTAACTACATAGGAACATATATTGGGGATAAAATATGGTATTTTGGACATCAAGTCGAACAAAAAAACCACATGACATCTTTAGTTTTAGGAACAAGAAGTACAACAAATGCAATTGTCGATGTAACAGGTAATTCAACGGTGACAATGACCAATGGTGGATTCGATAATAATGGTCAGATATATTTTGATGGTTCGAATAGTTATGGTGTCATCACAAACGGACCAATAAGTACAATAACCGGTGATGTAACACTTGCTGGTTGGTTTTATTGGAATGGTGGAACAGGTGCACCACATAGAACAATAATTTGTACTGATACAGCATATAGACATGGTGTTAAATTAATGAGTTATTATCATGGTGGTTTGGCCGCATGGGTTGGTAACAATAATGGGGCAAATGATTATTTACTTGGAGGTGGAAGTACACCATTAAATTCTTGGAATATGTTAGCGTGTACCTACAATATAGCGGGAGGTTTAATTCTTTATTTGAATGGTCAATCGATTAATAGTGCCAATACGGGATTTTTGGGTGGAACTGCGAGAGCGTCGACCGCGATGATTGGTAGAGAATACCACTCATCATATGAAGGTAAATTACCACTATCTATGGTATACAATGAAGTGTTGAATGCAACTGAAATTAATAAACTATATACAAATACAAAATCTAAGTTTATTTAAGATATGTCAGTAAATTCGGGATATGGAAAAATTTCAACATCAGGATTAACCTTTGGGTATGATGTTGGTGAAACTAAAAATTCATTTAAGGGTAAACCAACAACAAATTATGTTACCAATGCGTCAACTATGGCGAATTTTGGTAACTATTCTTGTGGTACACCTGTTACGTTTACAACAGAGTTTGGAACAACAGGATATCGAATGTCAAATCTTGGCTCTTGGAATGGTGTCGTTATGGGTGGTATATCATTACCATCAACCGGAACATACACATTTTCCGCATATATTAGGTATATTGGAGGTTCGGCAAATAATAATGGTGGTACAGTCTATACAAGTGGTTTTGGAATCGGTGACACCGCAGCGTACCATAGTAAATCGTCTCCCGGTGAGTGGATTAGAGTGTCCAACACACAAAATTGCACGGGAACTAACGGTACCTTTTATTTAATATCATTCGGTGGAACTTATTGTGATGATTTTTCGTCATGGGAAGTAACAATGCCACAAATTGAGGCTGGTTCGTTTGCCACACCATTTGTTGACGGTTCAAGAAGTGTAACACAAGGGTTATTAGATATTGTGGGTTTAACAACTATTGATTTATCGGCATCTTCTTTTGATGCAAATGGTAAACCCGTTTTAGATGGAACAGATGATAGAATTGATTTAGGTAATGTTAGTGATTATTTCCCATCGAGCGTTTCTGCGGTAACCGTTGAACAAGTTTTTAAAATTGCTAGTGGAGCATCAGGTAATGACGGACCGTTATTTGAAAATTATCGTTTTAATTTGTGGTACTCATATTCATCCGATATTGTTAGTTTATCAACAAGAAGTGGGCCACCCGACACTGTAGGATATCAATACACGGTTAGTGGAAACGCAACAGTTGCGTGCCAACCAAAAACCAATTATAATCATGTTGTTGGGATTTACGAAACAATAAGTGCAACAGATGGTAGAGTGAGATTATATATTAATGGACAATCTGCCGGTGTTTATGTTGACACAAAAATGGGAGCATATCCAATATACGGAACTTGGATTGGACAAAGTAATCATAGTGGTTACGGTACTTATAAATTAAATGGTCAAGTAGACGTTACAAAAGTTTATAACAGGGCATTAACCGAAAATGAAATTTTAAATAACTATCAACAATATAAAGGTAGATTTTCATTACCATCAGTTAAGGATGGTAGCACCCAAGCGTTAGCGGCTCCAAGTGCCACTTATTTAAAAAATTTAGGTATTTCAAAAGATGGTAACTATTGGTTACAACCAAGTGGACAATCGGCGTTTCAAGCACCTGTTAAATTTTATTTAAATAAGGCAATGGTTTGCGTAATGAAAGGTGGAAATGAAAGTGGTTATGTACCCGATAGTTCATATTGGGAAAACACAACATTAGATAACCAAAATGATTTTACCCTAACAAACGGAGTTAGTAGTAAATATCAAAGTTACAACGTCGTTCCATTTACGGAATTCTATTGGACCATGGGTGAACTTAATTACCAATCAACATTCTCATTGGCAAGTGAAGTGAGTAGTATGTACGCAGCACAAACAAGAAGTTGGAATAGTTCAGCAAATAGAAGTTCACCACATTTCGGTAACAGTATTGACTATAGAAGTTTAGTTGGTGCAGATAGACGATACACCAGTGCTCTTGGTACTGAAATATACCTAATGGGTATGGATTTAAAACATGAGGGACACTATGGTGGTGGTGGAGGTAGTTCAGGAGGAAGAATACGAGTTGGTAGTATATTGGATGAGAGTACCGGAAATACAGGTGCGTTGTCATATGGTGCCGCAGGTTCTGCGTTCGGTATAGGTGTCAATGGTGGTAACCCACTTAAAACGGGTGTATGTGGATACGCCGGTTGGACAGAACCATCAATTATCGGTGGAGCAGATAACTGGAGTTTGTGGGTTGTCTTTTAATAATTAAGAATATTTATAAATAAAAAGAATATGAGCAATTTTCCTAATAGACGTTGGTTGGTAATCCCAACCTCAGAAGTCGAAAACGTAGACTTCAATCAAGTACATGAGAATTCAACTGAAACATTACGTTATTCAGTTGATGGAACTAAAACATTCATTAAATATGAAGTTAATATTGTTGAAGAAGATACAACAAGTACCTTCATTAACCCCGAAACTATGGAAGAGGGGACATCAACAATTCTTGCTGGAACATATGGTAGACCGGCAATTTATAATGGTACTTATCCTGAGTACAACCATGAAGATATTTTGGCGCTTTTGGCAACAGAAGAGTGGACAGTACCCATGGACCCTGAAATGTTTCCAACCCCTTCACAACCTGAATAATTTTATGTAAATTTCTATTGTGATTACCAATAGTGACTACATAAAGAACTTTATTACTAATAACGAGGATAATCCCGTTCCCTATCGTTGGACACACGGTGCAACCGATTTCCATATGGGTGATGGGATTGTTGTTTATAGTCTAATACAACACATGAGAGCAAAGAATTGTGTGTGTATCGGTTCAGGTGGTGGATTCATTCCACGTATCATCACACAGTCACGTATTGACCTTCACAAACAAGGTATTTTTGAGGGGAATCCCGATTATAATTGGGGTGACATTGGTGCAACTTATGTTGTGGACGCATGTAACGGTGTTGGTGGAGAAACTGACCTTGAAAATGAAGATTCTTTCTATAGAAAAACGTTTTACCCACGATTTATTAAAAATACCTCAGAAAACGCCTTTTATAACTTTTTTACTCTCCAAGATATTAAGATTGATTTCCTATTTATTGATGGAGACCACACCTATGAGGGTGTAAAATTAGATTTTGACCTTTACTCCACCTTATTATCTGAAAACGGGGTGATTGTTATTCACGATACCGATGAAAACTATGAAAAGAATCTAATTGTGTCTGAAGATGCAAAAAAAGATTACCATAAGTTTGACGGTCCGTCCAAATTTATTAAAGAACTACAAGAAAATCCCGAGTGGAACTTGATTAATCTATTTAATTTTCGTATTATTCCTTCAAAACCGTCTTCGACGGGGATAACGATTATAAATAGAAAAAAATGATAAGGTTATTAACTGTAATTGGACATGGAACTAAGTTACTACCCCACTTTATAAAACATTATGAAAAATATGTTGACGAAATTAACATCGTTGTATACGAATCTGATTTACACCGAGAATTGGGTGATGAAATTAGTCAGATTCTTATCGAGTTTACCAATGTAAAGATTGTTAAGACAATCAACGAAAGAGTTTTTGATTGGGAAAAAGTAACTCAATCATACAACTACATTAAAAAGGATTATCCTGATGATTGGTGGGTAATCGCCGATATCGATGAATTCCATCTATACCCCAAAGACAATTTAAAACAATTAATATCTGATTGTGAAAAAAACAATTGGGATATTGTACGCGGTGGATTTATTGATAGAATTGGACCCGATGGGGAGTTTTCAGAATTACAACCAAATGAATCTATTTGGAAACAATACCCAAATGCTGGTTTCTTTAGACATCCAATGAGTGATGCCTGCCCCAATAAGATTTGTGTTGTTAAAGGATATGTTGAAATCACAAATGGTCAACACTATGCAAAAATAGATGGTCACACCACATGGAGATGGCAAGGTTGGAGTCACCCACTGATTGCACCAATTGATACATATTCAATACAGGTTCACCATTTTAAATGGGATAAAGATTCAATTGGGAGGGTTAAAAATGTTGCGTTAATCAATCAACCATACGCATATTCATCCGAGTATAAAAAAATGTACGAATCATTGAGAAAATCAAAATTTAAAATAGATTTAAATGAACCTGAATACATGTTTGAAAAAAATACATCAAAACCCGAATTCAAACAGTATAAACAATGGAATAAATTAATTAAAAAAATCATATCAATATGACCGTAAAAAAAGGAAACACGACAGAAGAACAAAATGAGTTCCTACTTCTTGAGCAAAGAAAAGTTAAGGCAATGGAAAAAATTGCCAACTCTTTAGATGCACTAACCGTTTGGTTTGAAGAGGTTGATAAAAAAGAATGGAGTGATAGAATTCAATTTTATCTTTCTGAGTGGCACGATACCACAAAACCGAAAGACCCAACCATAAATGGATAAGAAACTTGGTGTCATAGTCCCATATAGAGACCGTTATGAACATCTACAAATGTTTAAACAATCAATTATACCTTACTTAAAAAATAAAGGAATTGATTTTGAGTTAATTGTAGTTGAACAGGACGATTCTTCTGCATTCAATAGAGGTAAATTATTGAATGTGGGATTTTTGTATGCCAAGAAAATTAAATGTGATTATGTTGTTTTCCACGATGTAGACATGTTACCAGTTGATGTTGATTATTCGTATTCTGACATACCAATTCAAATGGCAACAAACTTTATTGGTGAAACAAATAGGGTAATCTTTGATGGTTACTTCGGTGGGGTAACAATGTTTCCTATTGATTCATTCGAACATATAAATGGGTATTCAAATGATTATTGGGGATGGGGTTACGAAGATGATGATTTACTTTTTAGATGTAAAGTAAATGGAGTTCCACTCGACACAAAGAAAATTGAAATGAAGGGTGGGAATGTTGCATCTTTAAAATTTAATGGTGTTGATGCATATGTTAAGGGTAACAACTTCTTCAAACAAAGAGAGGAGATGACAATATTCATTTCATTCTACCCCGATGAACTAGTTTGTGACTTCGAGGAGAAAAGTGATAAGTATTCATTATTTACCATACCCGGTTATGATTTCACAATTACATATAACTCATACTCAAGATACACAGTGGAAATTTTTGATGGAGGTAGAAATATCATATATCAATATTCAAATATAAAAACAAATTATAGAACCAATATTGCGGTAACCATTAACCCAACAGATAAGATAATTAAATTTTATCAGGATGGGGATTTGGTTTCACAAGACAAGTTCACCAAATTATACGAGTACACAAAGGAACCACATTTTTATTTAGGTGTTGGTAATCCAAATAGAACCCGAGAAAACAATTATTATAGAGGATTAATTAGTTCATTTGCGGTCTTCGATAAAGAATTATCATATGCTGAGATAAGGGAAATATCTGACAATCATTATTTTGGTTTAACTCAAAGTTTTGGAAGATATACATCTGATTATGCATTGAAACTTTATTATGATTCAAAATTCATTAAAGGTTATAAACTTATGGATTTATCTGGTAATGGAAACGATGGGGAAATCATTAATTGTGAGATTGTTGGTAACACCTATGATGAATTCAAAACAATTGATGTACCATTTAGAAGACAATCAACATTCAAATTATTAACCCACGAAGAAAATGGTTTTGTTAAAGATGGTTGGAGAAGTGACATGACGAGGTTTAACCAATTAAGATTTTACAATGAAGTAATGAAAGGTTATCGAAACATAAAGGAAGATGGTTTATCCACTTGTAAGTACATTCAACATAGTGTTGCGAATGTTGAGAATCAAACAAATATTGTAGTAGGAATATGACACATAAATTAGGGATTTGTATCCCATATAGAAACAGACAAGAACACCTCGATAGGTTGGTACCACATTTAAGTAACTACCTAAATGAAAGAGGTATTGAACATAAATTTTACGTTGGTCATCAGGTGGATGATAATCTATTCAATAGGGGTATGATGAAAAACATTGCGGCCAAATTCGCATTTGACGATGGTTGTGATTATATTGCATGGCACGATGTTGATATGTTAGCATATACCAAACATATGGATACGTTACCCGATTATTCATATCCGAAAGACAACCCAATCCATATCGCAACAAAACTATCCAAATATCAATATGGATTAGGTTATGACCAATATTTCGGAGGGGTTGTTTTGTTTACCAAAGAACATGTTGAAAGAACAAATGGATATTCAAACGAGTATTGGGATTGGGGTCAAGAGGATGATGATTTGTTTTGGAGATGTTATTTTGAAAATTACACCACCGGTAAAATACACAAAAAAATAAACAACAAACGAGTTGCCAAATTTAATGGTGAAAACTCATCGATTAAAATATTATCTAACAGGGAAAGTAATTCTTGTTTACATAATGACCATACAATAACAATCATTTTTAATGCCGAGCAACAAGACGAAAAGACACCAATTTGGTTAGTTGGGGATAAGAATAGAAAATTTATAGAATACCCATTATTGAGAAAAGATGGTAGTGGTACTTGGGGGATTTCATTTAATAATTCAAGAGCAGTAACCGCAACTCTATTCGATAAGTCAAATCAATTCAATTACAATTGGGCCAAGAGATTTGAAAATCTATGGACACAAGTGACTCTTTCTTACAATAGTGAGGAGAAAAATATGTACTTTTACATAAACGATGAATTAATCTCTCAGATGGACGGTATTAAACAAAACATACCATTTCCCATATCTGGAGATTTAAGGTCACACACATCAATTAAACCGTTTCTAATTGGATTCTGCGGTCAATCAAACACCCACTATAAAGGTAAAATTGCGGACATAAAGATATATAACAGATTTTTTGATGATATCACTAAAATGGAAGATGATGTAGATAGTTTAGTTTTAGATTGTAACTTTACAAAGGAAATAGATGGAGACATAAATAACATTTTATTTGAGGATGAGGATATTGAAATTATTGAAAATATTATCCCATACAGAAGGGAAGGTTCATTCCAATGCCTTCAACATGAAGATGAGGGATTCGTTAATGGAGGATGGGTGAAGGGTGAGACCACGGCGAGAAATGAAAAAAGATTTGTTACCGAAATGCAACAAAGAAAAATAGACTATAAAAATGATGGATTCAATCAAATTATGGACAATTTAACGATTCAAAATATTGAAGAAAATCCTTATAATTACAACAACACTAAGATAATAAACGTAAAAACAAATGGACCGAAATAACATAAAAGAAGAATTAAATAAGGTTGGTTGCGGGTTCTGTCTTGCGAAATGGACACAAGTAACCATACACTTACAATTGGGTAGAACACACTCATGTCACCACCCCGATACTCACGTTATCCCTTTATCCGAATTGAAAAGGAACCCCTCTGCTCTACACAATACTAAATTTAAAAAAGAGAAAAGAAAGGAAATGTTAGAGGGCGGTAGACCAACAGAATGTGCTTATTGTTGGAATGTAGAAGATAATTCAGACCAACATTCGGATAGGATATTTAAATCAGCCGAACCATGGTCATTACCACTTTTAGATGATATTAAAAAATCAGATTGGAGAGAAGATTTTAACCCTCGTTACGTTGAGGTTGCATTTTCAAACACATGTAATTTTAAATGTTCGTACTGCGGTCCGTCATTTTCATCACAGTGGGTTCAAGAAATTGAACGTCACGGAGCATACCCAACAACTACTAACTTTAATGGGTTAGATTATTTAAAGAAAGAAAATAGAATGCCATTTAAGGCAACGGAACCAAACCCATATGTTGATGCATTTTGGGAGTGGTGGCCCGAATTATATCGAGACTTAGATACTTTTAGAATCACTGGTGGTGAGCCATTATTATCTAAGGATACATGGGGTGTTTTAGATTATATAATCGAACAAAAAGAACCAAATAGAAATCTACACTTGGCTATTAATAGTAACTTAGGTGTACCAGATAATTTAATTGATAAACTAATTGAGAAAATCAATATAATCGAGGACCAACGAAGAGTAAAAGACTTTGTTATTTTCACCTCAGTTGATGGTTGGGGTGAACACGCCGAATACGGTAGACACGGATTAGTGTTTAACAAATTTTGGGATAACTTAAATAAAATACTTACTAAATGTCCTACTGTGACAATTGGTATTATGAGCACCTATAATGCACTGTCAGTATTAAGTTATGATAAATTGATTAGTGGTGTTTACGACCTTAAAAAGGAATACGCATCAACACAAAGAGCATGGACCACACCAGTTTCTTTAGATTCATCATTCTTGAGGTATCCGTTACATCAAACTGTACAAGTTTTACCACATAATTTTAGTGGTTTAGTAAAGGGTCATGGGGATTTAATGGAATCATATGAAGAAGTATTTCATGTTGGGTTAAATAAAGAGGGGGTTAGTTACGGTTTTACACAAATGGAAATCCCAAAAATTAAGAGAATTTATGATTGGATGATTTCACCACAGGATGATTATCGTCAAATGATAAATCGTAGAGATTTTTATAGGTTCTTTAATGAACATGATATAAGAAGAGGAACTAACTTCTGTAAAACATTCCCCGAATATGAGGAGTTTTATAATTTTTGTAAAACAATTGTGATTTAATGAAAGATATTGAGATAAATGTCGCATATTCCGAAATTTTGGTTTATACGGAAGACAATAGAATTCTATACCCCAACTCAAATGTTGCGAAGTACGATATCCACCCATGGCACACCGCTAAATTTGATAAAATACATGAAATTGAGGAGGAACTTGGTATTAAATTTCCATATAGATTAAAGTCCGAAGATTCTAATGAGTTAAGGATGTATTTGTGTAAATTTTATAGTCAAAATTTTGAAGGTTTACTGGATAACACATATGGTAATTTTAAAGTATTTTCTTTAGATGAAATATACGAAACCGATAAAAGTTTTGTTTACCCAATTGTGTTATATAACAATGACTTATTTTTAAAATACCCAACAATAGATTTAGATGATAAATTAGTTGAATGTATTAAAAATAAAAGAGCAAGATTGTGTATTATACAGGCAACAGAGGGATTTTTTGGACAAAATATGAACGATTATGTATGGGTTTCAAATTTATCAACTAAATATGATTTCAATAAAGATGATGTAATCGTTATCACGTCTAATTTCTTGACTACTAATAGATATTCAAAATTACTTAATGACGGGTTAATCCGAGACAATTTTACTATACACCCATACTCATATTTTCAACACAGTCTTTGGTTTCATGACGGTGGTAGAATTTTAATGGATGAAACAAAAGAAAAAATGAGAGAAAACTTTAATTGGTATTTACAAAATAATAAAACCACTAAAAAAGAATTTCATTTTTTATCTTTTAATAGGGTTACTAAACCACATAGACTGGTTATGTTTGCTGAATTATCTTCAAATGAAAAATTAATAGGTAAATCAATTAAATCTTTAGGTGCTTCACAAAATAAGTTCCACCATGAATTTTTTAACATATTAAATGCAACTTTAGGCGAGTATTATGTTCATTCAAAGAAAAGACTATTAGATTTTTATAACACATACGATTCATCAAAACATTACGTGTACGATGAAAATGATTTAGAAAATAACAAAGCGGCCAATTTGAGTAAAGGAGCGCATAGTACCACTTTTGTAAATGTGGTTACAGAATCTCTAATTGATGAAGGTTCAATATTTTATTCTGAAAAGACATACAAACCAATGTATACGTGTCAACCATTCATTATTGTTGGTAACCCATACTCAATTAAAAAATTAAAAGAGTTGGGGTTCAAAACATTTGACAAATGGTGGGATGAAAGTTATGACAATGAGACCAATTATACGAAAAGAATGGACATGATTACCAGTGTAATGGAGGAAATTGCATCGTGGGATATGGATAAATGTTATCAGGTAACCCAAGAAATGGAAGAAGTATTAATTCATAATTTTAATAATATGATTAGTAATCATGAGGTTATTAAACTTTTCACAGTACTTGAAAACAAAAAGATATCAAATAGATTAATATGAAAACTTTAGGTGTTTGTGGTGATAGTTTTATGTCTGCAATTTCATTTAATGAAAATGATTTAGATAATGGTTACGGTAAACATTTTACTGAGTTACTGGGAGAAAAACTTGGGTGGAATGTCGTAACCTATGCTCGAGGTGGATGTAGTAATCAAACTATTCGTTTACAAATCGATGAGATTATAAAACACAAACCCGATTTGGTGATTATTGGTCTAACCTCACCAGATAGATTTGAATACCCAATATACGACTTAACGACTGAAGATTATTTTGATAAATTTAAAGAGGAATTTAAAACAAATATGTACGAACCAAACAATGGACTATATAACATAGATTATGTTGGGTTTCCCGATAAGAGTTCGGAACATGGGGGATTCGGAGTGATAACACCTAAGATGATTAGTGAAACATTAAATAACTTTTTTTGGGGTAACCAATCTAAGGAGACACTTAACAAATCTGAGGTTAGAATTTTAGAAGAATGGTTTGATAGATTCTACGACTTCAATTGGAAAGCACAACAGGACTCTTGGATTGTTGCCAATGGGTTAAGAAAGTTGTTAGATAACGGAATTGAATTCTATTGTATAAACACAAATCTATATTCAAATGAGTTTGAATTTTTTGGTGATAGAATGATAATGTTAGATTCTAAACTAAACCCGTGGACATATCGGGGAAGTGACCCATCAATTAAATATAGATTCCACACCACATTAGAGTATCAGGAACAATTATCAAACAATTGGTTTGAACACATAAATAAAAAATTAATATAATGAATAAGAAAACACTAATTGCCAGTGGATGTAGTTTCACATTTGAACCATGGAATTGGCCAACATTTGTATGTAATGAAATGGATTACAATTTGGTTAATGTTGGGATGGCATCACAGGGTAACGGATTAATTTCTAAAAAAGTAATATACCAAGTAGATAAATTATTAGAGACACACAAACCTGAAGACATTATTGTTGGTGTCATGTGGAGTGGTATTGACCGACACGATTTTTACACTGAAGATTCAAAAAGAATATCAAACATTAATGGATGGATTGAAAACCCAACTAATGTTGTTGACGGTAGAAAAAATTGGGTTATAACTAACTATATGTGGGACATACCCCAAGCAAAGATTTGGTACGAAAATCTACATACATATGTTGGTTCAATGTTAATGACCATGCAAAATATATTAATGGTGCAATGGTATTTGGAACGTAAAGGTATCAAATATTTTATGTCATCATATTTGGATATTTTCCATGCAAATGGCGCAGACACTTTGATATCACATCCCGAAGTAAAATATCTATTTGATATGGTTGATTTTAGTAAGTTCCTCCCCGTGAGTGGTTGTCATGAATGGGTTAAAGAGAACTACAACGAATTAGGATTTGATGGACATGTTGGTTATGAACATAGAGGTATACACCCAACTGAGTTTGGACATAAAAAGTTTTCGGAAGAAGTAATTGTTCCGTATTTAAAAAATAACGTATTATGAAAATAGGATTTATCGGAGTTGGAAAACTCGGAAAAGATGTGGGGGAAGTAATGGCGGAGAAACACTTTGTTGAGGGTTACGATGTTAGAGAAGTGACTCCCACTAATTTTAAAATGGTATCAACCATAAAAGAAGTGTGTAACGGTAAAGATTTAATCTTTATTGCGGTACCCACACCCCATGACCCATTATATGATGGTAGCCACCCAACATCACATCTAACCCCAAAGGATTTTGATTACACGACAGTAAAGAACATCTTAGATGAAATAAACGATTACACAACCAAAGAACAATTGGTTGTTTTAATTTCAACAGTTCTACCGGGAACAACTCGTAGAGAGTTCATTCCACTTGTTAAGAATTATCGATTCATTTACAACCCATATCTTATTGCCATGGGTACCGTAAAAAACGATATGGTAAATCCTGAAATGGTTATCATTGGGACTGAGGATGGTTCAGAAACAACCGATGCGAAAATACTGAGAGATTTTTACGAAACACTCATCACACCGTGGACTCGTTATGAAATTGGTACGTGGGATGATGCTGAGGCAATTAAAATATTTTATAATACATTCATATCCGCAAAGATTTCATTGGTCAATATGATTCAGGATGTTGCGGAAAAGAATGGTAATATGGATACCGATATTGTAACGGGTGCGTTGGAAAGAAGTACCTACCGCATTACGGGTCCCGCGTATATGAAGGCGGGATTAGGTGATGGAGGTTCGTGTCACCCTCGCGACAATATTGCATTAAGATACATGGCAAAAGAATTAGATTTAGGTTATGACCTTTTTGATTCAATTATGTTGTCGAGAGAAATACAGGCAAAGAACATGGCAAATAGATTAATTGACCTTTCTGTTGAACATTCTTTACCTGTGGTTATTATGGGTAAGAGTTACAAACCCGGTGTTGAATATATTGATGGTTCATATTCATTACTTATTGGTAGTTTTATTATGGAAGTTGAATATGACACTATTAACAAACCCGCTATTTATTTATTAGGACATAGAAATGTTTTTAATGGAACAGAATTTCCAATGGGTAGTATTGTTTTAGACCCATGGAGAGAAAGAGTACATAAAGATACAATCTACTACGGTAAAAGAATTAAATAATGTACGTAATTGGTATATCATCATATTATCATGACTCATCTGTCTGTTTGTTCAAAAATGGGGAGTTGGTTTTTGCATGTGAAGAAGAAAAATTCACAGGGGTAAAACATGATTATAGATTTCCAGTTAATACGTTACAATACATCTACAAAAAATATAACATCAAAAAGAAAGATGTTGAAATGATTTGTTATTATGAAGACCCAAAAATTAAACTTGAGAGAGTTAAAAATACATTCTTCAGAAATTTTATTGAGCGTCCAATATATGTTGCCAAAACCCTAATAAGAACCAAATACAATTATTGGTCATTAGAAAGAGAGTTGAGAAAGTTATCAGACAATATCTTCTACTCAAAACATCACGATTCACATTTATATTATTCATATTACACATCACCATTTAAAGATTGTGTTGTCTTATCGGTAGACGGTGTTGGTGAGAAGGAAACATTATCGGCCGCATATGTGAATAAAGATTCATTTAAGATTATACCACTGGCGGTTTACCCACATTCAATTGGTTTATTCTATTCTGCAATGACATCGTTCCTTGGATTTAAACCAAACGAAGGTGAATATAAAATGATGGGACTTGCATCTTACGGGGACCCCGAACCATATAGAGATAAGATTGATAAGTTGGTGATACACAATTGTGTGTCGTTAAAAACAAATATGATTTATTTCACATGGGATAGAGATGACCTAATGTTCAACGAAGATTTGATTGAATTAATGGGTGTTGAAAATAGATTACCCGAAGAAGATATAACACAGGAACATAAAAACATTGCAGCATCCGTTCAAGAAAAGTATGAACACGTATTATTTGAGATTTTAAAGGATGTTCACTTATTCAGTGATTCAAAAAATCTTGCATTGGCCGGTGGATGCGCATACAACGGAACCGCAAATGGGAAAATAAAAGAAAATACTGACTTTAAAAACGTGTGGGTCCCACCAGCACCATCTGACGCGGGTTCTTGTATTGGTGCATGTTTAAATTACTTTCATCAAAAGAAAACACCCGTTAGGGTTCACACGAATCCTTTTTTAGGTCCATCATACTCAAATGAGGAAATTCTTGACGTGTTAAAAAACACAAATGGGATAACTTATAAAAGATATGAAACGATTACATCAGTTCATGATAAAATTGCGATGGAATTAAAAAGAAACAAGATAGTTGGGTGGTTTCAAGGTAAGATTGAATTTGGTTCTAGAGCGTTAGGTCATAGGTCAATATTGGCGAACCCGACTTCACCTAATATGAAGGATAGAATCAACAAAGTAATCAAAAAAAGAGAAGGGTTTAGACCCTTTGCCCCAATGGTATTGTTTGAATCACAAAAGAAATACTTTAAAAGTGGTGATTTCATTCCCTATATGAACCAAGTGGTAGAGGTGGAAGAAAAATATATCGATAAACTACCGGCGGTGGTTCATGTAGATGGGACGGCAAGAATTCAATCCGTTATACCGTACAATGACATATACCACCTATTAAAAAAGTTTGAAATCATAACAGGGTATCCAATATTACTTAACACATCTTTTAATATTAAAGATAAAACTATGGTACTCACCCCACAAGATGCGGTAGAGACATTTTTGGATACCGAAATAGATATATTGGTGATTAATAACTACATAATAACAAAAAAATGAAAATAATACAGTGGATTAAAGGAATTTGGTTAGACTATAAACGGAAGAAGAAATTCAGGGAAAAACTAAGGGAATTAAAGAAAAGAGACCCTTTTACCTACAATCATTAGTTTTTTTTATTTATATTCTAATCAAAAGATATTTACATATATGGACTTAAAAGACATTTTTAATTCGTGGTTGAGTTCATTCAACCCAACAGACATTCAACGAAATATGTCCAAAGAGAGGATTGCGATTTGTGCGGAATGTCCATCATTAAATAGAAGATTAAACATAAATCAGGATTGGGCCGCGTACTGTGGAGAATGTGGATGTCCGATTAATAAAAAGGTATTCAGTATGATTCACAATTCATGTCCATTGGCAAAATGGGGTGAGGTTGATGAAAAATACCTACCAACAAAGAAAAATACTACATTAATATAATGAGAGGAGTTTTAGTAGGAACTGATTACATACAGGATACGGACGGTAGTTTCAAAATACTTGAAATTAATACCAACGTTGGATTTGTTTTTTCTGATTGTAGAGAATACATTAATGAGGTTGCGTTTGATAATTTTTTGATTGACAATGAGATAACAAAAATTACCTACCTTCTAAATAAAGAATTACCGGGTCAGTATGGTGATTTGGATGAAAACAATAACGTTAATTACGGTACATTATATACATTTCAAGATTTTTTATTTGATAAATGTGCTGATAAGGGAATTTCATTACACATTGAGGTCATATCCCCAAGGGCAATCACTGTTCCATATATTGAAAACTCCCCAAATGAATTAATTTTAAGACAGGTTTATGATACAACCGCGTTAGTTGATTCAACATACGCAAAGGACAACTTTGAGTTTTTAAAATTAATGTACGATACGGAGTCAACTTCAATACCTAAAACATATTTTATAAATGGGACACTGGGGTTTGACACCATCGGTAGTGATATTCGAGACAATGGGGTTCATCCTAATTTTATTATAAAGGAAAGATACCCAACAACAAATTATGGGATATACCCAAAAGTTTTTAAAATAGACACAATTGAAGAACTAGAAACTTTAAAAACTAATTTACCTGAAAATACACTATTACAAGAATATATCGTTAACACGGATAATTTGGTTTTAGGTAAACAGGTAACATATAGAACCATCGATGTTTTATATGGCGATACTCTTAGTATTTTAAACCTATTCCAACCATTTGAACAAACAAACCCTTGCCCATTATCAGTTTCAGTAGATTACGACGATAACAACGAGATACAATATTGGGAAAGACCTGTTTATTTACAAAAACACCAAAACTCACTTATATATAATGTTTTATATCACTTAGATGATAATAGTTTTATTTTAAAATCTGACGGTACATTTGTTAATGGAACAACCATACAAATTGATGACGATGTTAAATCAGCAAATTTGTATGAGTTACCATTGACCGGTGTTACCACATCATGGTCGGCAACAACTGAAAATGTTTTAACAGGTTCAACGATAGGTTTTTCAAAAGTTAAAAACATTTCAAAATATGAAAATGTATTGATTTGGGTTAGGAGAATTGAATTGGAAGACGGTATTATTTTTTCTGACGTACCGAACTCATCAATTGCGGTGGACAATAATGGCATAACAAAATATAAAAAATATCAATTCTTAGAGGTTGGAGATGGTGTTGTTTTATATGATATGGATACAGAAAGTTTTGTTATAAAAAATATTTTGAACATTAAATTCCAATTCACAAAACAAAATGTATCGACACTCGACATAGAAGATATAGATAACTATATGGTTGTCGAAGAAGAAAACAATCAACCAAGATTTGCGTCAGTACAATCAAACGCTGGTGTTTGTGCTTCTTTTTATCAACCATCTTACGGTAACTTTCCTTCACAACCCAACCCCCCTAATCAAAATAATTTAAGAAATGGTTTTGGTGGTAATTGTAACGATTTACCTCCGATGGTTGAATGGGGTGAAAGGGGCCAACCGAATTGTAGTTGGTCTTGTACTCAACCATGTGAGCCATTTCCACCAGGGTATGACCCAATGAGTATCCCAATGACCCCACAATGGTACGTTTATTTTTATGGGGCAAACAGAAGTGATTGTGAAAGACAAATGCCATACAGCGGTCCCCTTCCAACTTATACGTGTAATTATTGTGATTATTTTTGTTGTGCTGGTGAGTTGACAACTCAAACATTTGGACCAGTTGATTGTTCAATAACTTCCTATCCACCACAATATGTTTTAAGATACGACCCCCCCTCAGGCCCGGGAGAATTTTTTACTTGTGAAACGAGTAACACAAAAGAACATGGAGCGTAAAATTAAAAAATTAAAACTATGAGTACAGAAGTAAACAAAAACAAACTATATACCGCTCAAGAATATAAAATGTTCTTGAAAAAGGTTTCAGAACCTAAAAAGGTAATTTTAAAGAATTTAACGACACAAATTGTTAATGCAATTAAACTTAAACATCTTGGAGAGTAAGCCAATTTGATTCTTTAAAGCCCATTCTCGTAAAAAAAGTTTGGGCTTTTTTATGCCATTTATCCACGTAAAGGTGAACATCGGTGTAACCTTCCTTAGATAATATATCCATCACCATACAAACATAAGTTGTACTATCACATAACTCTTTGTTATGTTTGGTTTTATCCACAAACACATTATATATGTATATATGTGGTTCAGGAAGATGTTTTTTTGAAACCCACGTATGTCCCACAACCTCACCATTCAGATAAAATAAGAACAGTCTATCACCATAATCCATTCTTAATTCGGTTTCTTGTATGGTAAACATCATATCCCATGTGTATTGGGAATTAAAATTGTCAATTGTTTTTTGGATATCCGAGTGATTCGGTTCTAGTATTTCTTCCACAACTAATTGTGTATTTTCACTATAAATTCTGTTTTGAATGTTTAGACTATAAGGGACCATCGATATTTATAATAGATTACTAAGAATAAATAACAAGCAAAGGGATAAAGAACGGACATTTGAAGTATTTATCTAATAAAATAATAAGAACTTTACATGAGAATATTTGACGCAGACGTAACGGGGTCGTTACACGTATCGGGTTCATCAGAATTAAAAGGTAACTTGGTTGTTAGTGGTTCACAAACTATTACAGGTTCTTTGACTGTTGATGGAAACACCAAGTTCGGAGACCAATTAAGTGATAATCATAATTTTACTGGTAGTGTTAACATTTCCGGCTCACATACATTAACGGGTTCTCTAAATCTTTTAGGAAATCAATTTGTAAGTGGTTCAGTTTATATTCTTAATGATTTAATTGTACACGGTTCATCATCGGTACTTTACTTGACCGCATCACAACTTGCAGTTAGTGAATCATACATTAGTGTAAACGTTTTTGAACCGTTAGAGAGATTCGGAGGTATTAAAGTATACGATTCGGGTTCATCTAATGCGACTGCATCTCTTACATGGGATAGTGAAAAAAATCATTGGGTTTACACTAACACGGTCGACTCCATGTATAGTGGTGGTATGTTAATTTCAGGTCCAAGAAACACAGGTTCTCTTGGTGATGAAGTTGGTACCATAAATAATAGAGTAACAAAAGGTCAAGGTGGTGACCACATCACCTCTTCAAATATTACAGATACGGGTACAATCGTATCAATCAATAGTAATTCTGAAATTACAGGTTCATTAATTGTAACCAACGGTTTATCGGGTTCATTAGGTTATTCATACCTTATTAATGTACCAACATTAGTATCGGGTTCATCTCAAATTTCTTATAGTGGATTGACGGGAATACCTTCTAATATCATTAGTGGTTCCGCTCAGATATATTCTCTTGGTTTCCTAACAGGTTACACAGATACAAATACATTTACAACTGGTGCAACGTTTAACACCGGAGATGGTGTCATCACGTTTACAAAAAACGATGGTGGAACATACACCGTTGACATTGATGGAAGATTCCAACCCGCTGGTTCATATCTAACAGGATACACCGAAACGGATACATTTGATAATGTAACAGACAGAGGTTCGGTAACAACAAATACAATCGAAGTTGGTGGATTAACAACAAACGGTGACATCCAATTTGGACCTGTTGCTGATAATAATGTTAATTACTCAATTAAGAGTGGTGGACAAATTAATATCCACTCAAATAACCAAGGTACCGCCGACCAATTCTTTAGTAATTTAGTTTTAAAGGCGGGTGATGGAAGCACACAAAGTGTTTTCAATATTGGTGGAAGTAACGCATCAACACCTAACCAAGGATTATGGTATACATTTGGTGGAAGTGAATACTTCCGTTTAAGTAATAATGGTACAACAAGATTCAATGCATATTCAACAAATGGTTTCGTTAAGTTTATTAACTCAGATGGTACATTAGGTGTTGACACAAACACATATTTAACATCAACATCACTTAATGGTTATGCAACTACAGGTTACGTACAAACACAAATTACTAACCTAATTGATTCGTCACCATCAACATTAGATACCTTAAATGAATTGGCAGCGGCGTTAGGGGATGACCCTAACTTCGCAACAACAGTCGCAACATCAATTGGAAACAAAGTTTCTAAGAGTGGCGATACCATGACTGGTAACCTTAGTATCTTTAAGAATAATACAACACTTACATTAGGTCAAATTAACGTCTCAACCGGATTTACAACAATTGAAATGTATGCCGGTGATGGGGGTGCATTTAATGGGTACCTAATTAGATATAATAAGGATTCAAGTTTTGACCAATTAGAGTTCATCGATGGTGGTGGTGTTCCAAGAATTTTCTTTGAAAATGGTGGTATACTAAATGCCGCGACAATAAAAAAAATAGGTGGACTTTCAACGCAGTTCTTAAAGGCAGACGGTAGTGTTGATTCGAACACTTATTTAACCGCCCACCCTTCAGTAAGCGCTGCAGGTTCATCAAACAATTCAGGAAGAACATATATCCAAGACATCTTATTAGATGGTTTTGGTCATATAACGGGAATCACAACTGCAACTGAAACCGTAACAGATACTAATGATTTTATTAGTGATGTTACTTTCGATGGTACTAATTTAACATTCACCGGTTCAGGTGGAGCGTTTAGTAGTCCGGTTGATATATCATCAGTTAACACCGATACAAACTATTACGTAACGGGAGCAACCTTCAATACCGGTAATGGTATTATTACGTTAACAAGAAACGATGGTGGAACTGTAACAGTTGATATTGATGGTAGATTCTTAACTTCATATAGTGAAACAGATACACTAGCAACAGTTACCGCAAGAGGTAACACAACCAACCAAGCAATCACTGTAAGTGGAATGACATCATATAATGATGTTGTAATTAGTGGTGGTACATTAACAGTTTACGAATCAGTATCGGGAGCAACCGTATTTGCGGTTGACGGTACAAATGGTAGATTGTTTGCGGTTACTGATGATTTAAGTAATTCATTATTCTCAGTTAGTACAATTTCAGGTTTACCTGTGATTGAGGCATTTGCCGATTACCACATTGTAATGGGTAGATTTAATCAAAATGATTTCTACTTAGGAACAACAGGTGAGATTGGTATGGGATTACTACCTGTATCGGGATATAAATTGGCGGTGAGTGGAAATGTAAGAGCAACATCATTTGTTAAGAGTGGTGGAACATCATCTCAGTTCTTAAAGGCAGATGGTAGTGTTGATACAAATACATATTTAACTTCATACTTAAACTATTACACAACTGGTGTAACATTTAACACGGGCGACGGTGTTTTAACTTTCACAAGAACAGATGGTGGAACTTATACTGTTGATTTAGATGGAAGATATGGTGTATCAAGTACTGATTACTACACAACAGGTGCAACCTTCAATACCAGTAACGGTGTAATTACATACACTCGTAACGACGGTGGAACATATACTGTTGATATCGATGGTAGGTTCTTAACATCGTACAGTGAAATATCAACATTAGAGGATGTTGTTCAAAGAGGTAACACCTCAACAATATCAATAACTGCGGCATCATTCATTACCCAAGGAGGTAATAGTGGTGAGTTCGTTAAGGGTGATGGTTCGTTAGACACTAACACATATTTAACCGCACACCCTTCTGTATCTGCGGCAAGTTCTTCGAACAATAGTGGAAGAACATACATCCAAGACATACTTTTAGATTCATTTGGACATATAACAGGTATAACAACCGCAAGTGAAACAGTAACCGATACGAACTATTATGTAACGGGGGCAACGTTCAACACAGGTGATGGGGTTATCACTTTAACAAGAAATGACGGAAACACAATCACCGTTGATATCGATGGTAGATTCTTAACCGCTCACCCTTCGGTGAGTGCGGCGAGTTCATCTGATAACTCAGGAAGAACATATATCCAAGACATCTTATTAGATTCATTTGGACATATTACAGGAATTACAACAGGTACTGAAACGGTTGTTGATACAAATACAAATTACTATGTAACAGGAGCAACTTTCAATACAGGTAATGGTATTATTACACTTACACGTAATGACGGTAATACTGTAACAGTTGATATCGATGGAAAGTATTCAGAATTGGGTCACACTCATGATGATAGATATCTTCCGTATGTTAAAAATGTAGAAACTTTGGGATTACCCGATGGTCGATGGTATACCATTGCGGTAAACACGGGGAGCAGAGCGGTTGGTAAATTTATTTTAAGAGACACCTCAAGTGGTAATCACCAATCAGTTGTGTTCTATGCAACACACCATTATGGAAATTACTCAGATATTACAGTTTTAATTAACTCAAGATATTCAGGTAATCCATTTAGATACATTCGTATTCAAGATGGTTCAACATACGATGGTGCATTACTTCAAGTTTATATAGACCAAAGTAGTTCTACGGTACAAGCATGGATGTTGGAAAATATCCAATCAAGCGGTTGGGTTATTAAAGATTGGGTTGATGAGGCTGTTGACCCTGGAGATGTAAGTAATTTCCCCGCATTGACCGAAACTCCAGCACAAGTTGACCTTGACCAAACACCACAAGGTGGTATGATTGTGACGGGACCAATCTACGGTGGTGGAGACATAACACAATATGAGTATTTGAATACAAACAACTATTCAACTACAACAGATACAAGATATTATACAGAAACTGAAATCGCCAACTTCTTTGGAGGTTCGGTTGCGATAACAGGATATAACAAATCAAATTGGGATACCGCATATGGATGGGGTAACCACGCAAGTCAGGGTTATGCAACCACAGGTTATGTACAAACACAAATTACGAACCTGATTGATGGGGCACCTTCAGCACTTGATACTTTAAATGAATTGGCGGCGGCGTTAGGTGACGATGCGAACTTCGCAACAACGATTGCGAGTTCAATCGGAGCAAAACTTCCATTATCGGGAGGTACAATGACCGGTAACATTGCATTCGGTGCAACATCAAACTTAGGTTTAACATGGGGAGTGAATACCGATGCTGCATTCATCAAGTTTATTTCAACAAGTAACGCCGCTGGTGGTTCATACTTAGAAATCGGTACACAGGATGATAGTGATGAAGAAATTAAATTCACACAATCAGGTAATGTTAGATTCTATTTGGCGACAGATGGTTTCCTTAGAAATGGTGCCGGTTACAAATATGTTTTTGAAAATGGTACTTGGGGTATCAATATATCAGGAAATGCCGCAACGGTAACTAATGGTGTTTACGATAACGGTACATATAGTAACCCTTCATGGATTACCGCACTTGCCGGTTCAAAAATCACAGGTAATATTACCGGAAACGCATACAATATTACTCAATATACAATCAACCAAGATTTAGGTACAAGTAATAGTCCAACATTCTCAAGTGTTACCGCAACGGCATATAACACAACGTATTCACCATTAAGAGATAAGTTTAGATTATGGGGTACATCTAGTGAGTATGCAATTGGTATGATGAATGGAATGACATATGGTGGTCTTAATGACTACGCAATGACTTTCCAATTCAATAGTGAAGACGATAGAGGTTTTTGGTGGGGTGATACTGCTCATAGTGATGCACAAGGTGCAATGGCACTTACAACCAATGGTTACTTAACAGTTGCTAGAGGTGTTAGAGTTGGTTATGGTGAATCAGATACAGCAACACCAAACGTTCCATTACAAGTTTATGGTTCAGGTAGTTTAGTATTTGATGTTCAAGGTTCACAAGGACAATTGTTCTCAATAACCGATAGTTTATCGGGTTCATTATTCTCAGTTAACGATATTTCAGGTTTACCAATATTAGAGGTATTCTCTGATGACAAATTAGTTGCGGGTTCATTCGGAACAAACGCATTTGTTGTTAGTGGAACAACAACAACAGTAAGTGGTTCATTTGCGGTTAGTGGTTCCGCAACAGTAAATGGTGGAACGGTATGGCACTCAGGAAACGATGGGGCATCTTCAGGATTAGATGCTGATACCTTAGATGGTCTTCACGCATCTTCATTCTTAACTTCATATTCTGAAACGGATACATTGGCATCTGTAACAGCAAGGGGAGCGTCAACCTCAACACAATCGGTGTTCACCGGAGGTTTAAATGCCAGAAAGAATCAAACCGATAATAACTACTCGACCGCAGCACTTACAACTGAATCATATGGTAACACCACCACTGGTGTTGCGTTTCATATAAGTGGTAATGTTGGTAAGTTCTTAGAAATGAGAACTGATGGTGTTTTATATTGGGATAATTCAAAAGTGTGGACTGCGGGTACTGATGGGGCATCTTCAGGATTAGATGCCGATACCTTAGATGGTCTTCACGCATCTTCATTCTTAACTGCTCACCCTTCAGTAAGTGCTGCAGGTTCATCGAACAACAGTGGACGCACATACATACAAGATATTTTATTGGATGGTTTTGGTCATATAACCGGTATCACTACCGCGAGTGAGACTGTAACCGATACGAATGATTTTATTAGTGATGTTACTTTTGACGGCACTAATTTAACATTTACCGGTTCAGGAGGGGCGTTTAGTAGTCCGGTTGATATATCATCAGTTAACACCGATACGAACTATTACGTAACGGGAGCAACATTTAATACTTCAACTGGTGTTATCACCATGACAAGAAATGATGGTGGTACAGTCACGGTTGATATTGATGGAAAATATGCGGAATCATCACACACCCATTCGGTAATAGATGATATGACAGACGAACATCGTTTGTTCAATAACATGGGTCAGAATCATAGTACCTACACCGATTTTAATAGTGTTGGAGACTTTGGAGCGAGATATGTGAATGGGTCAACAAACGGTCCGGGTACGGGTTCATCACAATTCTACGGATTTACTTTGGGACTTGGTAATGATTATTCATTTGCTAACTACGCAATGCAGTTGGCAATCCCAAGATATAATACTTCTGATAGGTATGTAACATTTAGAACAAGAGAAGCAACTACGTGGGGTTCTTGGTATAAGATTTATGCGGGTTATGCCGATACTGCTGGTGCGTTGAGTAGTATGAATATTTCTCAGTTTACAAATAATAGTGGATACATAACTGGTTATTCTGAAACCGATACATTAGATAGTGTACTTTCTCGTGGGGCATCAACAACAAGAACTGCCGAGTTTTATCAAACATCAAATACATTTATTAATACAGTTGCCGCCGCTAATAGGGGATTAACTGTCTACCAAGATACCGCAGGTGCTGATGCATATATGACATTCCACATTGGTGGAGATTATGCGGGTTACTTCGGATTAGGTGGTGCAGAAAATGACTTAGTATGGGGTGGATGGTCAGTAGGTAACGTTAGATATAGAATTTGGCATTCTGGTAATGATGGAAGTGGAAGTGGGTTGGATGCGGATACTCTTGATGGTCAACACGCATCTGCGTTCTTAACAGGTCACCCTTCAGTAAGTGCTGCTGGTTCTTCAGACAACTCAGGTAGAACTTACATACAAGACATTTTATTAGATAGTTTTGGTCACATCACCGGAATCACCACCGCAAGTGAAACAGTTGTTGATACCGACACAAATTATTATGTAACCGGAGCAACATTTAATACATCAACTGGTGTTATCACCATGACAAGAAATGATGGCGGTACTGTAACAGTTGATATCGATGGTAAGTACCAAGAGGCGGGAACGTATCTTGGGGCAATTAGTTACAACAATAATAGTAACAGTAACTATCAATTATTATGGGGTTCAGGAAATGCGGTTTATGGAACCGCTGAAGTTTATGTAAATCCATCAACTGATTACGTTTATGCCGCTTCATTTAACGCAAGTGATTGGTTTAGAAGTAGTGGAAATACTGGTTGGTACAACTCAACACATGGTGGTGGTATCTACCAAACCGAATCAACAATGGTTCGAACTTATGATAATAGAGGTCTTTGGATTGATGGTGGAAATAGTAACACAGTTCAAGATGCCACTTTATATGTAACCGCAACAAACAACAATGACTGGTTGGCACAGTTCAACGCATATAACAGTTCTAAATCAGAATATGGTATTTATGTAAACATTGCCGCAGGGGCCACTTATGGTTACGCATTAAGAACGGACAGTTCATCATTCACATATAGAGTAGATGGTTCAGGTAGAGTTTACGCACCAATTTACTACGATATTAATGACACCGCATATTATTTAAATCCGGCAAGTACTTCAAACTTATCAACTGTTAAATTAAACAGTACAGCAAGTGGAACAGAAGTATTCACGGTTGATGGTGTTAATGGTAGATTGTTTACAATCACAGATGATTTAAGTAACTCATTATTCTCAGTTAATACAATTGCGGGTGTTCCCGTAATTGAGGCGTTCGCTGATAATAAAGTTATAATGGGTCGTTATAATCAAAACGATTTCCATCTTAATACTAGTGGAAACATTGCGATGGGTGCATCACCCGTTTCAGGAGTTAAACTCTTTGTTAACGGAAATGTCTCAATAGGTGGAGCCAACTCCGGATATACTTTTTATAACAACGGAACATCATACTTCAATGGTTCTGTTTATGTTGATGACAACTTAACAATTGCCGGTGGTTATGCATTAAAAGGTAACTACGGTAGTTGGACAGGAGAAGAAAACAAAATTCAATGGCACTCAAACAATTTATATTTCCAAAACACAGGTGGAGGTGATTTTGTATTTAGAAACGGTGGTGCGACCAATATAGTAACAATAACCAATGCGGGGGCATTAACGGCAACTTCACTTGTTAAGAGTGGAGGAAGTTCTTCTCAGTTCTTAATGGCCGACGGTAGTGTATCCACAAATCCTGGATGGATTACATCGTATGTTGATACCAATAACTACACCACGGGAGTAACGTGGAATGGGTCAACTGCGGTTCTAACATTCACCAGAAATAATGGTGACACATATAACGTCACCATGTTGGAGTCCATTTCGGACGTTACAGTTACGGGTGGTACGTACAGTGCAGGTACATTAACACTTACCAAATCAAACGGAGGAACTGTAACAGTTACTGGTTTCTCGGTTGTTACTGACACCAACACCTATGTAACAGGTGCAACATTCAACACTGGTAATGGTGTTATCACCATGACAAGAACCGACGGTGGAACTGTGACAGTTGATATCGATGGTAGATATTTGGAATCATATTCTGAAACCGATACATTAGCGTCTGTAACAACAAGAGGAGCATCAACAACAAATGACATAACCATTGGTGGTTTAACCGTTGGTGGTTCATTATCAAGAGGTACATATACAACGGAATCAAATTATGTAACGGGTGCGGATAACATCGTATTAAAAGGTAACAGTACTGGTGTTAGTGGTATCTTCTTCGAATCTGAAAGAGATGGCTCAAATATTAATCACCCATCTGATTTTGGTTTCATTCAATATCATGCATTTGGTATTGGAGGTTCGTCAGGTGAATCGAATAGATTGGTTATCGGTGTATCAAATGATGCGGATGATATAATCGTATTGAATCCTGTTAACACAAACGGATTGGTTGTTAGGATTGGTGCAGGTCTGACAGAGTACACAGTATATCACTCAGGAAACATCCCAACGTGGAACCAAAACACATCAGGAAATGCGGCAACCGCAACATATGCAACCACAGCAGGTTCCGCACCAAACGCGAGTAATCTAAACGCATCTTATGGTGTAACAGCGGGTGCTGGTAATGGATTAAAATTCTGGGGAGGTTCTGATTTATATAAAATCCACATGGGTAACAGTGCCGAATATCATTATGGTCCGGTTACCGATTATTCTATAAAGACCAACATTGATAGTAATGGGGCAACTAGAGGATTTACTTGGGGAACTGATGGTGGTACACCAATTGCTGCATTAAATGTGGGTAATGGTAATATGCAAATTGCCGGAACATTTACAGCGTCAAACTTTAGTGGTTCTTCTTCAGGAACAAACACTGGAGACCAAACTAATATTAGTGGAAATGCGGCAACTGCAACATATGCAACCACCGCAGGTGCACTAACCTCAATGAACATTTCTCAGTTCACAAACAACAGTGGTTATATTACATCATATGTCGATACAAACTATTATGTAACAGGTGCAACCTTCAATACATCAACTGGTGTTATCACATTAACAAGAAATGACGGTGGTACGGTGACTGTTCCTAATTTGGATGGAAGATACCAACTACTTGGTACTTATTTAACTGCTCACCCATCGGTGGCTGCGGCATCTTCATCCGACAACTCAGGAAGAACTTACATTCAAGATATATTATTAGATAGTTTTGGACACGTTATAGGTTTATCGACAGCAACTGAAACAGTAACTGACAATTATATAACGGGAGCCACATTCAATACATCAACTGGTGTTATCACCATGACAAGAAATGACGGTGGTACTGTAACTGTTGATATTGATGGTAGATATTTGGAATCGTATTCTGAAACAGATACGTTAGCGTCTGTAACTGCAAGAGGTGCAAGTACTTCAACCAACCTCACATTTTCGGGAGATAATGGTTTCTCGGGAATAAACACATTCTCAAACTCATATAATGAATTTGGTGATGGACATGGTAGCGTCTCAAATGATGGTGGTTGGAATGCAAGAGTAAACATTGCAGGTACGGCACATGCAAGACTTGATGTTGTTTCAGTAAGTGACGGAATCATAACATCCATGTATTCCCACACCGGAAACGGAGCGGGTAAAATGGGTACAATGTCAAACCATCCATTAAACTTAATTGTAAATGGTAATGTTAGAACAACTTTAGATGCATCAGGTAATTTAGGTGTGACTGGAACAATAACCGGTACCGATATTTATGCGAGTAATTGGTTTAGAAATACCCAATCAAACGACGGTTTTTATAATGAGGTAACAACACAGCACTTGTCCTCAAATTCAAATGGATATTGGGATATGTCAAGTACCACAACTTATTCTGGTATTAGGTTCTACACGGGTGGTCACGTAAGTGCATTAAGAGGTTATATATACGCAAACACCTCAAATGAAATTGGTTTCTTAAACACAGGTGGAAACTGGTCGTTACGTTGTGATAACTCACAAAACGTTCACGTTACAACTGCAGTATATGCACCAATTTACTACGATAGTAACGACACAAATTATTACTTAAATCCAGCAAGTACCTCAAACTTAAAAACTGTTAAGGTTAATAGTACGGTTGCCGGAACTGAGGCATTGACCGTTGATGGTGTTAATGGTAGATTGTTTACAATCACCGATGACATGACCGATTCAATCTTCTCGGTTAACACAATTTCAGGTTTACCTGTGATTGAGGCATTTGCCGATTACACAGTTGTAATGGGTAGATATGGTCTAAATGATTTCAAGATAGATAATGCAGGTGCCGTAACTATTAGAGGTAACACAGTATGGCACGCAGGAAATGACGGAGCGAGTTCGGGACTTGATGCCGACTTATTAGATGGTCAACATGGTTCATACTACGCGGCGGCATCTTCGTTAAGTTCTTATCTACCTTTAGGTGGAGGTACAATGACCGGTACTATAACAATAACAAATACCGATATAAGAAGTAATTCTACTTCTAACTGGACGGGTGACCCAGGTACACAAGGAAAAATACAATATCACTCAGCAAGATGGTATATAGTATCTGACAGTGCTTCGGATAGAATTGTTCAGTTTAGAAGAAACGGAACCGATGTATCTTACATTGATAATAGTGGTAATTTTATAGGTAACGCGTCCACCGCAACCAATGTTGATTATGGTGGATTAACTGGAACAGTTCCGACGTGGAACCAAAACACATCAGGAAATGCGGCAACCGCAACATATGCAACCACCGCAGGTGCACTAACCTCAATGAACATTTCTCAGTTCACAAACAACAGTGGATACATCACATCATATGTCGATACAAACTATTATGTGACCGGAGCAACATTCAATACGTCAACCGGTGTTATCACCATGACAAGAAATGACGGTGGAACTGTAACAGTTGATATCGATGGAAAATACGCTGAGTCATCACACACTCATGACGACAGATACTTTACAGAAACAGAGTCAGATGCTCGTTTCCAACCATTAGAGAATCAAAGAGTATCAACTAGTAACTCACCAACATTTGTTGACATTTATGCCAACAATTGGTTTAGAAATAATCAGGTAAATGAAGGTCTTTATAATGAGGCTACGAATAACCATTGGTATTCAGAAAACAACGCAAGTTGGACAGTTGGTTCTACAAACGCATCTTACGGTGAAATAAGAATGAGATTGGGTCACCAAGGAACCTACAAAGGTAGTTTCTATTGGGACGCTGCGGGTATTGGAATATTAAATGAAATCGGTGGATGGGGTGTTAGAGTGAACTATGGTGGTTCATATGGTGGTACAATATATGGTTCTTGGAATACAACAGGACACTTCTTACCAACCACAAATAACGCATACGATTTGGGTTCAGCATCATTAGGTTGGAGAAACATTTACACGAATGACTTACACCTAAGTAACATGAATAAACCCGAAGGTAACGATATTGACGGAACAAGTGGTACGTGGACAATCCAAGAGGGTGATGAAAACCTATACATAATCAATAACTTAAATGGTAAGAAATACCGCATAACTTTGGAAGAAATTTAATATGGCGTTATATCTAAAAAATAATGAAATCACTAGTACCGATATTACATCAACAGGAGTTTTTAAACAAAAATATAATAGAGATGGATTGATACTACATTTGGATGCAACCGATAAAGATTCATATCCTGGTAGTGGAACAACGTGGTTTGATTTAAGTCCTCTCGGAAATAATTTTGAAATAAATGCATCGGCGTTTAATTCAGCAACCGCAATTAAATATATGGACTTTAATGGTTCATATGGTTGTGCAAAAAAACAGAGTTCGGATTTAATTGTGTCAGGTAATGTGACAATCTGTCTTTGGACTAGAGTTAAAAACAGTACTGCGGAATGGAGAACATTACTTAGGGGTTTAAGTTCAGGACAAGACCACCATGTCATTATACAATCGGGTGCATGGGACATTGGAATGTACGATAACACAAATGGAACAGGTTTTAACAATTCAGGATTTAGTCAACAGAGTTTACCGGGTTACCCATCATCGTGGGTTTTCATGGTTTGGAGATTTTTTGATACGGAGGCACCTTATTATGAATTTGGATATAACGATAGTGCGAGTTTTAAACGTGGTAGTATTAGTAGTATAAATTCAAGATTTAAACACGGATTTTGTTCCATAGGTGCATACAACAATGGTTCACAAAATGATGTTAACAATGCAAGTCAATATTGGGGCGACATTTCAATGATTAGTCTCTACAATAGAATTTTAAATCCATATGAAATTTTAGAGAACTATAACGCTACAGTTAATAACTATTTTTAACTATAATTAATATAATATGTCAATAGCAATTGGAGGTAACGTATTAGGTGCGGATGATTTTAGCCCAACGGGTACAACGATACATCCACCCGAATTAGTAACTAGAGGAATTACCTTATGGTTAGACGCGGCCAATGATTATTCTTTTAAAAATACGTCCAATTATTATGATTGTGGTTATGGGTGTCAATATTATTCATCAAATCCCGGATGTGTCAATTGTAACACAATATGGAGAGATATGAGTGGTTACGGTTACGATGCAACTATTGAATCGGGAGCACAAATCATATATGACCAAGGTAATGGTAGTGCTAACTTTCAATCGGCATTGAGTTCTAAATGTCGAAGTCAAATTAGACCATCTGGTGCTCGAAGTTATTTTATTTGGATTAAATATAAAAATTTAGACGGTACGGGTGGTTATTCACTTACCGGAACACAAGACGCTGCAGGTTACACGTATCTTGGTATTCAAAATGGAGGTCAGGGATATTTTTATGCTGGTGCGGGTAATAACAGTGGTTTATATAATTATACTTTTGAAACTGGAATTTGGTATTATAACGGATTTGTACTTGACTCAGGTGGTGATGTTAGATTATATGTAAATGGTGTTTTAGTTGACTCTAAAGCTGCAGTTGGAGTTGGGGGAACCCCAACCAATGAATTTTTTGTTGGTTGTGTAAATAGTAATCACTTTATGGATGCATATATTCCAATGGTTCATATATATAATCGAGCACTAACAGAATCTGAAATAACACAAAACTTTAATAACGGAAGAGTTCGTTTTAAAATATAAATAAGACATGCCAGTATATTATAAAACATCGAGTAAAATAACGGGAAACGATTGGACAACGGGTTCAAGTAGTTTTGCCACACCCCTTGGTAATTTTTCTGCCAATGAAAATGGCGATGAGAATGCAAGAGTAGTTGGTACCGACCCGTGGGGTAATTCCGCCGTTGTTTGGGAAACAAGACCATCAGGTAATGGAAACCCCGACGGTGGATGGAACACCGATTGGTTTTATATCGACAACACAAAATTATATAGACATTCTGTTTGGGTTAAAAGAACATCCGTTAGTGCTGGTGGAACATTTTATTTAGGTACAAATGGTATTGGTCAATGTGTTATAAGACTATCCGACGGAAACGAGGAGTGTAACCCATATTGGCATTGTGGTGGTTCGGGAGGTTTAACACAAGACCAATGGTACTTAGTTGTTGGTCATTGTTTTCCATTTGACTATCCACAAGGATTGGGTGGACACCCCGATACTGGATTTTGGACAACAACAGGAGGAAAAGTTGGAAGTATTAATGGTTGTAATATTGGTAGTGATTGTAAATCAGGACCAAGTACATATGGATTAAATCATAGAACTTATCTTTACTATTGCGGTGACAATACAACACGATTACAATTTTTTGACCCACGAGTTGATTTATGTGATGGTTCAGAACCAACAATACAAAACTTATTAGATAATAACAGACAAAACAAATTAGAATCCTTAACAATAAACACTTCAGGTTCTTCATTTAAACATCATAGAGTAATTGCCACTGGTGGTGTTATCACCGAAGTGGGTGAATGGAGAGTTCACAGATTTAATAGTAGTGGTACATTCGCAATCACATCAACTGCCGACGCTTCATTATTGGAAGTGGAATATCTTATCGTTGCCGGTGGTGGCGGTGGAGGTATGGACATGGGCGGCGGAGGAGGTGGCGGAGGTGTCTTATCGGGACGAACCGTTTTAAATCAAACCACTTATACCATAACAGTTGGGGCTGGTGGTGCGGGAGCACCTGCAGCAAATACACCGGGACAACCACAATTTCATCAATTTCAAATAGGTGCATCCCAAGGTGATAGTTCATCTGCATTAGGGTTAACATCCACAGGTGGTGGATTTGGAGCAAGTTCATATTATGGTTATACCCCTAACTACGGTACACCAGGTAATGGTGGTTCGGGAGGGGCACCAAGTGGATATAGTGATGGAAATATAAGAAGTGGAGGTACAGGAATATCGGGTCAAGGATTTAATGGTGGTCAAGGTGGTGGACAATACTATTCAGGTGGAGGTGGAGGTGCTGGTGCAGTTGGTACCAACTCACCTTCAAGACCAAACGGTGGTTCAGGTAAATTTTCAGGTATATTAGGCCGACCATATTATTGGGGCGGTGGCGGAGGAGGTTCCGCTTACTCAAATGATGCGGGTGGATATGGAGGTCGTGGTGGCGGGGGTGGAGGTGCTCTTGGACAAGGTGAAGGGGGAAAAGATTCAATCATGTGGGGAGTACCCGGAGCATACGGTGCGTGTTGTTCATGGGCAAACGTTCCGGGAGGAAATGGAGGTACCAACACCGGTGGTGGCGGTGGCGGGGGTTCTCATTACAATGGAAATAACCAAGGAGGAAATGGTGGAAGTGGTATCGTAATAATTAGATATAAATACAAATAAAAATATGGCACATTTTGCAGAAATAGATTTAAATAACGTTGTAACCAAAGTTTTAGTTGTTCCTAATGAGGAAGAACACAGAGGTGAGGAATACCTATCGATTGACTTAGGTTTAGGTGGAAGATGGATTCAAACATCTTATAATGGAACCATTAGAGGAATGTTCGCTGGTGTTGGTTTCACATACAATGAGGTTTTAGATGTATTCTTACCTCCAAAACCTTACAATTCTTGGGTTATTAATACTGAATTAAAATGTTGGGATTCACCAATTGAGAGACCATCGATTACAAACACTCAGGCCGCAATTTGGGATGAAACTAATCAACAATGGATTGTGGTTCAAAGACCATTAACTGTATTTGATATAAATTCATAATATTATGCCAGAAATCGATAACATAGAAATTTATTTAGAAAACACCTGTTGGTACGTAAAATACATACAGGACGGTGAAACTATCATAAGTAATCCATATATGGAAGAACAACATGCAATTAATTTTAGTTTAAAATTAAATTCATAATATGAACACTATAACTGATGTAAGAGTTTACCAAAATGGTAACGTATGGTATGTTGAATTTAAACGTAATGGTGTGTTGGAGACAACCGAACCATTTGGTGAGGAAGAGACCGCAACAAACTACGCAAATTTCTTATCTAACACTTTGTAATTTAAAATTTTTTCCTTAAATTATATCCTATGAACAATATAGGATTTGGAATTTTTTGTTTCGGTGAAGATTATTATTATAAAATCACATCCGATAAGGTAAAACAAATTCTTAATGGGGGTTATCATTGTTACGTTCTAACTGATAACCCCGAATACTTTAAAGACTTTTTAACTTCTTTATACCTTCATGTAATTCCATATGAAAGGTCCCAAAAATCGTATCATGATAAAATGATACTTCCAAAATACATTCTTAAAAATCACGACATCTCAATACTGATTGATGCCGATACCGAGATTTCCGATTACACATTCTTAGATGATTTAAAATCATATTCATTTAAAGAGGGTATATCATATATTGATACCTTGGTTAATCACCCAATCAAAAAAGAATATGTGGATGAAATGGATTTGACTCAACACGAGTGGATTCACTATAAAAATTATATAGATGTATTGTATCCGAGTTATAATGAACTTGAGATGTTGTGGGAATACTTTATTGCCATTAATAAAAATGGTTTCAATCAAGAACATTTTTATAACATCTATGAAAAATTACAAGTCGCAAAAGAATATTGTGGTCTAATCAATGGAGGTAAGATTATTGCATCTGGTGAAGGTATCTCAATTACCATTGCCTCAAAATTATCGTCAATCAATATTGAAAAGGATAAGAATCTAACAACCTTATTAAAAGATAAGATGACGGGGGTAACAAAAGTTCAATTATTGGGGAAATAGACTTGACAATTTAAAAAATTAAATGTATAATTAATAAAAATCAAATTAAACAATTATGGCAAAAAGAACGCTTAAACTTGGAGAAATCCTACAATTGGAGAGTGAGATTAACGGTTTGGTTAATCCACAAACAGGAAAAGAAATTTTCATCGGTTTTAGAAAACATAAATTAGCACTTAAAACCAAATATTGGTTGACAGAACTTGGTGAGAGATTGTCTGCAGAACGCAAGTCAGTTGAAACACTTCGTGATGATATCATCCAAAAACATGGTGAAGACGATGGTAAAGGTGGAATTCAAATCGGTATGTTCATTGAACAGAAAGATGAGAACGATGCAGTTATTTCTCGTGAGTTAAATCCAAAATACATCGATTTCCAAAAAGAATACGGTGAGTTGTTAAACGAGGAGAAAGAAGTTGAGTACACTCCGTTGACAGTAGAGGATTTGGAGAACGCCGGTGATACTACCGACAACTATTCAATCTTATTCCAATTGGTATCAAAACCAACTGAAACAAACGAATAAAAAAAGGGGGTTTATACCCCCTTTCTTATTTCTATCTTTAATGAACCTACTTGGTATTCACCCGGTTCATAATATGGAATTGATAACCTCAATTTCTGTAACGTGTAGATGTCATCATCAGTCATTGGTTGAACTTCATAAACCATCACATCTACGATATCTGTAAGGACAAATTTCGACCTTAAATCATAACGAGTATTCTTCTGTTCATTCTCGATGTAATCCTCGGGAATTGTCCCTAAATCGATTTTATCGAAGAACGGTTCTATCTCAAATAACCTTGCTCGACTGCGAGTGGTTAAACCCATGGTGAAAGTCTTATAAACAAATAGATTATCCTCCCAATATCTTAATTCATTGAATGATGGAATTGATATGCCCCATTTACGAACAAAGTTTCTATTTGAGTTAACCTCATACTTAAATCTATCTTTCTTGTAATCATCACTGAAACGAGAAGTCTGTGAAACAAAGTGATATGTGATTGCGCATGATGTGGTTTTTAATTTATATCCCTTCAGTTTGGTTCTGATTAAGAAGTCATCATCCTCAGCAAACGCTGGTACAAAACTAAATCCATCAAAGTAACCCACATCCTCGAATAGTTTCTTATAACCACTCATAAAGAACACACCACCATCATATATCTGACAGTTGTTCTTATTCTCTTCAACATATGAATCAAATTCTTCCCATTTAAAATCGTGGAACGAACTACCTAAGTCCATTATCACTTTACCGGGTCTTTGGTGACCAGCAAAAATGGGTGGTTCTAAGGTCGTATAACACATCAAAGTGTCTGGTGTGAGTAATCTATTCAAATTCTCGAGAAAGTGTCTCCCAATGACCATATCGTTGTGAATAAGGACAAGTTTCTCCGTATCTACAATCTTAATTGCAGCATTATACGTTTCTGAGAAGGTTAACCTATCATCATCGTGAACAAATGAAAGATTATCGTCATCTAAAGACTCTAACCATTCTTTGGTACCATCTGTTGAACCCCCACTACTGATTACTAATGGTGCATCGGGATAGATTTCACGAAGTCTTTTATAACAATCCTTGGTGAGGTCTAATTTATTGAATACCGCAAGTACAAAACTAATTTCCATCGATTTCCTTTTTAATAAAGTTTAGTGCTGATTCGACAACCTGATGCATGTCATAGTATTTGTATTCACCAAGTCTTCCACCAAACAATACACAATCCTTAACTTTCTCCGCCTCTTCTTTATATTTTGAAAACATTTCATTGTTCTCTTTATCGTTCACAGGATAATATGGGTCAGTTTTATCTGCCACATACTCTTGTGGGTATTCATATGTAATCCACGAGCCATTCGTTTCTAAACCCTCAAAGTGTTTATGTTCAATGATACGAGTGAATGGTACATCCACATCAGTATAGTTCATTACAGGGACACCCTGAAGGTTTGGTGAACTATAATACTGGTGTTCGAAACTAACTGTTTTGTATTCTAACTTACCGTACTTGTAACCGAAGAACTTATCGATTGGTCCTGTGAATATTACTTTGTTATGTTTAGGTAAACTACCTTTAAAATAATCCACACCCAATCTAACCTCAACTCCCTCTAATAACTTTTCAAAAATCTGAGTGTAACCACCAATTGGGATACCTTGATATTTGTCAAAGAAATAATTGTTGTCATAGGTAAAACGAACTGGTAACCTCTTAATGATTTCCTTTGGTAATTCCTTGGGGTCTTTCATCCATTGTTTATGAGTATAACCCTTAATGAGTTTTTCATAAACATCCTTACCTACAAGTTTGATTGCCTGTTCTTCTAAGTTGCTCGGTTCTTCAATATCATTTGATTGTTCTGCAATCATATCTTTCGCCTGTTGAGGTGTCTTAACTCCCCACAGTTTATTGAATGTCCACATACTAAAAGGAAGTGAATATAATTCTTCTTTGTAGTTGGCAATCACATGGTGTCTATAGTTGTTAAACTCAGCGAATTGGTTAATCCAATCCCACACTTCTTTGTTTGATGTGTGGAAGATGTGTGCACCGTATACTTGAACATTGATACCATCTTTATTCTCGGTGTAACAATTGCCACCGATGTGTTCTCTTGAATCAATAACTAAAACTTTTTTACCTGACTTAGTTAATTCGTGGGCACATATGGAACCGAAGAAACCGGCACCAACTATTAGATAATCGTACTCCATATTAAATCTCTATTAAACCAATACCTAAAAAATTACCGTCAACACTATCATATTGACTCATAAATTCATAGTGTTTATATTGTTCCTTAATTTCATTCCAAAACTTAACAACGCCAGGACATGCGTCACTACATATATCATGAAAAGATACGTATTTGGGGTTATATTGTTTACAGATTTCAAAATCTCTTTTTAACCCTTCATAACTGTGGTCACCATCAATTAAAATTAAATCAATATCTTGATTTATTGATTCTCTTTTTAATTTTTGACTATGAGTTTGTAAGTAGTTAAAATTACCATATTTTTGGTATTCGTCAAGCATCCTTGATTGTGGCATAAAGTCACACGCGAATCCATTAACTTCACCATTTATTTTGGTTAATATTTCCTTTGTTATAATAAACGTACCACCCCACCTACAACCAATTTCAAGATACGATTTAATTCTATATTTTGATATTTGTTTAAGATACGGAGCAAATTGATTTGGGTACTGCCAAAAACGAATACCTTCATTAAAGTGTTCAGACAATTCTGAAGGTAACTCTCTCGAATTCTCACCATTCATACCAAATGTGGGGAGAATTGTTTCTAAAACATTTAAATCGATTTCTTTGATATCAATTTCAGATATCCTTTTAAAAATTTCTACCATTTGTGTTTGAATAATACTTTTTTATTGTTAAAAAATACATCACCGTTTTTATCTTGGATTGTACCCTCAGGACTTGGGAAATGTAAATGATTATGGATATGGTACGGCATTTCGATTATATTGTAATCTTCTCTTGTGCCAATCAAAAATGAAATCAACCATTGTTGTTTTGCGTAATGCGCAAACATTGGTTCAACTGACGGATACAATTCAACATAGTCACTTAGTAGTTTAGCCCAAGTTCTTTTATTCATTGCGAGAACACCGGTGTTATAGACTTTAATCTTATCCCACGGTTTGTCACTCACACCGTCAACCTTAACACCCGTTTGACCTAATCTACCCGATTCAATCATTAATGTGTCAGTTGGTGATGCATTATAACCAACATAAACGTCACCATCTTTGAAGTTTCTGAATTGTTCTAACTCTTCGTCAGTCATGTTACGTTGAAGGATGATGTCACCGTCAGTATAGAAGATAACGTCATCATCTTGGGTTATTGAATTGAAGTGATTGGAGTTTAAGAAATCCCCGTGTTGAACACACTTATTATTATTCAATGCCTGTACGTCTGAAATCGATAATGTTGCGATATCGATAGTTTTAAATGGTAATGATAAACCTTCCCCATCACCAACAAAAACCAAAACATTCTTATCGAAGTTTGAGTTTTTCTCAATTGATTTAAAGTATGGTCTCATCTTGGTCATATAATTTATATCGGACCCAGTTGCTAAAATTAACTTCATTACTTTTGAATTTTACTGTAAAAATTATTTTGTCTTTCCTGTCTCTCGATTGTTTTAGGATGAAGGATACAAAATCCCTCATCTTCAGGCATAATCGAATATTTCTTTGCCCCTATAATTTTTTCATGAACTTTACCATACCAGTTTAAACCTTTACGGTATAATCTACCCTGCCAATCAGGGAAGTTAATTCTACCCTGTTCATCTTGTTTCCATCCCCACTTGTTAATGTGTTCTTCGGTTATACCATCCACCGTGTTTATTCGAGGAAGTACAAACAAATCAACTTCAGGATTTGATTCAAGTATTGCCGGTAACATTTTAATTAGTTCCTCGGTAATCATTTCATCCGCATCCAATTGTAAAATGTAATCACCACCACAGTAATCGTTTAATTTGTTTTTCCAAATAGAAAAATCATTTACGAAAACCATACCTCTCCATGTTTGAACATGTGGGAATCTATTAAATGGTAATAAGAAATCAATTACCTCATCCGACCCATTTTTTTGGTCATATAAAACTATGATTTCATCTTCAGGTCTTTTATGTTCTAAAAGAAACGGTACAAGTCTTTTGATTTCTTGTAACTCATCACAAACGGTAATTGCATAACTTATTTTCATTGTTGTCTTTCTCTTGCGAATATTTTAAATTTTTGATTATTGGGTCCCGTAAATTCTATCGATGCGTGATTGGTGTTGTTGAGTGTTATCGTTAAATTGGATTCTTCTTGTTGTGTTGCGAAAACCGTCGGTTCACCTTCATCAAATTGAAACATCCATTCGGTTTGATTAAATGTAACTGTCGGTTGTAATGTAAATAATTGAAGGTTATGGTTCGTAAATAAAAATGAATTGTCTTCATTTTCTCTACCTAATTTAAAATTGTCAAGTAATCCCATTATAGTTTTGTTAACTGAGGTATTTTTAATTTAACTTCTTTAGGTTTAACCACATATGGTGTTATGATTGATTCAAACTTCTCGGTCATTTTTGACATCGAATATTTTTCTCTATTCTCTTCCATCAAAACTTGAGAGTTACCGTAGAACGTGTCATATTCATTTTTAACCATTCTCATAATCTCAACAACTTCACCATAGTTTGGTGTAAACCATTTTGACCCCTTGATGATAAATGAATCAACAACACTCTCATGAACATCAGTCAATGAACCACCTAACATTACTGCCTTATCCATTGGTAAGAAGTCTTTATGTCCCGACCAATTAGATGCAAGAATAGGTTTACCTGTCATTGAGAACTCAAGTAGAGGTCTACCGAATCCTTCGCCTTTTGTTAAGGTTACCATTGCCTTCACTTTTGGGTGATTGTATAACTCATTCATTTCCTTGTCTGTTAACTCACCGAATAAAAGATAGATTGGCGGTGGGTTTTCAATTCCCTTAACCAAATCAGAAATTTTCTTCTTAAAGTTTTCTCTTTCTTTTATCGAAAAAGATGCTGAAGATGTTTTAAGAATTAATGCGGGTTGTTCTTCCGAATCCTTAAATGCCTCAGAGAAACACTTAATTAACATACCAACATCTTTTCTATCCTGACCTAAATTACCTTTTAACCAGTGACCAACAAAAAGATAAGAAAAATCTTCGTTAATTCCAACATCTAACCCTGAAAATTTATCATTATAAATTTCAGTGTCAACACCCTCAAAAAGAACCTCAACAGGTTTCTCAATTTTATGTTGTTTAATTAGTTTACCGGTTAGGTTATCAGTTTCATTGTAAACGGTTTGAAGTAGTACTTCCTTGGAGAAGGTTGAAGTTGTGATGATTAAATCCATTCTGTTACAACCATCAATCCATTCCTTTGATGCCATTGTTGTTTCAATACCGGCAGTTATACCGATACTGAACCTACCAATCTTTTGGAATTCATTTGGTACTGTAACCTGAACATAAACATCGGGAGTTGCGGGTATCACTTTAACGATATGCGCAAGTATCCACTTATTATATTCGGTATCCTCTTGTAATGCCGTTTTTGGTGTTGAACCCCAATGACACGAATCCACCCTTATTTCAAATAAGTCCATGTCACGAAGAGACCTCAATAAATCTCTCGAGTGTGCTCCATACCCACTTAATGTTTCAACGGGTCCTCTAAATAATAAAAAAGGTTTACTCATACTATACGATATAATTCAAATTTCTTTTTAGGTTTATAGTTTTTGAAAGTTGTTTCAATTCCATCAATTAATGAATCACACATCACTTTACTTGATAGGTTTTCGATTGCCCATTCTCTACCTTTTAATCCTCGTTCTTTTCTTCCTTCTTTACCCCAACCATAAACTTCAGAAATTGCACCGGCAACATCATTATTGTTTACTCTGTCTTCATAAATGAAAGGAGTTGGGACCGAACCATTTAGATTGTTAACGGATGGCCAAACGGGTACAACCCATTCACCATGTAAAGTTGAACCGTGTTTCTTTCTATTGTGGAGTGAACCGAATGTTATGTAATTGTCTGCGGTGTAATCAAAACCACATTGGTCTTGTAATCCACCTGTGACATTAACAATGATTGGTGTGCCAGCCATTATACTTTCGGCGGTACCCAAACCAAAACCTTCGTTGTTCGCAATGTTAATTGTACAGTCAACAATATTATACAACTCATTCAATTTATTCTGTTCCAATTTTAAGTTAACAAACTTAATATTATAGTCGGGACAAACACTTTTAGCCACCGCCGGTAGGTCGGTACCATTCTCATCGATTGGTGTGGTGTGCATTAACAATAAACATTTATCGGATTGTTCTTTAGGTAAAGAATCACAGAATAATTTATATGATAATATCACATCACCCGGTTGTTTTCTTTTGATGTTACGATTGTTATAGAATAGAATAAAATCATATTCTTTATCTTCGTAAATGTATTTCTTTAAATCATCAGCAACACTATCTGTTGGTTTGAACACATCTGAATTAATACCGTGAGGAACATAACTGATTTGCCAATCCTCCAAAGGTTTGAAGGTTGGTTCGTTATCCATTTTACCCACTCTATGGACTAAACCATATGTTTGTTTGGAGATACAACCAATCCAATCACAACTTTCATAATTGTTTCTATTATAGGTTGGGTCAGGTAGGTTATCCCACACGTGGTAATATAGAATTGGAATTTGTTGTCTAATCTCATGTTCCGCCTCGTACAACCATTGCCAGTAATGTGGGTCGGTGAAGTGTAATATTGCGTCAGGTTTCTCAGACTCAATAAGAGACCTCAATGTAAAAATATTACCATATCCATTACTTGGAATGATTTTAAGGTTTGCATCAAGTACTCTTGTCTTCTCCCTAATGTCCGCATTTATATCTACAATTTTACCTGCCTCAGGATGGTTGATTGCACTACCCAACTGTACCCAATCGTACTTGTGAATAGTACCCATTACCAATTCTTTTGACATAGTAGCAACACCCGATGTCATTCTTAAATCATCAGATAATAATAGAATCTTTTTCTTCATAGTTAGAATTTAGACCCCGTTGTTGCCAAACCGTTATGGTTGTTTATCTGGTCTCTAAAATCCTCTCTTGTATTGTATAAATCAAGAGCCCTATTAACTAACTTCTGTAGGTTAATTGAACCATCTATCGTGTTGATTTTGAATTTTTTGTACACATCATCTAAAATGTGAACACTCGTAAGTTTTGTCTGTGCTTTCATATAAGTATATAAATTTATATATATTATATGGTCAAAAAATAACGGACAGTTTTTACTCTATCCGTTATCTTAAAACCGATAATATATTATTGTTCCCCCTGAGAATCAAGAGTTTCGTTAATCTCCTCAATCTTCTGTACCAACTGTTGAACCTGTTGGTCCATAGTAGTTGTTGGTTGAAATGTTTCGTTTAATGTTATTGTCGCTGGTGAAGGGTTCACTGTTGTTTGAACGTTCTTCTTTTTACATCCGCATCCCATAATGTTTTTCTTTTTTATTAAATATTTGGTTTATTGGTTTTAATTCCTTATACTTTATCAGAAGATAACCGATAAAAACGTAATTGTAAATGGAATCGAATAAAATTTATAACGGAGATTGTGTTGAACTATTCAAAGAATTGGGTGATAACACAATAGATTTAGTGGTCACATCACCACCATATAATGTTGGTATCGCATATGATACACATATAGACGATGTACCTATGGGTGATTACTTTGAGTGGTGTAGAACTTGGTTATCTGAAGTTTACAGAACATTAAAGGACGATGGTCGTGTTGCGATTAACATACCTTATGAAGTAAACGTAAGGGAACGTGGCGGTCGTGTATTCATCGTATCTGAATACTGGCAGATAATGAAAGAGATTGGATTCGGTTTCTTTGGTGTTGTCGATTTAGAGGAAGATTCTCCACACCGTTCTAAAACAACTGCGTGGGGTTCGTGGATGTCACCGTCAGCACCGTACATATATAATCCAAAAGAATGTGTTATTCTTGCATATAAGAAAGACTACAAGAAGAAAGATAAAGGTATCTCAACGTGGTCATATACTGAAGCACAAGTTGACGTTGAGGTGGAAGAAGGTGAAGACCCCAAAACAAGAACTAAACGAATCTATTCTGATAAAGATAAGAATGAGTTTATGGAGTTGGTGTTCGGTCAGTGGAAATACTTCAACGATACGAAGTCATTAACTAAGGCAACCTTCTCAATGGATATTCCGGTTAAGGCAATTAAAATCCTTTCATTTAAAAATGATTTGGTATTGGATTGTTTCTCAGGTTCGGGAACCACGGCACTTGCGGCAAAGAAATTGGGTAGAAACTATATCGGATTTGAACTATCTGAAAAGTACACCGAGATTTCTCGTCAGAGAATCAATCAGTTTGATTATAATTTGTTCCCCGAATACGAAGGTTAACGAACGGGGTTCACAGGTGCACCTAAGTACATGGCAACCCTATCACCCACTTTAAAGTTATTAGCGGTTCCCGTTGGAAATTCAATGACATGGTCCCCGATACCGGTGTATCTCGGTGGATTAAGTTTATTTCCGGCGGGTTCGCAGTTTTTATGGATATGTGAAATTCTATTCTTATTCACGAATACAATGTCCAATGGTATGTAACAGTTCTTCATCCAAAACGAATGGTGACCCATTCCCATCTTGAAGACTATACAACCCTCAAGGGTGTCTCTACCCATCATTCCCTTCATTATTTCCTCGGGAGTCGACAGATATTCCGCCACGTACTGTTTATCGTTAATTATTACTGACATATTACAATAATTACTTGGAAATTTGAAAATAATTTCTTATATTTTTGATATGAGTACACTTTTTAACGGGGACTTTGAATATGAAGAGGAATCGGACTTTAAAGAATTCCTTGAAACTATTGAACCTGAAAACGCATTAAAACTTATCGATATCGCACTTACCCATGCGAACAAAGAAGGTGCGTTCACAATCGAAGAATCATATTGCATTTACAAATGCATAGATAAATTAAAAAAACAACAGAATGAAAATTAAATTTGAGTACGTTTGGTTGGATGGATATTCACCCGAACCAAATCTTAGAAGTAAAATTAAAGTCGTTGACTATAACGGCGAGTTAACCATTGATGACATCTCTAACTGGGGATTCGATGGAAGTTCAACAATGCAGGCGGAGGGTAACTTCTCCGATTGTTACTTAAAACCTGTTAGGTTTTATAAAAACAATAACAGTAAAGATGATTACCCAACAGTTTATGTGTTGTGTGAAGTACTTGACGGAAACAATGAGATTCACCCATCAAATTACCGAGCAAAAGTTGGGGAAGAAGATACCGATTTTTGGGTTGGATTTGAACAAGAATATTTTATTCGTTCAGGACATAACCAACCTGTATTGGGTTTTGAAAATGGTGGGATGATTGACCCACAAGGAAAATACTATTGCGGTGTTGGTGGTCATGTTGTTGGTAGACTTATTAGTGATGAACATTTAGATATGTGTTTAAACTATGGTATCAATCTTGAAGGAACAAACGCAGAAGTTGCATTGGGTCAATGGGAATATCAAATCTTTGCTAAAGGTAAACTTAAAGGTGCTGATGACTTATGGATGTCTCGTTACTTCTTAAATAAAATTTCTGAAAGATATTCGGTGGCAATTGAGTTACACCCTAAACCAATTACGACAGGTGAATGGAATGGTTCAGGTTTACATGCCAATTTCTCAAACCAAAAAATGAGAGAGACAGGTGGGGAAGAATACTTCAACGCAATCTTTAAAACATTTGAAAGTAGGACAAAAATTCATATTGAAAATTATGGTTCCGATAATCATTTAAGATTAACGGGTAAATTTGAAACACAATCAATTGATAAATTCAGTTGGGGTGTATCTGATAGAGGTGCATCAATTAGGGTTCCAAAAACCGTCGGAGAAACGTGGAGGGGTTATCTTGAAGATAGACGACCCGGTTCAAACGCTGACCCTTACAGAATCTTAACTGTTATTTGTAAATCACTATCATTAGCAGATGAGTTAAAAAATACATTACATGTAATGTACGCTGAAATTAAAACCGATGACTTGTCAACAAAATACGGAACACTTTCAAACGATGAATTATTTGAAGAGTATAAAAAAGACGAAGAATAATAAAATGGGTAAGGTATTTTTAATCGATATCGACGGAACAATCTGTGATGACATCAAAAACGAAGACAGTCATTTATATGTAACCGCAAATCATTTCCCAAACGCATTGGATATAATCAATAAATGGTATGATGAAGGTCATATCATTACCTTCTTTACTGCAAGAGAAAGTAAAGACAGAGAAGTTACCGAAACGTGGTTAAAAGAAAAAGGTTTTAAATACCATGGATTGGTTATGGACAAACCAAGAATCAAAGACGGACAAGAGTATGTGTGGATTGATAACAGGAAAGTTAGGGCAATCACATATCTTGGAACATGGTCAGAATTAAAAGAAGTAGATGCCAAAATACAAACATTTGAATGATGAATAACATAGATAAACAATATCAATTACTCCTACAAGACATTCTTGATAATGGAGTTAAGAAAGAAACAAGAAATGGTGGTACCATTTCAGTATTTGGTAGACAAATACGTCATAAAATGAGTGAAGGGTTTCCTTTACTTACAACCAAGAAGATGGCTTGGAAAACTATTGTAACTGAATTATTATGGTTCTTACGTGGTGATACAAACATTAAATATTTAGTTGATAACAATTGTCACATTTGGAATGGTGATGCTTACCAAGCCTATATTAAAAGATATAATAAAGGTGAATATGTTGGTAAAACCAAATTATTAGAGAATTCTAAGAAAAATAGAACATTAACTGAACCATTTACAATAGAAGAATTTATTGACAAAATCAAAACCGATGATGAGTTTGCTAAGAAATGGGGTGAGTTAGGTCCAATATATGGTAAACAATGGAGAAGTTGGGAAACCGAGGATGAATATCTCGATGGGGTATCATATTTCAAATACCCACCAATAGACCAAATCCAAAATCTAATCAACGACCTTAAAACAAATCCAGACTCAAGACGATTAATGGTTAGTGCTTGGAATGTGGGGGAGTTGGATAAAATGACTTTACCTCCTTGTCATTATGGATTTCAAGTTTATACAAGAGAGTTGAGTTTGAATGATAGAGTATTAGAATTTACAAAAAGAGATTTAGACCCTTCTGAGTTTAGAAGAGGTGGTAATTATGGGACAGTAATTCCTGAAGAAAGGACATTAGAAGTTCTAAACAATCATAATATCCCAACAAGAGCAATCTCATTAATGTGGAATCAACGTTCAGTAGATACATTCTTAGGTTTACCATTCAACATTGCATCTTATGGATTGTTATTGGAAATAATTGCTAAAACTGTTAATATGGTACCTGATGAGTTGATTGGTAATTTAGGTGATGTACATTTGTATTCAAATCATATTGAACAGGCTAAAGAACAGATTGGAAGAAAATACACTCACGAAGAGAGAACAGAATTGTTAAAGACCGCAATGGGTGATTTTTATAAAACAGCGGTTGATGAACAAGTACCATTCGGTGGTGGTTTAAGTGAGTATTATAATTCTTACAAAATACCAAATCACACAAGAGAACCATTTAAATTACCCACATTAAAAATCAATTCAGGTAATGAAAATTGGCATTTATTAACCGTAGATGAGGTTATTAATACTTTAGATGTGGATATCACTTTTAAAACGGATAATTACCAATCGCATTCAACAATTAAGGCGCCCTTGTCCAATTGATATGAAAAATAACCAACAATTAAAGCACCTTTTTCACAACTTTTATATATTTATACTAAAAGAAATAATATATGGCAGTTGTTTATTTACACAAAAAGAAAAATACTAATGAAGTTTTTTATGTTGGGATTGGCCTTTATGAAGAAAGAGCTTATTCTTATAGAAATAGAAACATACATTGGAAAAACGTTGTTGCTAAATATGGATATGATGTTGAAATTATTGAATCGGATATTGAATGGGAAGGTGCATGTGATACTGAAAAATATTTAATTCAAAAATATGGTAGAGATACATTGACAAATATGACAGATGGCGGTGAGGGGTTATTCAATCCATCAGATGAAGTTAGAGAAAAGTTAAGATACCCAAAAACAGAAGAGCATAAACAAAAATTAAGAGAGTATCAAATTGGGGTAACGCAATCTGAAGAAACAATACAAAAAAGAATATCACATGGATTTCATAAATCTGATGAGTATAGATATAAAATGAGTATTGCATTATCAGGTGATAATAATCCAATGAAAAAAGAAGAGAATAGAGAAAAATTAAGGAAACCAAAACCACCAAGAACAAAAGAACATAGTAAAAAAATAAGTGAAACCAAAAAGGGAAAACCTACATGGAACAAAGGTAAAACTTTAGAAAAATTTGTTTGTGATATTTGTAGCAAACAAATTGGTGGGTATGGTAATCTATTACAACACAAAAAGAAACATTTATCAAATTAGAATTATGATACTACAAGAATTAAAAGAATGGATTAACAAACTCCCTGAGGAGTTTATGGAATACTCAATGGTTAATGGAGAAGAAGGAATACTCGATGGAGAACATTTCTATAGGGTCGATAAACCAGTAACTGCGTTGTTAGTTGATAAGGAACATAAGGAAATTATTATATTAAATAGTACGGAAGAAACGCCCGAAGTTGAGTAATTATCTATATGGAAAACAATCAATTAACATTTGAAGATTTCAAAGTTGCAGCACACGATAAAGTGGACGCAATTGTACAAGGATATAAGAATTTTGGAAATACAACCGAGTTCCAAGACCTTAAAGATAAAATAGGTGAACAACCGGCAGAAGACATTTGGGAAACCATGCAGAGAGTAAGTTACGAAGACCAATACGAACACGTAATGAAAATGTCTTATGATGATTACCTGAAAGGATTATTTAATTTGGATTAATGTTTATCCACATCACACCTGACGAATTTGTAGAAGAGTTTAGAGAATCTTGGAAATTGGGGTACATATCCCAACCTTCAATAGATTATGCAACAAACGCAATCCATGTTTGGTTTGAGGGTAGAGATTGTATTTTATTTAATTTTAAGGATTATGGTTGGTTTAATGATAACCGATTCAATACATATAGTATGTCATCGGGACCCGCAGGGATAACGATACAAATAACAAAAACTAGATAATGAAACTAATGGATATTATTAATGAAGAAAACAAACCAAAGTACGAATTTGGTTGTGCAATGTTGTACTTCGCATTTCCTGAAATGAAGTACATCCACGGTATGATTGACCCTAACGATGTTTACACCGAAGAAGAAGATGGTTCATTCGGATTGGAGACAGAACCACATACCACATTACTATATGGTTTACACGATGGTGTATCCATTGATGATGTAAAAAATGTATTGAATAAACACACATACCCATCATGTAAAGTACATAACCCGTCATTGTTTAAGAACAAACAATATGATGTATTAAAGTTCGATGTTGAGGGTGACAGTCTTCATGATGCAAATGGTGAATTGAGAGGGTATCCACACACAAACGATTATCCTGATTACCACCCACATTTAACCGTGGCATATCTTAAACCGGGAACGGGTAATAAGTACATTAGGAAGATGATAGGTTTAAATTACGAACTAACACCACAACATGCGGTGTATTCACAACCAAACGGAGAAAAAACAAAGATAAAGATAAACGTAGACTAAATTAAATGGAGAGTAGCATTAAGAAGGGTGGAATTAAATTAAATAAAATAATAAAGGAATATAAGAGCGCAACCACACATGAAATTTGGGAAGGTATCCGTGATAACTTCACCTTTGGATTCATTGGGGCAACTTTAGTAGTATTCATTTCAACACGAACCGACATTGCGGTTTTGTTTGGTTATATCATATACTATTACTTTATGGGTACAATTGTTAACAGACCAAAGTATGTGACCGATTTGGGTAAAATGATTGTATTTCCAATACCATCCGCTCTCGGTGCATTTGCCGGTTATAAACTATCTTATATCCTACTACAGATGATAAGTTAATGTACAGACCATTACCAAAAAACGTAACAATTAGAAACAGTGATATAGACGGATTAGGTCTATTCGCAACAGAAAACATTCTCAAACATCATGTGTTTGGAATCACCCACATTAGAGATGATGAGTTTGAAAATGGGTATAGTAGAACACCACTTGGTGGGTTCTTTAATCATTCGGAAACACCCAATTGTGAGGTGTATGAAGAAGGTAGATTTATAATGATTAGGGCAATTAAAGACATAGTCCCCAATGAGGAGATTACTGCGTTTTACACGCTTTATGTTCCAAAAAGAGAGTAATTCAGCGACCCTGACCTCTGTATTTCTTCACTTTACTGGTATGTTTGTTGATATTTTTTTTCGATTTACCCGAAGTTTTTTTACCAAAATTAACCTTTACAGAGTTTGAACTACTTTTTGATGATTTTGCCATGTTAATATTTTTCAAATAAATATTGTATATCCAAAAAAATACTATCTTTGTAGAAATTGTGATGATATGGAAATTTTAAGACAATCGATAACTTATGCTATTATAACTGTGGTTAAGAACTATTGTAAGTTCCCACATCAAGGTGACCCAATTAAAAAACTCGTAATCCCCACTGAACTTGATAATGTTTTTTTTGATGTTTTTAAACTCCCAATGTCATTATCCCCAAAATATCTTACCATCCCATTATTTAAACACGAAAAAGGGGCCAAAACCAAATATTATTATACTAACGAGGATTTGGGTGATGAAAAGTCATTGAAGATACCATTTGAATTGGCATTTAAAAACACATTTTCAGGTGGAATAGATGGGGAGTTTTTCACCACTAAAGATAGACACATAAAAAAACATTATGTAAATCCTTTTGCTCGTATTTTAATTGTCACAACAGAAAGGACCATTAAATTGGTTGATGGTAAAGTCATTGCTCGCACATACAAAAGAACAAGGTCAAGGGACCTTAACTCTAAATATTTTAAGATTAGAACGAATAGTGAAGTCATATCCTTTAATTTAAATAATGGGGATATAAATGTTGGGGAATCTAATAGAAGAAATAAAGGTGTTAAAACAAATAGGTTTAGAAGAAATTCTTTTGGTGTAATTGAAAACCTAATTGGTTCAAATGGTTTTTTTAAAATAACTAACAATGTAAGTAAAAATTCTCCCGTTTTTAATGAGTTTAAAAAAGAAATGGATGATGATGTCTTTTTGGATAGATTATTAATTGAGATTGGTCAACACAACGACACCCCAATTACGTTGATTGATAATGAGGATAAATTAAAATTACGTCTTAGATTTATAGACTTTCTTGTTAAACATAAGAAAATTAAAACGCCCAATGATTACCATAAATTGATAACCATGTACTATCCGGGCGAAGTATACCTCAAGAAGAATGGTAGGAAATTAATACAATCGTCGTTAGATAGTTACGGAATATTATCTAAACTAACAAACAAAATGTTACATACCCATGTGGATATTGACATTAAACATTTGGCATTGTTCTGTGGATTTTTTGGTAATGAATATACAAAACACATCGGTAATTTAAAACCCCGAGCGTACGATTACTTCAAGTCAATAACCTCACAACCATACAGTGCCGAACCAATCAAAGAAAGAAAGAACTATCGAAGATTTAACCTTGAAGATAGTGAGAAGGAGAATATAATTAAAATCACCAATTCACTGGTTGATACCAAATCAGTTAGTGACCCATTACGTTCAGTGAGTGGTATCTATAGTTTATTTGTTGACCACTTGGATATGATAACTCAGATTAGAGAGTTTGACCCAAACTTTAGAATGAGGGCAACAAACTATGATGACTTCCATACTGAACATATTGAGTTATCAAAGATGATTGCCACGATTAGAAAAGGTTGGTCAACCGAATATGTTTTTGATAACAGAATGGTTAGAAAGGTTGAGGAACCTTTTAATTTGTTAGGTGCGGATTTGGTTGAAAGAAAATTCACACCCCACATCTTAAAAAGAGATGAGGAGTATTCCGAAGAAGGTTCATTCATGCATCACTGCGTTGCTAGTTACGCGAATAAGGAATCATCAATAGTTATCTCATTAAGGACCGACGACGAAAAAGATAGGGTGACATGTGAGTTCGATAAGAAAACCGGTGAATGTATTCAAGAAAGACATTTCTGTAACCGTATACCACCTGAACACTTTACAGAACCATTAAGGTTATTGAGAGGGAAAGTTAAACGATTCTCACACCAAAGACTCCTAACCCATTTAGAAACAAAAAAAGTTAGGGTAAAGATTAATGGTAAAGAAGTCCCAATAGCCCAATTACAGGGAGGAAATGGTTTAAACTTACCCAACCATCATTTGTTTGGATTTTAAGACTACATAATTCCAAAAAGTCCGTATATATTTTGTATATGGACTTATTGTTTAATCATAGTCAAAATAAAAAAGAAAGGGGAGTAATCGACAAACAAGGAGGTTTAACCTCTAACTGTCAATTAATGTTATATCAATACGATAACTTAATTCAATACATTGCCGAATTTTCATTTGATTATAATAGGTACGGTACCCGTAGAAAGATGGTTGTTAGCCACGGTTTAACTATTAATCTAAAGAATGGTAATGTTACAACAAATTACCAATTATCAAACGACGGTATCGATGATAATCGTACAACCAAAGGTAGAATCAAAAGACAAACAAATAACTTTAGTACACTTTTTGATTTTACCGAATCAGGGTTTTTTAAAGGTGAAAAAAGACAAAACTACTGGGGTGTAAAATACACAAGAGCGTGCGACTCAATTATGAAAATATTGTTGAGTAAGATTGTCCCAATACTTCAATCCGAATACTATAAAACAAAACTATATGAACATAAACCACACATCAATCCTCTGTTCGATTTACTTGTTGACTTTCATTTAGATAGAAAAAAAATCAGAGCACACGATGATGTGTACCATTCAATACAATATGATTATCCAAAACCAAAATGGTTGAAGTTAAACGATTACAAATATCTGCCAGCAATATTGGATTCATACGGTATCAAATCAAAATACTTAATTGGTGAAATCAACAAATCGGAAGATTACATTAATATCAGAACGATAAGTTATGTGTGTGGTTTATTTGGTGAGAATTATATTGATTACCTCAAACAAATTAAATGGATTGATTACTGCACAGTGACAGTTCCAAACAAAAGGTACCACACATTAAAGAATGAATCTGAAAAACGATTCATGGTTAAGTTGTTTAACAATTGGGAAAAAGATGGATTACAAAACGATTCGTTAGTATTTTCATTAAACGAATTACTATCTATTCGTGAATCATTATTAAATAATAATTTAGATTTAAAGTTTAAAGCAAATGATGATAATAGTTTTGAAATATTATTGAAACAGTGGGAAGGATATAAGAACCATTTTAAAAAAGGTTATCGTATTAGGTATGCGTTACCTGATGATTTTATTTCACATATAGAAGAAGATATCGTAGTTGACGGGGAAACATTTAACGTCACAATATTGAAAACTGAAGACGAATTTTCATTGGAGGGGTATAAAATGAAAAACTGTATGGGTAAACAATTTACCAACGGACTACTCTATGTTTATATTGCCATGACCCACAAAAGAAAAAGAATTAATTTACAATACAGGAAGGGGTGTTTAAGTCAACAATACGGTAAGGCAAATACCTCAGTGGATGTTTTGTTTAACAAATCAATACAAATATTAAACAAAAAGATGTCGGAATATTCGGGTCTTCAATTAAGGAAGGAAAAGTTTGACTTTATTTCGTAATTTTTCAAAATATCTTTAAAAATATTTTGGATATGTGGATATTCTAACTATTTTTGTCTTCTAATTTTGTAATGTCAAAAAAATTAAGTACATTTTATTATGCAAGAAAAAGAATCAAAAACAAATGTCCATTTCAGGATTAGTATTGTAAAGTCAGGTATCAGAATCGGGGCATGTTATTGTCTTTTTACCTTGAATTTTACCGGTGCGGCTATCATGTTGTGTTTAGCGGAGATACTGGGTATCGCCGAAGAAATTTTTTAAATTTTAACTATGAAATACCTAAAAAAACCAATGACATATTTGATGTTGTTGATGTTATTTGTTATTTGGTTGACACTACAGTACACCAAAGTAGATAATGAAAATAAAATCCTTAAAATGGATTTGGAGAAGGTTACCAATGAAAAGGATAGTATCTATTCTGAATGGTTTAATGAGTCAACAATAAGTGGTAGATATGAATTGACTTTTGACTACCTAAAAGAAATAGATAAAGAATCCTATGACAAATGCGAACGATACCTCGAGCACGAAACCGAGTAGAAAGAGAACCCCTAAAAAAGTAAAAGAAGACATGTTAAACATTGACCCAGATAACCCAAATCAACAAGATTTTATTTTGGGTGGAGATACCATTCATATTAAAACATCCACCATTGTGAAACTTCATGAACGAATAGTTGTGCAATATGATAATGGACCAATCGAACTTATAGTGGAAATCACGGCAGACTTTGATGAAATCCCTAAGAGATATCATGAGATATTTTTAAATGTATTATCGTCAAAGTATTTGGGTAGGGTTAATTTTGGTGATAATCCATTCTCAGAGTGCCGACCAATTCAAAAACGTAAATGGTACCAATTTTGGAAATCAAAATATTTTAACCAATGACAATAATATACACTATCCTATCACTAATGTTTCTATCAATGGTGTTTATGTGTTACCAAATGGTAACGGCACCCATAATGGATGATAACGGAAACATTTTAGATAAAGATGGTAATATTATAAACAAAAAGGGTAAAGTCATTGTAAAAAAAGAGGACCAAAATGAGAATTGACAATAATTAAGGATATGGGATTTATAGGATATGTTGTGTTAATTGTTATAACAATAACGATTGTTGCGTGGAGATGGGTTGAAGGTATTGATTATATGAAAACAAACCACCCCAATTATAAAGGGATGGACCTTTTTGGTGAAGATGAGGACGAATGGGATAACAATTCACACACTGAAGGAAAATTTTAATTATGGAAATAGTACATCCACTAGTGGTTGGTGAAGTAAATGAAATTAAACCGCACATCTATGCCGTCATAATAAAGGATGACTACGACCGTGCAATGTTATTCTGTAGATACCAAGAGTATTATGAGTCACCATACCCTGAAGTGAGGGGTAATGTGTTCAGTCTTGAATCTTACATGAGAACATACACTAAGGGTAATAAATCAACTTACTTTAGTTACCCACACGATTGGGTTGGATATAACATTCCATCAAACATTCTTTTGGAGTCTCACAAAAAATTTAAATCACATTACCCAAATGAATATGACAATATCATGGGTAAGATTATTTCTTTCTGTGAAAACGACACCAAAGGAAAGGGTGAAGAGCACCAACCGTGGTACATAATTGGTGCAGATAAAATCAAATCAGGTACCATGAACCACGAGATGGCCCATGGGTTATATTACACCGATTTGAAGTATAAGGTTGAGATGGATTATTTGATAAGTCAAATCAGGAAGACCGAATATATCAGTTTGGGTAAACACCTAATCAAGGCGGGTTACGTTAACGATAAGAAAATAATAGATGATGAGATTCAGGCATTCATGTCAACTGGTAAGTACGCCAAATGGAGTGAAATAGTTTATAAAAAGTATTCACCTGAGTTCGTAAAAGTATTTAAGAAATACAATGGAATCAATAAATAACTGTAAGGTATGTGGTAACCCAATACCAATTCTATTACCTGCGCAAAGTATATGTTTGGAGTGTCTCACTAAACCAAAAGAATGAAAGTAATATTTTTAGACCATGACGGAGTAATCTGTTTATCCACAGAGTGGGGCGGTCGTTTCAAAAAACAAACCAAGGTTGGACGTAAACTGTCACAATCCGTTCTGTCTTTACCGGTCGATGCTCGATTCGACAACTTTAACAAAAAGGCGATTACCATCCTTAACGAAATCTTAGAAGAAACAGGCGCTGAGATTGTTGTCTCATCAGATTGGAAACGATGGGCGAATGTTGAAGAGATGGGAGAGTATTATGAATCCAAAGGAATCATTAAGAAACCAATTGCGTTTACTCCTGATTTATCTGAGTGTACTTGGTATAATGATAAGACATGGGTATGGTCAACTCAATGGGACTCGGAGATGTGTAGGGTTATCGAAATTAAACAATACCTACATGACCATCCTGAGATAACCCATTGGGTTTCTATTGACGATTTAAACATGGGTAATGATGAAGAATGGAAAACTTGGGGGTTAGATAATTTTGTTTTAACACCAAAAGGAAATGAAGGCATCAAACAATCGGGAGTAAAGGAGAAGGTTATTAAGTTTTTGACACTCTAAAAGGGAGTTTTATACTATTTATTAGATATATTTATTAAGACATGAAGAAGACACTCCAAGAAGAATTAGAAAGAATCCACGAAATAACTTACGGTAAGGAGGTTATGACCGAAGGTTTCTTGGATAATATTTTGTCAAAAGTAGGTTTAAAGAAGAAAGACGACCCAAAGAAAGCGGATTTAGTTTCTAAAGACGTTGAACAACTATACATTACATTAGAGGATGCTGTTGGTAAGGGTGGATTAAGTCAACAACAAAAAGGTTCAATGGGATTTCAAAAGGAAGTTGAATCTATGCAAATCGGTTTAACATTACTCGGTTACACTTTACCAAAATATGGTGTCGACGGTTTGTTTGGTCCCGAGACCGCATCTGCCGTTAGTAAATTCACATCTGAGAATGTCGAGAAACTTAATGAAAGTGCGTCCGAACTAAGAAGTACATTGGATGACTTGGGTCACGATGAGAAAGGTAATGAACTTACCAGTGGTGGACAGATTACAGATGAAATTAGTGGTATTGTAAGTGACGTATTAAAAGATTATGCCGAGGTTAAACCTAAGGTAAAGGTTGTTGTTACCGCGGGTAATGATAATTTCCATAAAGGTACTAAAAGTAGACATACAATGGGTCAAGCGGTTGACCTTGTATTGAAACCATATAATTCAGAAAACGCGAAGGCGTTCATGAATGTATTAAACAAATACAAATCTAAAGACGGTAAGTTCTCATATATTGATGAGTACACTAACCCATCGAAAAACGCAACAGGACCACACTTTCACTTACAATATGGTGCGGGTAAGGCGGTTGGAGGACCATCAGGTGGTTCACCAAGTGCATCGATGACAAAGGCAACCCCTGAAATGTTAACCAAACTAATTGAATTACTTAAAGCAAAGAACATTGAGGACAATGATATTAAACAATATCTTGACCCAACAGTATTGGCAGGTGGTGTTACCGATAGTTCATTCTACGCAAAACTACTTGAAAATCTTGGCGCACCTGTAAGTGAAGAGAACCTTAAATTCCTTTATGCTTGGAGACAGGCGGAGGGAAGTGGTGGTACGTTTAATCCATTTAACACTACTTGGGATTTACCGGGTTCTGTCTCAGTTAATAGTCATGGTGTTAAAAGTTATGAAACGATTGAGGATGGTATGATTGCCACCCTTAAAACACTTAGAAAAACAACATACAGTTGTATTGTTAACGGTTTAAAGAATGATATCGGTGCGGATAAAATCGCCAAATGTGAATCTTTAAAGACTTGGGGTACAGGTGATTTGGTTGCACAGGTTGTTAGTGGATACAATAGTGGGTCAAGTCCTAAAATTAAACCTTTATCATAATATTTTTTTTTTACAAAAAAAAGTATATCTTATTAAAAAAATAACTATGGCAAAAGAATTATGCGTTACATGTGGGAAAGAAACCCTATATGAGTTCGAAACACACATCGACCACAGAATGGGTTATTTGGAAGGAATGGGACAATTATGTCTCACTTGTTTTGAACGTCAAATCGATGAGGATGTTATATGTGTCCCAAAAAGTGTAATCAATGATACTCCAAATGATATGGAACTCGGTAAAAAAGTACGAGACATCATCAATAAAAGATAACAATAACCATTTCGGTTGTATTTATATATAAGAAAAAAGTATCGTTAAATGGACAATAAAACCAAAAAATATTTAAAAAATCTCATTTTTGAATCTATCACTACAGATATGGGTGAGATGGCCGATTGGAAAAAAATGAGCGGGATAACCAAAAAATTCGAAAAGATAATGGATAAGACCAACAATCTTGTAGGATGGAATGTACAAGGAACCCCAATTTTATTCACTTGTGGTAGTGATATTAATCAATTCATTGAAGAAAATTCTGAGTTGATGGACGAACTAAAAGAAAAGTTCGGAGTAAATCTTAAATGGGAACAAGGTAATTTACCGGCATGTCAACCAAGAAGAAAGTTGGATGTAAAACCTTTACCGGGTGGAGAAGGTGATGAAGAAGGTTCTATCGATACATCATATATTCACTCAGGTGAAAATATGTCAGAAGGAGAAAAAATCAAAAGAAAACTATTTTCTATCGTTGATACAGAATTCGGGGACCAAGAGTTCAGTGAAATTCTTAACAAAAGAAGTATCCCAACAATCGTTGCTAGAGACAGGAGACATATTAGTATGTACGGTCGATACGATAACAATAAAATCAATTACGAAACACATAACTACAACGGTTATGAATCGTTACAAGATTTCTTAAAGGCGGCAATTGCACGTGTTAAAGGTGGAGATACTCCTGAAATGAAAACTTATTACTTGGCTAGACAATTTAACCAAAACTATAGAAATTGGGCAGCAGACAAGAAGAACCAAAAACAATACGCTGGTAAAACAGATGTCTATAAATTAGATGCGTTTGGTCTTGAAGAAAAGAACATTGACGTTTCTATTCGTATGGATTTTCAAATCAGTGGTGAAAGAATGGGTGAGAGTTTTGCGTGGAATGTTAAAATGACAAACAAGATTGGTAAAAAGATGAAAGAAGAGAGTGGTTTAAGAGGTGGTTTCCTTGATGACAAAATCTTCCAAGTATCTAAAACTGCACAACTTGACCCAAGAAAAGAATATGGTAATTCATATACTGTAATGGATGATATCAATGTGATTAACGCATTGATGGAAGCCATTGAGGAATTAAAATCACAAATCGAGGCAATCGACCCTAAAGAAACATTAAAAGTCGCTAACGTTAAACAATACCAAATTAAGAGAGATGTTAATGAAAGTATTAAAAACAGATTAGTTCAACGAGTGATAACTAAATTAAAGAAATAAAATATTATGGCAATACAAGTAAACGGATTCTTTCCAAACCCAAACAACGACAGTTATATTAAAGATGCAGTTATCGCATTAAACGTTCAACAAATACCTATGGGTAGATTAGATATTCAGTGTCAACTATGTGTTGAAAAAGAAGTTACTAATCCGGCCGATGTAACCTCACTACAATTGGTGACGGTTTCACAATTTACCATTAATAACATTGACAGAGCGGAATTAAGTTTTGATGTGTCATTAACTGACCCATATGAAATGTTATTGTCATCGGTTCAAGACTACTTAATTAGTAAATTCTCAACTGAAAATCCTGATTTAACTTTCGAAAATTACGTACAAGAATAATTACAATTCCCCCATAAAATAAGAATCCTCAAGAAATTGGGGATTTTTTTTGCTATTATTTGGAATATTCGAAATTATTTTTTATCTTTGTATCATAATATAATTATTATGGGCACAAACTATTACCATATACCACTTGAGAGTGAGATGGACGAAAGAAAAAAGGTTCTTATCCAACGAGTTATGGATTTAGATTTAACTCCGAGTAATATTGAAAGGGGATTCCGCGTAACTAAAGAAGATTCTTGGGACTCTATTTCTGTTTGGGATGATTTTCTCGATGGTACCAATATTCATTTAGGTAAACGAAGTGGTGGATGGAAGTTCTGTTGGAATTTTCACAAGGACAAATATTATTCCAATAAGGAAGAACTTTTATCGTTCATTCGTTCAGGTAGGGTTGTAGATGAATATGGTGAAGAAGAAAATGTTGAAGAGTTTATTACCATGGCACTCGAATGGGGTGAACCCGATGGTTGGGTTGTCAACGAAGAATATCGTAAAGAACAAAGAGCAAAAGGTCATGGTGCCTTTTGGATGGATAATGAAAAATATGATGATTTAATAATCGATGGACTTCGTGTAAGTACATCAACAGAATTTAGTTGATATGTTAAGGATAGATAATAGTAGAAAGGTTTGGATAACATCTGACACACATTACTCACATACTAATATATGTAGAGGAATTACTAATTGGAGAATGCCCGACGGTAGTATTCCCGTTAGTCAAACAAGAGATTTCGCAACTCTTGATAAGATGAACGCTGCGATTGTAAACAACATCAATGAAGTTGTTGGTCAAGATGATGTGTTGATTCACTTGGGTGATTGGTCATTCGGTGGGTTCGAGAACATTGCGGAATTCAGAAATAGAATCATCTGTCAAGAGATTCATATCTTGTTAGGTAATCATGACCATCACATTGAAAGAAATCGTGAAAACTGTAAGAGTTTATTTGCCAGTGTTAGTCACTACAATAGACTTGAATACCAAGGTCATTCATTTGAGATGTTACATTACCCAATCACATCTTGGAACAATCTAAGAAAAGGTCGTATCCATTTACATGGTCATTGTCACCTACCTCATCACGCTAAGGTTAGTGGTGGAAGAAGAATGGATGTTGGTATGGACGGACATCCCGAGTTTAGACCATATGACTTTGTTCATGAGGTAATGAACCCAATGTTAAAAGTACCAATTGGTTCTGAGATGGGACCTCTTGACCATCACAATGATGACATGAAAAATGTTGTTGGGTAATTTGGAAAATTAAAAATTAATTTGTATATTTTAAAAAACCAAACAATCATGAAAAAAGTTTTCTCTGAACTAATCAAATCCCCAATTTTACAATCGTTCTTTGTAATGACTGGGGTAATTGGATTTTTCCAATTTATTATCTTCCCCGGTTTAACCGTGGCAAACACATTGTATAATATTCTTTCGGGTATCGGTGCGGTGTTCGTACTATTATTTGTAATATATTATGTTAAGGTAACGTTTTTGGATACCACACCAAAGGTACATCCATTGTTCGAACCTGAACCCGATAAAGAACCTGAAACGGAGTTGGATTATTATCCCGAAATTGTTTTTGTCAAACCAAAGAAAAAAAGAAAACCAAAAACGGAGGTAATAAATAAACCAAAAAAATAAACATAAATGGATTACCAGAATTATTATTTACAACAAGAAAAGGAACGTCAAGAACGTAAATTACAAGAACAAATAAAAAGAAAAAAAACAATGAAATCAATTATTTTAGGAGTCGTAGGATTTATTCTACTTATCACGTTATTCTTCTCATGTGAGAGAATCGATGCAGGACACGTAGGTGTTAAAGTTAATCTTTATGGAACAGGTAAAGGAGTGGATGATGTTACGGAATGTACCGGTATGGTGTTTTACAATCCATTAACTACAAAAATTTATGAGTTCCCGATTTACATCCAACACAAAGAATACACCAAGACAGAAGATGCGGATAACTCATTTATCGTTAACTCAAAAGACGGTAGTGAATTCCATGTATCCCCAATTGTGAACTATTCGGTTCAACGAGAAAGAGTCCCATTCATCTTCGCGAAATATCGTAGGTCATTACCCGAGATTGAGGAGGGATTTTTAAAGACCGCAGTGTACGATGCGTTCCGTTTGGCAACCAATAAGTATACCGCAGATGAACTCATATCAAATAGAGCGGTGTTTGAAGTCGAGGTTCGTAGATTGTTGGAGAGTCAATTACAAAAAGAAGGATTTGTTATTAATCAATTCACTTCTAATTTGATTTATCCTGAGACATTTAAAAAGTCAATCGAGGCTAAGAATAATGCCGTACAAAGTTCTTTGATGGCTGAAAATCAAGTTAAAACTGCTGAGGCTCAGGCTAAGATTAAAATCGCAACCGCCAACGGTAACGCTCAGGCAATGTTAACCGCAGCGAAGGCTGAGGCAGAGGCAAACAGTCTAAAACAAAAGACAATTACCCCTATGTTGTTACAACTTGAGTGGATTAACAAATGGAATGGTAAGTTACCCGAAACGATGTTAGGGGACAAAACTAGTTCAATGATAGGTATTAAATAATAACAACCCCTCTTCGGAGGGGTTTTTCATTTTAAATGATATTTATATATAAAACAACACATCATGGCTAAAATAGTTAAATTGAGTATTTCAGATATCGAGAACATCGTAAAAAAGACAATAAAAGAGGCTGAATTCGATGATTTCGATACTAAGGTTCAACCTGAGGAGTTACCGGGTGCTGATAGTTATGAAGAAGAACAAGCGGTTCTATTAAGTTTGGCGCAAGACGAAGAAGGTAATTTTTATGTTGTGAAAGACGCACATACCGATAACCCCGAAGTTGTTGCTAAAGGAAATTAATTCTTTTTCTTTGAATTAATACTATTATTTAGATTCTTTTTAATTTTACTTAGCCCATCTAACATCAATGATGTTGGTTGGGTCTTTTCTTTCTGTATGGGTGGTGGAGGTGTAGACTCGAGAACAATCATTTCCATGTTTACCGTATCTATCGTTTTCATCGACATTCTTTGATGTGGTGTACCCGAACCATTCTCACGACCATTATCGGACCCACCAAGTGGATTGGTTTGTTGTTTAACCCTACCCTCAAGTGCAATAATCTCACCCATGATTTCTTTTTCTCTTTCAACAATTGCATCTGTACATTGTCTTTGGTTGGATATAATTTGAGTATTTAATTCAGTTACTCTGTCGTTCAATTCAAGTATTTGTGTGGTTTGAGACTCTACTTTTGATTTCAATTCCACATCACTGTAAGTTAACGATTCCACTATTTTTGGACCAATAGAAATGAATGTTATAGACAATAATAATAACAACAGGGCAATAATTCTTTGACCTTGAGTGAATTTTGATAATATTACAGATATATATTTGAACATTCTATTAATAAATATCTTAATTTAAACTATGGGAAAATCAAAAAAAGGACTGAATACTAAAGTTGTCACAATATACGACCCTAATAGTTCTGACGAAGCCGAGGTATATGTAAGTTACTCGTGGTACAATGAACCCGAAATAATTGAAGATTCTTACGGAGACTCAAACTATATTAATCGTGAGGATATCGACATTAAAAATTATGAATCAAACACAGATGAAGACCTACCTGATTGGGTAAGTGAGGATTTAGTATATGAATCACTAATTGAAGAATTGGAGGACGAACATGTTGATGAGGAGGATGATTATGAAGATGACGATTTTAAAGACGACTTTGGTGATGACGATGACGAAAACTGGTAAATAATACTTACCAGTTTTTTTATTTAAAAACATTTTTGTATATTTGTAAAAACATCTCTAAAATATGGGTGATTATAAAATATACTGTGACCTTGATGGTGTCCTTATTGATTTCAATAAAGGATATAAGAATTTAACCGGTCACGATTTGGATGGTGAACATCGAAACGATACTAATTTTTGGGACCCGATTAATTCTGCCGGTTATGACTTTTGGATTAACTTAAAATGGATGAACGATGGTCACATCTTGTGGGATTTTATTAAACCACATAACCCCTTTATTTTATCTGCCCCATCAAGGCAGAATGATTCTCGTGTTGCCAAACATGATTGGGTTGAAAGAGAATTACCTGGCACACAACTTATTCTTAGAAGTGCTAAACACAAGAAAGATTTCGCGGAACCAAATTCAATTCTAATTGACGATAGAAAAGATAATATCGATGGTTGGATTGGTGCCGGTGGTATTGGTATACAACACACATCCGCAGAGAAAACAATTGAAATATTAACAACCAAATATAATTTTAAAAAAAATGTCGAACAGTAATTCAAGTTCATCAGGGGGGATAGGTTTCTTCGGACTGATGTTTTTAATTTTCATGACCCTTAAACTTACGGGTTTTATTGATTGGTCTTGGTGGTGGGTAACCGCACCTTTGTGGGGTGGTTTTGCGCTCATTATTCTATTCATCATATTCGTAATGATAATTAAATCCTTAGACTAATGTTATATGTATCAATTGATATCGAAACATCAGGTTTAAATCCTGATATGAACAATGTCCTATCTATCGGTGCAATCATCGAAGACACCACTAAGAAATTACCTTACGAGGAACTACCCAAGTTCAACGCAATAGTAATTCAAAACAATATTCAAGGTTCACCAAGAGCAATCACTATGAATAGTAACATTATCTCTATGATGGGTGAATATCTTGAGGGTAAAGATGAAGTTAGAGAACTATTAAATAATAATAGTGGATATAAATTTTATACTGAAGATGAAGTTGTAAAAGAATTCTATTATTTCTTAATCAATAATGGGTATGGGGATGGTTTTATACTGGTAATTAATGGACAAACTAAACCAATTACAATCAATGTTGCCGGAAAGAACTTTGGTACCTTTGACAAGTTATTCTTAGAAGAGTTGCCGTGGTGGAAGAAATTAATAAGAACTCGTTCGAGAATAATCGACCCATCAATTTTATTTGTTGATTGGTCAAATGATGAGGCAATTCCCTCACTAACTAAATGTAAAGAACGAGCCAACATTGAAGGTATTGTTACGCACAATGCACTTGAGGATGCGTGGGACGTAATTGAATTATTAAGAAAGAACTATTAAAAAATATACTATGTCACGAATTAGAAACTTAAAAACAAATCCTGAACACATCATCAACATGATTGACATTGTTGAATTGTTTGTGCCTGAGAAAAAAACAAAATACGTTGAGACATTGATGCGTGTTATGAAGAAAACTAAAAATCTTGATGAATACCAAAAAGAAGTTATCGCATCGTACAAAAAGGACTACGGAATTAGTGAGGAGGACCTTAGTGACTTCACACCACTACAACTAATGTTTATGTACCGTTTCATTGACATTATGTTTAACCATAATGATTTGAAGTCATTCATGAAGTTTTGTGAGTACAATGAAAGAGGTTTGATTGAACAAAGTGATTTGTCTCGTTACAGTACGTTTGATGAGATTATGGTGGCAACTGGTATTGCTGAGGTAAAGACACTTGAGAAAGATTTGGAAAAACAAATCAAAGTAATATACTCAGATGATGAGTGGATTGTTCTTAGACCTTTAACTTATCATTCGTCTCGTAAGTATGGTTCATCTACTAAATGGTGTACAACTCAAGAGAATAACCCTGAGTACTTTATTCGTTATGCAAAGAGAGGAATCCTTCTTTACATGATTAACAAAGTAACAGGTCTAAAAGTTGCATGTTTTAAATCGTTAGACCTTGAACCTGAGTTCTCATTTTGGAATCAAGCGGATACAAGAATCGATTCAATTGAAAGTGAATTACCATTATTCATAATGGAATGTATCAAAGAAGAAGTTTTTAAGAATCCAGTATCGAACTTATTATTATTAAGTGAGGAAGACTTGAAAAAACAAGAGGAACTTATGAATCGACGAGAAAAATATCTCATATCTCGTGAAGAACCAATGGAAGTGGCAATGGAATCACCTATGGTTGACGAAGGTCCGACTGATATGGAAGTTACTGAAGAGTCTGCCCTTGATATGCGCGTAGAAAATCGTTATCACGGTGAACTAACTGTTGGAGATATGAGAGGGGGCACCGCAGCGTATAACACAGGATTTGATATTGGTATGGCTCGAGGTTAATATAACCAAAATAGTTTTATAATAAAAATATTAGAATATTTTTGGAATATTCGAAAATAAACATACCTTTGTACAATGAAAACATTAATAGTACATCCGAAAGACAGTTCAACATCATTCTTGGATATTGTCTATAATCCTATACCAAACAAAACAGTAATAACTGGTGGTGTAAGTCAACAAGAACTGATTGAACTAATCAGAGAACACGATAGAGTTATGATGATGGGTCACGGTTCACCCGGTGGTTTGTTCTCGGTTGGTACATTCAAAGGGTATGGTCCATACATTATTGATAAAAACGTTGTACCCGTATTAAGTGAGAAAGACAACTCAGTATTCATTTGGTGTAACGCCGATAGATTCGTTCAACCATTTGGATTGAAAGGTTTCTATAGTGGAATGTTCATCAGCGAAGTTGGGGAGGCATACTACTGTGGTTTACCCGGTACAAAACAAGATTCCGTTGATGAATCTAACTTTGGTTTCTGTAATATCTTATCGGAAGTTATTAATGAACCGCAGGATTTGGCATACGAACACGTAATGAGTAAGTATGGTGAAATTGCAGACAACAATCCCGTTGCACTTTACAATCACAACAGACTTTATTTAACAAAATAACATGGGAAAATACATCATCGTAAAAAAAATGGTTTCTAACAAGTTCCACGGAGACGGGGAACCTCACTACATCAACATCATTATGAATGATTCACTAGGTGAAGTTGAAGAGTTTGAGTCAGAAGAAGAGGTAAACAAAATGGTCGAGTTATTGAATGCCAATACCGACTCAGGTCACACTTATTTCGTCAGAAAAATTGTTGATTAATGCCTAACAAAAAAATAAGTCCTTACATATATCCGGGTTTGAAGATTGAATTTTTAGATTCAAGAAAACATCCGTATTTGAAGAAATCCAAAATGGTTATTACAGAAGAACAAATTTTTGAAATTGTTGGTCGGGATTATGGATTAACAAAAGAACAAATTATCTCTCGTTCAAGAAAGAGAGAGTGTGTCGAATCAAGACATTTAATTGCGTACATTATTAAAAGAAAGACGAGATTTTCTTTAGCGAAGATTGGTGAGATGGTGGGCGGTAAAGACCACACAACAATCATTCATTCCATTAGAACGTTTGAAGATTTATTTGGTACTGATTCGGTATTCAGAGAAAGATGTGAAAATGTTTTTGCTAAAGTGGGAATCGACCCCAAAAGTGTATGAAATTATTAATAACATTACTGTTCATCTTACCTCTACAGTTGTTTGGGCAACCATCATCTTTATTGAGTAGACCGTTTCAAAAGGCGTTCAACTACTCATTATCCTACGGGAATAGAGGTGGTGGTTCGTTCTATTCAGTTGGGTATTCATTATCCAATAGGTACGGAATGTCTAATATTGAAATTGGACACAGGAGAATGTCCGCCGGTTTGTATATGGTAAACAACGAACCATTTGTTTTTAACGCATACAGTGATGATGTTTACGTTGGTGGTAACTATGTTTTTAGACATAAAGACATTAAGAGACTTGTACCAACAATTGGGTTGGGTGTTGATGTTAGGGACTATACTAAAACAATGTTTAGAGTAAGTGCGGACTATAAACTAACATACCCATTTTATGCTTCAGTAAGTTATGTGAATATGAAAAACGAACATAACTTATTCTGTGGTATAAAACTTTACTTATATTAATATGAAGATTGCATTGATTGCCCATGATGGGAAGAAGGCGGACATGGTTGCCTTTGTGATGAAGAGATTATATTTCTTCAACCGAGAAGATGTTGATATTGTTGCCACAGGTACAACAGGTAAACGAATTATGTTTGCTGGCATAACTAAAGTGGACACAGTCAACTCAGGTCCTATGGGTGGTGATGCTGAAATCGCAGCAATGGTCGCAAGAAAAGAAATGACTGCGGTTATATTCTTTAGAGACCCGTTGGATAGACATCCCCATGAACCCGATGTACAAATGTTAATGAGAGTTTGTGATGTTCACGAAGTACCATTAGCAACAAACTACGCCACTGCCAAGATGATAGTGGACCAGTTAATCGTTTCCAATTAAATAAAATAATCTTGAACAAATTGAACTTAATCAACACACACCCAATTAAGAAATCGGATTTAGGATTTCATGGGAACCTCTTCGGGGGCAAACTTACTAGTTGGATAGACTCATCAGCTGCATCGTATGCGATGGAGATTTGTCACAATAGACGAATGGTAACCATCTGTATCGATAAATGTATTTTTAAAAAACCAGCAAGAGAAGGTTCGTTACTTAAAATATATGGTGATGTTGTTAAAATTGGTAACACATCTATAACACTTTACTTGGAGGCAAGGTCGTTCAACGTGTACACACACGAAGAAGATGTTATACTATCCACCAACATCACCTTTGTTCGTGTTGACGAGGATGGTAACGCAATACCAATTAGTGATAAAGTTCGTGAGAGACTTACTCGGGAACTAAATTCTAGAATTTAAAAATATTTTTAATTTTTTTTGGATATTCCAAAAACCTTACTATATTTGTAGTGAAGTTTAAAACTATTCACAATGAATGACCTAAAAAATATAAAGAATTGGGTAATTGTCACCGACAATGGTAAAACGTTTTACTACGAAACGTTTGACGAGGCGTTAAGGATGACCAAGATTATCGTTGGTCATTTAATGAGTAAGGAATATTATGAATTTCATTACAGTAAATTGAACAATTGAGTTTGGTCCGATGTTTGTTTAACCCTAAAAACCTAAAATTATGTTTTATAAATTTGATACAAATACATTAGTGTGGAGGAAAGATTTAAAGAAAACAAAGATTGCATTATCAGTCGTTGTGGTCTTAATGTTCGCAACGTTCCTACTTGGTAGATTCTATAGGTTCACAACATTAGATGAACATGAAATGGAACTATTGGTTGTTAGTCTCGACCAACAAAAAAATGAATTCACTGAAGATAAATTTGCCGATGAACTTAAACGATTGAATGTTCGTTTTCCTCATATAGTAATGGCACAATCTATTCTTGAGACAGGTGCATTTAAAAGTAACATATTCAAAGAGAACCACAACTTATTTGGAATGAAACAGGCAACTATTCGAATCAACACCGCTAAGGGTACACAGAATGGTCATGCATACTATGAGAACTGGTATGAATCTGTTTACGATTACGCATTCTATCAATGTCGATACCTTTCATCTATTCGTAACGAACAGGAATATTTCACTTACCTCAGTGGTAGTTACGCCGAGTCGGGGGACAAATATGTTACCTCATTGAAAGATGTGATAGAAAAACACAAACTAAAAGAATTATTTTAAAAATGACTTTAAAAACCAAATAGAATTTGTTATCATTATCATAACACTACCCTGAGTATGTGTATCGGTGACTACCGCACTTTCTGTCATATTGGTTAAATTTGTTTTTTAGAATTAAAACCCTCATAGTTTATGGGGGTTTTTTATTTACAAATAATTTGGAATATTCGAAGTAATCTCTTATATTTGTACCATAAAAAATATTATGAGTTTTACATTTTACGAAGTTGGGGGAAAAGTAAGGGACGAAATCTTGGGGTTAACATCTAAAGATGTGGATTATGTTGCAGTACCCACCCAATCTTTATTGGATTTATACACTGAGGCGGAGGATATGTTCACGGTTTTACACTATTATCTTGTCTCTGAAAAGTTTGAAATATTCTTGGAAACACCATCATGTTTCACCATTAGAGCACGGTTCCCTGAGGGACACCGTTACCAAGGTGTTGCAGACTTCGTAATGGCTCGAAAGGAAGTTGGATACATAAGTGGTACCCGAATACCTATCGTTAAACCAGGGACCTTATATGACGATTTAGAACGTAGGGATTTTACATTGAACGCGTTGGCAAAAGACGGTGATGGGAATATCATAGATTACTTTAATGGGATTGAGGATTTAAAGAGAGGGTATCTTCGTACACCATTACCATGTACCGATACATTTGATGACGACCCACTTCGTATTCTGAGAGCAATCAGGTTCTGTATAACCAAAGGATTTTGGATAGGACCGGCGATGGATAGTATTATGCAAGATTATGATTATGTTGGTAAGATGGGTGTTGTATCAACTGAAAGAATTAGAGAGGAATTATTCAAATGTTTTAAACACGATACCGTTAAAACATTGAAGACATTACATGAATACCCAGCATTAAGGAACTACATCTTCAAAGATAATACTCTTTGGTTAAAACCAACAATGGAACAATAGTGAGCAACTTAGACTTAAACAAACTCGAAGAAAAACTTGACAATGCGTTAAGTAACGAAACAAGTGAATCATTAAACGAATGGTTAAAAGAAAAAAGAATGACAAACAATAAACAAAGTAGTATGGACAATATAGATTTAATTAGACCTCTCTTGAACTTTGAAAAAAGTGGGGACTTCTACATGTTATATGTTTTTAAACGTAAGAAAGACCAACCCGAAGGTGAAAGAGATAATCACCAATCGGTAAGGACAATTAAGACTTACTGTATTGAAAGTATCGAACATCTTGAACGTAGGTATGAAGAGATTAAACAACTCTGTGAGATGTTTAAGGCGAGAGCGTACATCCACGTTCAGAAACAAAACCATTTTGATGTGTCATTAAACATGATGGTTGATTTGGCACAACGTATTCAGAATGGTCAACACAACCAAAAGGGGTTATTTGATTCAGTTGTTGGTCAAATTAAAACACAGGAGAAGAGATGGATTATTGATGTTGATGACATAAAAGAAATGAGTCCTCTTATGGTTGCATTTATTGAATACGAATGTAAACCAATTACTGAAGTTGAGTTCGACAGTGCGGGTATGCCAATAGGTTATAAAGTGGGACCGAAACTCGAGGCGGTTATTCCAACTAAGAATGGTCATCACTTAATTACTAAAAAGTTTGATGTTATGAAATTCAAAGAGAACTATCCCGAATTAGATATACAAAAAAAGAATCCAACATTACTATACTTACCTAACTCTTTAAGTTAAACAATTTAAAATAAAACTATTATGACACTATCAGATTTTGCTACATTAATACTTGGAGGTTTCCTGTTATTATCGATATTGTTAGTATTCGGAATACTTGTGTACGCGTTATTAAACAAATTATCATTATACGATAAGATAAAATATGTACACAAGTTTAAAATATCTGAGAAATACCGAACCAAAGTCAACCCAATTTATGAGTTAACTGAGAATAATTGGGATGGTTCCGTATTTTACATAAAAAAATGGTCTTTAAAGTATTATCAAAGAGAAGGTCATCAAATTTTATCCCTTTTCTTGATTTATCCCGTTGAATTTTTAACTTACGGTTATCAAAATGATGACACTATTTACTTGTGTAAGAAAAAGGATATTGAAACAATAGAAGGTACTTTGGATGAAAATTACGAAAGATTGTGGGCAATAGAAAATGAAAAGTATTTAATCGATAATGCATTGAAAGATAAACAACAAAATGTTATTAATGGGTTGAATAAGACTTTCAGTGAAAATTACGAATAAACTTAAAACATAAAGACCCATAAAAAACAATGAAAAGATTATCGAAAATTGGAAACGGAATCATCGGCTCAGAGATTATTAAAATCTCACAACAAATTAAAGAAATATCAAAAACTAAACCCGTTGCCAATTTAACAATAGGTGATTTTGATTCGAAGAAATGGCCAATACCTGAGAGGTTAAAGTTTTTCATTCAAGATGCGTACAACGAAGACCTAACCAACTATCCGGCATCACAGGGAGAACTAGATTTGAGAAAGTCGGTTAGTGATTACATGAAAACAAAACACGACATTGACTATTCACCCGAAGAGATATTAATTGGTGGAGGTGTTCGACCATTAATCTATACCATATTCAAAGGTACCGTAAATGATGGTGACTCTGTTATTTATCCGGTTCCATCGTGGAATAACAATCACTACTCATTCTTACATAATGCGGTTAAAGATGTTATCGAATGTAAACCTGAGAACTCATTCTTCCCGAGTGTAATGGATATTGACGTTAAAATTAAAAGGACCACATCATTGGTTTGTATTTGTTCACCACAGAACCCAACAGGTCGTGTTATAGACCCTGAAGTTTTAAAAGATATTTGTGATTTAATTGTAAATGAAAATAACGTTAGGAAAGACCACATAAATTCGAGACCTCTGTACCTTTTCTTTGACCAAATCTATTCTGATTTAACTCAAGATGATTTGTTTGTTCATCCATTAACACTATGTCCTGAGATTAAAGATTATTTGATTTGTGTTGATGGTATCTCCAAGTCACTTAATGCAACCGGTGTTCGTGTTGGTTGGGCGTTTGGACCTAAAGATATTATTGGAAAACTAACCGAGATATTTTCACACATCGGAGCGTGGGCACCAAAGGCGGAACAAAATGCGGTTGGTAAATTTATGTCAGATACTTTACCTGAGTTCACCCACCACACTCAAAATGTTACCACCAAATACAAACACATTACACATTCTATTTGTGATATGTTTGATAAGATGAAAGGTAAAGGATTCAGAGTTGACTGTCAAAGACCTGAAGGTGGAATATACATTTCAGTTTATATAGAATACACTCACTCATTTGCCAATACTGAGGATTACATATCCTACTTAATCAATACGTGTGGTTTGGGTATTGTACCATTTGAATACTTTGGTTCAAAAGAAAACAAGGGTTGGTTTAGAATTTCAATTGGTAATATTGATGAATTTAACCTTACCAGTATCATTGGTGTTATTGAAAACGCAATCATAAAATCACACACATATTACAACTCAATGGTGTAATCATTTTGTTTTTTAAAAAACTTTAATTATATTAAAAATATGAAAAATGTTATTGATGAGTTGGGTAATGAGCAAAAATACAAAGGAGGGTACACGGGAGAAATGTTTAAGTATCTAAAAAAGAAACTTAAAAATTTTGATGAATTTTTGTTTGTGATGTATTCTACTAATGGAAGTAAAACTCCTACTCCACTACCCAAACGAATCAATCATTCCAAAAAAGTTTTAATTTGGCATAGTAGTGAAAACAAAAGAAATAATATAAATGAGATAAAAAACGATTACACTCATATTTTTTCAAATTACTATTGGAATACCAAAAATACAACATCAATACCTTTGGGTTATTTTACTGAAAGTATAAATTCCGAAATAATACCAATGGGTGAAAGACTATACAACATATCTTTTATTGGTTGTTTAAATAGAAACCGATTGGTATTGGCAAGTGAGTTGAGTGGTATTCGTAAGTTTTGGTTATCCATGGGATTATCATTCTACAAAAATAAAACTTTGAAAATTTTGAATAAAATCCTTCAATGGAAATGGAATAGAGATTTGTTTCAATTCAACGAAGATTTTAACAAAGGAATGGACTCGGAATTATACCAATACTTTTTACAACATAGTAAAATAGCACTTTGTCCAAGAGGTTGGACAAATTCAGAAACATTTAGATTGTATGAGGCCATGAAGTATGGTTGTGTAGTTATAACAGAAGAATTACCCGATAGGGAATACTATAAAAATATTCCAGTTATAAAAGTAGAAAATTGGAGTGATGGAATTAAAATCGCACGAAACTTACTCAAAAATCCTAAAAAATTGGAACAAATGGGATTAAATAATAAAAAATTTTACGAAGAATTTTTGAGTCCGAGAGCAACTGCGGAAATAATAATAAAAAAATTAAAAGTTTAATTTGGTAAAACCGAATAATTGGAAAAAATTAATTATATTTGAAATATGGGATGCGATATACATAGTTACTTAGAAAAATACACATCGATTAACGGTGAAAATAAATGGGTCAACGTTGACTACTGGCAAATAAATCCACACTTTGGGTTGGACGACTCTAAAAATGAATACGACCAAGTTTCATTTTACATTGGAAGAAATTATGAGTTGTTCGGAATACTTGCTGGTGTGAGAAGTTCTGAAGACCCAATTAAGGAGCCGAGAGGTTTACCTGAAGATGTGAGTGACGTTACCAAAAGAGAGTATGAAAAATGGGATGAGGTACATACACCTTCTTACTATACAATGAAAGAACTCAAAGATTACATTTACAATAATTCAGATAATAAAGAACTTATTGAAACATTATCTTTTTTTGTTAACCCAATGAATGAAAGATTTAAAAATGAGTTTTGGATTGATGATGACAATCGACATACGATTAAAGAAAATGGATTTAGAGTAGTTTTTTGGTTTGATAATTAAAAACAAAATAGTTATGATAGATAGAGGAAACAAATTTTACGAAACCGCAAGAGAGTTTGTAAAAAAGTACGAAGTAAATGTAAGTGAACACATTATTGATATCATTGTATCAGTGATGGTAACTCGAGATGGTGTTGGTCCGATGGGTGGGAGTTTTGTTCAGTCAATCGTTGATAACAATTTATTCGAGGCAGTCAACCGTGCAGACCAAGACTGTCTGAAAAACCTCAAGATAATCGTGGCGGCGAATCGATACTGCCATTTAAAAAGTTTATAAAAATGAAGAATTGGAAATCTACGGATTGGGCAATTGCCGGAGTACTCGTACTGTGGATGGTACTTGTTTCTGTTATTGTATATTGTAGTTTATAAACAAAAAAATGAAACACGAATATCATAACCCTACTGTCGAAAGAAGAGAGTTATTTAATCTAATGCGCACAAAATTCCCAAAAGGAATTAAAGAAAAACAATTTTATTTCTCAATGACAGTCCGTCCCGAAAAGGTGGATTATTACATAGATTTATTCAATCAATATAAATAAAAATGATTATCAAAAGTTTATCACCGGAATGGAAAGTTTGGATTTGGACAAACGTAGTAAATGGTTTAGGTAAAGAAAATATCTTTAACGTATTATTAAATCATGGATTTGAATATGATTTAATTTCTAAAGAATTAGATATGACACCTTCAAATCCTTTGATACAAAAAAGAAAGGATACCCAAGTAGCCCTTAATGAAACACCACCATTTACCATTCAACCTCTCTATAAACCGTTGTGTGATAACTCAGGTGTTTATAGAATCGAGACTGAGTTTTTGGAAATTTATACAATACCAAACTTCTTATCGGGTGAAGAATGTGGGGAGTTAATAGAACAGATGGTTGGTAAGTTGAGACAATCAACAGTGGTTACAAATACTAATGTTGAAGACGTTAGAACCAGTTCAACCTGTGATATGTTTTTAGATAATCCAATCTATAAATCCGTAAATGATAAGATACATTCGTTTATGAAATTACCCCACGAGTTGGGTGAAATACCACAAGGTCAGAAGTATCTAGTTGGTCAACAATTTAAAGAACACGGTGATTATTTTGATGAGAATTACGAACCCAATAAAGTGGGGTTAGTTAATCTTGGTCAAAGAACGTGGACATTCATGGTTTATCTTAATGATGTGGAAGAGGGTGGTGAAACACACTTCACAAAAATCGATAAAACATTAATTCCGAATACCGGAACTGCCGTTGTTTGGTCTAATATTTTAAGAAATGGAAAACCAAATGAATACGCAAAACATTGCGGACTACCGGTTATCTCGGGTGAAAAAAACATCATCACTAAATGGTTTAGAGAAGGTCCTAAAATTATAAATTCACCACAAGAAATAACTTTAAAAGAAATATTATAAATCTACATACTATGAACCGTAAAGAAAAATTAACCAAATCTTTAATGGGTGCAATCAGAGCACTTGAAAATGGAACAGTAATTTACAATTGGCAGGAACAAGAAAGTTGTAACTGTGGTGTTGTATCTCAAGCAATGTTAGGGATAACAGGTACCGAGTTGAAACAACGACTTAAAGATGAGGATATCTTTACACACTCAATCTTTGAGAAGGTTAAAGATAAACCTGAGGTGGCAAAAACTTGGAAGAGCCTTATAAGTGCATGGTGCCCAATAACGGGAGTACCAATGAAACAGATTTTCGACGATTTAAACGATGCTGGATTAACTACTGATGACATCGCACACTTAGAGTATTTGGAAAATTCCGCAATATTAAAACGTTCAGGGATATCTACCCATCATAAAGTAACAACTGAAGTATTTGACCATTACGATTATATCCCAGTTAATACTTTCTTCGGTAGATTGTTTGGAAGAACCAAAATGGTTGAAGTGAAGAAAATGGTTACCACAACCACTCAAGACCACAACTACTATTCTAAAAAGGGGAATGTTATTCTTTATTTGAAGGCGTGGGTTTCCATTCTACAAGAAGAAAGAGAACCAATTCAAGAAGATTTATCTGGAGAATCAAAACAGGAACTCCAAGAGAGATTACTCATTGCGGTTGCAGATGAGAACTATGAAATGGCCGCGAAACTTAGAGATGAGTTAGTTATTTCTCATTAATATCTTCATCCACAATTTTTTATAATAATCTAAATTTTTTTATTGCTGATACATCCCAAATGCAACCAGAATTTGCATCAATGGTATATGCCCAATAATATTCTTTTGATTCTTGATGTAAATTTCTAACACCAATCTCTTCATAATTTGGAAACTCGATACCTTTATATTTTTTTGAAACTAAATCCCAATTAATATTGTGTGGATAATTTTGGTGTGTACTATATTTTTCTGTAAACTCTTTAAATAAATCTTCTGTATTCAGAATCATAATTTCACTCATATCTAAATATAATTTATAAATATAAACCTCACTATTCATCACACCCTTTAATGGTACGTTTTCCTTGGTATCCCAAGTAACACCATATTTTTTAAAATTAATCCAATTATCACCGAATCCATACCATAAACCTCCCGGTTTTCCGTGAACATCTTGATTTTTAACTCCGTTTTCAATTTTATCAATTGGTGTTTTACTTAGATGAATTCTTTCTTGACTACCTAATTCCAATCTTTCATTCACAAAATGTTTAAAGTTTTTTACTTTATCAATCATTTTACGTATATCTCCACCCATAATTTTTTATTTATATATAAATATCACCGCCCCTATATTGAGAACACCACCAATATTACATAGATTTATTCGGAAAATATAAATAAATTAACCTTCCCACACTCCCGATTCGGTGATTACAGGACTACCATTCCTGTCAATCATAACCCATTCTGCCTTTACCATACCGAAAGGTTCAAAACACTTTAATACGGTACCCAAGTTAAAACATTTACAACTGTAGATGTCAAACTGTGCCATTGGTAACTCATAATGGTCCCAAATGTGTATTGACCCGTGTGATGTGGCTAATGTTACGGTTCCCGTTAACCCCTCATTACCTGGGTCGGATACATAGACACTGGTTGGCCCAGCAACTACCCTCATTCCAACCGAATCTACGAGGTGTATAAACCATTTATTTAGTTGTTCTTCCTTCTTAGGAGGATTAGTCATCCAACACTTTAATAATAGGTGTTGATGATAGGGTTCAAATACTTCTATTTTGTCCAATGTTATAAGTTTTTATAATCCATATATATACCGATTTTGAAAAAAATCAGGGTATTATTTGGAATATTCAAAATAATCTTTTATATTTGGAACAATGTTAGTAGTCTTCAACATAGTGATTGGAATTATATGGGGTCTCTATATTTTAGGGTCACTCATCAAGAAGGATTGGAACGATTTTCTTTATGGTATCTGCATGGCGTTAGTGATGTTTTTACCAATACCAGCACAGCAAAGTATAATCGTAATGATATTGTTAATTATTGTACATAGATACATAGATAGAAAAGAAAGAGAATCTTAATGAAAAAAAGTGAAGAATTGAAAGGTATACTATCAGGTATAGTTAACGAGATTGAGAACGATTGGAACAGTAAAGAGAGAGAATCATTTACGATGACCAAGTTCTTAGAATTACCATGGTTGAAAGACGGTCAATTCTACATTGAAGATAAGAAGAATAAAGACGAATTAAAAAACTTCTATTTCAAATACGACCACAGTGTATTCACCTCCGATAAATTGGGCGGTGGATACTTTGTTATTCACGAACCATTCGGAAGTAAGTCATCTCCTGATTATTTGTTCGTAACACCAAATGGAATCTTTGGTATTGAAGATAAATCTAACAACGAAGAAAAGATAGAGTGGAACACCGGTTCACCGGGAGAAGATAAAATCATTACGTTCTTCCACAAATCAGAAAAGAAAGTTTATTTGTTTACCAGTTGGGAATACGGGTGGACTAAAGAGATTGGTGACGAGTACTATCAATTTAAAATCAAAATTAAAGAGATGGCGTCCGAGTTATTCAAAGAACAGTTTCACAAGTACGGTGATTCATTTAAGAAGTTAACATACTACGCCCGACCACACATAATTGACGGGAATAATATTGTTAGAGACATCTATGACCCCGAAGAGATTAATGTAAAGAGAGTATTGGAGAAGTTCTTAGATGGTGAGGAACACAAACCAATCAGTAGGTATAGAAGAGCAATGGAATACATACAAGGAAAACTATTTTAAAATGAAAAAAATTGAAGCGTTATTAATTTCAGATGTTCACCTCGGTTCAAAGGGATGTAATGCTGAAGAGGTCCTTGAGACCTTAAAAAAATATCAACCGGAATACCTTTTCTTGGTTGGTGACATAATTGATGGTTGGTTATTAAAAAAGAGATTTTACTGGAAACAATCTTACACCAACTTAATAAGAAAAATTCTATCCTATTCAAAAAATGGTACGAAAGTAATTTACATCACTGGTAATCATGATGAGTTCTTGAGGGATTATGATGACTTATCATTTGGGAATATCGAATTTCACAATGAATACATTTACAAAGATATTTTCATCACACATGGAGACCTATATGATGGTGTTGTAAAATTAAAATGGTTGGGTGTTCTTGGTTCCGTCGGTTACGATTTGGCAATTGTAGTTGATAGATACCTTAAAAGATTGGGGTTTAAACGTTCTTTATCTAAGTTCTTAAAGGATAAAGTAAAGGAGGCGGTTAAATTCATCACATCCTTTGAGGACCAAATAGTTTACCAAGCGAAAAAAAGAAACTGTACCAAAGTTGTCTGTGGGCATATTCATCATCCCATAATAAAAGTCATCGACGATATTGAATACGTCAATTGCGGTGACTGGATAGAAAATAATTCATATATAATTTATAACAATGGCAAATTCACAAAACACTTCAATAAAAAATAACCTTACAATCGTTATCCCAACATATAACGAAGCAAATTACATTGAGCGTACATTACATTCAATACATAACCAAACCGGTATACGGGGAACAAGAGTGATAATTGCGGACAATCATAGTAATGATGGAACTCGAAAGGTAATTAAAAAACAATCATTCTTTTATCAGAAGAAACTAAAGATAGAATTGATTGATGGGGGTACCGTATCAGTTGGTCGAAACAATGGGGCAAAATTGGTTGATACCAAATATATCTTATTCATTGACGGTGATGTAATTTTAGATGACTCCCATACCATTAAAAATACATTAAATGAAATGGAAGAGAGGGAATTACAACTATTAACCTGTAAATTAGAATCATATGGTAATGATTTTAGAACTTCACTTATGTTTAAAATGTTTAATATCGTGAATTACTTTGTTAGTAAGGTCACCCCCTTTGCAGTTGGAACCTATTTCATGGTTGATAGAAAGATGTTTAATCTTTTCGGTGGGTTTGATGAAACATTAAATCACTCTGAGGATTATGTATTGAGTAAGAAGTTTTACCCCGAAAACTTTAAAATTTCAAATCACTATATTGGTCAAGATGATAGGAGGTTTAAAAAGATGGGGTATTTTGGTATGATTAAGTTACTCATTAAGAGTTACAGAAACAGGGGCAATAACGATTTCTTTAAAAAAGATGTGGGTTATTGGTAAACAATTTGGAATATTCGGAAAAATTTCTTATCCTTTATAAAAATAAACCATCATGGATAGTAACATTCAAGTACACGAACACCTACATTCATACATAAAGTTTTCGGATGTATCGATTAGTTTTGCGGATAGACTTTTTTTCGTAACCGTTAAACAACAAGGATTTAGTGGTAAGGATTATGTTAAAGATTATTTGGAGACGAATGGTTTTACCCACCAAAGTAATGGTATCTACGCGAGGTTTAAGAATCGTGCCGGTGAGTACATATCGCAACAGTCATTCGACAATGAAAACAACTATCGGATAAGAGAAGATATGGTGGAAAGAGTGTTGGATAGAATACCTAAGTAGATATGTCAAGATTAGATAAGTTAAAAGAACAACATCCGGAATTAAATGTTTCACTGATTGACATTATTGCATCAGTTGAACCATCAGAGACCTACAAGTATATGGGGTTTCTTATCAAGATACTCAAAAACGAGTACTATAAGAAGGGAGATGTTCAGGCGTTACATAGGAGTATAGTAATTAAACTATTCGAATATGAAAATTTGGCATTACTTATTGATTTTGAAAAACATTCTCGAGCAAACCGTTTGAGTAATCCCGACATTAGTCATTATAAAAATTTTAATGACATCAAGAAGGAAGTAAACCGAGCGGATGATGTTGTTAAACTAAAGGAACTTGAGAAACAGGTTAAGAAATTATATGAAACCGATTTTTGGTTGGTTATAATTCCATTATCATTTGAGGCATCAAAGATGTATGGTGCAAATACGAAGTGGTGTACAACCCAGGAGAGACATTGGGACGATTACAAATCAAAATACAAATTGATTTACATCATCAATAAGAAGAGTAATGTAAAATATGCGGTATCATCTTCAACAACCGAAGATAAAGTACAGGGATGGTTGGCCAACGACAAGGAAAGTAATCCAATGTTATGGTCAATACCAAATGAAGTTATGGGTGTGTTGATTGAGGAGGTTAAAAAAAGAGAGTCAGTTATTGAATTGGCAAAAAACCATGGAATCGCGGTAACCATACAACAAAGTAAAAAACAAAATGCACCATTACCTCCACATTTTCGTGATGATATTGATATTGATGATGTTAGAAGAATTGCCAATGAATTAAATCAAGAACAACAATATCAAGAACGAAATGAAGGACTTCAATGGCAGGAAAGAATTAGGGTTGAGGAAATAATGAGAAGATTAGATGATGAAACAAACCGAGCATCGGAAATTTATGATAATGACTCGTTACCTTTTTAAAATATTATGGATACAATAGATAGATTATTAGAAATCATTGAGTCGTTGAAGGACTTCGACACATGGAAAGAATTTAAAAATGACCCTGAATGGGTTGCTAACAAATTAAAAGAATAAAATATTATGGAAACAGAATCTATATTGGGCACAATTTCACAGTACAGTAGTTACAGTGGATTAACGTTTGATGAAATCATATCGGGTAATTTAATAAAAACGTGGGGTAAAATAAATGAAGAAGGAGAACTCGAAACAAAAACTGAGGTTGACTTACTTTCAGATAAACTAAACGAACTAAGAAAATAATATGTTAACAGTAACATTTTTAAACATTATTGGTTGGGTATTTTTATTATCGATGTGGGTGTTGGTTGATAACATTAAAAACCGCAAGGTTCGATTTATTGTTAGAATGGTATTTGGTGGAATCGCGTTAGTTTCATTCATTGCGGCGTTATCAATACAGATTGGTGAACAGATTGGTCAATAAAACAACATGAGAATAAAACACACATTATTATTGATGGTTGTTATAGTAACACTATCAAGTTTTAAGGATGTTCCAAAAGAAAAAACAAAGGTTAAACCAAAATCGTGCACTGGTCTGATTACATATGTTATGACATTTCAATGGAATGATAGTGTGGTTGTTGGATTGATGTTGGAGGATAGGAAAGAAATTGTAATTAAAACAAAAATAAAGGGTTACACTCCGGTGGTGAATGAACTTTATAAATTTGATTGTGAATTAATGCCTAAAGTAAAATGAAAGATAAAATTTTAGCAACACTATTAGTGTTGGGTAGTATATCTTTGATGTGTTACTTAATGATTGAATTTGTTTCATGGTTATTCCGTGGAATCTAAAAATAAAAAAAATATGGAAAAGAAATTAGGTAAAATCGAATTGGTACAATTTGGTCTTGGTGGTTATCAAGATTCTCAACTTGGATTATCTATCACTCTTGGTGATGGTGGTTGGGCAGTTGGAGACTTCAAGGGTAATTGGGACGCTGAATCAATTAAGTGGAGTGAACACTGTAAGTGGACAGAAGAAGATAGGGATAAAGGATACTCAGAAACTATGAGGTTCCTTTCTAAACTTCTTAAAGACGCGAAGGTACGTAGTGTTGATAAACTAAAAGGTATTCCCGTTGAAGTAATATTTGATGGTAACGTATTAAAAGAGTGGAGAGTATTAACCGAAGTATTATGAAAAATAAAAACAACACTATAACTGTTGAGTTAAGCGACGAGCAACAAAATAAATTTAATGAGTGGAAATCACATATCAAGGCAATCTATGGTGAGTGCGGACTACTCACATGGAAAGTAACCCCTACGGGTATTGGTAGTGAAATTGTTGTGTACAGTCATAACACAAAAACAGAATTAGATTTAACAGACTTAGATAATTGGTAATGAAAAAAATATTAGGATTATTATTGGCGGGTGTTCTATTAACAGGATGTTACAAGGACCCACAATCATCAACAACAGAGGGTAATGGATTCCAAGTTGAGTTTCTATTCGAGAAGGATGGTATAAAGATGTACCGATTCTTTGATGGGGGTAAACATCATTACTTCACAACAACCGGTGAAACAATTAACGCTCAACATTATGGTAAAACCAAATATGATGAGAACATTAAAATGAATTCAACGGACAATTTTTAAACTATGAAACTAAAAATTCAATTAAGCGAAGGGTTTCACACATGGATTCTAAAGAAATCAATTGAGATTGACACGGATAACTATCCTGAACTTCAGGGTATGGAAGAAGAACAGGTGCTGGAATACCTAAAAGAGAATTCAGATAATATGAGTTTCAACGATGGTGAAAAAACATATGATGACTGGACACTACATGACGAGTTGGTAGACCAAGAACCTTTATTCAATAAGGAAAAGAATTACGCAACCGACATTCATCTTGATGGAAAATAATATGATAATCGTTGAACACATATTGACATTTTTAATTGTCTACGGAATCGTGGGGGTTATACTCCTATGGTTCAAATCAAAAAACATTGAAGAATAATTTGGAATATTCTAAATAACCTATTATATTTGTGCCATGAAAAAAGTTTACTTAACCGAAGATGATTATAATTTTATCCATAAAATGGGTAGGTTAAGGCAACAATACCCCAATGATTATTCTTTTAGTAAAGATAGTAGAGTTGGTGATATTGGTGAAAAAATTATTATTCAACTATTAATTGATTATGGTTGGACTATTATATCATGTTTTAGAACTAACTTACCGACTGGTGAATTAAAGAAATTTGACATTGTTGCCAGTAAGTATGGGAAAATAAGAAAATTTGAAGTAAAATTAGACTTGAAGGCATACCCCGGTAAATATGAAAGGGTATTAAAAATGCAACATTTTGAGAGGCAATTATCTGCCGATAAAGATACAGGTAATGGGTTTATAGAAATTTCATGCGAAGATGAAAATGGTATACAACAAGATTCTGGAGTTATTGCTACGACCTCAGATTATTTTATCACTATATACGTTTTTATTGGTGAAATTTGGATTAATACTCCAATAAGGATAATAAACCTTGCCAAAGAACATATTTGGTCCGTCGTTTCCGGTGGTAACCTTAAAAAAACTCGTGGATGGCTCTTTAAACGGGAATATTTTGAAAAATTTTTTAAAATTAAAAAATTTGAATTAAAAATAAACGACGAGTAACATTTTGATGAACAAAAAAATATTTTTTTGTTTTTAGAATATATTGATTATCTTTGTGCCATGAAAAAATATACACACATACCTCAGATTATGATTGATTTGATTGAAAACAGTGATGTCAGATTAAAATCTCCAATTGATATTGATGATATCTTTGAAGTTGGGAATAAAATATTATCCAAAGGTAAAGACGAATCCGAATTTACCGAATCTGAACATACTTGGTTTGGTTTATTAAACTCTTTAATGCTCTATTCATTAAATTATCAAATGAAGAACGATTCTAAGTCACTTGAAAGTATGTACCAACTTTTCAAAAGTGGTGCACATCACGAATTATCGGATAATGAAAGTGACAAAAACATATTTGAAAAGATGGTTATTGATAATTTAATTGAATCTGAGGAGTATGAGAAGGTGGTAGAATTAAAGAAGAATAAGAAAAAATAGTCAGGTGGCGGAATTGGTTAAACGCTGTGTATGCTCGATTAGACACCAGTACGAGGCAGTGAAAATCCTGCACGTAGGGCTTAGAAAACTGGTTATAGGTTCGATTCCTGTCCTGACTACGCGATTCGGTTAATCACCGGATAGTATGTCCAATACGATGAGAAGTGAGGTGATTCCTCATATGGAACTGCTAATAGGACAAGGTTCTATTTAGATTGACTATCTAATTTAAATAAGTTTATTCCTAACCTAGCAATAGGGACAGCCTTAACACCTGTAGTTGGATAAAATAGGGTGTTATATAGTCAGGTGGGCGTAATGCGGGATGGTGCCCAAGTCCAATAAAATGGTTGTTTATCCGGTTCGAGTCCGGCCCTGACTACAATTAACAAAGTACCATAGGTACAATTAACAAAAGCCAATAGGCTTAAGCATTTAAAGGCGTGTAATGTCCAGTCTTTTAATGAATTAACTGGACAAAGTGCATGAAACGTTACTAAAAATTTATACAAACATTTAACAAGCACCAAAAAAACATTTAACAAATTATATAACTTAAACAACAAACAAAATGGAAAAAGAATTTATGCCATACCAAGAAGCATTAGCTTTAAAAGAATTAGGATTTGATGAACCTTGTTTTGGTAGATATTGTATTGTTACCGAATGGGAAGAGCCAACTGGTGAAATACTAATACAAATGTTTGATTCTAATTTATTAGAAAAGAATCTTATTAAAGCCCCAATTTACCAACAAGTATTTAGATGGTTTAGAGAAGAATATAGATTAACAGGATTAATTGAAGTTGGTACTCAAGAGTTTTCTTATCTAATTATTAATGATAAATGGAATAGACTATGTGGAACTGAACCTTTAAAATTTAATGGTACTTATAAAGAAGCAGAGCTTGAGTGTATTAAAAAACTGATTGAGATTGTAAAACTTAAACAACAAACAAAATGAAAAAACAAACAGCAGTAAGATTTATTGAATTAAAATTATTAGGATTAGTATCTTTTGATTCAGAAGAATTAAGGAAAATGTATAAAGATATTCTTTTACAAGCCAAAGAAATGGAGAAGCAACAAATCATCAATTGCTATAATCAATCGTGGCATTTTAGAGATAAGCCATACGAAACAGCAGAAAAATACTACAACGAAACATTTGGAAAATAACTTAAATAACAAAAAAACTTATGGAACACGCTTATTATTGGGTAACTACATTTATACAACTAATCATAATGATTATTTTAGGTGGTATTTATGAAGAATTAAAAAAGAAATAGAAAACATTTAAACAACAAATAAAATGGAAAAACAAAAAAGCAGTATAGAATGGTTAATATCTGAATTGAAACGAAGAATTTTAATAATAGAATCTGAACCAGATGGAATTGTTAGAACAACAATGATAGATAATTTTTTAGTGGATGTTGACGAAGCCAAAGAAATGCACAAGCAGGAGATAATGAATGCTTACAAATTTGGCATTTCAGATGAATATGTAATTGGCTCTCAACAATACTACAACGAAACATTTGGAAAATAATTTCTAATTTTAGCCTTATGGTGGAAAAAATAGGCGCAAAGCAAGAAAAATAGGCGCAATGATGGAATAAAAATCTATATTTGAAAATGTTCACAAAACTTGAACAATGGAATAAAATGAACGCCATATTGGTGGTATCAACGAAATGGTATAGGCGCAATAACTTCCATTTTTAATAGAACGCTAATAGTCAGGTGGCGGAATTGGTTAAACGCTGTGTATGCTCGATTAGACACCAGTACGAGGCAGTGAAAATCCTGCACGTAGGGCTTAGAAAACTGGTTATAGGTTCGATTCCTGTCCTGACTACGC